GAGATCGGTACCGGGCAAGATCCTGTACAGGTCATTCTCGTGGGACGAGAACAGCGGACAGGGTGACTCTGACGAGTTTGGGGACATCCGTGTAGGCAGGGTGGAATAGAGGTGGAATACAAAAAAAATACTAAAAGAAATGAAAATTCAGAGGTTCAACGATTTCGTAAACGAGTACAAGAAGTTCGGAGAGTTCGAGGGCGCACTGCGCTTCGGCGACTGGTCCGACTTCGCGAAGAGGCTGTCCGCCACCACGCAGAAGGGCTTCACCACCATAGAGGAGCTCCTCGACGGGCTCGGCATGGACAAGCAGACATACGACAAGGTGAAGCGCAACATGATAGACAACTGGATCGACTCCGTGTCCAAGAGCCTGCTGCACGGCATATCCGGCGTGGACCTCGAGATACCAGAGAAGGGTGATGTGATATTCAAGGACGAGAAGGCACAGACGAGGTTCATAATAGTCGGCGGACCAGGCGCTGCCACGAGGAGCATCATGGGCGACGTCAACTCGACAAGGGGCCTCGGCCTCTGGGGCTACCCGAGCATAGTGGACGCCAAGAGCGGCAAGCCTGTGAGCAGGTTCATGATGGATGTACCGCTGTCGCTCGACTCGAAGAAGCAGGACGCGCTCGACGAGCTGCTACAGTACATCTGGGTCTACGTGTTCTACAACGACCATCTCAAGAAGAGCAAGGGGCTGAAGCTCCCGAAGGTGCTCTACCGCGGTATACGCGTCGCCAACTTATTCGACACGCCAGAGATAAGGGCGGAGCTTGACAAAATCAAGAATTGGGGGGTAGAAGGGGAGTTCAAGCGGGAGAAGAACACCAAGATGTGCACGGACGTCGTGATAAACTACATACTAAAGAACGGGTTATCTAAGATAGCCGACGGCAACTACCTCAGCTTCACAGGAAGCAGGTCGATAGCCGAGTACTTCGCGCACTCGGAGGGCATAATACTCAAGGTGGACCCTAAGAAGGTCCGAGTGGTAACCTCGCCGCTGACCGACGAGCAGTTTGCTGAGCCAAACCCGGCCACGGGCAAGAAGGAGCAGGAGTACATAGTCATGCTGCCCGACGACTACAAGTTCGAGAGGGACGACATCATCATAAGCAGCGAAGAGTACCTCGTTGGTGCCAACAGCCCGCTCGCGGTCGCGTTCTTCGGACACGACAACAAGAAGGCGGAGTACGACTTCGAGCACGACGGCAAGAAGTACCACATCGAGACGTGGTACTCGTGGACGAGCAACACGTCAGGCAAGCTGGCATACAAGATCGACGGCAACTGGATGGACGGAATAAAGCAGATAAAGAGGGACTACGGGTTCGACCCAACTCCGACCGAGAAGAACCTGGACAAGATAACTAACTTCCAGATAAAGCCGAAGAAATCCTTTTAAACGAGGACGGTACAATTGAAATGAAGAACATCCTCACGTACGAACTGTTCGAGAAGAAGAAATACCACCAGGAGAGTCTGCCGTGGAGAAGTTCTTCAGGGTCGATCCGAAGATCAAGAGCATACTCGACAGCGTATTGTTTCCCGCGCAAAACATAGTGAACAAGGGTAGTTCGAGAGTGCCGGCAGTCAAACACAGGATACACAACAACATGCTTGTCGACTATAAGTTCAAGGGCGGTCCCAACTTCGTGTCAGCAGAGAGATTCAATAAATTAGCGGAGGGCAAGACCGTGTTGTACAGGGGCGTACAGAGCGAGAAATACAGGGACGACCTCGAGTACGATAATGCCAAGTTCAGAGGCTCCGTGAACGTGTACCAGGGCACTTGGGTAACGGACGACAAGGAGTATGCCGCTACATTTCACTACGACAAGGAACCGCTTAGGCTTCTCCTTAAAGACGACACGAAAATAATAGACGACGACGAGGCTAACAAACTATGGGGTGATTTTGCACAAGAGATGACCCGCGCAGAAAATGCCGGCCTCGAGATGGATGATGAGCGCGAGTCCAAGACAGTGCTGTATCAGGCGAAATACTTAAAGGACAACCTCGACCCCACATTCCTCGCTATCATGAAAGGATACGACGCAGTGAGACTATACCAGAACCCGAATAAATCCAAGCAAGAAGTCACGGTCTATGTCGTATTCAACAGGAGCAAACTAATAATAAGCAGATGAAGAATTTGAAACTATACGAGGACTTCAGCGTTAACGAGGGCGTGACCCACCGTAAGCTCGTGCTGTACCACGGCGTCAAGGATCCGAAGAACGTGACCTCACCAAGATCAAGACCAACTGGAACAACGACCACGCGGTGTCTACTATGACCACGCCGAAGTCGGTCGCGAGGTTCTTCGGAAGAAACATAACAATACTGCGCATAGAGTTTGAGGGCAACGTGGGAACACCGGGCGACGCGCGTTCGTATGCCAGCACGCCTCAACAGTACACCAGGGACGTAGTCGACTCCGGCATAGACGCGGTAATGCTCGACGGAGAGGGCGCAAAGCGGGTGTTCATATACAACACTAAGGCGATAAAAAAAATAACAAAGATGTGATGAAGAATATCAAGACATTTGAAAACTTCATGGGTGACCCGCTCGAGATACTCGTGGGTGTAGCAAGGAAAATCGAGAAGAGTCTCGATAAGTCGAAGCAGATCAATAAGGCAGACCTACAAAAGATAGTGACGGACTCGGGAGAGGCCGCGATGTCGTCGAAGCAGATAGACATGCTGGCCGACATCCTCACGGACCGCGGATACGAAATAAAATGAGGCACCTGCAGACATACCAGATGTTCGAGTCGTGGAAGCCTAAGTTCGACGTAAAGACCATATTCGACGCCATACCATGGTACGACGCAAACCGTGATCTGTACCCGGGATACAGCGAGGAGGAGGACACCAACAAGGCGTCGGACGAGTACTGGTTCGACACGAAGGAGAAGACAGAGCAGTACGCAGCGGATCTCATAGACCTGTTCGACTCACTGCCAGATCCGGTGCCCGTGTACAGGGCGATCAAGGCGAAGTCGGAAGCGGACATAAACCTGGAGATGCCGGGCGAGTCGTGAAGCTTCGACAGGGACTCCGCCGTGAACTTCGGTAGGCACAACGGGTCCAACTTCCTCCTGACTGTGAAGATAAATAAGGAGGACGTGAACTGGGCCGGAACGATAAAGGCGTACGTGCTCTTCTCGGGTTCGTACTCCGAGGACGACGAGAACGAGCTGGTGATAGACGACCAAGATAAGCTGCAGGAAATAAAAAATAGAGAAACTAAGGTGAAGCACCTCAGGTTATACGAGAACTACGTCAACGAGAAGATGGGCGTGCCGGGAGGCCTGGAGAAGCAGGCGGACGGCGTGACCGTGCTCGTCGTGCAGGAGTACGTGGAGATGATCGGCAACGACACCGTATACAGGCCGGTGTGGGCGACCGTGGGCGGCGACGGCTACCCGGATGGCGAGATATTTATCAAGCTCTACATAAACAAGAAGGACACGTCGAGGATATACGTCGAGGGCGGGATCAAGTCCCAGACGATGAAGATTGACAAGGACGGCTTCACCATAGACATGCAGGTGACCATGACAGGCGAGGCCACCGACATCTGGAATGCCCGCAAGAGGGGATCGCTCGGCGACCCGTTCGTGCTGGACCCGGCGCTCGAGAAGGAGATAAGGCGCGTGGTCTACCACGAGCTGACCCACGTCTACGAGGCATACGTCAGGAAGGCGACCGGCGCGGTGGAGCTGCACAACACGGAGACGATGGTCTACGACGCAATGGCCAAGGAGATACGGAAGCGGTTCGGGTACAAGCTCGCGACCAAGCCGATAATGGACTTCATGTTCCTCGTGTACCTGGCGCAGGCGACGGAGGTCTCCGCGAGGGTGCCCGAGGCGTACTCGATAATAAAGGACATACCGGACCCGCACGAGCGGGAGAAGATAATAAGGGCATCGTCCATGTGGAAGCAGGCCGAGGACATGATCAACTACAACGCGCAGGACTACATCGACAGGGCCAAGCACGACGTCACGCTCGAGATGTGGCCGGAGTTCAGGAGGCTGATGTCCGACAACATGGGCGCGCTCCTGAGCATGATCGACCGCAAGGCCAAGGACTACATGATCCTGTCCAGGAGGGACGGGCAGGAGGACAGGTTGAAGGCCAGGGAGCTGGTCACGCCGAGCATGCGCAAGGGCCTCGAAGCGTCGCAGGACATAGAGAGGTTCATGCACCAGTGGCAGGGGATAATAAACAGGGCCGGCAGGAAGCTGAGGGCCAAGCTGAGCAAGCTAACAACTATATGAGATAGGCCGCAGGAAATAAATAAACTGAAATGAGACACATCAAACTATACGAGGACTTCAAGGAGCAGAAGACGTACTACACGACCTCGTCGCCCATGAGCATATCCGAGTTCGTGGAGACCGAGGTGGAGGATCGCGGCAACTACGAGCAGGACCAGGTCGACGCCTGGATCGAGCAGTACGGGATAACCGACGACTCCGAGCTGCTGTGGATCACGACTACGCCGTGGATGGCCGCGAGGTACCAGATGAACGCCGAGGACTGGCACGACGCCGAGAGGATATACAACGCCAACAAGAGTGACTACCCGGTTCAGACGGTCGACGCGTCGGAGGGGACCATAGTGGAGGAATCCGACGACGGCGACGACGGATACATAATGATACTGAAGAAATCACCTGAGGAAGTACAACGACTTCGCCGACGACGACGGATACATAATGATACTGAAGAAATGAACCACCTGAGGAAGTACAACGACTTCGCCGACGACGGCGACGAAATGAAGGTGCACGCTAAGAAGGTGCACGTCGCGCAGAAGGAGGACGAGTCCGTCAAGGCGTTCAACGACGCAGGACCCATGAAGATAGCGAACGGGTGGATGCTGTACCTCGACGAGGATAAGCAGATGCCGGTTGGTTCCGCCTTCATCAACATCAACACCAACGGCGCGCTCGCGCTGAGGGAGGTTGAGATAGCGAAGGGGATGCACAACAAGGGCATCGGTACCAAGTTCATGGAGCAACTGTGTAAGGCAGCGGACGACCATGGCTGGAAGATAGTGCTGACGCCGGACACATACAAGGGCTCCGCAATGGGCAGGCTCAAGGAGTTCTACAAAAGGTTCGGGTTTGTTGACAACAAGGGGCGCAATAAGGACTGGTCCGTGCGGGAGACGATGTACAGGGACGCCGGATCACTGGAGGAGAAGCTGGCGGTCGTGCCGCCGGACATAAGGAAGAAGCGCGTTGAGCAGAACTCGAAGATAGCCAAGGAGCTCGGACTGCGATTCGAGGGGGACTACGTCCAGCTGTACCACGGGACGAGCAAGGCAAACCTTAGCAAGATATACAAGTCCGGCAAGTTCAAAAGCGGAACGTGGTTCGCCACAGATCTGGAGACCGCGCAGAAGTACGCGAAGGCCAATCACAACACGAGCGCGGTAGACACCGTGTGGGTGTACATGGGCTCTCTGGTGTACAACGGTTACTTCTCGAGTCAGGAGGAACTGTACTTTGGCAACAACAGATATTCGCCGAAGGACATAATATATAAGTAGTACTAAACAGATAAAACAATGAGAGACGACAACTTTGAGGATTTTTTCGACGAGGAACTTAATCACGGGCGAGGTCACACTATGTGGCCAGAGTTCGACAAGCTCAAGACGCAGATATGCGTGTTCCACTTCCTGTGGGACGAGGGTTACATCAACGAGGGTGAGTTCAAGCCGGAGGTCACCATCGACGAGGTCAACGACGCGGTCGAGGCAGAGTTCGGCATCAAGAACTACTTCGACGAGGGTCTGGAGTCCGCTACGGATGACATGCTCAACGACATGAGGAACTTCGCCGAAGCGTACATGAGATAAAAATAAAGCGTAGCCACAGGTGGGAAACATTAAGAAATTCGGCGATTTCGTGAACGAGCCGAGGAGCCAACTCACGATACCCTTCAAGGAGAAGCGTTAGGGCAAGACCGTGCATGGCCACCTCGAGGACGCCTTGATAGACCTGAAGGCAGGCAACCCCAAGAGCTACTTCTCGAAGTCTAACCCGGACGCCGAGAAAAGAGAAACATTACGACAAGACGCTTGACAGGGTCATCGACGACCTGGACACGAGCACCGAGTATGTGTACAACTTCCTCGTGAACTACGACCCGAACGACGAGGACTACGAGGACTATTACTACAATTGGACGCTCAAGGACGACGAGGACTACCTCGACGGCGACCACACGTTCGACCTGGTCAAGTACCTGGTCGAGAACACCCGGTACGTCAAGGACATATTCACCGAGGAGGGATTCAAAGAATTCAAGAAATTATCGATGGGCAAGTTCGACGAGGACATTGCCGACATGCAGTACACGGTGAGGGACGCTTACGACAAGGACGAGGACGGCCTGATAGACTGCTGGAGGACCGTGTTGTACACCAAGGGCAAAGAGAAGGACATCTACCTGAACATAATGAAGCACGGAGGTGTAGGATTATACTGAGCATGGGACCAGGATAAGGCCGAAGCCTACTGGGGCGAGTCTGGCGGGCACTCGATAACGCTGCACGGGAAGGTGGCGGTCGAGGACGTCGACAAGATCCTCGTGATAGGATACCACGACGTCATAGAAAAGTACACGGAATTCGAGGAGCCTTACGTGGTAAAAGTTGGAAACGATTAGATATATAAACTATACTTAAAAAATATAACACGGATATGGAAAAGATAACCCTGCAACAGGATGTGTCCAAGAAATTGAAGAACCTGAAAATGTTCGAGGACTTCAACGTCAACGAAGCCGACGTGGACGCAGTTGCTGCGCGCAAGCTGCGCGTGACAAAGGACTTCAAGGACCAGGTCACCGCTATGATGGAGATGTCCAAGAAGTACCAGGCGATGGAGGAGGAGCTCAAGAAGCTCGGGAAGCTGCTCGGGAAGCAAGAGGGCGAGGTACAGAAGGTCCTCGAGAAGTACGGCGCAGTCTTCGTAGAGATAGACTCTGCGATTGGAAAGATCGCTATAGAGCTCAAGGACAAACCCGGCAAGACCACTAAATCGTACAAGGAGATCTCCGAGGCGCTCGAGGAGCTGCTGCCTAAGACCGAAGAGGTTGTGAAGCAGACCACGGCGATATACGACAAGTTCACCAAGCACAACCCGGACAAGAAGGAGCTCCAGTACAAGGTGCAGGAGGGACTCATGGATTGGATCAAGTCCGTCGGCGGATGGTTCAAGAGCGCAATCGACAAGCTCAAGGGGCTTCTCCCTTCGTTCGAGAAGAGCGCGGACAAACTCAAAAAGGCGGTAGCATGAAGGACCTAAAACTATTCGAAGAGCACAGCGACGCAATTTTATACAGGAGGAAGTAATGGGATGGATGCCGACATTCGGGTACGTTAAGAGCGCTTTCAAGGACAACAAGGAGGCTTTTAAGTTCATGAAGAAAAAGAAGGGCTCGGTTAAAGTTGGGGAGCTCGGCAAGGCGGCCGAATCCATAAACGCACTGGTAGACGTAAACAAGCAGACTAAGCCGCTATGAAGCACTTAAAACTATTTGAGTACTTCTCAATCAACGAAGATTACAAAAATCGCACTAAAGAATGAAGCACCTGAAACTATACGAGCAGTTCTTAAACGAGAACAAGAAGGTAGCGGGAGATTCAGTAGCCGTAACCGTCTAACACTGGCACTATACAGGATCCGTCAACAGTAATGAAGCCCGCCTCATAGGGGAAGGCGAAGCAGCTGAAGATGGTTGTATTCGCAGAGGGCAGCTCGAACATAGACAACCCGGTGTACTTTGTGATGGACGAGGACGAGAACGAGGACAACTACAAGGTGGTAATCGACGAGAAGATGGACCTCTGGTACAACAACCCGCATAAGGCCACAAAGGCCGAGATGGATGAGTACTACACGGAGTGGATTCCAAAAAAGGAAATGGTTGAGTACAAATGAAGCACCTTAAACTATTCGAGTTATAGAGATCAGATACTTGGCGACATGCTATAAAGAGTGTCCTTTAGGACCGGCGGGATCAATAGGTATTCGCTACACCTACCCGTGAAGACCCGCATCGGCGGGTCTTCTTGTTATATGCGCTGTATGACCTCTGTGACATCAAAGAATTCGCTACTCTTCTCACGAACTCCATACTGGTTTAGCGTAGTGCTTCTAAGGTCATGCGAAGTGTTTTATGTATTGACTTATCATCAGTGAGATCAGCATCATCTGCACCAGCATCAGTACGGAGAACGTGGCGACTGCGAGGAGAATACCGCCCGTGGACTTTCTAACCGCAATAGCGACGTCCTCGGCGTCAATAGTGGACATCTGGAAGCCCTTGGCCAGGGCCTGCAGCTTGATGCCTATCACGGTCGCGCGCAGCGAGTGCCGCCTGCACAGGGCGTACGACAAGAACAGCAGCAGAATCGTCGGCCACAGCATTACGTCGGCCTGCCCATCCGGCATCTGCCCCTTGTCCTCCATTGCCAGCTTCATGGCGTGCATGTCCACGGCCCTTATGAGCTGCACCACGAATAGGAGCGCACCGAGCACAAGCATTATCAGGCAGTGTAACAGCGGGCGCCTCGGCGGCGGAACGATGCCGAACAGGAACTCTGTACGCAGGTCGTGCTGTTCCACGCTTACGGCTTCGTCTACGAATGCGCTCACCTCATCTTTGATGACCTGATCCTCCTCGGGGGTCAGCTGTTGCTTTTGTTCTTCGTTATTCTGGTTCATATTCGAGTATGTTTCTCGCCTCTGTGGCGAAGTGTTTTTCTATAAGCATTATCTTGTAGTGGCGGTTCCACCCGCCGTACGAGCTGCGCCCGAGTATCTTGTCTATCTTCGGCCACAGGTTGTTGCGCTCGATCTTGTTGGAGACCTTGGTTATCTCGCTCTCGAGCTGCGGGTCCAGTAGCAGCGAGTGCGTCTTGTAGTGCGGCTCGACCTTCTGGGCGAACACCCACTCCTTCTGGAACACCCACTGCCAGTATCCCACCTTCGGGTTCTTCGGGTTGGTCTGCTTCCACATCTGCTGGAACATCCCTTGCTGCCTCGTGGTCAGCAGGCCATCGGTTACTATCTTGTTCCACGTCTTGTGGTCGATCGGTTTGGTGAAGTGCTGCATCGGCAGCATCTTCTTCGTCTTGTAGTCCTTGTATTGGAACTTCTTGTCCCTGGAGTACTGTGTGTTCTGTAGGTACTTGAGCAGACCCCGGTAGATGTTGGCTTCGCGGCTCTTGGCGACGTCCTCCCGGAGTACGAAGTACCGCTTGTAACCGCTGCGCACCGGCTTCTCGAGCTCCACCAGGCGCATGCTGCGCTTGGCCCTCATCAGGCGCATGTAACGCCTGTAAGTAGATATTAGATCCTTCTCCGCCTTTGCCTTGTCGCGCCTCTGGCGCGACTTGTCGATGTCTTTCATTTCTTAGCCTTGTTAACGTGGTCGAGCCAGCTGTCCATCGACATTATACCAACCGCGCCCATCTCGACCATCTCGTCCATGGAGTATCTGTCCCCTGCCTCGCTCTTGTAAATATAGCCGTTCTTCGTTTCGATTTTCTCGTACAGAACGCCGTTGTGCCCGAAGTAGTCCGGCAGCGGCGTGTTCTTGCGGCGCTTCTTCTTGTCGTGCCTAATGTTCACGACCTCCATTATCAGAGAGAACGCCATTGCCATGTACACGTAACCCTTTGGCACCTCGGTGCCGAGACCGTCGGCAAACAACGAGAAGCCTATGAGGATGAGGAACGACAGCGCGAGGATCTTTATAGACGCGTGTTTCTCGACGACCCTGCTGATGGGCGTGAAGAAGAAGTACATGGCTATGATGGCCAGCAGCGTAGCACCGACCTGGATGTACCTGTCGTTCGACATGCCTATGGCCGTTATTGTGGAGTCAATGCTGAACACGAAGTCTATGAGCGCCATGGTCCCGACTATCTTGCCCATCGTGCCCGCCAGGCTCTGGTGCGATTCTTCTCTGTGCTCGACTTTGTTGTACAGTTCCTTGACGGCCTTGTACATCAGGAACAGGCCACCGGAAACCATTATCAGGTCGTGCAATGTTATTTCCCTATTGACCACAGTGAGCAACGGTTTCTCCACAGCCGACAGGAACCCTGCCATCGAGATGAGTATCGTGTTCATCGCTATGGAGACGAGCACGCCGATTTTCCGGGCCCCGTTCCTTGTCTTCTTGTCCAGCTTGGACGTTACTATTGATAGGAATATCACGTTGTCCACGCTAAGGACTATCTGGAGCATCGCCAAGCCGAGGAATGATAGGATGAATTGCTGCATATCTCAAGTTTTGTTCGAGGTCAAAGATACGGATAAAATCCAAACTACGAAAGCCGACGATGGAATCTGTGGGAACATTTTTCGCTATACTTGTGTCAAACAACAGATAAAATCGTGGATAACAAACCAAACTGGAAGAATAAACGCTACGGGCCAAAACAGCCGGAGCACAACATCAACAAAGCGATACGTCACCCACAGGTAAGGATCACCGGGGAGGGCGTTGAATCAAAGGTGGTCAGTATACAGGAGGCGCAGCGGATGGCCGACGAGCTCGGCCTCGACCTGGTGGAAATATCGGCGACGGCGCAACCGCCGGTGTGCAGGATAGTCGAGTACGGGAAATTCCTGTACGAGATGAAGCAGAAGAAGAAGGAGATAAAGAAGAACACGCAGGAGCAGAAGACCAAAGAGATGCAGCTCACGCCGAACATCGGGGAGGCGGACATACAGACTAAGTGCAAGAACGCCCGCGAGTGGCTGGGCGACGGCGACAAGGTGCGCTGCATCGTAATATTCAAGGGCAGGAACATCGTCTACAAGGACAAGGGCGAGATGCTGCTGCTGAAGGTTTACCAACTACTCGAGGACGTCGCCAAGGCCGAGCATCTGCCCAAACTGGAGGGCAAGCGCATGAGCATGGTGCTGTCACCTAATAGAAAGAAGAAGTGATGGAGAATACTGACGAAATAAATGGGCTCAAAGAGAGGCTCAAGCATTGGGAGCGCATGCGCGACGAGGCCGAGGAGGAGGCGCAGAAATGTCGGAGGGCGTTGAGGGACCTTGATATGAAGAGCGCGCTGGCTCGTAAAAAGGCCGCGGCCAGGAAGTTCATGATGATGAAAACGGGCAAGCAAGACCAAGTGGTCGCCGCAATCAGGCACATAGGAAAGACCACTACGGCCGGGCCCATCTGTGCGCAACTGAAGAAGTACTACGGGATAGACATACACAACTCGGAATTCGCTACGAATTACCTTCAGTACATAAAGGACGACCCTCGCATAATCATCACGAAGGTGAACGCCACCAAGAACACCTACTCTCTGAGAGAATGGGAAGGTAAGAAATGAACGTACTGTTCGTGTGCTCGGCAAACAAGCCGAGGTCGAAGACCGCGGACGATTACTTCTCGGTGAACTTCTCGGAACACACTTTCATGTCCACATGGACGACATTTCTCGAAGGACATGCTGTACCGGACGGACGTGGTGCTGGTCATGGAGGAGAAGCACCAGGACACGGTGAAAATCTGCACAATGTAAAGGTGCTCGGTATACCGGACGATTTCAGGTACATGCGGAAGGAACTCATAAACGGGAGACAACGAGCGATCATGCCGCATGAGAGCGTCGATGCTGCTTGAGCCTGCAAATTTCATGGAAGTAAATTCAAACTATCGCAAATATTAACCGAAACAAAAACTAAATTCGTTACATGATAGAAAAATACACAGATATTGAACTTACGGTAACACGCAACCCGATTCAGTACTACGCGTTCCTCGACATCGTTAACTCGGTAGACGAGGCGCAGAAGAAAAGCATCCAAGAAATACACTTCGAGATGCTCAACGAAATTAAAGTCCTCAGAGACAAGAGTGAGAAGATTGATAACGCCGCATCGGACTTCATGCAGGAGTCGAGACAGAATCTCAAACTAAACAGGGGACTAATCTCCACGCTCGAGCAGGAGGACGATACCTACCAGAAGTTCCACAACGAGCACCTGAACTTCGTAGTCATGCTCGCGAATCTCGTCAAGAGCATATCCAAGACTTACAAGGACGTTTACGAGGTAGCGAGTTCTCTCAACCCTCCATCCACTATGACCATAGGTGGAAAACGTAATATCACGAAGACATTCGACAATCTCGAACAGCTCATGGGCATGCGCACCGAGATGGACATCAACGGCCCGGCAATTGAGCGTTGGGTGAAAGACCTCGCCATATTCTACACCAATTACGACGTAGCTTCACAGCTCGCTGGCGGTTTGTACCAGGTAGTCGATAAGTACTACAAGATGCTTGTACACAGGCATACTAAGGAGGGGATAAAGATACACAAGGACGCAATCATAACTGACGTAGCGTACCGCATATTCGAGAACATAGACTCTCATGGAGAGGTGGAGTCTGGCCGTGACGCCAAGACTGTGTCAGCGTATACACTGCGCAAAGCTGAGATGCTTACTGCCGCAATAAAAGACGACATGGTATTCGGCTTTATCAGCGAACCGGACACGCTGTTCAAGTTCATCGAGGACGCGCTCATACAGCTCGAGGGATTCATGAAAAGGATAACCGAGGTGATGAAGCCGCAGATCAAGCAGGTGTTCGAGAAGTTCACGATGGCCCGCGAGGCGCCGGACGTGAAGTCGACCCTGAAGAGGTCGCTCGCGGCAATTAAAGACACCAACCCGCTGAACGTGTCGTATGTGGAGTCTACCAAGATGAAAACGGAGACCGAAGCGATGGCCGACGATCTCACGAACGAGACCATCGAGAAGATAGTCGACATGCTCACCAACGGCGCGCCGTTTCAGGAGATAGTGCAGTACGTACTCGGGCGCAAGGCAGAGCTGAAGAAGTTCTTCCACGAGGAGAACAGCTTCTACACATGCAAGATAAGCGAGGGCAACCCGTTCATGGGCCTCGCGCCAGGCGCGCTCGAGGTTGTGCCTGCTCAGAAGCCAAGAGGCGACATATCGAAGATCCTCGGAAGCGGGTTCGACGAGGTGCGCGAGTTCGCCGACTCGATAAAATCCTCCGCCAAATGGCACGACCTGTTCATGGCAACGAGCCCGAGCGGAACCACAGACAAATCGAACATCCTGCTCATAGGACCGCAAGGTTGCGGCAAGACCGAGGTGATGAGAGCCATCGGCGCGGCGAAAGATAGCATTGGCATATTCGCACAGGGTTCAGACTTCCAGACATGCTGGAAGGGCGAAGCAGAGAAGAACCCTAAGAGATTGTTCGAGGCCGGAGTGAAACTCAACAAAGAGTCAGGCAAGCATGTGCACCTCCTCATCGACGAGATAGATGCAGTTTTAAACAGCGACCGCGACTTCAGCGGGTCCAACCTGACGCTCGAGTTTCAGATACTCATGGACGGCGTTGTGTCGTACCCTAACCTCAGCGTGTGGGGCGCGACGAACAACCCTGAGAGAATCCCGATTCCGATGATACGCCGCTTCAGTAAGGTGCTCATTGTGGGCGAGCTCAACCAGATACAGCGAGTGAGACTGCTCAAGGACTTCCTCGGCTACATGCCGCTCGGAGAAATAGAGGACGCGAAGTGGGAGGAGTGGGGTCGCCAACTCGAAGGAGCAACAGGCGACGTGATACGAAAAATCGCGGACTACCTGTGGAGGAAGAAGATGAACCATTTCGTGCACACCAAGCCTACTGAGGCGGAAGCAGTCATGCAGTACCTCACGTCCAAGGGCAAGTTCGAGATAGACAAGTTCGACCGGGCCGAGTTCAAGAAGGTGCTCGGCAAGCATTTCCACATAGGCTCGAAGGACATTACCATGTCGGTCGAAGAGAACCTAACCAACATGGCAGTGCGCTCGGAAATCAAAACCGCGATACAGACGTACGAGAGAGCAAGACAGCTACTCGAGAGCCTGAAAGGCTCTAAGATAGTGGAACCGAAAGAGGGGATGAAAGTCGCCGAGATGTCCGAGGAGAAGAAGTAGAAGAAGTAAGCACATAAAGACGAAAAGCACGTATTTCCAGTACGTGCTTTTTATTTTGTTAAAATCTCGTACCTTTACATCTACCAATGAACCAGGGAAGGTACATAATCATAGGAGCCACTCACACCGGCATCCAGCTAACCAAAAAGCTGAAAGGCATCGCCATATCGGTAGTGCTCGCGGATACTCGCGAATGCCCTGACAGGGACGTCAAGAGCGTATACAAGCAGCTCGACATAATTGAGGATGCTGTTGTGCTCGGCGGGGATTGTTACTTCGTGACGTTCGACGAGGACAGCGCCAACGTGCGCATGTGCCTATCGATAAACAGGCAGCACAAAGACTCTCAAATATACACGATGCTCGCGCAGGAATCGCTCGGCGATAAGGTCGCCAAGTGCATGCCGAACTTCAGGTACATAAACCCGGCAAAACAAGCGGCAAAACAGTTCGTGAGGACGGCCGTGTCGAACCCCCAGCATACAGCGGAAACCAAGTTCAAGTGGCCAAAGTTGAAGTTGAAGTTGAAGCTCGATAGTCTCGTGAAGAAAGCGATAACGTTCATACTATCGGTCATGCTCGCCTCGACACTGTTCTTTCATTTCTATGACGGGCTGCTCTGGATAGATTCGTTCTACTTCACGGTGACCATGATGGCCACGGTTGGATTCGGCGACTACTCGCTCAAGGACCACTCTGGCCTCTCAAAAATAGTCGGCAGCCTCATCATGATGTTCGCCGTAACCGGTACGGCCATAATATTCGCTCTCGTATCAGACAGCATCATCCGTAGACGGAAAGAGCTGTCCATGGGAAGAACGAGCTACAAGGGGCACGGGCACGTTCTCGTTGTCGGCGGCGGTTCGGTCGGATTCAATGTGATAAAACTATTGCTCGAGCAGGGTGAGAAACCGGTCATACTCGACAAGACGCTCGACGGCAGATACAGCCAACAGATAGTGGACCTCGGAGTTCCGTATCTGGTGGGTAACGCGAAGGACGAACAAAACTTATACAGGGCCGGACTCGGCCAATGCAAAGCCCTTATATGCGTTACGCAGGACGACCTCACCAACCTCGAGGTCGGACTCGACGCGAGAACCGGCAGGCCGGACTTGCGCGTGGTGCTAAGGATATACGACCAGAATCTCGCGGTCAATCTCAGGGACGCTGCGGCTATAAAACACACGCTGTCTATGTCAAACATCGCGGCAGAGGAGTTCGTGGAAATGGTATCGACGCCACAGGCGCAGGCGATAATACAGATGACAAAAAACTCGATAAAAACAACGATATGAAAAGCGACTACACGTACAAAATAGACGGCACGGTACTCTTCATAGAAGACAGAGACCTGGGCAGGATGTCAGTTACCAATAACATCGAGAACGTGCTTGAAGAGATCTCGAAGGAACTGGGCACATCGATCCAGAATTACCAGGTGATATACAGAGATTCTGACGGTAACATAGACGGGGTAATAACGCAGGGGGGGGTAAGTTTGATAAGTTCTACTATATTGGTGAGACTGACTTTTATGCGGCCAAACTAAAAATTAAGACACAATGATAAAGGCAAGAAAAGACAACCTCGCGATCCTCGGACTGAGCGACGCGCTCGAGCACACAATACTTAAATAAGATGATAACACAGTACACTATACACACCTGCATGGGCAAGATCTCCGGAGATTGCCCTCCGTTCCTCACATCAGAGGAGCAGAAAGAATTCGACACCATCGGGCACACCGGCAAGAACAGCCTTGGCGTTAAGTCGTCATACGGCGAGTACCTCAACAGCCTTGGCAAGGGGGAGTTCTCTATCAAGCAGACGAAAAGCGACACCGGAGACTTCTGCGAGACCTTCGAGGTGACATGGGACAAACCGGAACCAGGCGTGAGGGCGAAGGAGGTCTTGAAGGACTGCGCACAGAAGCTTGCGAACCTGGCGGGCATGCCGTACGCGTGGGGGGATGTTTACAACCGCCTCGCCGACGGGCAGCCTCTGCCGTTCAACTTCAGAGACGAGGTCCGGAAATAAAAAAATCACCGGCGGGAACAAACGACGCGGCGCTTGCGTAAAAAAATTATCCAAGCGCCTTAGGTTCAATATTATTAACAACCGATAAGGCTATGAATTTTGAAATATACAACGCAAATGGTCTGGTATTCTGGACCGGCGAGGAGATCCGTCTCCGCCGACACTTTGAAGCTACCTTAAGTTGCTCGGCAAGGAGTTCCCAGAGCTGTTCGACAAGTCGGAGCTCAAGGAGCTGATAGCGGACCATGATGGCGGCACCATAGACAGCGATGAGAAGCGTATAATGATGGGCGCCATGAAGTTCTCTGAGAAGACGGCACAGGACGTTATCACACCGGCCACGATACTGTTCCACCTGGACGAGGACGTGATAATAACGGAGGCGACGCTCAGGCGCATAAAACACGAGCATTATTCCAGGATACCGGTGCACAGTGGGACGAGGGACAGGATAGTCGGCATATTGTACGCGAAGGACCTCATAGGTCTGAACGTTACGGATCTTAAAGAGAATGGGCAGACCAAGACAATCGGAGACATGTGCAAGCGTGATGGGCTGCTGTGTATTCGCGAGACCATGCACCTCGACTCCCTCATGAATTATTTCTTGAAGAACAAGACGCACATGGCCTTCGTATACAACGAGTTCAACATACTCCAGGGTATTGTGACGCTCGAGGACATCATGGAGGAGGTTCTCGACATAGAGATACTCGACGAGTCGGATACTGTGGCGGACCTGCAGAAGTTGGCGGCCAGCAGGAACAACCAGATAAACTTACAGGACTGATGAAGCTCACCGCCGTGGCAGTTTATCAAGAACGAGCTGCACACCGAGACGTCAGACAACCACTATCAGTGATCATTTTTACAAAACATACAAAAGGACGATGAAGAACGAAAAAGGTATAGACAAGCTGTGGAAGAGGTTTAACGAGGAGGTCAACGACAAAGAGCTCCAGCGCCGATTCGACGGCTTCAAGAATACGGAGAAGCGCCTTGTGGAACAACATAACGAGCTGGTGCAACCGATAAATGAGAAGCTGTCAGAGAAATCGAGGCTCGAGCACGTGATAGTCGAGTCCGCGAAGCTCGGCATCCTGCACACCGAGGCCGTTGGCATGCTCAAGTCTGCCGAGAAGGAGCTCGCCGAGCTGACAACTAAGATAGCCAAGATAGACGAGGATCTCGAGAATGAGCGTCGGCTGATTAAGAAATACGAGGATGGCACGGAAGCCAAGCTGTTCCATTACTGGGGTATGCTCACCGCGCTCGACAATACGATCAAACCCTGGATTTCGTTCAAAGAGGATTACAGGGACAAAATATTTTAAAAATGAAACTACTGACACGTGACGCGTTTAGGGAGGGCGTATTCGCAAGTAAACTGAACTATCATGGAACTGATGGGAATAGAGAATATGGACAAGGCCGTATACGGCCTTGTCGACTCTGGAATATTCGGCGCGAGGGTTGTCGCCGGTGTGGTGACAGGCATACGTTATACCGAGGAACGACCATTGTACGAGGTTTCTTTCGGGAAGAACTCCTGGTGGACGCCTGACATCACGGATAAGGTGGAGGAGATATGGAGGAGATAGGTGACATGTTCAAGCTTGCCACCATAGACCGGATAAAGGAAACGCACGGTCTTAAGATAAAGTACGAAAATAAATTCCACAAATAATTCTATTTGTAACCGGTTGTTTTTATATTTGGACATGAAAGTAAAGGTAATAGATGAGCTCTCGAGGAAACGAGACGTTTCGGTCGAGAAAGTAAAGAAGGCCGAGGAAGGCCTGGCAGTCGAAGCAAAGCAACTCTTGCTTGGCGCATCGATAGCAGAACGTCAAGTACTCACAAACGCTGGGCTTGACGGTAATATCAAGAAACACGAAGATGCTAAGGGCATCAATCTCGAGCGCGAGCGCTTCGAGGGGACGTACGGCGAGAAGGTGTTCACCGAAGACGAGGTGAGGGACATCTGCCAGCAGTACGCGCTCAAGCTACTCCCGTCTAAGTATTACAAGGGCGGTATCGACCCGGTGCTCGGGGCCAAGATTGTCGAGTTCTTCAAGAAGAACAACATCGACAGTGGCAACTATGAAGCAGCTAACAACCTCTACATCATGGCGCCACCGAGCGCATTCAGGCTCGCCAAGAAAGTTGACCCCTTCAGGGTTCAGCTCGATCCGGTTCTTTTCTATCGCATAGGCCGCAGGAACGACACACCGATGTACGTTCCGGTGCACCAGTGGGGCAATGACTTTACAGTGTTCCGCAGGTTGATTGGCGCTGTGAAGTACAATTTTTGGACCAACGCCGTGTTTGGCACAGCATATAAGGCTGTCATCCTCCTGATGATATTTGCTATGTTCAAGATAAACGTATACAATCCGAGACCGGTGATGATTGCACTTCCTATCGCGTTCCTCTGGCACTTATTAGTCTATATAGAGATGTACGGTGGCAGCAACGGCGAAAAGCCGATCTCCGGATCGGAGCACAAGTTCAGTCAGCACGGGTGGAACAAAGAATTCTAATAAGATGAGAGCAGTATTAGTATCGTTGGTGTTTGTGCTCGTGATGAGCGCAGGCATCCTGTTGGCCGGCAGTATTACGTGGCTAAGATATGGGACGCCAGAGCACGTGACCGTTGAGATAGCGGAGCCCGTGCTGAGCGTCAAGGAGGCGAAGTCCAAGAAGTGGCTCAAGTATGACGCCCGCAAGGACTACTTCTACCAGTCTACCGTGCAGTACACATACAGGAGGGGCACATTCCCGTTCCTGGCGGTCGACACAACTATTGTTGACCCGAAGGAGCTATGGAGTAAGGATCACAGGAACTACTAAGATGGGAGACTCAATTTCCGCATATCACGACCGGCTCGAAGAAGAAGCGCGGAAGGAGCGCAAGAAGGAACTCAAGGCGCTCCTCAATCACTGGCTTGATAATATCGGGGAGTTCGACAATGTCATCAAGAAGGTGGGCGACGGGATAGAATACGTGGACGAACACGCGATCGGTGACCGTAACCTGCACTCGAGAATATCAGAGTTAAGCGATAGTTTCCAGACACTTACGACCCTGCCGGAGAAAAAGCTGGAAAAAAGTGAAACAAAAATTTCGCCGGGATATATAAAGAGTGTATAAGAAGTAAAAAAACAAGAAGTCATGAAGTAGGTTCAAAAACTGTACGTAGTATCGAGGAAAGACCTCGCACCAGGTTATCAGATCGCGCAATCAGCGCACGCCATAGCCGATTTCACAATCAAGCATAATCAGCTTGCGGCAGAGTGGCACAAGAATTCCAATTACATCGTTTGTTTATCCGCTAAGGACGAGTCCGATTTATGTTTGTTATCAGGCAAACTCGAGTCTCGCGGTATTCCTTTTATCCAGTTTGTCGAACCGGATCTCGGGAACCAGGTAACTTCTATCGCCGCTTACGGCGAGGACGCCGGCAAACTATTCTCCAATCTGCCGCTCGCGTTGAAGGACCTCGGGAAGCAGGAGACTGTGAAGGGAGGCTTGATATGAACTACGTATGCGACAAGAAGGACGGGATAACAACCCGCACACCAAGGGCAGTCTAAAGTTCAGGGGCAAGTTGAGAATCGAGGATACGGATGGGCAGGCGATAGCCACCATCCATTGATAAAAAGGCGATGTGACCGAGTGGTAGGTACAGGTCCGCAAGATCTGGTACGGTGGTTCGAATCCATCCATTGCCTCAGTTCTTTAAAATACGGGGAGACTTAGATGTTGCAGCGGGTGAGAACCCGCGCTCCCCACCAGTCTCGATAGTATAGCGGCAATTATACAACGGTCTCTAAAACCGATAGACATGGGTTCGAATCCCATTCGAGGCACTTTTTTATAGTTTGGTGTCACAGGGAAAAAGAAGCAGAATTAAGAAATAAATTAAAACAAAAGCCATGAAGTAGAACAAGCCACCGTAAGTCGGTTGTCAAAAGAATGAGGGAGACGTTCGCAAACCCGAACCGTTCATAAACGTGAACGCCGAGAAATAGCGAACACAACTATAAAACTCAAAACAATGACAACAATGACAACAACAAAAGTTGAGGCAACGCCTCAGAACATCAATGACGCCGTAGTGCGCATAGCAGAGTACGCCAAAGCAAAGGGGTACCAATTCAACGAATCGGAAGTGCCCTTCCGCGAGCAGAACATCGCGTTCTGGCAGGGCAGGAAATACAGGTTCCTGCACTACCTCTGGAGACACGTGATGAAGATGGACGGTCAGTCGCCAAGGGTGGAGTACTCGGAGAGAGAACAGAAGATCAAGGCCGCGCGAAAGGCCTGGAAGGCCGCTCAGGCGGAGGCGGAGAAGCTCCAGAAGGAGTACAAGGAGATTAAAGGGGACTTCTACAAGTCCAAGTAACAAAAAGGGACCCGCAGGTCCCTTTCTCTTCGATATATAAATAAATTTAGAAATCTTCCTAAATGGAGCACCTGATGGAATTCGAATCCTTCAAGAAGTAAATCACAAAACAACACAGACAATGGAGAAACCTGTACTCTATTCACTGCCGTGCGGATCTTGCGGCACACTCGAATCGCTCAAGGTAACGGAACTCGGTCACGTAATGGCCAGGTTCAGGATAGAGGAGGACGGGCACTCCAGGTGGATAAATTACGGCGTCGCGATGGTCGACGACTTGCTTGCGACTAAGAAGATCTTCAACACAAAGAGCTGGAATAATGAGGAAGTTACAAGGGTTTGATAAGTTCGGTATAAACGAGGACGATGACCAGGAGCTTTTGGCGAAGCTGAGTCTTCCCGTCGAGGACAGGACAGACGAACTGACCGGTATTGCCGAGGAAGTATCCAAGCGCGTCGATTACGAGTCCGACCTCGCGAGGTACATCTGCTACAAGATGCTCGCTGATTGCAACGACCACGAGCTGGCGCTTAAATTCCTGCGCCTGTGCAACGAAGTAAAATGAGACATGTTAAGACATATAAGGTTTTCGAAGCCGAGTACGACGTATTTGCGAACAAGGCTGGCGAGGATTTTTGGGGCGATACTGGGGCCGGAATACTACCCATTTGCAGAGCAACTGGGAGAGTACTGGTTACCTACCGCTCTAAATACGTTAACGAACCTCACTCGTGGGGCGTCGTCGGCGGTAAGCTCGACGACGGCGAGACGGATGTTAAGGATGCTGCGAAGCGGGAGCTCCAGGAGGAACTGGGGTACGAAGGAGAATTCGAGCTCGTGCCGGCGTATGTATTCAAGAGTCAGGGCGGCGGGTTCGAGTACCACAACTTCATCGGGGTGGTGGAAGAGGAGTTCGAACCGACGTTAGACTGGGAAACGGAGAAGGCGAAGTGGGTGACGCTCGACGAGCTGATGAAACTTAGGCCGAAGCACTTCGGACTTGAGACGCTGATCAAGAACAGCGGTGATATAATTAGGAAGTATGCAATTAAATAGTTTGCATGTCAATCCATCTTTCTTTAGACAGATCTAAACCGTGAGGTTCGAGTTCAAGTCTCACCTCGCTTATCAACTTTCTATATTCGTCCGCATAGAACCTATCATAAAATTCTATTCCAGAATTTTCCACAAGAGCAGCTTTGCGTAGATCGTTGTAGTTGAATTTGTAAAGATGTCTTTCGAGTTTGGCATTAGCTTTCACCCACGCTTGGAATGCGTCATTGTTCCTGACCATCCCATAAAATTTACCATCGCTTATAACATACGCGTTTATCAGATACCAGCCATCCTTTCTGAAGCTACTAAGTGAATATATGGATATGGATGTAGAGTTCTTTACATCGACATATTCTATCAACATCGTGTTGCTGTTAACGAAACACAGGTCCCCATTTATGTGGTTGATATTTATAGAATCCATATTATTCTCATCAACGTCCGGAGTGAACCAAACCCCTTTGTTGCCAATAGCCTGGCGTTTGAATGCCTCCATGGCGACCTTCTCCCCGTTCTTGCCATAAACTATACGGCCATTCTCCCCGTGCTTTTCCGATAAATTGAACGTCCCTACGTAGAGACCGAGCCTTTCCAAAATATTCATATCAGTTTGAATTTTATTATTATATTTGTCCAATCAATTAAGTTGCGATGGAACTATCACCACACACAGATAAGAAGATATACTGGGAGCATAAGCTCACCGAGCTCTTGAACAAGGACAACCAGGACGGCTCTACCGTACACTTCGAGTACGAGCGGATAAACCAGATCGACAACATCTTCAAGCCGAAGCTCACACCGCGCCGCATGGTCCCGATGACCCATACATACGCGCTAAAGGTCAAGACATATAACCCCAAGAAGGACGTAATGTTCCTGCTCGTGGAAACAACAGGCAAGAACGAGGGCACTTGCGCGGAGGACGCGTACCAGGAGCTCATACGCATGAGGAACCAACAGGGGTACTCCAGCTACACGCTCGAGTGGGGCAAGAAGAACGCGACGAGCACCGGCATCCAGACGTCGTACTTCTTCGCGGCGAACGAGTTCGAGGTCCTCACCAAGTTCTACTCCGATATGGGGCCGGAGAACGTGGTGTTCTATTCATTGAAGATAAATCCAATAAGCTAATATGGGAGCAGACGCGCACGCATACCTATACCTCGGCGTTAAGTTCGAGGAAGACGTTGATGTGCAGGAGTGCAGGAGTACGATCTCCACGATCCGAAGACCGGGCAGAAGACCGGGCAGGGCCAAGAGAAGACCAAGTTATTCGTGAACCTCCACACGAAGGAGAAATTTGTCGGCGCCGATAGGTACGACCTGCCGACCGAGAACCTCACGCACGGGTTGCAGCAGGAATCGGATGACTACATCATTGGGGTAACCGTCGTCAGGATAAGTGAGTCGAACGGTGGATATGAAGAGGTCGACCCCAAAGACCTCGAGAAGGCGAGAGCCGAGTTCGAGCAGAAAGTCCGCCCGTTCTGCGGGGGATCTCGTGCCTAAATTAGTGTTGAACCTTTACTGGAGTTACTGATGCTGTTAAAGGTAAGGTGCTAACGTGTGTTCCTGAAATATCAAAGAAAGGTTAGTTCAGCCGGTAGTTCTTCCCTTTATCATTGGGGTTTTGTGGTTTAAGCGGGGCCGTCTTCGATAGTCTTCTGCCGAATTCAGTCATAGACATAGGGACTAACCACATAACGCAGAAGCCAAACTTAACTGCGGTCAGATTCTTGCCTCTCTCTACGCCCAGTCCTCTCCAAGGACCGAAGTCGAATGCTATTGTGTACATGGCATGACCGGGTTTAATTTTCGGAGCGCCCAAATCTCCTTATACTATATATCTGCAATAAGCGCACCGAGTCGTGTTTATACACAGCCACTTAATAAGCAAAGCCGGCCATTTAAAAGATATATAAACAAAATAAAATGCTTAGCTATGCTTTTACAAATTCTACCTTTGGCCGGACAAATCAGAGACACAGTCGCTACTGCTGCGTCGCAGGGTAGGGGTCTTGAGATAGAACACCTCAACATAGACATACCTGAGCTGCAGCCCCTTCACTGGATCCTGGCGTACACGGGCCTCGCTGTGCACTTACTGCTGAAGATGGCGGAAACGCCCGGCGGATTGCTCGATGGGTTCACGAAGAAGGACGTGCTGATAACTCTTGCGTCCATACTCGCCATACCGGCAATACTCATCGTCTGCACGGACACCAGCCTGCGCGAGCTGTTGCCCATCAACTATGTTACGGCATTCCTTGCCGGATACCAGACGCAGTCGTTATTGAGGACGTTCGGTGCGATCGGCGGAAAGTACATGGACAAGGCGTCCAAACAGCCGTAAGCAACGGAAATAAATTGGGAAGCCCGCATCGCTGCGGGCTTTTTATTTGTATAATCGTAGTGTTACCACGTCGCGCTGATAGAAAGCGGCCTCGGAAATAAAACGAGAAAATTCTGCCATAGAGAAAAAATATTTCTAATTTTGTGAAACATTTTATACTCGGGCGAATATATAGGGTAAGTGAATGTTTGTTCATTGATTTATTGGGGAAGTAGCCAAACGGTAAAGGCACAAGTCTGTTAAAACTTGCAACACGTACAAAACCATAACGTTACTCTACTTTCTATTGAAAGAACTAAATGTTATTTCAGTATCTGGAGGTTCGAATCCTTCCTTCCCCACTTTGTTAGTTCATTGATATTTTGAAATTTGATTGGTCGTAAGACGGACAGACAAACACACGCCGCTACGAAAGTAGAATGAATCCTCGGAAGCGTACCGGGCTGTCCCAAGACAGATCAGATAAATGGGGGAGTAGCTAAGTAAGTTACACACCTAACGCTACTCTACTCTGGCAACAGAGAACTATGGCGATAGTTCAGTACAAGGTAAAGCAATTGTTTTGGATAACAATCAACCGCTGGTTCAACTCCAGCCTCCCCCACCACTTTAAAGTTCTTTTACAAAATATTGGAAGTAACTCTTCCACAAGCAAAGAGAGAAACTTGGCGAGTTTTCAGTAAAATTAGCTCAACTGGAAGAGCGTTTGCCTACTAAGCAGAATGTTGCGGGTTCGACTTCCGTATTTTATACCTAACAATTCGCTTCCATATCTCTCCCACACTGCCGATTAAACGGCACAGGAGACTAAGTGCACCTTCAGTAACAATCTTCGGATGATACCACGGGACACTAAAAACTCCGAACCATTACCCTGGTCGAGCAATCGGTCGGGGTTTTGTTTTTAATGAATAAACCGATGACGATAGAACAAAGAATAACACCAGAAGACATCACCGCGGACTACGTGCTCGCGGGCTGCGGAGCCTTGTGCTTCCTGTTTGGGTCTAACAAGTCCGGCATACACGGAGGTGGCGCAGCCAACTTCGCGCACAAGGAACTTGGGGCTGAGTGGAGCGTGGCGTTCGGTCCTACCGGTTACTGCTTCGCGTTGCCGACTAAGGACTTCAACGTCGTCGACACGCTGCCCGTATCGGAAATAAAGACGTACGTCGACGGGTTCATCGAGCATGCCAGGCTGACGCCAGGTGTCCGATACCTCGTCACGGAGATAGGCTGCGGGCTCGCCGGCTATGAGCCTAAAGACATTGCGCCGTTGTTCGAAGCCGCGGTGTCAGTGGACAACATAAGTTTACCACAGAGGTTCTGGGAAATTCTCGGGGGATAGTATTCTACATTGTAGGAAATATGAAGCCGGGATTTTCGTCTCGGCTTTTTTTATTTTTAGTAATTTCGTTACCTCAGATAAAGATAAAAGAAATAAACAATATCATGAAAGACCTAATAGTATCGAACAAGCAGCTACCTACCATAAAGGAAGGTATCGTGAAAGGACTCGAAGTTGCAAGCGGCGCGAGATCGTCTGCCACTTACTATCACAAGAAGGGAGAGATGCAAGTCGCAGTTCGCAACTCAGTTACGAACTTGTACCAGATAAGCAAGGAGCTCCCATTGTTGCTCGCCGTTCAACACGGGGCAACCGGGTTCTTCATTCAGGAGGCCATCATGAACGAGCTGAAGCAGACCGAAAAAGGAGGCGCGTGTAATATCGTCAACCCTTCGGACTGGTACGACGAGGGCTTTGGCCAGCACCTGTTGCTTCACGCGCTGTACAACCTCGATACTGAGGCGGGCATCACATACGTGCTCCGCATGTTCACGCAGTACCGCGATAACAAGATAAACAACGCTCGTGCGAGGAAACTTGCTCTACGTTTCATCTGGGGACACCCGAACCTCGAGTTCATCTCCGTGAAATACCGCGGAAAGCTAAGGGAGATCTTGTCGCACGTTTACGGCAAGAAGGTCGCCTATGGAATTCTCAAGGCGAGCAAGCGCTACGTCGAGGCCGGTATATTCGACAACGACAAGTCTCGTAAACTGTTGCAGAAGAATATGGCGAGGTTCACGGACAACCTCGAGCGCTCGGCAAGGATATACATGTTCATATTCGGAAGCGCGAGGAAGGATCACTTCGACGCGTCTTTCAAAATCATAACTCAGTTCTTCGGCGCGCGCCAAGACATCTTCGGCGCAACTTCGGTTCCCGAGGAGATTCTCGTCGGCATCATCGGCGACAAGTCTCACCCTCAGTACCGCGAGTTCTGGGGTTCCAAGGAGAAGCGTCAGGACACGCTCAAGCGTATCCGCGAGCGCAACGTTGTCACCACGGCCAACCAGCAGGTTCGTCAGACCAAGAAGAACCAGGAGCTCGGCGTGACTAAAGAGGTCGACCTGAAGAAGGTCACGGATTTCCTCGCGTTGTACAAGACCGGATACGAGACGGGATTCGTTCCCGCGCTCAACGAGGCCATTGAGGACCTTGCAGGCAAGCGCAGATTGGTCGGATTCGCGTACCAGAACATCGGTATTGTCCTCGACAGGAGCGCGTCCATGACAGGACACAAGCAGGAGTCCAAGAACACACCACGCGCCATCGCCGAATTCACGGCGCTCGTTCTGCGCAAGTCGGTTAACACTGCCGACGTTGCCATGACCGCTGCCGGTGACAACTCGGACATCGCGTCCGCGTTCCTTGAGTTGGTGGATTCGGATAAGAACTACGAGGCGATATTCATCATCTCGGACGGATACGAGAACAGCTATGACGGATTGCTCAACGAGGTGATCAAGGCCTGGAGGGACATGACCGAATCGGCAACGCCGATCTACCACATCTCCCCTGTTGTCGGGGCGGAACTCAATGCCAAAGTTCGCTCTATGGGCAACCAAATCTCCACCATCGCGGTCAACAGGCCGGAGGCGCTCAACGCTCAGATAAGCGCGAAGCTACTCGAGCAGGACACTAAGCGCTGGCTGGAGAACCAGTTCCGCATGCTGTCCGAGCAGGTGTCTAAGAGGGCATCTAAATTAAACGCAAACAAAGAAACAGAAACAAGATAAGTCATGGTAAATTTCAAAGACCTACTAAAGGGATGCAGGCTGCACAAAGATGCGGACGGCAACATAATCGTTCAGTCAATCCTGAACATGCAGCTGGTTTGTCTGACCACCGACAGTGAGTTCAGCCACAACAAGTTCGCTAACCCTATGGACGTGCTTGGTTCTAACCAAAGATACGGGCACCTCAACCTTACCAACCCCGAGAACAAGGACATGATAGTCCCTGCTCAGATAGCCGTTCTCACCAAGCAGAGCGCGCAGAACCACGGGATGGTGAAGGCCGCGTACATCCCGTCGAAGTCGAGATCCGACTTCTACGACGCTGGGTGTGTGCAGGGATCGCAGCCCGGTTACATCCGCGCTAACAAGAACGACCAGGAGATCCGTTTCCTTCCGTTTGGTGTGCGCGAGTACATCTGGAACAAGGTGAACAAGACCGGTAGCCACGATAACATCTACGCAGCCATCGACAAGGTTGGTCGCGATACTGGAGCTAACTCCGGAACGTATATCGACCAGTACTTCAAGAAGTTCGATAAGGAGATAAACGAGTTCATCGCGCACTTCGAGCGCCCGAAGAACACCATCGGCACCATCGTGCTCATCGACGGTGAGATAATCGCCATCGACAAGTTCCCGAGCTTCGAGTACTGCGAGCAGGTGTGGGACGCGCTGATACGCGACTGCTACGGTGCCATTGCCATTACGCAGGAAAGGCAGGGCAAGAAGGCCCAGTCACTGTTCACCGAGAACATGTCTAAGCAGAAGCGCAAGGCAAACGAATCGCCGGCAGCGTACCTGAAGAGGATCATGACTTCCACCAAGAAGTCTATCGAGGACAACGTGCGCGCTAAGCTTGAGGAAATTCTCGAGCTCAGCTTCAGCGAGAGGCAGGACACCGACCTCAATGGCCAGAACGGGTACACATCTAAGATCCTCACCGCGGAGGGCTACATAGGACAGAAGATTTCCGAGTCCAACTACCACCACCTGGTGTCTGTTGTGCGCAAGGAGTCGTTCGACCCGGAGCGTTTCCGCAAGGCAAACGAGATGCGCTCGAAAGCGAGCAAGCAGAGGGGATTCGAGATTTAAGAATAGGGTTGTAAGTCCGCACACCCACCAGGTAGTCTCGCGGAGTAGCTTGAGTTCCAACTGCGGAACGTGAGGCGGATGGAGCCTGGTAGTACACAAGAAGGTAACCGTGATAAAGGCGCGTGGCCGATACACCAGTCACGCATCGTGGAACAAAAGCGGTGAAGATATTGTTAGGACATCGGAACCGGAAAAACCGCCGGTCTAACTGAACCATCATGTAGTGCGGAGAAGGTATTGGAGGCGACAGGAAACTGTCGCCTTCTTCATTTACAAAATACTCATTTTTCACTTATCTTCGGTACATGATCGCCGATAATGATAATACGCAGATGGAAGAGCAACGCGATGTTGCCGAGGGCGAACAGACCAGGACGGAGGCTGTTGACAACGTGAGGCGACAGCTCGAGGAAATGGTAATGTATGAGCCCATAACCGCCACCAACGTTGCGGCGGCGATAGAACTGGCCAGGATTAGCGGCAGCGATACATCCGAACTACGCGCCTTACAAACAACATCATCGGCAACCTCCGAGTGGGTCTCTATGGAATCGTACGGGGGCGGATACGAATCCGGCCTCGACGATTGGAACAACATTGGCACCGCGGAACCGCAGCCGGTGCGAGAGGATACCGAGGAGGAGAAAGCGGCCAAGTTCGCCGAGCGGCTCCGACTCGCCGAGGAACTGAAGATTAAAGTATTAAAAACAAAATCGAGGAAAATGTCAAGAACACGCACCGTAATACTGGAAGAGATAGCCACCAGCGTCATCAACAACGTAGACAGCGCGCTTGCATCCATAACCGAGCAATCGACCCACGAAAATTTCGTGAGCTACTTGAGCTACTTGTCCGAGTATATGGACCGGTGCGACACGCACATAGATAACCAGATAAGCAAGGAACAGCTGAAGAAGAAGAAGCTTGCCGAGTCTATGCTTAGGAATAAGCCGGACATGCGGTCGAAACTGTTCTGTCCGATGGGGATAGAGTACACGTACCATCCAAAGATCAGAAGACCAAAAATAAAAGAATCTGCTATAAGCGAGAATTCCAGACTAAACAACATAGCCTACGCGGGCGGTAATATAAAGTTCAGGACCTACACAATGACTTTGGATTTAGATGGATCTCCAAGATTTACTCCTAATCAAATAGAATCCACGGAACAGACCACACCAGAGAACACGGAACGTCAAGAAATACCTGATGACTTATTGTCTGCGAAGCTTGCTACAGAGGATCCAGTCGCGGAGGAACAACCACAGGAGCCAGAGCCGGTGGCACCTAACCCCAATTACGAGCCATCTGTATTCTCCCGCGGGAATAGACGAGATACATTGGACAAAATAGTGACGAGGATATTGACGAGGATAAATGAAGTCAAGCGGGCCACCGGTCTCTATCCGGAGGCAAGGGTATACGCGGACAACGGCGTCGTAGAGGTGTGCTCTCCGGTGCACCGAGACTGGAAGTCCATGCGAGAATGGTACAGGTGGATGGTGAACGAGCTCGGCTCCTCTGTGACTGTCATAAACAAGAAGAAGGGTAGCGGTGGCGGACACATCAACTGCGCCATGCCAAAAAAACTGAAGGAGAAGTTCATGTACAACCTGCTCGTGGACATCGGCAACAGGCCGTACCTCAACTGGATATTCAATGACCCGAGCGATAACCACACAGCCAACTGCATGTGGGACTCTAAGGATATGCAGCGCATCTACGAGCACGTACACAAAAACAAAGAGAAGTGGGACGCCGACGACAGCGACTTCATAAGTACCTTGGGCGAACTGATAACTCTCACCAACTCAAGAGGCTTCGCCATCAGAGTGAAATCTGAATACCACTTCGAGTTCAGGTGTTTCGACGCCATAAGAAACGAGCGGGACCTCGAGGACATTGTCATATTCGTTAGTGAGTACATGCGCAGCATATACTCCATGACAGTAGCGGGTAACATGTTTGACAGCATCGGTGGGACCACGGATGACCTCCCGAATTTTGCGGCCACTGCCCGGACAGATTTCAACAGGCTGCTGCGGAAAATTGGGCTCGATCCGGAAAATTACCGCAGGTTCATCGACCGCAATTTCGAGGTTCGGCGGAAAGTTTATGGAAAAAATAACCTCATTTGAGGGAAAAATTTTCACAATTATGTTCACGATTCAAAAAAAGCTCGTACATTTGTATCGTTAAATAATAAACAAAGTTCAGAAACTATGGCAAAAACAGCTAAAAAGTCGACAGCAAAAAAAGCTAAGGCTACTAAAAAAGCAAAGCCTGCGGCTAAGAAAGCTGCGGTAAAGAAAACTGCTAAACCTGCGAAGAAGAGCACGCCGAAGGCGAAGGCTACTCCGAAGGCTGAGCCAGCGAAGAAGGAAACTTCACCTCGCTAAGCTCAAAAAGGTTGTGTGACGTCGCTGAGGGAACCCAGTGGACACAGAGGATTATCGTTCCATTCCAGATTGACCATCCTCAAGCAACACTCTCCTGAAAACTGGCGTACGCCCGGAGCAATCCGGGCCGCGGCCAAGCTGAGTCTCTTAGCCCCCTAAGGCTCAGCGGAACATTTGTCGAGTACAACTGGAGGTCAAGCGCTGATCAAAGGTGGTCCTGACGGGAAGCAGCAGTCTAATTAACTGCTGGAGCCCGATCAAACTCAGCAAAGGAAGTGCGGGTTCGAATCCCGCCTCGACGGCAGTGCAAGAACTACGGTGAACATGGGTTCGTCCCTCCGCCGTAGTTTTTAAAAATGAATTAAAAACCGAAACAATTCGGGATATATAGAGTATAAAGATAAGATTGTTCTACCTTATTCCCAACAAATGGCAGATATACAAACAGGGACTTGCCAGGTAAAATAGTCGAACTAAAAAGACATGAAGAAGTATAACGCATATCAGCAGTATAATCAAAATCAGAATCAAAGTTCTGGGCTGAGCGTTATTTCCCCATTTGAAAAGTAGTAACACACTATACAACGCGTAAAAGGCCCAGGACAAAATCCTGGGTCTTTTTACTTGGGTGGATTACCGTAGAGGCCGAACGGTCCAGACTGTTAATCTGGTGTGACGACGAGTCCCATCGCAGGTTCGAATCCTGCTCCGCCCGCAAAAATAGGTCCGACACGGGTAGATAGTAAATTATGGACATGTAGCTCAGCAGGTCAGAGCAGCTCACTGTTAATGAGAAGGCCGGGGGTTCGAATCCCTCCTTGTCCGCAAATTTCTTGGGTGAGTCGGCTGTTTATTACGCGCGCAGCTGACGGTTGGAAGAAGAGGTTCGAGTCCTCCCTAAGGAGCAACAAATATGGGTGTACGGTCGCGACGGTGGAGCGACCCCAGTCTGTAAAACTGGGACATTTAAAGAAACGCCGGGGGTTCGAAATCCCTCTACACCCACACATTGAGGAGCGCTAACGTTGGAGAGTTAGACCAGTCTGTAAAACTGGTGCTTCGGCTGAGTGGGTTCGAATCCCATCTCCTCAACTTAAATTGTCCGATCGCCTAATGGCATGGCGCCGGGTTTTGGCCCCGGTGGGAAGTAATTCCTGTGTAGGTTCGACCCCTGCTCGGACAACAAGACATCGACAGAGGTACTCGTCCGCAGACGTGTGGAAAAGTGTGTGCTTGCGACCATTAAAGTCTCTGTGTATCCCAATAGGTAGGAAGTAATTACTCTGAATGATTGGGAATACTGTCCTGTAGTGTAACTGGCAACACGTCGGGTTTTGGCCCCGAAGATTCCAGGTTCGAACCCTGGTGGGACAACAAAACGAAATTTATTTCGTATCTTTGAAGTATTATATTGTCCTGTAGTTCAACTGGCAGAGCGCCTGATTCTGGATCAGGATGTTGGAGGTTCGAACCCTCCCGGGACAACATGGGAATTAAGAACAACAATTAGTAGATAGATGCTGTAATCCTAAATACACACAAAAGACTGGTGGCGGATATATTTGGAAATATGAGCATAATAACTAAAAAAGATTCGGGGAGGGTACGCGTACGTTTCGCGCCCTCCCCTACGGGACCCCTGCACTTAGGAGGGATCAGGACCGCATTATACAACTACCTGTTTGCTAAGAAGCACGGCGGCGATTTCATACTTCGCATCGAAGATACCGATGCGATGAGGTTCGTGCCAGGCGCCGAAGAGTATATCATCGAAGCGCTGAAGTGGTGCGGTATATCGCCCAACGAAGGCGTTGGATTTGGCGATGGTCCGCATGCACCATACAGGCAGTCGGAGAGAAAATCCATTTACAAGGAATACGCTATTAAGCTCGTGGAGCTCGGCCATGCATACTATGCGTTTGATACTGGGGTATCGCTCGAAGAGAGACGCGCTGTCAACAAGAATTTTATGTATAACGGGGTGACTCGCGAGTCGCTGAGAAATAGTTTGACGTTGTCTTCTGATGAGGTGAAATCGCTATTAGACTCGGAGACGCCGTACGTTATTCGGTTTAAGATACCGCGCAACACCGAGGTCGTGGTTAACGACATAGTTCGTGGTGCAATAAGGGTCAACACGAACACGCTCGACGACAAGGTATTGTTCAAGAGTGACGGCATGCCTACTTACCACCTGGCGAACATTGTGGATGACCATCTCATGGGGATCACCCATGTAATCCGAGGTGAGGAGTGGTTGCCGTCTGCCCCGCTGCACGTTCTTTTGTACGAGGCTCTCGAGTGGGACGCCCCAGAGTTCTGCCACCTTGCGTTGATACTTGGGCCTAACGGCAAGATGAGCAAGCGCGACATGGATTCTCTCGGGTTCCCAGTGTACCCGCTTGATTGGACAGATCCCAACACGGGGGAAAAGGCATCCGGATACCGTGAGATGGGATTCCTACCGGAAGCGTTCATCAACATGCTTGCGTTCATCGGATGGAACCCCGGCAACGGCAAGGAGATAATGGGTCTCGACGAGATGGCAGAGGTGTTCGACCTCAGGAAGGTTCAGAGAGCTGGTGCCAAGTTCGACCCAAAGAAGGCGGAGTGGTACAGCAAGGAGTACATGAGGGTCGCTGACGACGCCGTGCTCGTCGAGAAGTGGATACCGGATCTGTGGGATAACGTTGATAAAAGCATTCCGCTTTCTCGCGTTTCTTCCGAGTACCGCACGAAGGTCGTCCACTTACTGAAGGAGAAGGTGGCATATCTCGGAAAGTTTTGGGAGAACGGCAGTTACTTCTTTATTGATCCAACCGATATGTCGGTGCTCGATGAGTTGGCCGCGTCTAATGATAAGGTAACTCCGTTTATATTAAGCATGATGTCTAAGCTGATCGCCGATGATGTATTCGATATGACTACCACTAAGGCTTGCTTTGATTCTGCCATAGCAGAATCCGGCATTGAGCCGCGCGAGGCCGGTAAGGCATTGCGTGCTGCAGTTTGCGGCAACAAAGTGGGGCCGCCGATGTTCGACATATTGGTGGTGCTCGGAAAGAACACCACGTTGTCTCGTCTTAAGAACTGCGCAACTGCACGAAGCTAATGAGTACTATGCCGTATATCAAGCCGCGCTATTCTTGATTCTTCGAGTCCACTTCTTTCTGACCTTCTTTATGTTCAGTAAAAGATTTCTCTCTTTTTTAATCATGTTGTCGACCTTGCTTATTGTGGTACCCAGTTCCTTCGCGATGTCTTTCATTATCACGTCACCCCGATGCTTAAGTATTATGTTTAACGCCGGGTATTTGTTCGGACATTTACGTAGCACATGCTTGGCCTTGTCGAGCTTGTCGAGCTGTACATCGTACTTTTTTCGGACCATCTCCTTTACCTGAAAGTGTATGTTTGAGTCTATGCCGGCATACCTCCTATACACGGACATGGTCTCGTTGCCCGAGAGGTGTAACTTGACATCCTCACATCTGTCGTACTTTGAATCTTGTTTGATCCATTGCAAGCACTCCATGTATGCTATATGATGCAGCCAAGTGGTGAATTTAGACTTGGTCTTGTCAAATTTTTTATGATACTGTAACAACCGCAAGAATGTCTGCGACACTATATCGTCAGCAACTATAGGCCCCACTTTATTTGCTGCAAAATGCCGAATTTTCGACCCGAACACCTCGAACGCCATACCGACGAGCTCGGGGTCCTCGGCAATGCCATCTTGTATTATCCTTACCTTGTCTTTGTCCATAAGCATTATATCGCGACCATGACGCATGTTTCGCGTATGAATATTGGTTATATTGGTAGATAAATATAGGGCGCTGATAAATTAAATACAAACAACATGGCAAAAGAGATTACAGATTCAAACTTCGCAGAGATTATAGGCCAGGACAAATTGGTCGTGGTTGACTTCTGGGCGGAATGGTGCGGCCCCTGCCGCATAGTTGGGCCGGTAGTAGAGGACCTCGCCAACGATTACGAGGGACGGGCGGTGATAGGCAAGGTTGACGTCGATACAAACCCGGAGACGTCTTTGAAGTATGGAATACGTAACATCCCTACGATCCTCTTCATCAAAGACGGACAGGTTGTCGACAAACAAGTAGGCGTGGCTCCGAAGTCGGTGCTCGAAGAAAAAATAAAGCGGCACCTGTGATGGTCTGGACTGAAGATAAGAAGGAGAAGGCTTAGCCGAACTCATTAAGTACTTCGAGAAGCACGGCATCGGTGAGTGCATACAGCAGAGCGACTCTGCCATAATAGAGGCGCCCGATGTTCTAAGCCACATAGCCGATCGGATTCCCTCTCCCTCTTTCAGAATAAATTATCAGGAAACCGAGGAATATAAAGTCATAGAATCGTGTCGGTACGACCGAGTGCGCGCACGATGACATTAAAAAGCCCCAGATTGCTCTGGGCTTTTTGTTATTTAGTATCCTTGTTAAAATTCTCGAACATCTTCAGGTGCCTCATCTCGTACCTGTGTCCCTCGTGCGCGACCGGCTCCTTGAAATTTATCACACCGGCCTTCAGTAGGTCAGACCAGGATCCCGCGCTGTCTTCCGCGTCGTCGGTCTGAGGCATCACGCTCCGGTCTGGTGCGTCCTTAACCGGCTGAGAGGTCTTTTGCATGTTGCTTACGTTGCCCCAGATGTAATCGGCGGACTCGTCTTTGCCGCCATGCTCTATCTTTTTGTTGTCGTTCAGCACTTGCACCGTGGTGTCCGATATTTTTGAAATGACGTAAGTCTTGAGCTTGCGCTCGCTTATCTTTAGCAGGTTATCGCCCTCCACCCTTGCCACTGGGAGATCCTTTAATTTGGCGACTATCGCCATCTGCACGGCCTTCAATACGGTCAGCGGATCCTCGTCAATAGTCATGTTCAGCGCGATCATAGTCGCATGGTCGTTCATGACGTAAACCCGTGACCACCTGTGGTGACCGTCTATGATATACTTGCCATTCAGTGTTATTATCGGAGCCTTGATGACTATCTCTTTGCCCTTGAGTATCTCTCCGAGCTGACCCGGGAATTTGCCCTCGAGCTGGAATTTGAGGGACTTGTCCACATCTATCTCGTTCTGCGTGGGGTGCAGTTTCCTCACCGGTATCTCTATCTTCGTGAACGATACCCTCTCGTCGCCGAGCTTCCCGTCGCGCCTCCCGGCCCTTATGGCGGCAACGATCTTATCGTCGTCGGCCATCTCGCCGAGCTCCTTTACGAACTCCTCGTAGCTGAGGTTTAGGAGGTTCTTAAGTTTGTGGAGCGCCTCCGGCTTGGCGGTGGCACCTGGTCCTTTTTCTGCCATGTTTAACTGGTTCAATTTTATTATATATCCAGCGATATATACATAAATTAACTCAAGCAGAGATGAAGAAACTTGGACAATTACTCGAGAATTTCGACCAGACAAGGGTGCTCGAACTCATAGCCCAGATAGAGGCTGCACAGCAGGCAATGCAAGGAGCAGTGGCTTCCGTGAAGCTCGTGGAGGAAGAGCTCAGGGCAAACGGTCTCGGGTCGGTGGCAGAGAAGCTATCCGCGCTCGACTGGAACACCATCGACAGCATCAAGGAAGAGCTGCGCAATCAAGTCGCTTAAACCATGAAGAACCTCAAGAAATACGAGGGCTTTGCCGGAGAGGATGACAACCTCAGCCACGGCAAGAACTACATGCTCATATCCAACCTCAAGAAGATTAAGAGGATGGCATCGTACCTGCTCGACCGTGTTGATGATGAAGCTGACGTGGACGAGTGGGCGAAGGACCACATAGCCACATCGGCGGACGACATCGAGGAGGTGTACAATTTCATAAAGGGTAAGGAGGACGAGCCTGATGAACTGGTATCCGATTCGGAGAAACTGGATGACATTCCGGCCAGCATACCCGTGTCGAGCAGGCGAGGGAGACCGCGTATAAACTAATGGAAGTTGCAAACCATCCGTACAAGGGAACAAATGAAGCACCTAAAGGCACTCCGCGCACGTAGACGAGATGGCGATGATTACCAAGAAAGGTAAGAACGTCTACGTCGATAGCAGGCTGATAAAGGGACTCCAACGTGAAGGAGCTCGAGGACAACGTCGCTCTGTATCACGAGAAGACCGGTAATTGGATGGTGTCCAAGGGCAAGTTCTGGCTTTGGTTTGTCGACACAACAGAGTGGATAGAGAAGCTCAAGGCCGGGGAGTACGACATGCTCATGTTCCCGTGGCGCAGACGGTTCGACTTTACGGCGGCGCCGATAACTGACGTTTGGAAGAAGAGTATGCAGAAGAATACGAGAGGTGCTGAGCATGTGATAGGACTCGTGGAAGGATTCGCTGACGAGGATAAGACGAAGTGACCGATGGAAATAAGGAAGCCTGACAAAACGTCAGGCTTTTTCATTTGGCGCAGTTTGTGTATCTTGGTATAAAACTTTTAAAATAAAACTTTTACACAGATGTTCGACGACAAATTTTTCGATGAGGTGTTTGCCAGTTTCGGCAAAACCATGAAGTCTATAGAAGACGAGGCCAGCAAGTTCCGGAAGAGAATGGAAGAGCGCATGAAGGAGGTCATGGACCTCCCGCAGATGTTCGGCAAGCCGTACAACTACAAGGTTGAGACCGGCGAGGACGCCAACAGCACCTGGAAGCAGGAGACCTGGACGGACAAGTCGGGCATGTTCAAGTACAGCCGCAAGACGGTGACGGCCAAGACCGGCTCGAAGATGACCAAGGAGGACGAGGTGAAGGCGCCGACCGTCGACGAGCTTAAGGCCAAGATGGAGGAGCACGCGAAGAACCACGAGTATGAGAAGGCGGCCGAGCTGAGGGACATCATAAAGGAGATGTCAAAATAAATTAAGGGGCTTAACGCCCCTTTATTATTCTATAAGTATCTTGTATCATCCCGGATTCGTCCAACCCGAATGCGAGCATCATGGGGTTCTCCAGGTCCTGTGATTTTATCACCACGAGGTAATCCCCTGTGCGTTTGTATATTTCGGCCCCCCGCTTATCAGTATGACGTGATGGTGCAGCTTAGGCTTCAGGACAGTGAAGTCGCCGGTGCCGATGGCTTGGATTAGGCGCACGGAGTTGGAATTTGGTGGTGTCCTCGGTCCCCGATTTGGCGACCATGGGGGGCAGCGCGAGTGCCAGTATAATGAACAATTTCTTCATCCCTTTTAATATATATATCGAAAGCATTTTAAAATAACCCAACCATGAGATGGCAAAGAAGTCGTTAAGCGCGCCGGTGAGGACACACCTGGCAAAGCCTAAAAAGAAAAGGGCAGGAGTCCACGCCAAGAGCAAGAGCTCCAAGATTAAGCGCTCGAAAAACTACAAGAAGCCGTACAAGGGACAGGGTAGATAATACACCATGAATAGGATTAAGAGATACAAGGACTTCGGTCAAGTGGATGAGAAGATGGGCGTGCCATCGGCCATAATGCCGATGGCCGACAAAGTTACTGAGGTGCTGCTCGACAAGTTACTCGCTCAGGTCAGGGGGATAGAGGACCTCGGCAATACGTTCGAGACAGAGGTCGAAATCGCAGGCAACGAGATAGGACACGCAACGTTCCCCGTGGACAAGATGAAGTTTTACGCGAGACTGGTACCACATCCAGGTGTCCTGAATTTTGACAGCACAGGTGCGTTCGATAATGAATCATTTAAGGTCAAAGATGGCAAGGCGAGCTTTGATATTTTGGTTAATATCGTAGTCAACATGCTTACGTTTTTCTTGCAACTCGACAACCCTAAGCTCTACAAGATAATGAGGGACAAGATGCACTCCACCATATCGCACGAGCTAACGCATGCGTATGAGTCGTACAAAAGGCAAACGTCGAAGAAGAAGGCGCCGAAGTTATCTGACACCAAGCAGTTCATTTACGACATGGTTTCCAACCTTATCATGAACAAAGGACCTTTGCCGGAGGACATAAGCAACTTACTGTTCTTGATATACTGCTCCGCCTCATACGAGGTTAACGCGAGGATACCGCAGATGTGGTCGGAGATCAGAAACATAAAGGACCCACACGATAGGCTCGACGCAATAAAAGAATCATCTATATGGACCATGGCCAACAAGCTGGCGACGTTCGATGCCGATGAAACGTACGAGCGCATGCTCGGAAATGTTGTGGGAGATGATGGGGAAGCTGTATCAAGGGAAGAATCTATTAAGAGACTCAATAATTTATTCGCGTCTCTCGAGGAACAATTCATCGTAGGAAACGAGCAGCACATAAAAGACGTGATGTCGAACATATTGTCTGACATCGGCATATTCCCCGGCAACAGAGAAAACGAGGAGCTGATAAAAACTCTCAAAGCGCACGACAACGAATACAAGAAGGTCTCTAAACTCAGCGCCTACAGGTTCCTGAAATTCTGGGAGAAGCGATTCAATAAGATAGGGCGCACGTTCAAGCACAAGCTCAGCAAACTAACCACCTATGAGGAATCGCCGGAAGAATAAAGAGGAGAACGCGCTCGACCTGCACGGGATAAGGCATAGGGACGTAGATCTCATGGGTGGAGAACCATGTGTTTCTGTCTAAACTTCCGGTCACCATAATCACCGGTCACTCAGAGGAGATGAAGCGAATAGTTCGCGGAGTTCTCGATCGTAACAACTTCAAGTACATCGACGGACTGTCACACAATCACGGCTGCATAGTGGTATTAGAATAATGACTATATTTAAAGACAGTGACAGATCGCTTTGCGTGGTACGAAACTGAAACTTATTCCGGTCAATCGAAGTCTGACGTTAAAGACGGAGAGATACGTTCGGATCATTCAGCTGTCAATTTTAAATTTAGAATATGAAAACAGTAATAACATTTGACTTCGACGGGACAATCGGTCACGTTGCATATATTCAAAAACTGGCGAAGTGCTTGGTTATAGACCAGGCTAACGAAGTCCACATAGTCACCAGGCGTTACAACTACATCCATCCGGAGCACGGCGATGAGATGACTCAAGTGTACCAGGTAGCTAAAGCAGTCGGCATAAAGATGGAGAACGTGCACTTCACAAACAGGGAGTACAAGCTCCTCAAGCTACAGGAACTGAATGCTGACATACACTACGACGACGACCAAATGGAGATCGCGCTCATTCGCCAGCACTTTCCTAAGTGCAAGGGGTTCGTAATATTTATGTAACTTATTGATAATCAATATATTATCATATTATTTTCCAATTTGATAAAAACTTCGTATCTTTACATTGTTAATCAAAGTGGAATATGCAACCATCTTCGTTTCAGAGTAACATCTACAGTGCCATCACGGACACTGACAATAACATTCTCATAAATGCCAAGGCCGGTTCGGGCAAGACGACCACTATCGTGAATGCGCTCTCGCTCATACCGTCAACGGAGTCAGTTATTTTTCTCGCGTTCAACCGATCCATTGTCAAGGAGCTCCAGGCGAGAGTGCCAAAGCACGTTATCGTGCGTACTCTGCACGGGAACGGCGCTAACGAATTACGTTATCACTACGGCCGCGACATAGTTGTAGACGAGGCAAAAATATCCAAGATAATCAAGAAGGTCTGCACCACGTGGGACATAGCCGAGGAGGAGCTTGAGTCGTACTGTGGTCGCGTCGAGAAGCTGGTCGACATTCGCCGCTTCGCGCTGCCGCAATCCCTTCCGGAGCTGCTCGACTTGACCATGAAGCACGGTGTTGAGATTATGGGCGAAGAGATAGAACACTCGCGACAAGTGCTGCAGCTCGCTATGAAGGACAAGAAGACTTTCGATTTCACGGACATGATATTCGTACCGGCCACATTCGACAAGCGCGTGCGCAAGTTCAAGTACGTGTTCGTGGACGAGTCTCAGGACTTGAACAGGGCTCAGCAGACTATGCTGCGCAAGATAGTTGATTTCGAGAATGGCGGCCGCTTTATTGCGGTGGGAGATCCAGGTCAGGCCATCTATGGTTTCGCCGGCGCAGACATCGATGCGTTTGCTAACCTGAAAAAATTATTGCCCAACACGATAGAGCTGCCTCTCAGCGTATGCTACCGTTGCGGGTCTAACATCATATCGCACGCCCAAGGAGTGGTGCCAGAGATTCAGGCGAGAGAAGGTGCGCACGGCGGAGAAGTGAGGTCCGGTTCTTACAAGGAGATTGCGCCCGGGGACTATGTTCTGTGCCGCAACACTCGCCCGCTCGTTTCGCTATGCTTACAGTTTATTGCAGGCGGAAAGAAGGCAACCATCAAGGGCAGAGACATTGGGAAGAACCTCATCAACATGATTAAAAAGACGAAGGCCAAGTCGCAGGACGTGCTTTTCACTAAGCTTGGTGTGGAGTACAAAAAATTGGTCGACAAGGCCAAAGCCACGTTCCCGTTCAAAGACCCAGAGAAGGTTTCGTTCGTAGTTAATTTCGGCGATAAAATCGAGGCACTGCGTGCGATAGGGATGGAGTGTAGGAACGGCCATACTGACGAGATGATTTCCACTATTGAGAAGATATTCACAGACAACGTTGAGGGGATTGTGCTAAGCACCATGCACAAGTCGAAGGGCCTTGAGACGGATAACGTGTTCATAATCGAGCGCCAGTTGTTACCTGCGTCATACGCTACGCAGGAATGGGAGCGCATCCAGGAGAGCAATCTGGATTACGTTGCGCGCACGAGAGCTAAGAACAAACTTATTTACGTAAACGACTGGGCCGTGGATTTCGACGATCTTCCGAGAGTAAGAGCGACCGTGAACGAATTATTGATGGAGGTAACAGCATGATGGTAAAAAATACAATAGTAGAGATTACAAGAGCAGACGGCAAGCGCGTGGTCTATATCGCAATGCTTCGTAGACCCGAGATGTTGGCACCGATTCAACATAAGTTGAGGGTGAAGTCTGTAATTTACGGATGTGTGGTATCCACGTATTGCCCCGGTATGTGCTTCAATAAGTCTATCGAAGCCGGAGGCACTATGACTGTGGATAACAGGGCCGGATACGTGCATGACGTTAAAATAGTGCCGGTATACTCAAAAAAGGAAAAGAAAGATAAACGCTGCATGATGTGCGGTCAACCAATTAAAAAATGACCAAAGGTAAAAGACACTTAACAAATGGAATATTTCATCAAAAATAAATCAAATGAACAAACAAAGTAACAGAATCATCGTACTTGAATATAGAATTGAGCGCGATCATACCGAAATTGATCTTGACCTACTTGAGAAGCAGTTTCCAGGATATAGTGACGACGACAAGAACTATCCACAGATAGTTCGCAAGAATAACAACAAAATGTCGTGGTCCGGTGAATGTGAGGTTATTGAGATTGGACATGTTGAGAAATTCATTGCCGATGCAAAAGCCAAGGGCTGCACACACATGGAAGTGATGCACCATTCTGATCACAACGGATATTACTTTTACGGTGTGCATGTGTCGAGCGCGGATAAAAATGGAGCGAAGGAAATTAACGAGGAAATTAAAAATAAGCACGATGCCTTGTTGAGGAAGAAAAAGGCGGAGCTGGAGGCGGAACTAAAACAGGTAGAGGCGGAACTCGGTAAAAAATAATAATTATATTTGTCGTATTGAATGCCCAGGTGGTGGAATTGGTAGACACGCTACTTTGAGGGGGTAGTGTCGCAAGATGCACGAGTTCGAGTCTCGTCCTGGGTACCATCGACCCTGTAGCTCAAGGGTAGAGCGCTGGTCTCTAAAACCGGGGTTGCGGGTTCGAATCCCGTCAGGGTCTCATAAATAAAGTGAAGGAATAAGAATATGAATAAGAGTGATTTGACTGAGATCCAACTTAAGTGCCTCGGGTTTAGTAAGGGCATGAGTCGTTGGACCGGCAAGGAGGAGTGGCAGTGGGGGACGCAGACCATAATAGTGTCCGGCCAAACCGTATACGAACCGATACTCACGTACAACGATGAGACAGGGGTTTTGCGCGGCGACATAACGCACGAGTTTGGCACGATGAGCATGAACAAGAAGGTGACTAACGCCAGACACCTGGAGCTCGCGATGGAGCTCGCCTCGGTGGTGATGTCAGGGATAGGACTGGAAAAATATCGCCCAGTATTGCCAGGATCAAAATAATCCCTATATTTATAGAACAATTCCGAAACAAAAAAGGATATATAGAATATAAGTTATAATGAAGAAGATGATCAACATAGTGCTCGTGTTCCCAGTGTTCGTGTCGTTTAGCGGCTCCGGGCGTGTTCTTCGATGACTTCTAAGTAAAACATTCGAAAACATTATGAAACGCCCGGACCGAAAGTTCGGGCGTTTTTTATTTTTTGGGGCTTTAGCACAGATGGTCAGTTTGCGCTCGCCTGAAGAGCGAGATATTCGGGTTCGAGTCCCGAAGGTCCCACGAGTGGTTTAAGCTGTTTTGTTTGCCTCGCAAATCAAAAATCGGCTATCCCGACCAAGTAGTTTATCGAGCCATGAAATGGTCTACTTAAAAAAAACATTGGAATGGCGCCACGGGGTGTGGGAAAGTTGGTAATCCGCCTGGTTTGGGACCAGGAGTAGCGCAGGTTCGAGCCCTGTCACCCCGACAATAAGATTTATGGTCCGATAGCTCAGTTGGTTCAGAGCGCCTGTCTTACAAGCAGGAGGCGAAAGGTTCCGCAGGTTCGAATCCTGCTCGGACTACCAAATTGTCCTTTGGATTCTTACGAAGAACGTCGGCGCATTTTCTAAGGATGCTGTCCATCGCGGCGACTTATGCGGCTTGCAGGAGAACTTTACCGACACGGAGCACTTGGTAAAAAAACGTCCGTTTTGATAATCAAAATTTTCGAAGTGAACATTTTTTCTTAATCTTTGAACTAAATTGATCGTAGATGAAAATCCAGATCGGGAGTCCTCGTAGCTCAGTTGGTTAGAGTACCACCTTGACATGGTGGGGGTCACTGGTTCGAATCCAGTCGGGGGCACCAACAAGTTTAACTAAATTTTTATAGCGTTATGAAGAAGTTCCTGTTATGGGTATTGGCGAAGCTATCTTCGCTGCTCGCCGGGAAGGACGTAGACCACTACGATCCCGGCAAAGACATAGGTATTTGATAATCGTCAGGAATTCACCTGAGCCGGCGACGCCGGCATCAGTACGGCTTTCGCTTGGTTTAAATATTTCCTTCGGTCCTCGAGGCCGTTCGTTCCACCGTTAATCCTCTTAGTCACTTTGATGAAATCGTCGGCATCTGCGGCGATGTTCAGCTTGCGCTTGTTCCAGAACCAGCCTGCTGATATTATCCCCCACTTCCTGCTCGCGAGCAGAGGAGGGTTGGCAACGAAGTCGACGCCGAGGTCCTTGGATATGGATGCGTAGTTTGCGCGCCCTGTTATCTGGATAGCACCTCGACCTTTGAACTTCACACCGTCCCCTGGTTGGGTATTGCCGAGATCCGCACGTCCCTCGTACGCCTTACCGGATGCTATTTCCTCAAAATACTTGAACCTACCGGACTCGTGCAGAATCTGCGCAAGGAAGTGACATACCCTTATCGGGGTGTTTATCTCGTATTTAGCCATGCACTCGTTCAACCCCGATAGTATCTCGGATAGGAGTGTTGGGTTGTTCAGCTTAGTTATGTCGGTCAGTTGTTGGAGATTCAGTTCCATATAAGTTGGGTCGTGTTTTCTTTTTTTTATATATTCGTTCGTGTAGAAACCGATTAAGATATTTGAGATACAGCCGCAGCAACTGACCGCCGACATAATACGGGGCAGCCTATCGAGCCGCGAGCTCCAGGCCTGTGCCGACATGCAGCGATACTACTGCATAGATGGTGAGGCCGAGGCCGCCAAACTCGCGATGCTGAGGAACACGGCCAGGTTCCACCAGTACGAGACATGGGTCGACATAGACGCTGGTTGTGGGGTCAACGTGATACTGCACTACGGAGCTCCTTCGGTGTGCTATCCGCTCGAGCTCAGGTACAGGGACATATTTGAGTTCGAGATGACGGCGGCAGTTACATAAACGTCAACTATACGGGCGGTTCCCAATAACGCAGTTCGAGTGGAGCGACCACCCGTACAAGAACCACAGGCCCCTGTGCGGCGCAAGGCTGACCGGATCATTCCTTCTCGAGCGAGACGAGTTCGAGTTCGGCAAGTTCTTCCACGGATGGTACGACGAGCGCGACCCGGTCCGACTGGTACTGCCCGATAAAGCTGTGGGACCCTGTGGCTGATGCCGTTAGGGTGGAAAGAATTTGCGGGAACGATACCTTCATTTCTGAATTTGGGTATATTTGTAACATAAAGATGTACGAGCTGATAACTGGCGAGGAATACACGCGCTGGAGATTAACAGCTACGGATTTTAAGTAGTAATTATAAACATAAAAATAGAAAACCATGTCAAAAATGCACATTCCTACATTCGACGCAGCTATGGAAGCGTTCGAAAATGGCGGTGATAAGGCCGCAAAACGTGACGAGGCAAAACTCGCGAAATTCAACCAACTGCAGACCCGCAAGAGCGACCTTGAGATCAAGGTGTTGAAGCAGGGACAGAAGCTGCAGAAATCATACTACGACCCGTCAATCGACAGCGTTCAGGTTCTTCTGGACCTGCATGTTCTGGAGAAGGAGCTTGAGGCCTGCAAGGTGCTCATGGAGGCGCTGTTCCCTAACGGGATCACCTTCAACAACACGCCCAAGGTTGCCGAGAAGGCTTAAGAAATTGCACTCGGTAAATAGGGAGTACATCCCGTTCCCGTGAGACGTGTCTGAGCTGTACACCGGTCCTAAATTGCGTAGAGAACAGTTATCTCGGCAGGCTCGATACCTGCAGTACGATACCAATTGTAAAAAAGGCCCCCAGCGGGCCTTTTTACTTGATATATAAGAAAAGAAAAACAAGGATACAATGAAGCTCAAAAGGTTCAATACGCTAAACGAAGGCAGGATGAAGGAATTACTGTACGATGTTGTCGATCAGGTAGTTCCGAAGATAGACACCAAGGAATATCACAAGGCCAAGGACAAGGTCGCGTTCCTGAACAAGGAACTCGATAATGCCATGAGGGACATGGAGCCGAAGACCGCCGAGTACACCGACAAGTTCCGCGACGGCATAATGGGCGCCATCATGCACCAGATGGAGGAGGCGGTAGAATCCGCCAACGTGGAGGAGGCATTCGACCGCGACGACACGTTCAAGAGCGACGAGGATTACAAGGAGGCGAGGAAGAAGCTCGACGCTTATCAGGCTGCCGTTGACGCATGGATGAAGGCGAACAAGACAAACGGCATACCGGTTGAGGTGACCAAGGATTTTCCGCACGCTGCCGAGATAACAAACGACCTCAGAAGCAAGATCGAGAAGTTTGAGTTCCTCTCGGAGGAGCCTGTCAAGTATTTCGTGTACATCAGCGAGAAGAACAAGACTGCAACCACGTGGACCGGTCAGAAGCTCGGAGACGTGACGTTCGGCAGGGAGTTCCGCAGCAACATGGGCGACAAGAGAGTACCGGTCAGCGTCAAGGCGTTGAACGGACTAAACTACTACGGCACGTTCTTCAAGAGCGCAGGTGATTACGCTGTGATAAAGAAATCTAAGAAGCAGACGGTACAGCAGGCACCAGCACCGCTTGAGGCCACCAATGAGGATCAGAGATATTACAGCAACGGGGTGAAACACGCGGATGGCAACGCCGTCACGAAGAGTGCCGGCACCGGGAAGATAAAGAGGTTCGCCGATATGTCGAAGGATCAGAAGAACAAAGCCGACGACAAGAAGACGAAACCGTCAAGTCCAAGGACTACCTCGTGAAGGGTTACAAGATGGACGAAAAGCTGGACCTTGCACAAATATCTGACGACCTGAAGTCCAACTTCAGGTCGTGGGAGCAGGATCACGACAACCTGAAAGGTATCTTGCCACCGTGATGTTAGGCGACGTGAACGTCAACGATTGGCTCGTGGAAAATAAGCTGGCGGAAAAAAAACGTATTGATTCGCGGCACTTTGATAAAAAGTTTGTACATTTGTGAAACAATTCGGATATATAAGATATAAACGATAACATGAAAAACTTGATACACATACACCATATATGGCAGCTCTCACAGGGCCCGGCGGTGTATTCTGTATAAAGATCCATGGTTTGATTGATTATACGAAAATCCCCGAGGCCAGAAGTCTCGGGGATTTTTCATTTACGGGCGTAGTTCAATGGTAGAATAGCGGTCTCCAAAACCGTTGATGGGGGTTCGAATCCCTCCACCCGTGGGAATATTTAAGCTGATACCTCCACGTGGTATATTCTGGTAACCCTTTATGGGGCTAAATTCAGCTTAGTGATTAGGATATTTTTGATAATATCAAAATACTTAGCACAGTTACGTTCTTTGAAGTATTTTAATGAGGAAGTGTCTATTATGACTAATTCTATTCCGCGCTCTAAACAGGCCTGGAATTTATGATGGTCATTGTTACGTATCTGTTCCAATTTAGCTGAACCATGGATTAGTTCATAATGGTATATGCCGTTAAGTTCGAACGCGAGTTTCATCGATGGAATATAGATGTCGAGCTCGGCATTGTTGCCAAGTTCGTTCGCGCGATTGCGGGAGTGCTCTACTACAAAGTGGAAGTCGATGGCGGAGCGTACGAATTCCCGGTAGACATGAACGACAAGGAAGATGTCGGCACTGCTACGTTCGACGCAGAGATCAAGGCGATAACGTTGATGCGTTACATACGCAAGGCCGACGTAAACACGACTTGCCCCCGGTGTTCCCACCGTGCTGCGGGCAGTCCAAAGCACTAACGGTGGGACATGGGGATTGTAGTCGGTAAGGGATGCCGGCCGGTTTGTGGAGCCGGAATGACAAAGTCTAATGCGGGTTCGAATCCCGTCTTTCCCCCAGGTTTTTTTATGGTAGACGTAGCTCAATTGGTTAGAGCGCCAGATTGTGGTTCTGGAGGTTGTGAGTTCGATCCTCATCGTTTACCCAACGTTCCTCGGGCTATCGCAGCTACCGCGCTGTGTGTGGTCGCACGTGAGATAGGTCAAGGCTCACAAATAGGCGGATACCGTTGGTTGGTAAGTTGCGATTGCATCAAACGTGGGTTCGAGCCCCACTCCGCCTACCATTTTTCCGTTTTATAAATTTGCATCATGCAAGAACGGATTGCCGAGATACGAGAACTGCTCTGGATATAGGTGCAGACTCGGTCGGCGCCTCGTCCGCGGCCGGCAGTTGCCATATACCGGTGACCGGGAATATTCGGACAGAATTGGTACCGTACCAGGAGTTTCTATTCAGGAGCTGCGCGGGTGGACGCCGAGCGTGCAAGCGCCGAACTGTCGTGGCCGATGGAAACATTGAATATCTCGGGACATATTTTTCAAGGCGTGGATAACCAACTGGCTCCGTGACTTCGACAATTTCCTCCGTAGGAAGAGAATGTGCGAAATAACGTCTATCTTCGAGAAACGATTGTGGACGCGAACAGCGTGGAGAACGCGCAAGATATAAGGGCCCGTAGCTCAGTTGGTTAGGTTCAACGAGGACTGGAACGCGTTTAAGCCTCGAGTCATCCGGCCCCAACCGTGGTGAGGCGCACGATGGATAGGTCAAGGCCATCAAATTTCGGCAGGTACCGTTGGTGTCTTATACACACTATACACGTAGCTGGTATGTTGAGATCACATCAAACGTGGGTTCGAGTCCCACCCTGCCGACTTTTCTAATTCGTTCTTTTTATTTAATTTTGCCATTATGTGCAGGCTCGAAGAAATCAGATCATCGCTAATGGCTGAGGCCAGGGCCCAGGTGGACCGCATGCGTATAAACGTGAGCGTTCCTACGATGGACGGAAGGCCGACGAGCATGTCACGCAGCTGTGTATCGCGAACGAGAAGAAGTACAAGCTGAACCAGACATTCGACTCCATAGCGCTTCCGAAGCTGACGGTGGACTCGGTTGTTAACCCGTTCGCAGAGGAGGCCAAGCAGATAAATAATGCAGCAGGAGGGCGAGTTCTTCAAGGCGTGGATACACAGCTGGCTGCGGTTTCCTTACGCGAGTCAGGAATATCCGTGCAAAAATGAAGTGGTGGATATATTGGCGATCTTTTGCCCTAACACAAAATGGACAGAAGCAAAAAATAAAACGCGCAGATGATTATTTACCGGTCCCTTAGCTCAGGTGGTTTAGAGCAAATCACTCATAATGATAAGGTCGGGGGTTCAAGTCCCTCAGGGACCACAATTAGAAAAGCAAAAGCATGTCAGATTTTAAAGTAGAGCGGACTTACAAAGAAGTCGGCGTCATTAAGAAGCAGGGCACAGACCTAACACACCTCGTAACAAAGTTCAATGGTCCCCTCGATGGTCTTAAAACAATGACCGTCAAACCGGGCGTGGGCGAGTACTCGTGGGTGCAGAGCCTGATAGTCCCGCTCAAGAGCAACGAGACTATATACATTCACCCGGACCAGACCGGCGTCGGCGTCGGATTCGTCCGCATAATTCATTCCCATTTAAAGGCTATCGCCGTATTCCACAAGTCACATTTCGATACCATATTATGAAGTGCGTGAGAGTCGGCAAGTCGGCGATTGTGGGCAAGGGACTGTTCGCGTGCGAGCCCATAAGACCAGGAGACGAAATCGCGGAATACGTCGGCCGCAAGCTAACCAACAAAGAATTCGACATCTTGTTCTCCGCGGGCATGTGGCTCTATGCAGTTTCCGTGCCGAACGGCGTTATCGACGCCGCGGGGGCGGAGTGGGACGGTTATCCTGCAAAGTTCAGCAACGACGCCATGGGGCTAACAAGAACCGGCGCAAGGAACAACGCGACATTCAGGTACTCCGGCAAGAGGGGCAACTACCGGGTGCACATCGTGGCGACCAGGTACATAAAATCCGGCGACGAGATATTCACTTCATACGGCCGGAGCTATTGGAGCAATTTTAAAAATGAGCAAGAACTAAATAGAGCAGCCTGCATTACTACGGTCTCGGTGAGGACCGGGAGAAGGATCCCCTCGACGACCCCCACTTCTACGACAGGATGCGGAGCATCGGATACACCAAGCGTGTGATACCGTTGCCGATGAGGTGCGTCTGTATGTATATTACGAGCGACAAACCGGTTCGTCCATTGATGAATTGAAACCGGTATCCGGCCCGCGCAAGCATGAAATGAACGTGTATACTGCTCTCGAGTATGTGTTCACCAAGAAGGTGCTTAATCACGAGGAGCTTCGCATATCCATAAAAGAATGATAGGAGATATTTGTTTTTGGACGACCAGAGACAGCCGGATGAAGTTGTAGGTTACGAAGGCATAGAATGGAGTCGTAAAAAAACGGTCACGAATTCGAAGATTACCTGAACCAGAACGGTATCCCCGACGTCATATCGTTTGACCACGACCACGACGACGAACATTACGACATAGACTGGGAGAAGGTATACTTCTTCGGGGAGCTATATTCGTACAAGGAGGACACCGGTTTGGACTGCCTTAAGAAGCTCATCCGCAGGCTCACAATGAAGGAACCGCATCCGGACAACTGGCCGAGGTGCACGTCGCATTCACTCAATTCGGTAGGCCGGGCCGAAATAAACAAACTCCTCGAAACTTGGTCGTTTCCTCAATTTGGCCAGGATATATAAGAAAACAACGCCGGAATTCAAGTCAACGCCGGAAGCACTTTCTCCTATCCGGACAGGATATATAAGAAAAATATCAATCCTTAAAAATGAAAATATTCAGGTTCGAAGAGTTCTCGGTCAACGAGAAACTAACCGACGCTGGTCAGGACTATGTGTCGAAAAAGATCGCGAAGCTCCGCGGTGAGGGTAAGGGCCCAAAGCAGGCGGCGGCCATAGCGTACAGCTACGCAAGGCGCAAGGGATACAAGGTACCCGCGAAGAAAAACGAGTCGGACAACCCGCTCAACGACGATAACTCTACGCTCGACATCAAGACGATGACGTCGCTCCAGTTCTACAAACTGATAGACCTGCTCGAGGCGGACATCACCGCATACGGGCAGGAGGATCTCCAGTACTACGAGGAGATGACTGGGCTCGACACAGGGACCCTGCTCGACCTCTACACAACATACGGTTACAACCTGCATAAATACGCAGAGACCGAGAAGCTCAAGAGGGCGTATATGAGTCACGCGGGTAAGACCTGGGAGCAAATTAAAAAAGAAGCCGAAGAGGCCGAGTAATCATGGCAACAAGAAAAGCATTCCAAGGGGAGAACTACAAGAGGTCCGGCGAGTACGTAGGCAACTACAACGGCGGCAGATCCGAGGTTCAGGAAATGACGAGCACCCTCAAGAGAAGGAACGTAAGGTCCATGGCGGGCAACAGCTCATACATCGGCAAGCGCGTCCTGCTCATACACAACAACGACCTCGAGAAGGCGGTCAAGGTGCTGAAGGAGTTCTACCCGAAGCACTACGCCACAGAGCTCGCGGCAAATCTTAAGAGGGATGTTGATACAGACAAGAAGATGGGTGTGTTCGAGAGTGGGATGAAGAACCTCATGACCTTTGAGAATTACTCACATAAAAAGGCAGTATTCGGTGATTTTTCCAAGAAGGACCAAGAGCAGATCGACTACTTTATAGAGAAGTTTGCGACCAAGATGGGTGGCACCACGAGACAATCAGCCGCATGGTGGGTCGATGGCATAACAGAGATCAGCGACGATATCAAGCGTGCGGTATGGGCCGGGATACAGGAGTACATACCCAAGAGGCCGTTCCCTCTTAATAAGGCAGACTTACCTGAGTGGACAAATGAGTCCGAGCTTAAGGATGACAAGGCAGACGAGACTCACATCTCATTGACCGAGGATGACTTCCGTGCACTCGTTGCCGGCGAAATAATTACTCCTGAGGACTTCCCGCCGCACCTGGACAAGCTAAAGCTCGCGCTGCAGGACATCGGCCAGGATAACATGATCCGTATAATAACGGACGAGATGTACAAGGCGCGCAAAGCCGGAGATAAAAATATGAACTAACCGGGAATCCTGAACCACTCTCACGGCAGAACACGGATGGAAGCACAGGAGCTACTCATAAAATAATCATTACATGAATAAGATAAAGGACGCGCTATACTGGATGACGCACACGAAGCTCGGGTGGCTTTTAATATCGTTCGTGTGGTTCGCCGTGTTCATGGCCATAGACAATAACGTGGAAGGATCCTGGGCTTTCTGGACAGCGATGCCCGCCCTCGCATACATAACGGGGCTGACACTCGTGATGATTGCGTACGCCTGGGTGATAAACCCCATAAGAGAGCACAAGGAAAACAAGAGGCTGCGGGAGGGAAAATAGTTTTCTGACGGTAGCGTACGGTTAGAATAATTGTGTTATCTTTGTATCTGTAACTAATAAAACTGTAAGTAAAATGAAAAACATCTTCGTAAGCAGCTTGCCTTTCAAGCTGACTGAGAGCGAGCTTCAGGCCGCTTTCGAAAAGCATGGTGAGGTAACCTCTGCCAAAATTATCAAGGACCGCGAAACCAACCGTAGCAAGGGATATGGGTTCGTAGAGATGTCTGACGATGAAGCCGCAACAAAGGCTATCGCAGCTCTTAACGGTTCTGAGTTTGGTGGTCGTTCCATCATCGTTAATGAGGCACGCCCGAAAGCATAATAAAGAAAAAACAAAGTAATTGCAGCCGAAACAAAACGCGCCGCAGATATATAATGTACGATGAAGCAAATGATTAACATAGTTCGAATTAGCAGAAGGCGCTCAGACGTCCTGTCCGGATTATGTCCAATCGTAAGCTGATAACATCGCTTTTCTTTTGGGACAAGAAACCCGGACCTAATCGTCCGGGTTTTTTATTTTACACTGGTGTGTGACCAAGCTGGTTAAGGCACCTCCCTGATACGGAGGAAATCGTGGGTTCGACTCCCACCGCACCAACAAATAGTCGCTTAGCTCAGTTGGTTGGTCCCCAGTTCGAGTCTGGAAGCGACTACCAAGCCAGTCAATATGCGGGATGGCTTGCATTGTTACCGGACATTAAACCACCCGGGCGTTAGAGAATGCACGCGTAGATCAACTGGATAGATCACCTGACTACGGATCAGGAGGCTGGGGGTTCGAATCCTTTCGCGTGTACAAAATGCCTCAGTAGTCCCGTCGGCTTCGGAACCGATAGGGCAGAATATGAATTAAGATACGGTCCCGTAGCTCAGCGGATAGAGCATTTGCCTTCTAAGCAAAGGGTCACTGGTTCGAATCCAGTCGGGATCACAAAAAGTAAAGTTATGAAACTGAACATCAAAAAAAGTAAAACAGATCCCTAAGGAAGTCAATTCCAAGTTCGGAGTGTGCATATTCGGGGAACCGGATGCTGAGGTGTCCACATGGATTGCAGCGCACGGTTTCGAGGTAGAAAAAGTTGGTCCTTATACGAATGTGTACATCGACAAGGACATCGATGAGGTGTTCGAGCCGGCGGGGAAGTTCCAGTACATGGACGGGTTCAGCCCGAACATGAACAAGCACCTGCACGTTGGCCATCTGTCCAACCTGGTGCTCGCAAAGGCGTTCCTCGGCATGGGTGTCACCAATGGCACGGTGGCCATACTTGGCGACACTCTCGAGGGCGATGTTTCCAAGGACGAGGCGCTCGATAAGTTCAAGTTGTACGAATGGTCGTCAACCGTGTAGGTCACCCTCGTGCCGAATTGTATGCGCTTGGCGGCCCACTCTTTAAACAGTATCACCGAGTACACTATAGCTGCGGCAACTATGGCTCCGACAAACAGAGCTACCGTAACGGCTATCAGTCCGGGAAACCCGAGCGCCCAAGCGAACAACAGCTTGTCCCACCAACCAGCAAATGATGGTTCGGCAAAGAACACATCCCAGATGCAGACACCGGTGGCGCAAGCTATCGGCATGGCGAATATGGACAGCAGCAGTGGGAACGGCTTGCTCATTTCGTCTCTCCGGCTTTTCATGGTCAGGAAGTTTACGAGAACGCCGATCCACGATATTGGCAGTATTATCACGGCCGTTATACAGGCCATCACATACCAGAAGAGCGTTTCGGGTTTAACGCCGAACGTCGCCTGGACGAACAGCGGCCAAAATTTTGATTCTATTTTCATTGTATTGTCATTATGCGTACATCTCTTTCAAAGTTATGAATCGCCTGTGGTCGCCACAGGCGACGAGCAGGTCCTCCTTCTTGAACTCGGAAGGGTGGTGGTACCCGCAAGCGTTGGACATCTCGTGGATCTCTTTGCGCAGCTGCTTGATGTAGTTAGCTGCGCGGACGGATTTGAGCGTCGGGTCTATGCCGTTCTGCAGCCACTTGTTCTGTGTGGCCACGCCAGACGGACACCTGTTCGTGTGACAAACCTGTGCCTGGATACAACCGATGGACATCAGCGCTTCCCTACCGACGTTAACCATATCACAGCCGAGCGCAAATGCCTTTATGGCATTGGCTGGAAGCCCGAGCTTGCCAGACCCGATGAACACTACGTTGTCGAGCGCCGGGTAAACTCTGAATATTTTTATGATGCTGTGTATTGCCTCGTTGAACGGCAGAGACAGGTGGTCTGTGAATGATGGTGGTGCTGCACCAGTGCCGCCCTCGCCGCCGTCTATTGTGATGAAATCCGGGCCGAAACCGGACATGGCCATTTGCGTGGCGAGCTCCTCCCAGTCTTTTACGCTTCCAATCGCCGCCTTTATACCGACAGGCAGACCGGTTGCGTTTGCTATCTCTTCGATAAAGTTTATCATGCTTGTCACGTCCTTGAACGCGCTGTGAGTGCTTGGCGACACGGCGGCCTTGCCCATTTCGATGCCCCTGGCGTCTGCGATCTCCTGTGTCATCTTCGCGGCCGGCAGAATTCCTCCCTTGCCGGGCTTCGCGCCCTGGGACAGCTTTATCTCGATTGCCTTTATGCAGGGATTATCTTGCACGAGTTTCTTCAGCTTCTCGAGCGAGAACTTACCCTTCTCGTCGCACACTCCGAAGTATCCAGTTCCGAACTGGAACACCACGTCAGCCCCTTGCTTGTGATACACTGACAATCCGCCCTCCCCAGTGTTGTGGTAACAACCAGCGAGCTTAGCTCCGCCGTTAAGTGACTCTACAGCCTTTGCCGATAACGCGCCGAAGCTCATGCCAGATATGTTCACTATAGAGTTTGGTGTGTATGGTTTTGCACGCTTGCCTTTGCCGAGCTGTTTCTTGCATGGCAGGTGACCGATGTTGTCGGAGTGCACCGGCATCATCTTGTGCTTTATGATTATGTGACCGGGTTCGTTGAAGTCCATGTCTGTACCGAACCCTGTGAGGTTGTTCTCATCCTTCGCCGAGGCATATATCCAAGCTCTGTGTCGCCTCGAGAATGGAAGCTCCTCTCTATTGTTGGCGATGAAGTACTGCCGGATTTCTGGACCTATCTTCTCGAACAGATAACGGATGTGTCCTATCACCGGGAAGTTGTGGGTTATTGCGTGTCTGTTTTGCATTATGTCGCGTATGGCAACTACGGCCAGGAAAGCGACGAACAATAATAAATATAACATAGGACGAAACCTTATCTCATTTTAGAATACAAATATAATCAAAATACGTATCGATGAAGTACTCGTTTGGAGTTCCCCCAAAGTGGGATGTGTCGGAAAATGAGCTCGAGTGCACGGTCAACTCGCGTGATCTCGACCTGCCGACACAGAATCTCCACGTGCCGTTCTGCAAGAAACAGTACCTCCGACAAGCGGTTGTGAGCGCCGGTCCGAAGGAGATGGGCAAGATAGCCGAGAAGATAGCCGAGAAGAAGTACGATCTCGACCCGGTCGAGTCCGACGAGTTCGACTACTACATGGACGGCATCAGGCTGGAAGTTAAGAGCTCTCGGGCTTTCGTCAAGGACAAGAGAAAAGTTCTCGTAAACGCGAAGGACCTCCCGTTCGAGCGCACGTACAACTGCAACATCCAGCAGATAAAGCGCGGCCTGTTCGACGAACTGATGTACATGATATTCGCGCACGACAAGATCCAGGTGTTCATAATAAAGTCTGACGACATAGAATCCGCGGACATAGGATACTCGAACAAGCAGCACAGGAACAACGAGGGCGAGGGTCAGTTCCACATACACTCCGGGAATTACTCGATGCACATAGACATGCTGATAGGCGAACTCGACTACGCCGAGTGCTACGAGATGCTATCCACGGACAAGGAATCCATGGAATTGCTCGCGAGATTTAATTAGACCTCACCAGACCGCCGCTAACGATGTCCCTCACGAAGTAATCCTTGTACTTTGGACCGACCTCGAACGCGTCGCCGGCATCGCTCATGAACGCGTACGATCCCATGTTTGGCTTGGTCTCGTTTTCGAACCTCGCGTCCATCTCGTAAAGCACATAAAGCTCCATGTTCATCTCACTTGCTATCTCGCGCAAAGCGACCTCGTCCTTCGTGATGTCAAGATCCCCATACCACACCTTCTCGAACTCCTTGAGTCCGCGCAGTGTCATAACGACGTTTGCGTTGAATATGACTGCGTTCTTTGGGTTCCTCTCCCTGTAACCTGATTTAGACATCGATATGATGCGCCCGGAGGCTCCGAGCTTCTCGATGAATAGGCTTCTGATTTTACCCTCGTCCATTATTATCTGTGTATTGATAGACCAGCAATATAATTGTTTACGGCGAATACGGTATCGTTGTACAGCTCGGCAACCTTGTCGGAATCCGGCTCGTCCATCAGGTCGGCCTGCTCGAACGCGGTGCCGAGGTCCTTCAACTTCTGTGCTGCGTCGTCCATGAGCTTGTTCAGCTCCACCTTGCCGTACCGTATACTCTTCAGGTACTCGGCCTCCGGCCTCCTCACTATAATGCCGCGGCCGGCGGCGATGTCCTCGCTCATGTATATGAGGCGCATGCAATGCAGCATGTTCTTGCCGTCGATCTTCTGGTTGTGTCCCTCAACGTCGATCCACCTCGCCTCGTTACGCTCGCGCCTCCAGGTCATGTACCGGTTGTACAACTTGCAGTGGGACATGAAACCGTCCTTGTTGTAACTCATGTAGCACATTGGTACTGCATCCTTAGGCGTCTTGCTTAGACGGATAGTATCCGAGTCGTCGAGCACGATGCCCTTGTACCCGAGCATCTTCAATCCGTGTGATTTGACCCATTCAAGGGTCCGCTCCGGATCATCGGCGAAGTACGCACTGAACATGCCTCCGTTTAATTCCCCGAGATACCCACGGACTACATCGTTGTCCTTTATATCTGTCGCAGGTCGAGCCCCCTCTATTATCTCTTTCAGGTACACGATGGTATGTGCGAGTCGGTCGTAATATACGCCATACATGTCGCGCATGTGCTCCACAGCGTTCAGCGCGCAGAACCTCTGTTCCATGCCTCTTTCGGAGAGCCACTGCTCTATGGGAACACTACCCTGACCAACGAACGTGTAGCAGAAGTCGAGTGGACCCTTGCGTTCCATCTTCTCCTTCTCCCAGTTGTTCAGCTTGTCCTGACCGTCGGCCTTGCGTATCTGACTCTCCCCGTAACCGAGGAACGCCTTGTAACAAAGCTTCGACAGAAACACTTCCGGGCGTTTGAGCAATATGTCCATCTCTGGGTGTTTGTAAACGAGGCAGTCGTCCGGTATGTCGAAAACCTCGAGCATGTTTGGGTTGTTCACCGCGAGCAGCGATATGAACTTGCGCATCGAGTAGTAAGTGGTCTCCTCGTTGGTTTCCATGTTCTTCTCCTTTATTTCCTCCCAGTCGGGGTTGAAATCGAACATGGAGTAGTACGAATCCGGGAATATGAACACGGCCTTGTAGTCGGTGTCGGACGTCGGCACGTTGGTGCCGTATGCCCTGCTGCCGGTTATGTACTTTAGCACGATGTACTGCTCGATGTCCTTTGACGTGAGGGCCTTCCGGAAGTTGTGCCTCGCGTGCCCGTACTCGAATCTGTACTTGTCGCCAAGGTAATCGACGTAGACGAACCCATCGAGTATGTCGGTAATGGGGAACGCGTAGTCCTTCTTCTCGAACACCCTCGTGCTGTCGTCGGTCACGCACAGTGCGGACATCTTATTCTCCACCTTGTAGAACTCTCCTATTTTGAGATTTATTAGCATACGCGAATATATGAATAAAAAAAGAAACCCGCGGCCCTTTACGAACCACAGGTTTCCTCCGACTTAGTTGATGGTGATTACTTTTTCTTTATGGTTATCTGGACCTTCTTGTTGGGGTCCGAAATGTCTTGCGCGATGAACACGATGTGCTCATCCTTGCTATCATTGGCGAATATCCTGCACTCCGACAGTTCCGCCTTGAAGTTTCCGAAGTCTATTACTACTTCGGCAGTCGCGTCCTTATGGACTTTAAGTTGTTCTGACATTTGTTCTTTATTTTGTGTGCTGTCGTCTTTATGTGGCCGCCGACTGCCGCGACAGGATTAGTTCGGGAGAAGTAGAAATACAGACCAAAGAATAGCGCTGCCACAAAGTAGAATATTCCAGTAGTCACCCAATAGCTCCCAGTCAAGTCCAAAATCATTTTGAACAAGACGTCGAAGCCCAGCGGGTTGAAGAACATCCCGAGCATTAAGCAAATTATGGCGATTCTGTTTCTCACCCTTTATACTGTCATCTTCCATTTTCATAAAACACCCAGGTGGTCACGCTACGTTTTTGAACACAATGTGATCCATCGGAATACCGCTCCTCACCAGCTCCACATAGTTAACGTCGTAGAACAACAGGATCTTGGCGAATCCGCTGTCCGGCAGGTAATCAACTATCTTGCCGATTTCCCCCCCCGATCCGTTTGCCGAGTACACCGGACCGCCGTTGACTATGTTCCTATCCAGGCCAGTTCCGACCTGCAGATAGTATTGGTTTACCCTGAACATTCTTATTATATATTCAGGACTTACTGAGCAACAGCGTTAGAAACGAGATTGCTCAGCGTGTTCGAGAACTCGGTGCATAAATCCATGGTAGCAACAACGTCGCCCTCGCAGTATTTCTTTATGCCCTCGTGGTCTCCGGCATAGTAGCTAAGGTGCACGCGGTTGGCCTGCATCTCAGCCTTAGGCGATGCGATGCCGAACACGGCCGACATTGTGTCGAGCGATGTGAAGCTCTCCTGCCATGCGCCTCCGCTCCAGAACTTGGCGATGTCCATGAACTTTAGGTCCCAAGGCTTCTTGTCGTACACGGTGATTATGCCGGACGGCTTGATCTTGTTTATGAGCATGCGCTTCCAAAGGAACGGAACGTCAAACCTCTCTATGGTGTGCCCACCGAGGGTGTGCCCGGTTGCGTAAGCGTTGTTTAATACGATGTTGGTCTTTTTGAGAATGTCGAGCTCGTCGCCCCCGTAGAACGAGTTGATCTTGTACTCGCCGGACGAATCCCACTGGCCGAACGTTACGCACACAACACGACCGAACTCGGGATGCAACCCGGACTTCAACTTCCACATCTCGTCGACCCCGAGATCTTTGTTCTCGGGGTATCTTTCCCTCAGCCAATCTGTTCTTTTGTGCCAGAGCTCGGCGAGGCGGGGATGAGCGACCGTCAGGTCGTCGTAGGTAGAGACGATACCTGCTGTCTCAATATCTACAATTACGAGTTTCTTTAAATCCATGCCCTTTATACGGCATGTCAGAAGAGAGGTCGCGCTTTTATTTCCTTGATGTCGCTGTGAATGTCGACGTAGAACTTGGACTTCTCCGTGTACACCTTAACGTTCTTGAGTTTGGCACCCGGCGCAAGGCGCAGGAACTTCTTGGACTGGTTGTACCCGTCTATCACATAGAGCTGGTACTTATTGTGGTCGTCGCCGTTCATGTTCTTGAATACGAGCCGACGGTACACGTTGCCGCGCACGCGCTCGGGCTTGCCGACCGTAACGAGCTCGGCACATATAATACCCATCTGCTGTTTCATCAAAACAAATATAAGATAAATAAAGTAATGGAAACGCGTATCGGCATATTCGTTTTCTTTTTGTAAATTTACCCATTAAGTTATGTCAATGAAACAACTCATGAAGCGATTTACGCAAGGCAAAAAATCACCGGCTGTGTTGCCGACTAAGGCCATAGAGAAGGCCAAGGCCGTGATACGTAGCTGCGAGACATCACTGCAACTGAGCTCGGCACAGAACTACATCGAACTCGTAAACAAAAAAATAGGGTCTAAATGTAACGAACTGGAGGTACTGTACCAGGACCAGCTCCAAAATTTAAAAGGATGAAAATAATAAACGGGAAATCTTATATTGAGGTTATCGCCATGGAGTCGAAGCTCGGGAAGGTGAGCACGAACGAGGCGACCATGACGCAGTGGATGGCGCTCGGCCAGGTAAAAAAATGTGTGGACAAATCGGAGGCGAAGCTACTCGCTAAGCTCGACGAGAAGTGGAAGAAGCTGTCAGAATCTAAGGTAGTCATGTACTATTGCGAGGCGGATCGGACGTCCATCAGCGCGCTCGACATAGATTACTCGTATATGGTTGACAGTGCGCCGACGACTGCGTACGAACTCATCATGATGGCGCAGCGCAAGGTTGACCGCGAGATATTCGACACCAAGCTGGCTGCTCGGGCCCTCGCACAGAAAGGGTATTCTATATCGACCAACCCCACACCAACAAAAAAGTACAGCCTACGATGAACATCATAATTTCGGACCTCTGGGTTCCGGTAAGGGCACACAGGCCAAGCGCATAGCCGCTCTGGGATTCAACCATATCTGCAGGGCGACGTGCTGGATGGAACAAACCCAATAGAAATAATATTCAAAAAAAATAAAACAGTATGTCGATAACAAAAAGTAGAAGTTACAGCAAAGAGCGCGAATCCCTAACGGAAGCTGCGATGAAGAGCATCGTGTTTAATAAAGAATACAGGTGCTTCAAAAAGGGAGAGCGATATGAGTTCAAGCCCGGACTGAACCTGCTCGTCGGAGACCAAGGGTGCGGCAAGAGCACGATAATATCCTGCATGCGCGATGACAAGAACGACCAGTGGACTATAGACGTAGACCCGGTGGAGTTCAGGTTCCTCGACACCGAGAAGATGAACCCGCGCACGGTCGGAAACCTCAATTACGCGAGAGACGTTGGCTACACAATAGCTTCCAACTTCATGTCGCACGGACAGATTCTTCTACCGATGGTCGGGGCGTGCAAGGACATGAAGGGATACATCCTGTTTCTCGACGAGCCAGAGGCGGCGTTGTCTATCCGCAGTCAGATCAAGGTCGCGGACGCTATTGCCGAGTGCGCCAAGCACAACCAGGTGTTCGCGTGCACGCACAACCCATACATAATCCGCAAGGCCAAGGAAGTGCTCGACCTCGAGCGCAAGATGTGGACCGACGCGGAGGAATTCATAAAGCACCAAGAGAGTAGAAACCCAAGAAAGAAAAAAGTAAACAGGTAATCGTAATGCGGGCGTAATCGTCCGGATTGCCGTGCGCGCTGATACTCGACGCAGGACTCACAGAATTCGATAAGCCTACGTATACCTGCCATGTCGGTCGGTCCAGGATGGTCCGACGAAGTAGACGCCGTCACGGGCGGTTTATCTCTGCTTTAATGCCGGCGCGTTATCTATTATTCGCTGTATCCGCTCGAGCTGAATGAGATTGTATTTGTTAAACCAGGTGTGCAGCAACTCCATCTTCATCTCGTCCTCGAGCGTTGGGATCGGAACAGAGTACTTCAAAACACCATCATCGTAATCGGCATTCTCCTCGAGTTCTTCCGCTTCGTCCTTTATGGTCGTGATGTTGTCTTCAATCTCTTCAAGCTTGTCGAGCGCTTCGTCCATGAAGTCGTCTATCTCGCCTTCCTCGTCCTCTCCGGTGAAGTTGTCTTTCAGATCGGTAACAAGTTCGCGCAGGTCTCTTACCGCGTCTTTGATGTCTTCGATTTCGTCTTCCATTACTGCATATTTTGGAAATCGTCCAGGTGCATCTTAGGTATCATTATCTTAGAGACCGGACTCAGGTTGTAGAATCCAACGTTCTTGTTCGCGAGGGCCCTGTGCAGCTGCACGTACTCGTTGCTTATGGTCCCCGCCTTCTTAGACAGCGGGTGGTCACCAGTCTTCGCGAAGAAGTGGTTCGGCGTGAAATCAACGCCGAGAAGCCCAATATTCTTTGCGCCCATCTTGTACGCGAGTATGACCGCTATGTATGGCGAATTGCTCGTGTAGTCGATAGCTGGTTTGTCGAGTTCACACGCCCCGTACCTGCCGAGAGTTATCACGCACTTCCGGGCGTCGTCAACTTTCATGCCACGTAGGTGCGTGAATATGACCTGTGCTTGAGTGCTCTCTATGAAAGACCACCTCTGCTGGCTGAAGCTCACCTTGTCGTTGACGACCACGAGGTAGTTCGGCGAAAATAATCGTTGAATATCATTAACACCAATAGTTATATTTCTATGTGGTTCAACTAACAAAGTAGCGCTTTCACCACATCCACAAACTATTATGTTTGATCCTTTATGTTTGTTTAATATGCTACCTAACTCTATCATTCAAATAGTTTATCATATTTTGAAGCATATTGCAGGAGTCACATAGTAATCCTCACCGCGCCTGTCATCCTCACACGTTGAACAAATCTTTTCATGGTTGCGGATCCAGAATTTCTACCTCCGTGAATGCAGCCAAATGGAGCACATGTTTTTTGTCCTTGTCCAGAACGAGTACATCCCGTCGATATGGTCGAAGAATATAATCTCGCCGACCTTATCGGCGCGCATCCTACCGGTACGTGCACGTCTTCAAGCACTTTGATAGGTCTCCCTTGGTACGTCGTAAAGTTTCATGTGTATTTTATTTGAATCCTATGCCCTTCGTTGGTTTTGAGTCCCCAAGTAGTACAGTGTCGTCCTCGTCCTGCCTCAGCGAGAATATGTCGGCCAGACTCATAGGCCCGGTTGCCGTATGCTTGATCTCATACTTGTCTATCACCCTCTGAGCATCCTCTTTAGACAGCTTGTTGAACTCCTTTATGGAGAGCATGCGCTGTTTTCTGAGTATCGCTTCGTCTATCATCTTTATGTCGGAGTTGAATGTGGCAAGCACCTGAATGTTCAGGAAGTCGTTGAGTATGCCATCGGACGAGTTGAGTATGTTGGACACGCCGTCTCCGCCGTACTGGTTTATGTCCCTCTTGATGAGCACGCGCTCGGCGTCCTCTATCACGAGCAGTATGCCTGGCTTCTTCTTGCCGCCCTCTTCGTCTATCCTGTCATCAGCCCAGTCGAGCAGGAAGTTGTTGAACACCGGGGTTCCTATCATGTCGACCATGTTGTTCGGCATGTACAGGATATTCTTCTTCGTTTTCGCCAGGTCTCTTATCAGCCTGCGTATGTAGTACGACTTGCCAGTTCCTGGCGTGCCGTACAGGAGTATGATGCCCTTGTTCTTCTCGCTTATCCTCTTCAGGTTAAGCTCGTGGAACTTGGAAAACCCGTCTCCGTAGTGAATGTCGAGGTCGAACTTCAGGTCCGCGCTTATCATCGGCAGCTCCTTGGTGTACAATCCGGACTCTGAGTCCTGGCACAACAAGTGAATCCTGTTTATCTCGTCCGACGTCTCGAGCTTTATCTTGTGCAGCGCCTCGACAAGCTCATCGGGGACACCCACATACTGATTGTACATGATGTCAACCTCCTGACACACGAGCGTGCCGTGTTCCTTGTCCTTGAACTTCTTCTGCGCCGGCTTTATCTTGTAGTGATCGTCGTCGGCAGAGTGAGACCTCCTGTTGCGAACGTACACGATGCTGTCCTTGTACTTTATGCGCATGAGGACCTGCTGGTACTCGTCGTCCTGGTACTTCCAGTCCAGGCTGCAGTCCTCCTTGTAGATGTCCTGTATAACAGATATGAACTGGTTAAACAAGAACGGCCCGTTGATCCGCATCCATGACGGTACGACCGAGTTGTCCTTTACGAAGAAGTTTAGCGCGTCAGATTCCTCCTCGTGTATCCTGTGCCCGAGCTTGTCTATCTTTAGTTTATCCATCATGTTGTTTTTATTTGATTTATCTGCAATGTTGCGCCTCCCTGTTTTATATATCGGAAAAAATTAGGGGGCTTTTGTCGCCCCCCCTAATAAACTGGTTTTAAATAGTGTAACCGCCACAGCGGATCTTCTTACCGCGGTGCGTGAAATCTGGAGCCGGCGCTTCATCGTACAGCACCACGAAATTCTGGTCTATGTACCTCCTGAAGTCTTCGGGCGTTATCAGGTTGATGTTATCGTAAGTGTTCAGCCCGAGCAGGTTGACGTAGAACTGCGCGAACTCACTGCAGATGAACCGGTCGGACTTGCCGAGACCGGTAAGGTCTATTCCGGTCTTCTTTATTAAAGCGATGCGCAGCAGCAACGTGTTGTCGTACTTGACCTCCTTGCCGCCCCAATAAGAGAGAATCTCCTTTATGGCAGCCTCCATCTTTGCCTCGCCAACGCGAGGACGCATGATGCAGAAGTCGCTGTACCCGTCCATCCTCCTTGACAGCGGGACGCAAACGAGACCTCCTGACCACATGTCCAGCGTGAGCACGCGGTCCATGTCATCAGCCTTCCAAACAACCCCTATGTGGTTGTAGTATGCGCGGTCGAAATACTGGATGGACCTCGATAGGAAGCTGCTTCCCCTATACAACACAAGGTCTCCAGTCTCAAAACTGTCCCTGTATTTTTTGTACTTCTCAGGTACGTCTTGGTTCTTGGAACCGATAAGCATTTGCATTATTTCTTAGTTTTTATTTTTTATCTAAAACGCATCTCGTTGTCCACGTTCTCGTAATTACCGTTTACAAATATGTCGAGCAGCTCGTACATAAGCGAAGTGGTGTATCCGGGCATCTGAGCGAACCCGTTATTCGTGTAATTTATACCGAGCACTGGGTACGAACCGTTCTGCAGCCACAGGATAATGTGAGGAAGATTCGCATAGTAATAGTCATAGCACATCTCTTTGGTGACCATGTATATCATGGCCACATACGCCTCCGGAAGACGGAATGATATTTTTTGGAACGCTGCGAATAGTCGCGATAGGCGAACCTCCCTTGTCCTCGCCGTTAGTATGTTCCAGTTGCGCTCATGCTCAGCTGGTGTGAAATAGGTGTCCCACTCACCCTGACTTATGTCTGCGGGGTAGCGGTAGTGTTGCACGCATTTCTTACGATCTTCATACATGAGAGCGCCCCAGTCGGTAACAAGTATGTCGCGCAACGAATCTCTGAACACGCCATAGTCAAACTTCCTACCGTTCGTCATCGTCAGCAGCGTATCCACCGATGTTACATCGTCTTCATCCTGGGAAAAGACATGATTATTTGGAACCGTGTAATAGTAGTTCAAAATTCCTTGACTCGTGTCCTGGTGCGGTGTTGTTTTTAGTTTGGCTATCCTCATTTTAATAACTCTATGATTTATTGTGCTTCCCACATATACACCTGCGCTGTTGTCGTTCCAGTTTCAGTCCATGCAATATCGAATGATGTTGATGTGACGTTCTGAATGACTCCCGAAATATAACTTCCCCCGCCTGTTGCTAAAAGTATTGCAAAGGTGGTTGAAGATAAACCCGCTTGAGTTGCGGTAATTGTTGCTCCGAATCGTTGATATACACACCTGTTTCCGCTTGAGTTCCATATACCAATAGATGATGTGGTTGCGGTTGCAGAGCTGTTTGCGGTAAATGTACCATAACCATAAATTCTTATGATAGCTGGAACCTTTCCGAGACCATGTGTGATTGTTGTTGTTTGGGTAGCAGCTGGAGAAGTACCAACACCTGCTGTTGATAACGGGGCTCCAGAGTAACCAGAAACCCCAGATACTCCGCTGAACCCACTTCGACCGCTGAACCCAGATATTCCGGATGAGCCACTCGTACCGGAGAATCCTGAAGTACCTGCTGCACCGTTTGTTCCCGAGAATCCTGAAGTCCCGCTATAACCAGAAAACCCAGAGACCCCTGAGTAACCCGACATGCCGCTGAATCCAAAGATCCCTGAGTAACCCGACAGCCCAGAAAAACCAGATGCGCCAGAGTATCCGGAGAACCCGCTTCGGCCGCTGGTACCAGAAACTCCGGAGTATCCGGAGAACCCTGAGGAACCATTTGTACCGTCAGTACCACTGAATCCAGATACTCCAGAATAACCGGAGAAACCACTAATGCCGGAGAAACCGGACACGCCCGACACGCCCGAAAAACCTTGGGTCCCGCTGAAACCAGAAGTACCAGAAATACCGATATTTCCCGAATAACCCGACACGCCACTGAATCCGCTCACTCCAGAGACCCCCGACACGCCAGATGATCCACTCGTGCCGCTTATACCAGAATAACCGGATAAGCCGAGTCCTGAATAACCAGAGACCCCGCTAAATCCAGAAGCAGCTTGTGCATCCGCCAAATTTTGCGTTGTTATTAACTTTCCAGATGTACCAAGATCTGGTAGCTCTATCAGTACCGTCTGAGTCAAAGATCTTGGGTCGAATGATATTACGTCTGGACGCCATACAAGATCCTGCATGAACTCGTATATCTCGGCCCTTGTAAAGTAGTCGAGAATATTCTCAGAGTTCGGCATAACAAAATGCCTTCTGTACTCGTATTTCATCTCAGCGGAAACGCCAGACCAATTCGGAATAACGTGCGAATTTGCCGAGTCCTTCCAGTCAAAATACTCCATGCGCTTAACTGAAAAGAACAAGTACAACGTCTCAGGCGAAGTGACGTCCGTGGCGCCATTGGTGGCAAAGTTATAGTTGTCCGGCACTATGTAATAGTTGCTCAACTGTCCGTCGACCGTAGATTGAATGCCGTTGCTATCTAATACTGCTATCCTCATTTTTATATCCTTGTCATTGTAAAGTTCATGTACGATATAGTTATGTCCGCGGCGGATGTTATATTCTGCACCCACAACTCTACGTAATCGTTAGTTGCAAGAGATACCAAGCAATTGACTCCAGCTGCGTATTGATCAGTAGAAGTCCTGAAGAATGAATTTATCTGCGACTTTGTAACTCGCGCGCCGTTCTTGTAAACAAAGAAACTGAACGTCTCGTTGGCGGATGCAGATACAGACGACACGGACACGTTTATTAAAAATTCTCTCGTTGCCGCACCAGTATAAGTCAGTCTTCCATTGGAATGCGTCACGTCTGCCGTAAGATCTCCGGCTGTAGTAGTTCCAGCCACTTTCAATGGAGTGGATGTTGCCGCGATTGCCGTTGCCGTTGCGTTGCCGTTTAAGTACATTTCTCCGTATGTCGATGCTGGCGAATTTCCAGAAAAACCGCTCGTGCCAGAGTAACCAGAATATCCGCTAACTCCAGAATAGCCAGAAACGCCAGAGAACCCAGATACACCACTAAAACCACTCACTCCAGAGCGGCCAGAAACGCCAGAGAACCCAGATACACCACTAAAACCACTCACTCCAGAGTAACCTGAGGTTCCTGAGGTTCCGGAGTAACCCGAAAATCCCGACGTGCCGGAGTAACCCGAAAATCCCGACGTGCCGGAGTAACCCGAAAATCCCGACGTGCCGGAGTAACCCGATACGCCGGAGAATCCGCTCGTCCCAGAGTAACCAGATATGCCGGAGGTTCCTGAGTATCCGCTTGTTCCTGAGTATCCGCTGAATCCGCTTGTTCCTGAGTATCCAGAAACGCCCGAGTATCCGCTCACACCGGAGTATCCAGAAACGCCAGAGTATCCGCTCACACCGGAGTATCCAGAAACGCCCGAGAATCCTGATGTACCGCTGTAACCCGAAAATCCGGAAGTGCCGCTGTAACCCGAAAATCCGGAAGTGCCGGAGCCCGAAAATCCGGAGGTGCCAGAGTAACCCGAAGTACCAGAAAAACCAGACACGCCTGAGTAGCCCGATAAACCTATGCCAGAGTAACCGGAGATTCCAGACTCACCCTGCACGCCCTGCACGCCGTCAAGATTGACGGTCCACGAAGAATAAGTTCCCGAACCCTCCTCTGTTATGACGAGGACTACGAGTTCTCCAGTGCCTGAGTTGTACGACTGCACCTCTCCTATGAAAAGATTTGTAGCGTTGTACGCGACGACAACTCCTTGTCCTACGGAATACGATAATCCCGACTCAACAAAAATTATTTGTATATTAGGAGACCCAACTGGTATTGTGAGCGAATCAGTTGATGATGTTAAATATCTGTCCGCTTTGCCAGAGAATCCCGAAAGCCCCGAGTAACCCGAGTAACCCGAGTAACCACTTACCCCAGAGTAGCCGGAGACCCCTGATACCCCGCTTGTACCTGAGTAACCAGACTCACCAGAAGTGCCAGAAATTCCAGAAATGCCAGAGTATCCACTGAAACCTGATATGCCCGAATAACCAGACTCGCCTGATGTGCCGCTCGTTCCAGAGTAACCGCTGAATCCCGAGGTTCCGGAGTATCCGGAGACTCCAGAGTAACCCGAATAGCCCGAGACTCCAGAGTAACCCGAGAACCCGCTCACGCCAGAGGTTCCACTCGTTCCAGAGTAACCGCTAAAACCGCTCACTCCAGAGTGGCCAGAAACGCCAGAGTAACCCGAGAACCCACTAACGCCAGAGTAACCCGAGAACCCACTAACGCCAGAGTAACCCGAGATGCCAGAAAATCCAGATATTCCCGAGTGACCACTAACGCCAGAAAACCCACTAAAGCCCGACACACCTGTTACGAAATTGTAGAAATCGTCAGCTGAAGTAACAGAATATCCATTATAGTTGCCGGTCAATTTACCGTCATCTATAGCTGTTATTAGATCGCGTGAATTCTGTAATTCCGACAGCGAGTACTCCTCCAGCAGATCATGGTCGACGACTGGATGATAAAAAGTACGTTCACCGAGGTCATAAAGAACCACGATGTCCGGACTTCCAACTCCTGTTGTCGTTATTTTTAAAAATGGCACCATTTATATTACCTTCTCTTTATTACTATTGTTCCCTTCGGTCTGTCTATGGATGCCCCAGTCATATACAGTTGAAGTAAATCGCCGGCGTTCACATCCACGTTGTATGTATCTGAGTAATTGCTCGTTTGTGCACCAGTTAAATTTATCACAGCTCCGGTAAGAGTACCGTTGTTCCGCACCTCTATGCTCCACGCGTTGCCGTTAACCGAGTTGCATGATGCGGACATTGCCACTATAGTGCCATTGTAAGGCATTACGACCGGCGCCAGGTTCATGGGCACACCGTCCTCGTCCCTTAGGTATTGATTCGTTGTGTTTGCCGAGTTGCGAGATGCGCTAATGGTAAGCAAGCCGTAGCTCGGATCACCACTGAGGCCTGAGAATCCGCTCACTCCCGAATAACCGGAAACTCCACTGAATCCAGATACTCCCGATCCGCTCACTCCCGAATAACCACTTACGCCAGAAAACCCCGAAACTCCACTGAATCCGGATACTCCAGAAAAACCGGACACGCCACTGAATCCAGATACTCCCAAGTATCCGCTGAACCCTGAGGTTCCTGAGAATCCGATCACTCCTGAGAATCCACTCACTCCTGAGTATCCAGATATGCCAGAAGTTCCGCTAAATCCACTAACCCCGCTTGTACCGGAGTAGCCGGAGAACCCCGATGTGCCTGAATAACCGGAGAACCCCGATATACCTGTAACTTTTTTCTCGCCAAGAGTGGTGAGTACCATCCATCCAGCACCGTCGTTGAATACGAGCTGCTCGTCCGGTTTAAGTATCACGCTTATCAATGTTCTGCTCGTACCCGTGTTGTAGAGCTCGACTGTTATCACCCTGTTGACCGTGTCGTTGTTGAACACGTTCACGTATTTTATGTTCCTGTATATGGATGCAGCAGGAGGTGCCACAGCCGTTACCGGTGTGTTGCCAGTGAGCACACCGTCATTGCCACCGGGCGTCATAACTGGTGTTGTCGACTCTATGTCATCGTACGCCGTTACAAATATCGGCTCGCTCGTCGTCGCCGCAGCGTCCGAGTATATCCTGAGAGATTTGTTTATGGTATCTAATCTTATCATCAGCCTACCTGTATTGTAACTATTTCGGCCACTTGGGTGAACGTGTACGCAGAGCCGTCGAGGCTTATGCCGACAATAGTGCCGGGGGTCGTGTCTGCGACCTCGAGCACAAATTCTGACGGATCAAAAACTATGTCGTTGATCATGTTCTATTACGCCTGCGTAAGCAGCGCCCTCACTTTAATTGAACCCGGCAGCGACGTAGCGACGTAACGGATGTAGTTGCCCACGACATCTGCCGAAGAGCTCCATGCGTTCCATACGTTGCCGTCGGTCGAGTACTGCCACGTTCCGAAGGCGGAAGCCGTCACTGTGTCGTCGACTATCGGCACGCCCGATACCGCGTTGTACAGCCTTATCCTCAGGTCAGGTATTGTGCCGCCCCATAGGGACGATTGCCTGTACCCGAAGGTGTTAGATGTCACGCTTGACTTGGCCACTGACGGCGTGTAATGAGAATCAGTTGTGTCGTCCTCGTAAACCACCGTAAGTCCCATTATCCTCGCGGGTATGCACGACTCGCCAAGCACTCTAAATTCGAACTTAAACTGTATAGACGTTGACGGCGATATTGATGTTAGCGTGCCACTATCGTCAAGTAGAGTCCACGTACCAGAGTTATCAGATATTCCGGCAGTCCTGACGTAAGTCTTGAACGGCTCCGGATTCTTAACGAGATAATCATTACCCATCTTCTTAATCTCGTTCACGTAAACCCTATACAGCTTGGTGGCGTTCGACGTGTCCATGGCAGGTGTTATTAGGACCTGGTTAGTGGTTGACGTGTATGTCCAGTGTGCCTCTATCGGTATGGTGTATATCTGATTGGCCGTTGCTGCCGTACTGTGACGTGCCATATACAGTATTCCCCCCTCCGACCAAATAGAAAAAGTGGAAGCCTGTATTGAAGGGTGTGGTACTATAGTGGAATCCGCCGTAGACTGGTCGAGCTGTCTGTCGTCTGCGAGGAATATCAACTCGAACTGCGACGATATTGTGTTATATGTGGTGACGTAGCTGCGGGTACTTGTAGCACCAGTTGTCATTATCACGAGTCTGTCTATCAAGCTCGAGATCTCTACAGAAGACAACGCGGATGTCGCTGCGAATGTTGCAGTCCCGCCCGGCGGGACCTCGACCATTACGTCCGAGGTCCAGGTTGTGCTACCGTTGGTTATGTTAGTCAACGCACACCTGTAAACCCTTGTGGTGGTTACAAAATATAAGCTCTCAACCCCACTTCCAGGACCGTGAGATAACGTACCAATCCTGCCGTTATTGATCTGCGACATGGTTCCTGTCAGAACTTGGTTACCAGTCTTAATAATGTTAGTAGTAGTATCCTTGCCCGCGGCAAGCGTTAGCGCCATTCTTATGTTATACACGAAGCAGATAGATCCTGTCGCATTCAGTACGTATACATACTGAGATGTCCAAGAAGTCCTCTGTCCTATGGCGGATCCTGCAGCTGTAGTATTAGTGACCACCGCCGCGTCGGCGAGCCAGTACACAGCCCTTATATTATCGACTGTGGTCGCGGCCGGTATCGTGGTACCGGACGTCGTAAAATTTTCTATTCTCAATCCCTTTGTGACGAACAGACCACCATTGGTCGCAGTCGCATTAGTCGTAGACGTCACACACATCAAGTCTTGTATTACGTATGCAGTTCCACCTGGTATAGTTCCCGCAGAGGTCGTTAACGTTATGGAAGTATCGCCGCCGATGGCCGAGATTTCGTACCACGTGGTTATCGCAGTCGGATCGGTGGACCCGAATCCAATTCGGCATCCTACGCTCATCCTATCAGTTAGCCAGGCAGATCCGCTTCCGGTCACGGCCGTGCCTGATACAGATACTGTACCAGTTGTATACGACTCGCATATCATCCTGAACCCCCTTATGGTATGCGCGGTCGCGGTTGGATATGTCAGAGTTATGAAACCCCTCCAGTTGAACATTGACGTGACCTTGTTGTACTCATACATAATTATCCTTCTCGTTGCAGCGGCAGCGGCGTTATCGGCAAGGAACACGTAATCGGTATTCGTGTCACAGTTTATTACGTGCGGGAACATCCCCGGTATCGCCGTGGATTGTTCCATTGGTCTTGCCACACCTATTATCGATGGACCTGCAAACTTGTCGGTAGGGTTGGATCCCGTGTATTGCCTGATCTGCGTACCAACGTTGGTCTTGGTGGAGTCGTACGACGTTATAGGCGTCGTGGCTCCGGTGAATAAATGTTCTACTGCTTTCTTTGACATCTTAGTCTTTCATTATTTTGAGGTGCACAGTAACTCTCGTTATAGTTGATACTGAGTCGATGTTAAAGGCGAATATGTCGCCGGCATTGACCGTAGTATCCGTCCACCCCGTTAGGTTCGTGTTCCTGTTCTTTATCTGCGATACGAGGCGAGGCTTATCGCTGCCCGGTATAGAATCGGCGACAGTCGGCGGATAGTTGTCGTACGTGTCCTTCCACACGTCCACCTGGATGTCGCCTATTTGGTCGGCGAAAACTACCCACGCTACTATGGTACCAGAGAACGGCACGGTCACGTACGCTTTAGTTCCTATGGTCAGAGGGTTTGCTCCGTTGTCAAGACCGAACCCGATCGAACCGACCTTTATGTTCTGCCCAGATTCCCCGGTAACTCGTATCTCACCAAGAGAGTTCATTACCATCCATCCGGCGGCGTCGCTGAACACGAGCTCTTCCCCTATCTCGAGGTAAACCTTCATCAGCGTACGTTGGTCGACTCCATTGAGGAGCTCAATAGTTACCGTATGCGGTGCCGTATCGACATTAGCTACACTTATGTACTTTATGTTCCTGTAGAACGGCGACACAGGCGACGAAACTGCAGTAACAGGCGTTGTACCATTCAACGATCCGTCCTGACTCCCTGGAGTGAACGCCGGATTGACCACGCGTATATCGTCATACGACGTTACGAATACAGGCTCGCTCGTCGTCGCCGTAGCGTCCGAGTATATCCTAATGCTCTTCGAGGTCGTATCTAAACGGATCATATTTTATATATTTTCTTATAGTCCGAGGCTGTTTATTATCATAGCGAGTATACCAGCATCAAATCCGCTGAAACCAGAGGCGCCGGAGAACCCGCTCACGCCGGAGAACCCGCTCACGCCGGAGAACCCTGAGGCGCCGAAGTATCCGCTGAAACCAGAGGTGCCCGATAAACCGCTCGTCCCACTCTCTCCCGAGAAACCGCTCGTCCCACTCTCTCCCGAGAATCCTGAGGCTCCGCTGAATCCTGAGACTCCTGAGTAACCGCTCAAACCAGAGGTGCCCGAGAAACCAGAGGCGCCCGAGAAACCGCTCACCCCGCTGAAACCCGAAAATCCAGAGGCTCCAACGAAAGACACCGGCGAGTGAACGTGTGTAGCGTTTGTAAACCCTTCAACGTATAGACTCACCGTTATATTAGACACAGAAGTGGTCTTAGCATAATACTTGACGAGTATCCTATCCGTGAGGTCGAGGTCGAACTCGCCCTGTAATATCTCTTTAGAATAGAGTGCTACGACCGCGCCGTTTATCTCGGCAGTCTCAGCACTGAATAAAGGTGTCTCCGTTCCGACGAAATCCCTCTTGTACACGCGTATAACTATTCGCGTGTCTCCAACTGGGTTGTCGACCGAAGAGTAAGTATCGAATATCCACGAACCACCAGATATGTAAAGCTGGTCTGGGTTAGACGGTAAGGTCAAGAATTGCTGGATAAGAACCTCGCCTGTCGTATTATTACACACCGCGGTGAATGAACTCTCTGGATCTATAGAATCGGGATTGATATTCAATTGCCTGAAACCAACTATATCAGAGGCATCGTTCCTCAGGTAGTATAATGCACCACCGGCTACACCATTGACGCCGGAAAATCCGGAAGCGCCGTCAACACCAGAAAATCCAGAAAATCCAGAGACTCCGGACATACCATCCTGTCCATAGTAACCTGATGAACCTGATATTCCGCTGAACCCGGACGTCCCGCTCGCTCCGCTCACACCCGATATGCCACTTGCGCCGGACTCACCAGAGAAACCCGACGTACCGGAGAATCCTGATACTCCGCTGAATCCGCTCACACCACTGAACCCTGATACGCCCGATGATCCACTCGTGCCGCTTAGACCAGATGTGCCGGAAAACCCACTCGTTCCGGAAGTACCGCTGAATCCAGACGTGCCGGAGAATCCTGATACTCCGCTGAATCCGCTCACACCGCTGAACCCTGATACGCCCGAGAAACCACTCACGCCCGAAGTACCACTCAATCCGGACGTTCCGGAAATACCGGAAGTGCCGGAGAACCCGGAGGTTCCACTGAATCCTGAAGTTCCACTCGCGCCGACAAAACTGCCGCTATCGAGCCACTTGACCCCGTCGCCAGTGGTCATAAGTATTTGGCCGGATATACCGGACGAGCCGTCGCCGTCGACGAGCGTCGAATTAAGCGCCAGAGGTCCGGACATTGCATCACCCGCCTTGTTCAACTTTGAATCAAGATCGGCCTGCAGTCCATCTATCTGTCGAATGGGTATTTGACTTTTTGGTGTCATTAAAATATCGTTGCATTCGAAACCTTTCGGCTCTTTTTATATATCTAAAACATAACGCTTCAGACAGGCGATATATACTAAAACCAATAATCAGGAACGCATGCTGAAAGTTCTCACACCTACGTGGTTTTTGAAACCTCCATTCGACTTCGAACACAAGCAATACGTCCTGCTCGCCTACATACGGGACGCCAATAAGGCATTCGAGACCAACAAGCTCGAACCGTACTTCGACGACGTAAGGGCGCAGCTAAAGAATATGGAGTGCTACAGCTCGATCCGAGGACTCCTGAAAAGGGAGGGCGACGAGTTCACCGAGGAGGATCTGAAGACCATAGATTACGTGTCCATGCTGCCGGATAACCACCCAGATCGGATGGAGGTCGACAAGATAGTAAAGTGGTCGGTGCTGCAACTAAAGGACCTGCAGAGGCACGGATCAGACGTCTGGAAGCACATAGAGAACTGCCTGGCGATGTCGTTCATCGGCAACAAACCAAAGAAGGTGAGGGGTGGGTACATGTTCATACGGTACCCCGGCTCCTGGATAGTGGAGACGTACAAGTTTTGGGTGGATAAGGACCAAGTGAAGTCGGAGCTCATAGGGTTCGACGAGAACGAGTCGCCCAAGTACTCAGACGTCATGGCTAAGTACTCAGGCGTGCACGAGGACTACGCATACATATCGGTTGAGCCCACCAAACCATTTGACACAAAAGACGGGCTGCTACCTGTGGTACACCAGGTGATCAAGTCCAAAGTAATAACCAAGACGTCTTCTTCAAAGGAGGACAGCGAGAAGTGGAGAATGTAAAAAGCCGGCTAAAAACCGGCTTTTAAATTATTCTTGCTCCAGACCCGCAGGGTTATCCTTGCCGTATTCGTCCTTCAGTCCCGACCAGTAGTCGTCCCACTTTCTCGTGTAGTAGTCGTCCTTGTCCTTCATGAAGTTGATGAACTCATCGTTCACGTACTTTTCTTTTTCCTTCTTGAAATCGTCAATGGTGATCTCGAGGTCGTTGTTGTCTATGTACTCCTGTATCTCCTCATCAACCTCATCCGCATCTATATCGTTCTCGAGAAGCTCATCCTTTATGTAAGCGTCGAAGTTCTCATTGACCATGTCAAACACATTGGTGTAGAACTCTACGAAAGTGGCCGTGGCCGTGAGCTGTGGCTTGACGTCATCTATCAATTTAGCAACCTGAGAATCAAAGTTCAACTCGAACTCCTCCGCACGCCCGCTGCCGGATGACAGCGTGATCGAGTCGTAGTGACCGTTATTGTACCTGGCAGCATCGCTGCCGATGATGAGATCACCCTTCTCGAACTCGCCGCGTATGTAACCGGCGAAGTGCACCTCCCTGTAGTTATTGAAACTTATATTGAACGTTACGTTGAGTACGAGCTCCGGTTGCGCTATGAACAGGTCGCCCAGTTTCTTCACGTCTTCTCTCGCCGCTTCTTCTATACCGAGATCGTCGAACAGTCCACTGTAGTCCGAGACGGACCCTATAGGTATCTGCCTTATCTTATTCTCGAGCTTGTCCAGCTTGAGGTCGAGTCCGCTCTTGAGCATCCAGGTGCCGACTTCGTCCATGCCGTCGTCGTATCCCTCCGCGTCGAACGTGTCCGCCATCTCAATTTTCTTGCTGACCTCTGTGAGTCCTGATGCGGACAGCTCGAGAATTAGATTGACGTCGACATCCGTCCTGAAGTCGATGCCCGCCCCTCCGCCCTCGTTGAGACGGTAACTCTCGTTTACAAATTCGTTGAATCCGAATATCCTTTTCATTTTTTGTCTTGTTTTTTTTATCGGCCGATGCCCTTCTTTAATTTTTTGTAGTCTTGTAGTAGCTTGTACGATATTAGCGCTGGGGCGAATACGCCGAAAAATCCACCAGCCGCCCAAGTTATCCAATCGGACTTGTCGCCGGTTATGAACGAGCCGAGGCCTATTGCCGCATTTAGGAACAGACCTATTAGGTATGACAACCTCATGTAAATAAGCCACGGCCAGAACTCGTATCCGCCGGTATAGTCCTTCTGAACATCCACTGCGTAATCAATCTCTTCCTTGGTCCTCTTCTTGAAATTCATGGCACTATTCTTTTTCTTCAGGAGCTTCTCGACGTACCGTACCGATTCGACTGGTCCTATTATAGCGTCGGCCTTCATTATCCAGTTCAGTGTAGACTTCGGCTCCTGTTTGTATCTCTCCTTCATCTCCTTGACGTCGGGTAGAATAATCTTGTTGAATCCCATTCTTTATTTTTTGTAAACTGAGCTGGAGTCGTCCTTGATCTTCATCATTATCTCCGTGCACACGACCGTCATGGCGAGCGCCTCAATTAAAGTTAGTATCTCTTTGTTCATAGGCAAGAACTTGAGCACACCTTCGGACTTCAGGATCTGGTCCTTCATGTCGCCTGGTATCGTATTGTTCCTGTACTTAACAACCTCCTCCATTACTATGGGGAGCATTGCGTATTTCTTCGTGGATGGCCCGCCTGCGTCGGCAGTGTACTTGATGTACGCCTCGGCGAATTTCTCTGGTGTGGTGCCGTCAAAACTCCTGACAGCACTTATGGATTTAAACGGCTCGGCGTCCTTCAGCTGGTCGGTTATGTCGTCCATGAACGCCCACAGAGCCTGGTTGTCCTCATTAAGCTTCGTAGGACTGAACTTCATTAGGGAAGTGTGAATATCTGCCGAAACCTCAAGTGACTCCTTCATAATAGCCTTTGAGTAGTTTTGAAGCAGTGCCTTGGACACAAGTCCTGGAAATACTTTTAGCCAGAACATGCTGACCTCCTTAAGTGCGGCGAGTTCTGCCGCTATGTTGTCGTTGAGATCGGTTCCCTCCTTGCGTAGTTGCTTTATGCGAGCGAACGCATCGGTCTTGGCCGGGTCGAGCTTTGTCTTGTAGAATCCGAGCGCGCGATCCCACGCTCTGAGAACAAGATCTGCAAGGTATTTGGAGAATGCACTTGCACTCTTCATTACCTTCTCGAGTTTGTCGATAGTTTCCTCCTTCACCTCAACTCCGTCCTCCTTCAACTTAGGGAGTACTTCGCGCATCCGGGTGAGGATGCTCTCGTTCAGCGCTTTGTTGTCGAGGCCGGCGGCCTTCATTGCGCTGTATATTCCCTTCTTGTCCGCCTCACTAAAGTACGACGACTCCATCACGCCTTTCCAGACGAGTTTCTTCATCTTATCTTCTAATTTATTCATGGTCTGGTTGTTCTCGTGCACGGTTCTCACGGGTTGTACGGCGACAGGAGAAACCTCTTCCGGCTTCTTCCTGTCGTTATTGAAATCGTCAAATTTTAGGAGTCTACTCATTACTTCTCTGTTTCTTCGTCCTATCCTCAGGCTTCACCGACTCGTCGATGTCCGAACCAACGATAGTGGCCGTGTTAACTATAACTTCGTTTGGCGTAGCGCCCTTACCGAGACCCTTACCCTGTGTGATGACCTCGACCCTGTTGTTCTTGGTCTGGTCGAACAGATGCACGCGGTTGGCGTTCATGCGGTCGTTAACGTTGGCTTCCTGCGCATTGTGCGGAATACCAAAAGCCTTGTAGGGGTTAGCGTCATTCCTGACATAAGACCCCTCGGCCTTTATCTTGTGGGTTCCGGGGTGAGCGTCCTCGCCGTTCTTCAGCATGACGGTTTTCCTCGCCTGGTCGTATGCTTCGACAAACTCGTCGAATGACCACACGTCCCTTTTCTTGATGTTCTTCTGATCCATTTACAAATGGGGTTCTTTTACTTTTTATATATATCCAGTCATTTAGTTTCGTTCTGAGCTTTTATCCGAGGGGGCTTCCAAATGTCAAGTATTTTCGCTTTCTTTACAGCATGAATGAAGCAAGTAAAATAATCATCGTGGAGGGGGCCAAAAACGTAGGAAAGACCTACCTAATGGAAACCTCGGGCATCCCGAGCTACAAATTTCCCTTCGCCGGTTACTTCAACACGTTCCTCAAGGACAACACGGACAGCATGGGCACCGGGGACAAAACAACCTATCATTTCACCACATCGTTCGACGTGACAATCATGTCGATGGCCAAGCAGGGTCTCATCTGGGGACCGAGACTGCTCGTGGACCGAGGGTTCCTGTCTAATATCGTGCTGGGTGTCGTCCAAAAAAGGATAACCGACGAGGATGCGTACGCATACATGGACTTCCTGCGCAGAGAGGGATATATTGGCAGCAACGTCAGAGTCTTGTACATCAAGCGTGGAAATTCACCTGGCGGGCGTGATATGCCGAAAGACCAGTGGGAATACCTGACGTACGAGGACGTTCACAACAAATACTTGTTGTACATTGAATACCTGAGGGAGAAGTTTAGCTTTGATGTCGAGATATTCGAGAACACTTTTGACGGCGAGGCCGTCGTAAAATTCGCAGAGCTATGTCTAAAATAAGAAAACCGGCTTCTGGCCGGTCTCCTCACTCACACGAACGGGTTTCGCCCGTCCGCAATCTTGTACCAAGTCTTACCGCCGGATTCACGAGTCTTCTCAAAGGTCCCGTCCGACAGCATCTCGTTTATGTGCTTCTCGTGCTTGGTTCCCTTCCAGCTTGCAACGCCGGCAGCGTCACACCATATCCCGTTGAACGTCTGCTCTGAGAACTCTTGCGCCTTCATGTTCTTGAGAACATAGACGTAGAGTTCATACATCACATCCATCTTGGTCGGGTAACCCCGACGAGTCTTCCACATTCCGAGTAGGTACTTGAATGGTACTTTGTCAGTATTCATTACTCAGTGTCGATTTGTTTGTCAAACTCCGTTAGGTCCTCACTGTCAACGTGGTCTGGGAACTTGAACTCGTTCTGAATTACGTTCTCGTCGAGCTGTTTGATCACCTCATGAGTGAATACGAGCTTGTTGAACAGCTGGCTACCGCTTGATAGCGATTTGCCGAGGTGCTTCACACACCAGCGCCCTGTGTCCTTTTGCACGAACACGAGCTCCTCCGTGATAGTCTTCTTGATCTCCCCGGTCTCCTTGTCTACGTCGTCGTACGTGTATGTGAACGGATGGCCGTTCTTTACGCCTTCCTTCTCCGCCTCCTTCTTAGTGTAGATCTTGCCCCTGTCGATTCCGCACGCCTCCCAGTTCACGTACTCCTCAAGTCCAACATAAGGGTTCATACCGCCAACGAAACTGACGTGCATGCTTATGTTCTTCGGGATCACGTTCCTGCTCTTGCGCGGACGGACGTTAAGGATTACTCCGGTCTTAACCTTGTCCACTCCCTCGGTCTCGAACTTCTTAGACATAAATAGGAGCGAAGACATTGCGAATATCGGACCATCGCCACCGGCAGACTCTTTAGTAGGGCCTGTGTAAGAACCGATACCACCTATGGTCGTGTGGTTGGTGCAAATCAATGGGATCTTGTTAGCGGCGAGGTCGAGCGTTATGGCGCGGAACATCGCGCGGAGCTGCTTGGCTTTGAGACCCATATCCATCGCGGTCTTGCCTTCGAGCGCGTCGTTAATCTCCTTCTCAGTGCTCAACATACCGAGAGAGTCGAGGAACAGCGCGATCTTCGGGTTGTGGCCGGCCTCGCGAGCCTCCTGTACACCCTTGATCACCTGCATGGTGAATATCTTGAACTCGTTAACGGTCTTGATAGGCTGGTACCTCATGCGCATCGTGTCGATGCCGAACTTCTTAACAGTCACGCGATCAACAGCAGCCTCCGTCTCGCAGTAGATGCAATCGTAGTTTGCTTTCTGAAACTCACGAACGAAGTTCAAGCACAAGTAGGTCTTGCCCGTCTCGGGATCCCCAACAAGACCGAGACTCCTGCTGTTCGGTATACCGCCGAGCAGCGAGCCCGACAGAACCGCATTGAGTAGGTAGTTGCCCGTGTTTATGTACTCAGAAACCTCCGAAAAGGTGTTGTGCTCTATGACCGAACCAAGCTCGAAACCTGGTATCTTACTGAGCTTCTTGTCAAAATCGAGGAAAGAAAATCCTCCACCTGAATTTGCCGCCGAAGCAGCTTCTGTTTTCTTCTTAGCCATCTTTGATAAACTTTGATTCTTATTTATTTGTGCTTGGGTTGTCTTTCTTTATTATTACGTGTCCTTGCTGCTTTGTTTCGGCAGGTTTATCGCCTTTAAAATCAAGGAAGAACTCGATAGATTGCGGGGCACTCATCGGCTGCACAGGCACGATGTCGAGCCCTATGGTTTGCGCCTGGACGCGCCTGGACGCGCCTGACCATTGCAGCTTCACCTTGCGTGGGAATACCTGGCGCCATGCCTTCATGAACCGCAACACGTACTTGTTGGTGTACCACGAGTTGTTAACGTGAAGAACGAACGCGCCCCAGTTTGTCTTCGGCACCGGAACGTACTCGGTGTTGGTGCTGAATATGCCCCACGAGCTGTCAAAAATCTTTACGACCATCCTCGTCCAAGTGCTGTCGTCCTGGTTCCACCTGTAAATCCTCGCGGACTTGCACATTTCGACGAACACGTGTTCCCTGTACTTGTACTCCCAGCGCTTGCCGGTTTTAGTCACGTACACGAAGTTGTCAGAATCCGCGTCTGCGTCCAGTGTCATAGGATTACTCGTCATCGGGCAATACAGACCTGTCGGCAGTATTACTCTGCGGTGGAACTTTAGGTATTTCTCTGCGATGTTGCTCATGCGAATGGGTCGTAATCATTTAGGTTGTCCTCCGACTTATCGTCATCCGACTTCTTCAAGTCGGTGACGTCCGTCAAACGCTGAAGTCCAACCGGTATCTCGGTGTGTCCCATGGCCACCATGATCCTATTTATCGGGTCAAGAATAGTTTTAGAGAACTGCTCGTCGTAATCTATGGCAGGCGCGAACTCGTACGGATACATACCCGGTATGTAAGCGAACACGTTCTCCTCCGCGTTCTTGTGCTTGGTTTTTGCGTAGTAGAACTTGACCTTGTCGCCAGCCCTGATGAGCTGGTACTTAGACTTGTACTTGGACTGATTAAGGGTGAAGTTGTAGTAACCAGAAGCGCGGACGTGAATAGGTGTCTGCTTGCCAGTCTCGAATGCAGTTGTGTCATTCAGGATGTACTTCCCGTAGTCGTTGATGCTCCGGCCCATCGAGATCTTCTCAGGGTCCGCCATCTTGAACTCCTCCTTTATTTTTCGGAGAATCGTCACCATCTCGTTCTTGTTCAAAGACTTCTTCTTAGTGAACACATATTTCACCAGCTCCTTGAGCTTCTCGCGAGCGAACGCCGGTGTCGAACTCTGCGCCAACTCAACTCCCTTAAATATAATGTGAGACAGAGACTCCATGGCTATGCCGGACTCCCACACCTCGTTTATCAGGTATTTCTTCTTAGCGAGCCATATACCGGACTCGGAGATGTTTTCAAGCTCAAAGTCCATGTGGTTCTTGGTGTTCCACTTCTCAGCGTACTTATCGAAGCACTTGTTGAGATAGGAGGCGAGCCTGTGCTCGTTGATTTCGAGTATGAGTTGCTTTGGGTCCCCGGTCCAATTACACGACTCCACAACCTCCTCAAACGACACGTAGCAAGAATCCGTATCCGAATAGATGTTCACTGGGCGCTTCACCTGCCTAACCTCGTAGTCTATGCCAAGCTTCGCGTGAAGCTCCGTATCCTTATGCCAAAATTCGTTGAAGTACTGGTTGAGCCTCTCCTCAGCGTACTTGATGAGGTTTTGACCCTGCAACGTGATGGTCTCCGCAACCTCAGGGTTGAAGCACACCAGCCACTTGTTACCGAGCGCCCCGTATATGGAGTTGATGGTTAGCTTGATGGCCTGTTCCTCGTTTTTCCATTCGTTGGAGAGCTGCTTCATGCGCTCTATCTCCGCCTTGATTTCTTCTACGGTGGCGGTGGAAGGATCTATAGTAGTGTATGTAAACATCGAGAATATTTTGTTAATTTTATGGTGTTCAAATTGATTTGTTTCTCGTGGATTTCCAACCAACAGAAGATGAAAACTATCTTACGCACCGGATGACGTCAGGTCGCGTTGAGATAGGTGTGTACCGCGTAATTTTCGGGTACAGGGTCAGAGCCGGCTACGTCGGCTCAGGGTTTTACCACATAGACTACTGTTGCGGGGCAGACCAAGATTGGATTAGACGGGTGTATGCTGCCGTGCTTACCGTGCTTACTGCACGCGAAGAGCAAGATGCCTTCAAGGGGTTCCCGTCACAGACATACAAGCCAATGTCAGAGGATTATGTCTGTTTCGTAAGCCTGTGCCAAATGATGAAGGGCGTCCCACCGGTGAAAGTCGAAATTAACGTCCCGCCTGTGGATAAGAACAAAATATTCAGCATTGAGTCGATGTTCAATGTTCAATGAATAAATCGGTGAAGATACAGATACTCGAGTATTTGGGGCATTTCATGTTGTGTTGTGGACACAGACTTGTCCGGTGGAGAAGAAGACACTAAATATAGTGAAACAAAAGTTAGGTGTGTAAACGTATCAGACGAGCCTTAAGGTATCCTAAGTGAGGTGTCCGTTGGACTGCGGCTAAGCGTAGCTAAAATATCTTAGATTTCCGGGAATCTGAGACTATTTTCTTACGTTCGAAAATGGAAAATGTATAAATTAAGAAGCCGACAAATAAGTCGGCTTTTTCTTTAATGATGGTTGTCTATAGCAGTTGGGACCCGCTTGTCCATTATCTTCTTCAGTTCATCGAAGCTATACGGATAAAGATTGTTAGTATCAACTCCTACGTCCATGGTCCTTGCATTTGGTATCTCTGCAAGAGATCCGTGACTGTGTCCATAAAGGAACCACGAGCCCCTGTGTGACTGGTCCCACACCCTTGCCGAGTAGTGGAACATGCAGACCATCTGCCCGTCTATTAGGACCTCCATGTACGAGTCGCACCTCTTGAAATATCTTCTGAGGTTCTCGTCCCTACGGATGTTGTGGTCATGATTACCGTATATCAGGTACACGTTCTTGCACACGAGCCTGTCCATAAATATCCCGACGTTCTCGCGTCCGCCGAACGCCACGTCGCCGAGAATGAACAGCACGTCCGTCTGTCTCACCGTCTCATTATACCTGCTCACGAGTGCCTCGTTCATGTCCTCGAGCGTCGCGAAATCTCTCAGTCCATTCTCTTTACAAAACGCGCTACGCGCATCTCTGTCAGTCCATTTGTTGTATGGTGTAGGCCAGTCCTCTGGCTTAATCCATGAACTAACCCCAGCCGTGATGTTTTTGTGTCCGTAATGACTATCGGCCGAGAAATATACTTGGCATTCGTCAGTTTGTTGTATTTTCATTATTCAATTTTTTAATATTTACCGGCGCACAAGCCGGTGAAATTCCTAACAAAGATACTATTTGTTTTTGTGTTAATCCTTGTTCGAAATATAATTTTAAATTAGCACTTTTTTACCCGGAGGCAGCTTGAGCGAGAACGATCTCCGGTGGTGCACCGTGTAACCGTAGTCCGCTATTGCTTGGAGATGGGCCTCCGTTCCATACCCCTTGTTATTTTCCCACAGATACTGGGGGAACTGTTCGCCGAGCTTCGTCATCAACCTGTCTCTGTACACCTTCGCAATAACCGAGGCTGCCGCTATGTGGAGATACTTGTCGTCGCCTTTGACCACAGTGACGTGAGGTATGTTTCCATACGGCTTGAACTGATTGCCATCCGACACGATGAGGCTCACGCTATCGTGCCACATAGATAGGCTGTCTATGGCAAGGTGCATCGCCTTTATAGAAGCGTTCAGGATGTTCATCTCGTCTATCTTGGACGGCGAAACGACCCCGATGCCATACCCAATCACCATGTCATTATCCTCGGCGGTCAAGAACTCGTACGCCTTGTCCCGCGCCTTCTCGGTCATCTTCTTGGAATCGCGGATGCCATCGTACTTGAAGTTATCGCCGAGTATGACGGCAGCGGCCACTACCGGACCTGCGCAGCATCCTCGCCCAACCTCATCGGTGCCTATCTCGGTGCCGGAATCGTATTTAAGTTTAAGTTCCATTTCCATTAAATGAAAAAAGGCCCTAAGTATTTTACCCAAGCCTCTTGAATTATCAATACAAATATACACATTTTTAGAACGGCAGTTCCGGTTCTGCCTCAATAACGCGGAAATAAGAATTGTTATCCCAGTACACATCCTCTCCGGAATCGAGGTCAAAACTGTCCCTGGAAACACGCACATACACCTTTCCAAATCTGTGCACATCCGAATCTGACGTATCAGCAAACTGTTCAAGATCCATCTTTAGAATCCTATCGAGCTTCTGCTCGAACTCGCGCATCAAGGTTGCCTTTAGGTCCGCAACCCTCAGGTCGCTTCTTTCCCACTTGCCCACCATCACTCCTGCAGGCTCTATGATAGAGTCCCTGTCGAATCTCGCATCGGCAATGCGATCCAGCTCAATCTTAGTCAGTATCGTCCTCGTCAGTTTGAAGTTCACCTCGGACGTCGTAGGCGGCAGCAAATAAACACCATGGTTCATGTTCTGCATGTTCTCCTTGAACACCCCAGGTGTGAATGCGATGGAGTATATGCGTACCTTACTTCTCGGCTTGAACATGTTGTTAAGCTGAACGGTCACGCACAGGTTACCGTCATCGACCGAACCGTAGACCGAATCGTAGAATGGACTGTCGAGCACTTCGATCTCGCATCCCGAGAAAAGAGGCATTCTCTCGAGCGCGTCAACAACCCCCCTCAGCTGGTCGCCCTGGTACGTGAATGTGTCGGCGATTGCCGGACGCATATCCTCATACAGCTTCTGTATTTCGTTATCCTTGAGCATCAGTCAACCCTCCCTATTACGATTAAAGTGTCAGACTCCTGTGACTTCACGACGAGCTTCGAGTTACCTACCACAAAGGTCGAAATCTCTGGCTCCACCATAGAGAAGTGCTCGTTGAGGATAGCGAAATCTATGTTCGCGTCCTTTGGAACATTGCCGACCTCGTACTCGAACGACTTGCCCTTGAATACCACCTTGCCATCATTTATCTTGATGTTAAGAAAGTCCTTCACTGAGTCGATCTTACACAGTGAGTTGATCTTGGCGAAAGACTCCTTAGGAAACGGGAAATCAATGACCTTGTCGTCCATGGCAGCCTTCACGATGCGCTTAATCATCTCACTGCTAATGTATGTCAACAGCGACAAGTCTGCGCACTCAACCCTGATCCTTAGTGAGTCTGTGTGGAATAGAATCTCAGTGCCAACGTACTCTTCGGATATTACCTCGTACTTGATGTCGACGAAAATTTCGTCCGCCTCGGAGAAGTGGTTGAACACATTGATTATTTTGCCGATGTCGAACACCGCAACCTTCATTAGGTCAGCGGGCACTTTGCCCTCCAAAACGTCACCTATCGCGAGCTTGGAGTACTTGACTATACACTTGTCGCCGGTGTACGACTTCGCCTGTATAGTATCCGGTGTTATCTCTATCAGCAGGTTCTTGTCAATGGTGGAGAACCTCTTGAGGAACGATATTAAGTTCGACGAGCTCTTGAGCTTGAACTTGGCGACGTTCGTCTTTGTTTTTGTAGCGGTAGCCATGCCTTTCTTATTTGTCTTATTGTTTATACGGTAAACTGATTGTTTGTTTCATCGCGTGCGGCGGAAATTATTAGTCCTCGTCCTCCTCGATTTCGTCCCCAGTCTCATCCTCGTCTTCACCGTTATACACCTCCACGCCGTCAATGCTCATAGGCTGGTCGTCGAAGAGCGGCACGGACTTCATGTTGATCTTACCCTTTGACACAAATGTCTTCTCGAGAGCCTTGCACTTCTTGAGCTGTTCCTCTATGGTTTTCTTCTGGTCGCGTATTTGCTTCTCGAGCTCCTTGATTTCCTCCTCCGTCTTCTTAACCGTCTCCGGTGACAGGGCGGTGAGCTTTATGTTATCGAGGCGTGCCGCTATTTTCTTGTTGTATTTTGATATGAATACTTTGATCTCCTCGTTCTTGCGCTTCTTCTCCATCATGAACAACAAGAATTCCCTCTTGGCCCTCAAGTAGTCGAGCTCCTCATTGTACACGTGAAGGTCGTACACCATCCGGTTGTGTATGACGCGCTCCCTGTGCACCTTGAACTCGTCAAGGTAATCACTTATGCTCTCGTACTCTATGACGGAACCGTCCTTAACGAATATCAGACCCTCAACCACGACAAGCTTCGTCAGTTTCTCTATATCCTCGCACACCGCGGCAAACGTGGATTTATCCCTCCACCTGATGGTGATGTCGACTTCCTTCTTGGAGTTGTTCTCTATCTTGATATAGTTGTCGCCGTGCTTCGCAAGCTTCTCGTGCATCCTTACTATGAACGAATCGTACTTCATGAGCGGCGGGAGATCACCAATGTGCATGGTCATCTTGGCGTCGTCTTTCTCGAACTGCCCCTCTATGAGCCAGGCCTTGTCGAGACCGTTGTGCTTCTTGATGTTGCCCTTGAACCCAACGAAGTATGGTTTAAGCTGCTTGTTCTCGCCGTTCAAGTATTTTATTACGTCATCCATCTTACGAGGCAGGATGTTGGACCTGTACCCAACCGCGATACCGACGATGTGCGTGTACAACCCTATTGGCACATCGAGATTCAAGAACTCGAAATTACCTTCCATGTTCCTTACGTTTAACGGCGCGTACTTGTCCAGTATCTCTTTGATATGCGGGTCGCTCTTAACCTTTGTGTACCTGGTGGATGCCGGTCTCGGCCGCACCGGGCTTCCGAAGAATCCGTCACCTATTATCATGGAGCGCGAGCATCCGAATGGTCGAGCCAGTTTGTTTATAGCCTTCGACAAGCTCATATCGCCGTGGTGATACAGGCCCGTGGCCATTACCGACCCAACGAGCGCGACTGTGGTCTGAAACCTCTCGGGCACGTGCAGCAGTATCAATCGCTGAACCGGAGTTATCGAATCGTAGAAGTTCGGGATGCCGCGACTCTGAATAACGTACATCGAGTACGTGCGGTAGTCCGTATTTATCTGCTCCTTAATTCCTATTGTAGTTATATCCATTTCTCTCTCTTATTACTTGTACAATTTGTTCGAAGAAGTACCTTCTTGACCTCCATCGATGTATTCCATGTTATTCAAATTCGTTTGACAACCATTTCTTTCTCGGTGCCGAGTCCATACCGAATGCCATGTCCAGGAACTTCTTAGCATCCTCTCCACGCTGGATCTGTAACAATTGCTTGTTCGCCATTATGTGCTCCCAATCCTCCTCAGCAAGAGACCCGAGACCCTTGAGGAACCTAAGACCCTTGTACGATTTCTTCTTGCGCTGAAACTCCTCGAACTCTTTCTTGTCGAAGAAGTACTGCCTGCTTTTGCCCTCGTCTATAGACATGAGTGGAATCTTAAGCCTGTACAACTTGCCCTCGTCGATTATGTATGGGAACCACCTGTAGAACAAATTGACGAGCAGCGAGCAGATGTGCCCTCCGTCCTCGTCGGAATCGGACGCTATTATTATTCGCTTGTATGTGAAGTGGTTGCGCTTATTAGGGTCGAGGTCGAGGTCGAGTATCTGCATCAGTGCTACGATCTCCTCGTTGCCAGACAGGTCCGATACGGAGCGCACGTTGTTTATCTTACCCTTTAGCGAGTACACACCGTCAGTCTTCGTATCACGCTTCTGCAGGATAGAACCCATAGCGGACTCGCCCTCGACTATGAACAGGTTCTCTATCCTCCCAGAGGGCGGGAAGTACTTGGAAGACTTCTTCATGTTTGTCTTCTTCTTAACGTTCCTGAGCTTGTTGACCTCGGTGGACATCTTACGGTCCTCAACCCTCTTCAGGATTTTCTGGAACAAGTCGGTTGTGTAGAACTGCTGGAGCCCCCTTCTGAAGTTTTCTAATATGGTTCCCTCAACGTCGTCTCTCGTGGACGCGAGCCTGGTCTTGTTCTGGTCCTGGAACCTCACCAATTTCGGCGGGAGGTTGAGCACGAAGAACGTCTCGTAGAAGTGGTGACCAAGCGTGTCGTCGAGCTCCTTGTTGATGTTCTCGTTTATGATCCTCTGATGTATACCAGTACACATAGCAGAGTTCACGAACGACAAGGACCCAGACGAGTCATAGCTCTCGTACAGTATCAAGTGTCCGAGCTTTGATTTGTAGACAAATGCCGATGACGGGTAGAACGGCACGTCGAGCGCAAGCTTCTCGCCATCAAAGAACACCTCGAACTTAAGTGACGCAAGGAACTCGTCCTGCTTGAGGAGAAAATTCTTGAATATCATCTGTGTCCTTATTATGTCCTTGTTCCATCTCGCCTTCTTGAATATATCCTTGCGCGGTATGAAACCAACCTTCGTGCCGGTAGTCACCTGTATGCCCTTCGACACGGTTGTATTGTTGGACTTGAAGTTATTCCACTCCTTGTGAAAGTATGATTCTTTGTTACGCGTCTCAATGTAGAACTTGCTCGACAGCATGTTAACGAGCGCAGCACCAACTCCATTAGTACCTATAAGCGCGTCATTTATGTTGTCGTTGTTGAAGTTGGAACCGGCCCTCAGCTGGCTTATCGCGGTCTCGATGTTGGTCAGGCCCGACTTCTTGTTTATCGCGGTCCCGTTATGGAATCCTTCTCCGCCGTCGATAATCTCCACGAGGTTGTTCGTCGAATCGATGGTAACCTTTATGGACTTCATCTTTCCCTTCAGTCGCTTTGCCTCGTCCACCGCGTTGTCGAGTATCTCGTGAAACAGCTTGTAAAAACCAACTGATATGTCGTGTTGCTCCATGACTATCCTGCCATCGCGGACGATTGGTATCTTCTCCTCGGTTAGCTCCACTGCACCGACATACATAGTCGGTCTCTGTAATACGTGCTCGTGCTCGTCGAGTACTACTATTTCCTTATTATTAGACTGTTTGCTTGACATGATAAAATTCGAGTACGTTTTTGATTGTGTCCATCAGTATATTGTTGTCGACCGACATCCCGGAATGTACCGCCTTACCATCGAAGAACAACGGCGACCTGTTACCGGAGGACATGCAGTAAAAATATGATTTTCTTTCGGAATTAGAAACTACGAGGTGGATCCTCTCGTCCAACCACTCACAATTGAATGTCGGGTAAATGACGTAATGATCCTTACCTGGCAAGTCGTTGCCAGGCGGGACGCGCCATAACTTATACGCAAGACCTTCAGATACAAGGTCCATGACGTTTTCAATGTGTATATCAACCATGGTAATTTTAGGTCAATATACGAAAAAGTTTCAGATTAAAATCCGCATGTGGCGCTTGAAGAAGCGTTTCCACTCTATAAAAGTTTCCTTGTGGTTCATCGTGCCACCAACGTATAGGTACTGATATTGGTGAACCATCTCGTGCGCAAGTGTGGATATGAAGAGCTCCCGGTTGTCGATTGTCTCGTTGATGCTTATCACTATCTCGTTACCATTGTCGCCCTCACAGAGACCCCATGCGCCGCGTAAACGGCGGATCTTGAATACCGGCATTGGGAGCTTGTTCCTGAATGCGGCCCTGTTGATCACCCCAAACCAGTACACGATGTGACGATCGGTGAACTGGAAGTCATTCCCGTTCTTGTATCGCGTCACGTGCGACTTAACCTTCTTCTTCGCTGCCGATGAGCTAAGCATAGTTCCTTGAGATGGTTAGTTTTGCTGGGTTTGGGTCTTTATCCCATATCTTATATATCAAATAAAAAACCGGCCCTAAGCCGGTTTTCCATATTTTTACAAATTTTATTTACTTAGTAACTTTAAGCCTTCTTTAATCCAGAAAACCATTTTTCAACCATCGGTGTAGCCATTTTCCGAGTCCGGGTATTTCGGATCCTGGGAAATTTTTCTCGCCGCTGTGCAACGAATACCTGGACCGGACGAGTACTGCGCACTGATGCTGCCGCAAAAGAGGTAAAACGTTTTTTTCGCAGCGCCAAAGAAAGAAATCTGCGCCACGGTTTTTGTCATCGTCTAAATGGACAATTCTTACCCACCCTATCCGTCCATTATCATAAACTTTCTGCTCTGCTTGTTCTTGATTTTCTGCTCCACATATACCATATTCGTGTATTAACCGTAGTGCCTTTTGCAATTACACTTATCAATTCATTTTGAAGTGCTTTTCCAGCGGCTCGTGCGGCTCAGGAGTAGCATCGTCGCTGCGACACCCTTCATTTTGAAGTGCTTTTCCTGGTTGTAGTTTATATGAAAAAGGCTGCGACACCCTTCATTTTGAAGTGCTTTCCGAGCGCACTTTTTATAAAGTCTTGAATCTGAACATAGTTCATATTAAATTCATCTTCAAAAATCTTCCAAAATAGATGGTAGTTTAAAAACACTCTATCATTTTCAATTTCAAACATAAATTTGTCGTCTCGGAAATATAATATGCTGCCAGGATAATTCACATTGTCTATCTTAACATCTCTGATAAAGTTCATTTCCTCCGAAGAAAAAACAGGTAACAATGGTTTTGCGTCAGGCTGTGGTTCGGCAGTATCATCTGGTACAGATGCTTCGCACGGTCCTAGTCGTTCTTTGCGAAATTGGGCACCATCTGTTCGTGGAACCACTGGTCGTCCTTGTCCTCCATGGCGCTAATTATGCAGCGCTGCGTGCCGTGGTAGAACACCTTGATGCTGCGGCCGTTCAACTTCATCTCGCGGATGCTGTTACCGCATCCCACGTCCTTTATCACCCGTGCGTTGCGCACGGTCTTCTGCAGGTGACCGAACTGCTCCTTGGTTATGCTTAGCCCGTATCTCTCTTGCAATCTCTTTGACACCTTTTCGAAATATCTGTCGTATTTGCTCGGTGCGGGTCCACCATGCTTAGCTTGGAACTCGTGCATAGGCATGTCCTTCTTCTTGACGTTGCATATCTCGCACATAGGCTGTAAGTTCTCTATCTCGTCGCTGCCGCCCTTAGACCGAGCATGTATGTGGTCCTTTGTCATAAGTATCTCGGTCCCGTACTCATTTACGCCGTAGAGATTGAGGTGCCACTCGTTGAATATGGAGTTGCCCTTGCCCATCCTCTCTATGCGGAAGAATGCGCCCTTGAGTTCGCAATGGACGCAGTCGCATCCCTTGGCCGCGTACAGCCTCACATTAAGCATACCGATGTTAACCTCCGCGCCGTCGAACCAGGCGGACGTGAATTTTGGGGTGTCTGGCGTTACCTTGGACAGAACCTCATTGAGTGGAATTTTCCTTCCGTTGTAATTCTCTTTAATTCTCATATATTTCATAAATACGGGCAGTCGCCTCGTAGCGCACTCGCGCCGATGGGGCTACTATGTAAGCGGCGAACCTGTTTAATCGGTTCTCGATTCTGCCGTAAAACTTTACGAATTTAGATATTATTTTTGACATAATTTTTTGTTTTTGGAATTTTGTTATTTCTTTTTACGATTAGCAGTGTCGTTCTTGTCGTAGTAGTCGGGCTCCTTCTTCTGGACCCACGCTATGAACTTCTGCATGTCCGGGTGCGCAATGACCTTGTTGGGGTCGTTGAACTCTTTCTCGAGCTCCTTCTCAGTCCACAGCGAGTGAATCTTGCGGTGACATATCTTGTGTAGGTACTCGGAGTCCTTCCCACCGCGGCACTTCGGTGTAAAGTGGTGCTTATCGATGGATGGACCTTTCCACATATCCCGCTCGCAAATCGGGCACTGTCCTATTACTACTGGATCGCTCATGCCAACTTTATTCAGCTTCTTGGTGATGATGCTTCCTTATATACGACTATACGAATTCAAACGCTGCACACAATTCGGCAGACGGAGTTAGGACATCAAGCACCTGGTTCTCGAACTTGCCGATGTCTTTCCCATCAACCATCAAGTTGATCTTCATCTTGTCGAGTTCCATCTCGACCATCTTCGGGATGCCGTACTCGTCACACTCGCACTTTCCGCTATTGTCCGTCAAAACAAATCTTCCACGGGAAGTCTTCTTTATTCACGGGTCTTAGCGCGCTTAGGCTTCTGCTCTACCATCTGCTCTACCATCTGTTTTATGTTGTGGTTACTTTTTGATCCAGGTACCGTCTTTCAGTTGCACGCACTTTTCGCGTCTCACCATGATGGTGGTCCTTGCGTCTATTTTAACTGGCACCTTGTCGCTGTCCGCCGACTTAGAAATGGCCGAGCTCTCCGATTTCTGCTGTTCTGCCCACTTCCTCTCCCTCTTGTCCTTCTCCACAGTGGATTTCATTTTCCGGTTCACTCGCTTCATAGCCTCGGCTCTTAGCGCCTTTAATTGCTCTGGTGTCAGTTCGCTCATTTTTATGCTCATAGTTATTCTTGTTTGTCAGTGATGATTTCTTTACCCAGCTACCGTTATCAAGTCTAACGCACTTGTCTCGTCTAACCCACACCGTCGTTTTGTGATCGATCTTAACGGGAACCTTCCCCTCATTCACGAGCTCCTCCTGCGCTTGCGCAATGGTCTTCTGCTTGTAATTTCTTTTGAACTCCGCGAACTTCTCGTTCGCAGCAGAAGCCGCCTTCCTACGTTCAATCGACTCCAGGGATGGTGCCGACTTGACGCGCTTCGGTTTCTTTAACTGTTTCTGTTTCTCCTTCTCTTCCTTCCTTCTTGCCTGTTCCTTCTTCTTCTCGCGGATACGCACAAAGTTGGCAAATTTACTCCTGGAAATTACCATCAAATCTTCAAAACTGTCGAAGTCTCCTGTTCTATAAACGAGCATCTGCCGTTTCTTTAATGGACCATTCAGTGTCTGCCATTTAACAAGGTGCCACCTGGATTTACTGTTGTTCCTGCTCCCGCCCTCAATCTTAGCTCTTGACGCCGCAACCTCCTTGTAGTCCACATTAGACAAGACGCGCTCCGAGCTCCGCAAGTTTATCGCAGATATAAGTTTTCTTAAATCCGAGAGCTTCTCCGATCTCACGATTGCTCATGGAGTGCATATTATCGCGCAGGAATTTTTCGTGGTCCTTGGTGAAAACGAGTCGCTGTCCGTCCTTACTCGCAGTCGCTATAATAGCGCGTGCTTCTTCAGGAGTTCTTTTCAACCCGAGTTTAGTCAGAGCCCTGTATATATTTTTTATGCCCGTGCGCTCAGATAGCTCCGAATTCTTAGTAGTTCTAAAGTTATCTCTCAGGAATAATTCTGTTTCTTTATCCATCTTACAGTGAATTGATTAGGTCCTCGTACGTCATAATCTTGATGCCCTTCTTCTCTGCGTCCTTCATCTTAGAGGTTTTAGAAGTATACGAATCGGTAATAAGCAGAGACGCTTTGGCCAGCTTGCCGTGCACATACCCGTAACGTGCGACGTAATTAACAAACTCCTCCTTCGTCTTGTATCCGGCGCTTTCCGGGCTTCCAGTCATCTCGAATACGATAGCGCCTGCGGCAATCTGCTTCGGCATATTAACTGTGATGCCGTTATCCTTTAAAACTCCGAGGAAAGACTTTATGGACTGGGACTGCCAAGAGTTGGCATTTAAGAACGGGTCCACAACCGCCTTCTCCAATCCCATGTTGTCGAAATTCTGTATGCGACCGGCAACGAGGTCTGCAACCGCCTTTGACCCTGTATCGCCGAGGCCATCAAATTGTAGTGCGAGAATCGCTTTGTCAAGGTCAACCTGTTTGATGGCCTTTATAGCGTTCAGGACAAGCTCGAGCTGACGTCCAGGCTTGAATACTCCGGCCTTACATAATGCCTGAGTGTTGAATTTGGTGGCATCGAAAACGTCGAAGATGGTCTTAACGCCGGACTTGATGAGGCCCTCGCAAGTGGAATCGCCGATCCCTTTAACTTTCAACGCGGATATACCAAGAGAAAGTTTGCGAGTGAGTTTACCGGAGCAATCGGGGTTGTTGCACATCAAGTGCTCGGTGGGCGCATCATTTTTTTTGTTCGTAGAGTAAACCTCAACATCGATGTTGCCTCCGCAAGCGGGGCAACACGTAGGGAAGAAGTTCTTGTCGCGGATATATTTGGCGCTATCCGGAGACGGCTGAACTATTTTGATAATTTGCGGGATGATGTCACCGGCCTTGCGGATGGTAACCACCGCGCCCGGGAACGTACCGCTCGCGATAATACGCGACTTGTTGTACAACGAAACTCTCGTAATCTCGGAACCGTCAAGATCAACCGGCTCGAGTATGCCAACTGGGCTCAGCTCGCCGGTATAACCAACTTCCCAAACGTGTGAAATGATTTTTGTGGTAACCTCTTTGGCAGGGAACTTCAATGCAATCGCCCATTTTGGATGACGGCTGTTCTCCCCAATAGCAGCGCGCTTGTTCTCAGGGGTCTTGAATACGATACCGTCAAGCTGGAACGGAGACTGCACCTCGCGGTAATGCTTGAATATGTCGTACACTCTACGGTAATCCTGCGCGTTCTGGATTGTCTCAACGCGAACCGGATAGTCCTTGTTGAAGCCGAAGCGCTCGAGGTTTGCCATTGCGTCTTCCACGTAGTGTACTCTTCCGTTCTGGTGTACCTTCACAGAGTACGCCACGAACGCGCAATCTGACGAGCGCTCGTCCTTATCGTTGTTGGGATTCAATATGCCGGCAACCAGGTTGCGCGGGTTCTTAAAATCCTTCTGGTATTTGTTTTTGAAAATGGTCATCGGCATACAGACCTCTCCGCGTATCTCGATGTCCTTGTCGACCGGGAGCTGCTCTGGGATACCCATGGTGAGCAGCTTCTTTGTGACGTCACCTCCCTTGCCGTGTTCTCCTCGTGTTATCGCCAGCTTAAGCTTTCCGCCACGGTACTGAAGCTCAATTGCGTTACCATCGAATTTGGGAGTTGCCTCGAGCGGATACGTGTGTGTCGCGTTCCACGATTGGATCTCCGCCAAAGGGAAGTTATCCTCATCGTTAACCTGAATCTTCTCAAGAGAAAGCATCGGACTCATGTGCGGGTGTATGAGCTTGTCGCGGTCGCCGTCGGCGCCACCGACCTTCTGTGTGACTTTGGAATCTTCAGACTCCAACCACAACTCCAGCCTGTCAAATTGCGGGTCTGACATGATAGGGTCTCCGCTGTAGTAGCGGTCCTTAGCCTTAAGGTACAGGGTTTCTTTTTCTTTGAGACTCATCTTCTTTAGACGAGATTCGAAACTGGCATCGGTGATGCCAATGAACGTGTCCTCTGTGTCGAATAAACTTTTTGCCATTGTGCGAATTTACTAATTATTTTGTTTTCGGAAATTCTTCTGTGGTTCACCGGGTCGGTTTCCGGCAAAACCTCGTAATACAGTCCTTTCCGCTGGATACCCTCTTAGGGTTCAAGAAATTTGTAAAATCTCAGAGGGGACACATATACATGCAGAAGATCGACGGAACCTGCCAATGCGGAGGGTCCGTGACATCTGGCAAGAGACTGTAGATATAGGCGAGGCACCTAACGAGAGGATGGTCGAAAAAGCCAGTTCTACGAGGAGAGCGTCGACAAGTCGTATCTGAACAACTGGTGCGACGAGTCCTGCGACGAGATCAAATCGCTGATCGAACAACCTTCGATTGCAACAAGATCCCTTCATGAAACGGGTCTGCCTCCAGCGTTGGCGCTATTGTTTTCATTTACTTTATGATCGCGCCATCGTCGATGCTCGCGCGCTGGCGGATGCTCGCGCACCGACCGATTTTCGCGCCTTCGCCGATGCTCGCGCCTTCGCCGATGTTCGCGCGGGGGCCGATGCTCGCGTCCCATCCGATGCTCGCGCGCTGGCCGATGCTAATGCCACGCTTTTTGAACTCAGCGGAGATGTCGCTGAGTTTATCGTACTCGAATGTTTCCCACCGTGACTGAGTAAAAAGTTTTACCGATTTCATCCGATGTGAGACAGCGCGTTTTTCTCATGCAAATTTGCAATCAACTCGATGTAGTTGCCATACTCCGCGATCTCTTCTGCGCTGTAATCTTCGGTTTCACCGACGCTCTTGAGGTTATTTTGCCAATATTTTATAGAGTATTTCATGCAGCCGATTTGAATCTCATCTGAGCCCCAATATGACACGTGATGTCTTGAGCCGTTGAAGCTGAGAGAGCGCACGATAACGCATTCCTCGATGATCGCGCCCCGGCCGATGTTCGCGCGGGGGCCGATGATCGCGCCGTCGCCGATGATCGCGCCCCATCCGACGTTCGCGCGGGGGCCGATGCTCGCGCCTTCGCCGATGCTCGCGCGTGGGCCGATGCTCGCGCCTTCGCCGATGCTCGCGCGTGGGCCGATGCTCGCGCCTTCGCCGATGCTCGCGCCTTCGCCGATGTTCGTGCCCCGGCCGATGATCGCGCGGGGGGCGATGCTCGCGCCTTCGCCGATGCTCGCGCCTTCGCCGATGCTCGCGCCTTCGCCGATGCTCGCGCCTTCGCCGATGTTCGTGCGGGGGTCGATGCTTGCGCCTTCGCCGATGATCGCGCGGGGGGCGATGCTCGCGCCCCATCCGATGCTCGCGCGGGGGGCGATGCTCGCGCCTTCGCCGATGCTCGCGCCTTCGCCGATGCTCGCGCCTTCGCCGATGCTCGCGCCTTCGCCGATGCTCGCGCCTTCGCCGATGCTCGCGCCTTCGCCGATGCTCGCGCCTTCGCCGATGCTCACGCGCTGGCCGATGCTAATGCCGCGCTTTTTGAACTCAGCGGAGATGTCGCTGAGTTTATCGTACTCGAATGTTTCCCACTGTGACTGAGTAAAAAGTTTTACGGTTTTCATTGTCATGATTTTGATTGATTTTATAGTGAAGATAAGAAGTTTTTTTTAATATATGGAAGCATAACAACAAAAAAAATTCCAAAAAAAAACGGGTGACTTTTATAGCCACCCGTCTGTATTCTCGACAGGTCTACCATCAGGACCTCAGGATTGGTAGGAAAAACAATCGAAGGTTTTAACGCCTTCCTCGCCGACCAGAAGAAAGAGTCTGGAAACGCGAAGCTAACGCTGTGCCTTTTTGACGGAGATGATGTCCGTAGAACCCGACTTGATTCTTACATGTTCCATTGTTGTCGTATTTGTTTTTGTTAATCTATAGTAACTCGCCGCACGATGGGCAGTACTTCCAGCTTGACTTGCGTATCCTGTTGCGGCATCCAGGGCAATACTGGCGTATCTTGGAAGCCTCAACCGGCTGCATCGACATTGGCAGTATCTGGTACTCGCTGTTCGCGAAGCTGTAGTACTCGAAAGTCCCGTGATACGTGTCGAAGCTCTGTCCGCTCGCATTACCAGCCTCTATCCTCCCGGTCTCAACCTCGTTGAGACTTGATAAGCTGTCGTGCGTGACATTGTTGCACTGAACGTCCCCAATGTTGGCACTGAGGTCCTGGCTAAACAGAGATCGGGCGTCTCCGGTCGTGGACCTGTACAGCGGACCCATGCCGCTGCCTGTATTTGTGATGTTGAGGCTCGTCCCACCCACACCCCAGGTTATCATGGTGTACGGACGGCACTCGCGGTAGAACTCCACCCTGACGAACCCGTTTCGCGATATGGCATGTCTCGCCTCCGGCGTGTCACCCACCTTGTAGGTGTTGAACACGAACTTGCGATCCTTGTCGATGTACCGACGAAGCACATCTCTCTCACCCGGGCGAAGCACGACCATCCTGCCGGATATGGCTTTGCCGTTGATGAAGATCTTGGCGCCGATAGTGTTCTGTGTTGGATTGAAAAGCTCTATCAAGAACTCCTGGCCGTCTTGGAGATAGACTTTGCTGCCTCCGTAGATTTTGAGTCTGTTTTGGTCCCTGCCAACGGCCAAATAGGCAGCAGGCGACGAACTCGTTGAAGTTGTCTTCATGTTACTTGTTTTGTTTATTTTGCAATAAATTCGGCAAATGCTATCGGCGCCTATGGAACGCCTCGAGGGTGTGTTTAGTACCCAGCACTCACTGAACGTAAGTACCCTTTATATATCGCGCGGATAAAATGTTTCAAGCGAAAGGCCCCAGATTTTCTGGGGCTTTTTGTCATTATCATTTCACTATTTAAGTACGGTACTATTTGACACGGTCGTCCATCCTGGTCGATCAATTTACTTTTTCCTGTAAGCTTTCATCGAACCCGTCAAACCAGCCCTTCTTCTCGCCGTACTTGACGTGCTCGTCCTCGAGTTGTGACTTGTCGCCCTCCACCGAGTTTATCATCACCTGGAGCTGGAAGTCTATCGCCTCCGGCGTGATCTCGCCGAGCTTTAACGGCATCAGGAAGAAGAAGTACTCCGTGCCCGACTGCATGTCATCCAGCACCTTCTTCTGCTCTGGGGTCGCGACCTTCATGACCTCCTTGGACTTGGCCTCGTTGTCCCTCTGGCGCTGATCTCGCTCGCCCTCGTTGAACAATTTCAGGTACTTCATTGTGATTCGTTGTTTTAGTTGTACGCTTGCTGCGCTATCATTTTTTTTGCCTTCGCCAGATCAGAAACCGAATCGAGTATGCGCATGGCCTTCTGCAAGGTCCTCCAGTCAATCTTGATCTTAGGATCCTCCTTCGCTATCGCTTTTATGGTGCTCAGCGCAAACTTCTTCGCTTCCATGCTCTCTTCGGGCATGAATCCCTTTATATTCTTCTCCATGTACTCTGCCATGTCCTTAGGTCTCAACGCTCCCTCCACTATGAACGAGCGGCTCTTCAGCGCCGGCGGCAGTGACTTTATCGACTTGTTGCTTATGAATATTATCTTACCCTTGAACTCGAACCTCTTTGGAACGGGCTTGTCGTCAGACGTCCTTAGCTTGCTTGCCTTCGCCCACGATATTTCCCTGTCATCGGAGTCGAGCGCTCCCTTCAACACATTGACGCCATCCTTGTCATCGAACACACCGTCGCAGTCGTCGAACAGGATGAACTTCCCGTTGTTCTCGTACAGCTGCGTGTACAAACCGACCGCGGAGGCGGTTCCGGTTATCTTCACGTAATCTACGTCGCGCTTCATTCCCGCTGCATCGAGGCGGTCCTTGACGATCCTCGTCTTGCCGAGACCTGGCATGCCGGTCAGCATGAGCGCCGGCTGCTTGCCCTTGATTACCATGTCAACGTACGAACGTATCTGGTCGAACAGCTCGTCCTCATCGTCCGCAAAGATGTACTCGTCGTCAACCTTAGCGTCCTCTGTAGTATCTTCCTTAGCCTTGGGCGCGGCGATGGTCAGATCGGTTTCCTTCTCGTTAACCTTCGGGTTGTTAACCAGCTCCGGGAGCTGCGGCACAATATCGTCAACGCTCATCTTGTTAGCATACACGGTGGCCACTGGTCCCTTCGATTCCGGCTTCCAGATGTCAATACTGTACAGCTTGTTGGTCGCCTTGACGATGTTCAGTGCGAACGACTGCATCTTGTCGTTGCTGAAAAGTATGGCGGTCTGCACGGGTTCCCCCGGGCGCTTGAATGTGTGGAGGTCCTTGACAACATTAAGCTTGCCCATATCCGGTTCAACCGCAGTCTTCACCTTGTCCACTATGTCGTCGAACTGTGCAGCCTCGTTGAGGTTGCTCCATCCGTCAAAGCCAAGTACCCTCATTGTATTATCCTTTGTTATATGTATCGAACAACTCCTCGAGCTCTATGTCCGTCAGACTGCCGTCGAGCTTGTTTTTCTTTTTCTTGTACTCGTAAACCTTGCCTGCGAAATTAACAATACTCATCTGCAATGTGCGCATCTTCATCTCCTTATTGTCTCTCTTGTACGCGAACGTCAGCTTGCCGAACAGAGACACCAGGTCGTCCTTCAGCAGCTCGTACCTCTCGTCGGATATTGGGCCGGTAGTGTCCTCTATTATGGACTTGGCGTCCTTGAAGAACTTGTCAGTCTCCTTTGTTAGGTCCTCGATCACATCCTTCGCGTCGTCGCCGACCTTATCTATGGAGTTCTGTATGGTGTCCGCAACGTTTTCCTTGCCGATCTCCGGGGTTGTCACTGGAGTGACCACCTCGGGGTCGCTCTTCACCTCGTCCTTAACCTTTGCGGAGAACCCAGCCTTCTGCAGGTAGTCTATCTTCTTCTCGAGCGTGCTTATTATGTGCTTGGCCGTGCTCTCGAGCGACGTGCTCGGACCCTTCTTAGTCTCATCCGCAAGCTTGTCTTTGACTCTCTTTATCTTGCTCGCAAGGTACACCTCGAGGTTCTTCTTTTTCTTGTCGTCGGCCGCTATCTCGTCAAGCTCGTCCCTGACGTCGTTCAGATCCTTGTACACCATATCGTCTATATCATCCACGCCGAGCTTTGACAGCGTGCTTTCGCCCGCCCCCCTGAACTCGCGCATCGAGCCAGTAGATTGTCCGCCATACTTCTTCTTGAACTCTTCCTCCTTCTTGCGCGCGTTCTCTGTGTCGACCTCCACCTTCTTGTAGAGCGTGTCGACCGTGTCCTTGTCGGACAGTTTCTTCAACTTCTTGTAGCTCTCGTTGGCGACCTCTTCGTCGGCCTTGGCCTTTGCCATGAGGTAGTAATCGCCGAGCCGTGCGTTACCCTTTATTATGTGCTGCGCCTGGCGCGACAACGCATCGTTGACCTCGTCCCTTGACGAGTCCACAACCCTGAGCAGCTTGTCCGCCCTCTGCTTCATCTCAAGATACTTCTCTTTCTCAGATGGGTCGCTCGTCTGGCGCATCAACGCGTCTGCCTCGTTGAACTTGAAGTTGGCGTCCGCCCACTTAGCCCAGTAGTCATGTTCGTTGGACTTGTACTTGGAGATTATCTTGTCGAGCTTGTCGATCTTACCGCCAAGCAGCTTGGAGAAGTAGTTCATTATGCTCGAGAATATGCCCTCGCTCAGGTTCTCCGACTCCATCAGCGAAGTTAGCTCCGCCATATCGACGCCCCCATCGATAGCATTCTTTATTTTCTCAAACTGATGGAACTTTATCATTACGCAGCTTTTTTCTGTTCTTGTTCACCCTCTTTCTTACCGCCCTCGACCTTCTCCAGGTCCTTCTTTGCCGTCTCAATCTCCTTGTCAAGCTGACCCGTGTTCTTAGCGTCCTTGCCGCCCTTGGCTATCTTCTCGAGCTTGGTAGCGTACTTTTGCTTGAGCGCACCGCGCTTCTTCACGATGTCCTCGAGCTTCTTCAACTCTTCCTCGGAACCGTAATTCTGCGCATCCTTCATCTCGAGCTCCGCCATCTTCTGTTGTATCTCGGCGACACGCATCTGTACGTACGACTTCACGCGGTCCGGCTTGTCCTTTACGAACGTCATGAGCCTGTCCTCTATCGCCTGCATCTGCTTATCCTCCGCGTTCTGTACAATCCTTGACGCACGCTTCATGCGGTCATCGGCTTCAGCCGCGAGGTCTGCAAGATTCTTGTCGTCTTTGTTGGCGTTGGCCTTTATTTTCGCCTTGAACGCAGTAGTCCTCAGCGAGCCGATCTTCTTCAACGTGTCCTTCTTGATGTTCTCGTAGTCCTTCAGGATCTTCTCGGCCTTGTTTATAGCCCCGCCTGGCAGCGCCTTGCTGAGCATGTTTTTGAACTTGTCAAATAGTCCTTCGTTGACGCTCTCGATGTCAGAGATGTCCGACTCGTCGAGCCCGTACGACTCGAGTATCTGCTTGTCTACTTCTTCCGGCGAGTGGTACTCGAGGAGCGAGCTTATCTTTTCGAATTTGCTGAACTTCATGTTATTCTCTACTTTCTTTTTCTACACTCGTCGCCCTGTTGTTCCTGGTGAACTCCTGGTTGTTGTACGAGGCGAAGGTTATTGGCTTGCCGTCGTCCTTGGTCAGTGATGCGACAGCGCTGTAGTACTTGCCCTTGAACTTGAAGTACACGCCAAACGTAGGCAGGCCCTTAAACGAATCGTACGGTTCGGACACCGCAAAACCTCCGACCTTTATGCCGTCTATCGAGGATATGTATATCGGGGGTAGAACGCCGTGCATATCATCATACTTGTCCTCGGTAATAGCGGCTATCTGCTTCACGTTCTTCAGCTCCTCCGGAATTTCCGACTCATTAACCACCTCAGTTGCCTGAAAAGATTCGAACGTCTTTATGCCGTAAAGAAACCTGCCGGTGCTCTCCTGAACAATGGACTCGTACTTGCCGAGGTCGGTAGCCGGCATCTTCTCGAGCTCGCCCTTTATCTTGGCGGCAAACTCGTCCGGCGTTATCCCGAGCAGGTCCGCGATGGTCTCTGTGGATCCGTCGTTCTCCACTTCGAGTGTGTCTATGTCGAAGTAAACGGTTCCCATCTCGTCCTCGATTGTTTTCTTGCCGGGGCCGGATAGTGTGAAGTCCTCACCGAGCTTTTTCATTAGCGTGGCCTTTACCTTGTCCTCGAGGTCTCCTATCGCTATCCTGTTTTCGAAACCCTCAAGCAGGGAATCAAGTCTGTCGTATTTGCTCATTTGTGTTTTGGTTTTTATGATATGTATTTGCCGAACATGACCATGTCGTGTCCGTCGTATTTCATATCGTGGTAGGTCTCGTTTAGTTCTCCCACGAATTGTTTAAATAGCTTGATGTTCTTCATGTCTTATATATCCTCGATTATTTAATCAAGTGAGCCGTAATCGCCGCGGCTCATGGCGGCGCCGAAGTCGCTTATGCCCTTGTTGTTCATGGTTATGCTTACGCGCTTTGACTTGCCAGGCTCCACGAATTCCGCGAGTTTCTCGAGCCCGGATGCGAGCAGCCTGGTGCTGTTTATGTAGTTGAGTCTCGAGTCATCTATGCTCCAGATGCAGAGCTTGACCGGGTCCTTCCTGTCGGACCAGTACTTGACCCACTTCTCGAGCTCCGACTTGGCCTCCTCGAACTTGGCGTAATGGGTCGCGTGCCCGTAGATGTCGGACGGCGTACCCCACTCCATGTCAGGCGCTTTAGCCGCCACCGCGTCTATGAGTTTGAGGAATTCCTCGGCATCGTACCATTTGTAATCGCCGGTCTTGTACTTCTCTGGGTTCCTCTTCTTGCCCTCCCATAATTGGAAAGTCTTTACGTGCTTCATTTGTGCTGGATTAGTTTTTTTATATATTCGACTATGAGACTAATAACGTGGATAAAACTAATAACGTGGATAAAGGGGATTGTTTCGGGCAAAAAGAAGGCCAAGGCCCTGGTACTGCTCAGAGGAGTGCCCGGTTCTGGCAAATCGACAATGGCCGAGACGCTGTCTGATGGCAAGTACCCGATTCTGGCGGCCGACGACTACTTTATGGTTGGCGGCGAGTACAAGTGGGACCGGTTCAAGCTCGGCAAGGCACACGAGGACTGCCAAGGTAGGTGCAGGCGCGCCATGGAAGACGGCAAGCGGCTCATATTCGTTAGCAACACGTTTATTAAGGTAAGGGACATGAAGGAGTACATCGACATGGCGCAGGAGCACGGATACATGGTGTTCTCTGTCGTGGTCGAGAACCGCCACGGCGGCAAGGACGTCCACGGCGTCCCAGAAGAAACACTGACGAAGATGGCGGCGGAACTAATGAACAGTATAAAATTGAGATGAGTGATCATGCAGAACCTCCGCGAGCTCCAGCTTCGCCCTGTTGCGCAGCCCGGTGGGCAGCTCTTCCATCTTGAAGGCCACCCTCGCCCGAACTTCCCGACATGGTCGACATGCCCGCCCAGTCGGCGAAGCACATGCACTACAACGAGGCGTACAAGAACAATGGTCCTGAAAGAGTGCAACATGCCAGCGCCAAAAGCAGCGAGATGTACGAGGCGCGGCTGCACACGGGCAAGGACATAGCGGTGAACAAGATAATGCGCCGCATAAACGACACCACGAGGGGCAAGCTTGGTTCGAACGACACTATACAGGTGACCGAGTACAGCAAGCGCTGGACGAAGTGCCTGGCGAAGACGCAGACCGAGATATGCGTGAACACCGCGAAGCTCGACAGGAGCAACTCCAGCATCACCAACACCATAATACACGAGATGGTGCACTACGTGGACTGGGACACCAACCACCGCTGGGACTACACGCACTACGGGCAGGGGTCCGAGGATCCGGCGGCATCCGCACCGTACGTGATAGGGATGATAGCGGGGCAACTGACGGAAGAAAACAAGCAGTAATATGAAAAGAGTAGCGATAGTGGCGCTGATAATGACGGCGCTGTTTGAAAATTTACTTAAACTGAACTGATGAAATACGCTGAGGTTATAGAGAAGAGGACATGGCACGACGGGCAGTTTCCCGATCCGGAGGACGGCAAGCCGTACAAGACGCGCCAGATAGTGTTCAGGACAGACGACGGGAAACGCATACACGTAAACGTCAAGGACAAGAACAAGAACTCGATGAAGTTCAATGAGCTTAAGGTTGGCGACAAGATATGTGAGTTCACCATGCTCAAGGGTGGCAACATAATAAATCCCGACTCGAAATTCACAATGTACAGTAAGAACGCTTTATTCTAATTAACATGGCATACAAAGTAAACTACTACACCCTTGCTATCATGCAGGACGACAAGATCGGCAACATCAAGCAGGAGACCGGTCACGTGTTCACAGACAACAAAATCGAGGACATCCCGGCCAAACTCAATGAACACCTGAAACCGAAGAAGAGGGTGGAGTCATAGAGAAGATAGAGGACGTCAAGGGCGTTTGCATATAAATTTTAAAACCGACAATAATGAACGAATCAATCAAATCACCCTTATGGTGCAGGGTCTCGAGCACCTACCGAACAAGGACATAGCAGGCGAATTCATGGGCGAGCTGCTCATGGGCGCAATCGTCAAGGACGAGGAGGAACGCCAGAAAATGAAGCTCGAGCGCGACAGGCTGCGCGCCCAGCAGATACGCGAAAAGCAAGCGCTCGTGGAGGATAGCAAGATCCTCCAGGGGAAACTGCTCATGCTGAAGAGGTTCCTGATAGAGAACGACCTGCTCAAGGAGGTCAACTCCATAATCAACCCGAGATAATAAGGTGCGACACGTGCGTACACCTTAGGTTCGAGAACGCGTCAAGCAACCCGGACGTCGGCAGGCCGTGGCCGGAAGCTTGGTGCGCGCAGGACAAGTGGGGCGGAATGACACCGGAGATGAAGAACATCACAAAGAAACTTAAATGGGAAACGAAATGAAAATAGTGCACGCACACGTGTACAACCCGGAGAACGCGCTGTTCAAGTCCAGAAGGAACGACAGGGCGGAGTGCCAGATAGTAACGTGCTCGAACTCCGAGAACTGCGGGCTGTTCAAGCGCGGCGAGTGTGCCACCATAGCCATGCTCGACGCCCGCGACTGCCCGTACGGCAAGAAATCGTACGAGTACGGATTCACAAGGAAGGCAAGAGGCTTCGGCAAATGGATCTCGGAGCGGAAGGAGAAGTATAAGGACGCGCTCGGCAAGCTGGGATCGTACAAGAAGAAGCTCGCGATAGTCGGGGACTACGTGTTCCTACCGTACGCGCACATGAACATGAACATGAACAAGGACCTGCCGGTGTCGAGCCACGGGTCGTTCATGAACAACGGGTCGCACTTCATAGACATCAAGGCGTTCGACGTGAATCTAATAATGAACATAATAAGGTTCAGACCGCAGGCCTTATTCGGCGGCGAGATAACGTCGTACCAGAAGGAGGTCATACCGATGTTCTTGATGCACCTGAAGGAAGAGATGCCCGAGATGTACGCCCTCGTGGTAAAGGAGCACGAGTACGTCGAGAACATAATAAAGAACTTATCTCCAGTAGGCAGGAAGGCCCTCGTGCACACGCTAAGGCCAGGGACGGTGGTGACCAAGTACCACGACACGACCAAGCTCAGCACGCAGCACTGGACGTGGGACGGCGAGTACCTCAGTTCGACCGATGCTGGCATGACATTCGCGATAGTAAACTACGATGAGTGCATCATAAAGATGAAGCCAAAGAAGGGTGAGGCGGTAGTGATAACGAGCGAGGACCAGGTCGATGAAAATACGGAATACGTTGATTAAATGGACATAGACATAGACAGAGGCGTTCTTCTCTGAAAACGAGTCCTCGACGGTAAATTGGTTGCGGTGGACTACGGAATGAGCAATAAATCACTATATTGAGCACAAATACTAAACTACAGATATGAACAATAGAGACGAATTCAGAAAGTATGCCGTCAAACACAGGGGCATCAGTTCAAACACGTTTGATTCCTACACGAAGCACGGCATCAACAGCAGCATAACACCGTACATCATCGAGGAGCGTCAGCTCAACGTGGCAGAGATGGACGTGTTCTCGCGTCTCATGATGGACCGCATCATCTTCCTCGGAACGGGGATATACGACGAGGTCGCGAACATCATACAGGCGCAGCTCCTCTTCCTGCAGTCGCTCGACGGAAAGAAGGACATCCAAATTTACATCAACTCACCAGGCGGCAGCGTATACGCGGGTCTCGGAATATACGACACCATGCAGTACATCACGCCCGACGTAGCGACCATCTGCACCGGGATGGCAGCATCCATGGGAGCGGTACTTATGTGTGCAGGTGCCAGGGGCAAGCGCTCGGCACTAAAGCACTCGAGGATAATGATACACCAGCCGCTCGGAGGCGCCGAGGGGCAGGCTTCGGACATCGAGATCACCGCCAGAGAGATCCAGATTCTCAAGAAGGAACTGTACGAGATAATCGCGAACCACTCGGGTCAGACGTACGACAAGGTGTGGACCGACTCGGACCGTGACTACTGGATGACATCCGGCCAAGCCAAGGAGTACGGAATGATCGATGAGATTCTTATAGCTGACCCTTCTGCTAAGAAGTAATGGGCGGGCCGGACGACTTGATGGATGAGATACGCGAGGCAACGAAGGCGGTCGACGGCCTTGTCCTGCTCGACAGATCATCTACGACCACCTTCACCTCGAAAACGAAGAAATAAAAATAAAGCTGAAATGAAATTAACGAGAGACCAATTCAACAGTTTGGGACCGTTCCACACGGACGACCTCAACATAAATGACGGAGACCAGGACTTCATGTTCCAAGTGTTCAATGAGCTGCCTGACCATATCCAGGGAGAGGCCGTGAAGTGGGGGTTCCAGGAATCGCTGACGAGAGAAGCCGTGTTTGAGCACCTGGTGAGAACGCTGTACGGCATGAGCATCGACGAGTACTATGATAAGAAAGTGTACGAGAGACCGACGCTATCGAACAGGTACGTGCTCGACAAACTAAGGGACAGCGACGGGGAATGAGATGGATAAGGCGCCTGCTCGGCATAACAGAGCTCGAAGACAGGGGTCAAGAACCTGAACCGACCAAGTGCTCAAGCTGCGCCAGGACTCGACCTCGAGCTTTACGACAAGGTCATCGAGTACATACGGCAGTGGACGTGACGAAGGTGCGGAACCATGCTCTGCGTGCTCAGCCTCGCGGACTGCATACACGAGTCGACAAGCTGGAAAACTACGAACAAAAGGTTAAGGAATACGACATGCTCTACATAGGTGGAGCGCCAAAAAGTAATAGCAATGCAATCAAGGAGGGCACAGAGATCATCGTTCTTCACCACCACGGTAAAGGACACAAACACGCCGGTCGGGCCCATGACCTTCGACGAATGGAAGACGGTTTTTTCGTACAACGGCGGACCAAGCCTTAGTACCGGATTGCAGCACATGGAGGATTACAGGACATACCTGCGACAAGCGGCAGTAGAAAACATGATGCAGCACCCGTCCTTGACGACTAATTTTGTGGAGATAATAATGGAGATAAACGCGGCACGCGACATACCGACGCTCGAGGTAAAGGCCAGGGAGCTCGACGAACTGTCCTCGTACGTATACGCAAATTGAGAAATTGATAAGGGACGATGACGACGATTGAGAGGGACATGCCCGACGGCCTGGAACCGAGGGTGAACATATTCTACGAGAACTTCCAGGGCTACATGGACAAGAAGGAGCTGCAGATGGAGTCGGACCTGATAGGGCTGTTCAAGCAGGTGGGCATACACGCCGCGACGAAGACGGACCGCAAGTCGCTCGATCACCACGAGTCTATAGAAAAGACGCTGATACTCGAGTCGTGGATACCGGGATGGTTCGAGCACGAGAGGACGTTCAGGGACATCGTGAAGGGGCTGCTCGAGAAGGACATCACCAAGGTGAGGTTCTACGTGCACATCGAGCCCGTCAAGCTCGATCGGACGTTCTTCCTGATGCCGCTGTACGGCATGAAATACTCATTCAGATACTACACACACCGATGAAAACAATAGACGCAGTAGGAGCAGTAGGAGAGGAAATAGTAATAGGCGCCGAGTACGGGTACTCGAAGAGCCAGAACGGCATGACCTGGGTAGTTACCGGGATAGCCACGGCGGCCGAGAACGGGAAGGTCACGCTCGAGAAGATAATCGAGAAGAACTTCACCAGCCTTTACAAGGGCAACCAGGACCTGCACAAGATGATACGGCCGAACCGCAGGCGCACGATAGCCTCTGTGCAAGTGTTCAGGATTGCGAGGGACCAGGACAACGGCGCCGTTAAATACGAGAAGCTCAAGTCCGACCTCAAGGAACTGCTCGACATGGATGTGCCGAACAACTTCGAGAACGCCTCAACCAAATTATACCTTGAACTTATTAAGTAAAATACAGCACCTGCACTGGATCGAGGGCAACGGGATAATAATATTCCGAACGAGCATGCTCAGCCCGGCCGAGGAGATCCTCGACGCCCGCAAGGAGTCGCACAGGGACCTGTCCGCGTGGATGGGATGGGCGCAGGAGTACCCGACCATGGAGAGAGTGGAAGACGACCTGAGAGAGGCGGAGAAGCTCAGGGAGAGCCGCGCGTCATTCAGGTACGACGTATTCAAGCGCGTCGACAACACGCCGAGGTTCATCGGCAGCGTCGGAATAATACGCGCGCCGTTCAACGCTCACGTGGCAGAGATAGGGTACTGGATGAGGACGTCGGAGCAAGGCAAGGGTCACACAAAAACCGCGGCAGCTCTGCTCGCGACCGTGCTGAGGCACATGGGAGTGTACAGGATAGAGATACGCACCGACGCCGGCAACGAGAAGAGTGTCGGCGTGGCGCGGTCTCTGGAGTTCAACCTCGACGGCATACTGAGGGGAGACCGGATAACAATGGATGGACGCATATCGAGCACGTGCGTGTTCTCGGTGATGCCCAACGAAATAATAGCGCACAGGCTCGGTGATGTCAAGTACCGACTCTACTGCAGCGGAACGCCTGGGATAGACGAGACACATTTGATAACTACATTATGAGGGAGAAGAGAAACATATTCTGGCGCATAGTTGGCGGGATCCTCGTGTTGATGGGCGTCGCAACTCCCGGTTTGTCGCCTTGGCAGTTGCCAGCTTGCATGGTCGGCGGCATGCTGATCAGTGGAATACTCGACGAATAAATCACGACCGATATAAAATAAGAAACCCCGAAGTATCCTTCGGGGTTTCGTTATTCCGTGTACTCGTTCAGAGCACCCGTCCTTTACAGGATCATGGATTAGATGATACCTGAGGTAGGCACCTGGATCGTGAAAGTGAAGTACATTGTCTGTGGGTGGAATCCAGCTGACACGAGGGCGTAGCGAGACTTCACAGCGATCTTCGGAGACATAGTGCCTTCAGAGATTGTCTGGATAGACTCAGCCATCATGTACGGCATGAACTTCAGACCTGGCTCGTCGTCTGCGCCCTTACGGCCGACAAGTACGCGAGTGTCAGTCCACTTCATGTTCTGGTCAACGTACACAGTCATACCAGCGAGTGATCCTACTGGGTAGAGAGCACCGTTGTTCTGGCTTGCGGTGTTCGCGAACGGAGCTGGCTGGAACTGGCTGATGTCCTGGATCGCCGTAGCAATCTGAGAGTTACATACAACGAAGTTCGCAGGTCCACGACGACCACGGTTTGCTACTACGTTAGCGGCAGCAAGTATGCGGCTGAAGATTCTCCTCTGGAACGTCTGGAGGTTCTCGTACGTACCAACCGTAGGCAGAGCCGTAAGGTTGAGGTCGAGCACCTGTCCTTCAGTTGCAGCGAACTCAGTAGCGTTCTGCGTACCAAGACCGAATGCGGTCACGAGGATGTGTTTGTTGATGTGCTGTGATACATCGTTAACGAGCGAGTTCTCAACCATCGACACAACGTCGATACCGAACTGCTTGTTAAGGTCTTGTATCTGCTCAGTAGTTACCTGCGCAGCAAGCTGGTAGGTCTCAGTCTCAACGAACTTGGTGAAAGTCTTGAGGTTAGTCGTCCTGTAGTAGGTAGACTCACCAACTTCACGGGTCATTGGACCAGAGTCGTTAGCATCTGCGTAAGGACCGGTCCAGTTAGCTGTGTCAGTGTCACCTGCACCAGCGAAACCTTGGATGTGATCTTCGAGCATTGCTACGAGGGCAGCAGCGTTAGTAGCTGCAACCGGAGCTGCGTCAGTTGTTACTGTCGCGCCAACCACACCAATAACCTGAGCTACAGAGATGGTAGACGGAGTAGATGCACCAACCTTGAAGATTGGGTAACCGTCGATCCTCGACTTACCAACGAAGGTAAGGGCAAGGGTACCAGCACCTGAAGTTGCGGTGTACGATGTACCGTTAGTCCACGTACCTGTCGCGTTGAACTTGATCAGGAGTGGCTTATGGTCAGCGTTGTCGATACGTCCACCTGCGTAAACGTAATCGAGGTAGGTGAGAACACCTGTTGGGCCTGGCATCGGGATAACCGGAACGATGTCGAAACCTACAGTCTTAGCTGCTACCTGGATAGCGAGCGGAAGAAGTGAAGGGAACTTGTCGCCGGAACCGTTAGCGGACCTGGTCGGAGCCAAAGGCTGGCCCATACCGTTAAGCGCGTCGAGAGTGCCGTATCCAGCGTGGATAGCAGACTCATTGAGCGAGTGGTAGTGGCAGTACTTAGAAAGCCATTCTACTTTGTTCGAGTCTTTGATATTAGTCTTCTCGTTGATAACCGGAGACCAAGTTTCAAAAACCTCTTGTTCGTTGATCATTTTCATGATGCTTGTTTGGTTTTTTTACTTTTTAAAACGTTGTCCGAGTTGTGACGCGATTTTGTCCATGTACTCTGTGCCGTAGCCGAGTGTCTTGGTTTTATCGGTGTTCGCTGGAACTGCCGTTTCATTTTCGTTGAGTTTTACAAGTCCAACAACCTTGCCCCTTACAAATGGCCTGCTTGTCCAGAAGTTCTTGATTTTGTACTCGGTGTCGAGGTTCATCAATTTGCTCTGTGCAAGTATGCCTTGCTTTTCGGATTCGGTAAGCGCCTCGTAGAGCGGCTTAATCGACTCCGGAATCATTTGCAGGAACTTCGGAGTGTCATCCTGCTTCTCAATCAAAGCTGCTTCCCAAATTTTGGTTACGTCAGCTTCTGAAAAGTACGCACCTGGTTTCAGGGCGTTTGCGACCTTTTCTTTCTTGGCCTCCTCGAGGGCTTCGAACTCGTTCCTCTTAGCTTCGCTTAGGAAGCGGAAGAAGTGGTACTGGCTCTCGTTCATTTTGGTGGCGGCTTTCTGTTTAGTAGCGGCCTCCAGCAGTTGGTTTATCTGTGCGGACAAACCAGTGTATTTGTTCGCCTCAGCTACGCTCTCGTTAACCTTGGCTATCGGTGCAGAACTATTGTTCGTAGCTGCTGGCATTGCGGTAACCGCTGGGGCCGCAGCAACGACGTTTTCAGCTATATATTCGGAATAAGCGATGTTATTCTCGATTTTTTCTGCCAAATACTCAGAATATCCGATTCCCCTGTCGAGGTTCTCTGCGAGGTACTCGGAATAAGAAATGTTCTTGTCGAGGTTCTCTGCGAGGTACTCGGAATAAGAAATGTTCTTGTCGAGGTTCTCTGCGAGGTACTCGGAATAAGAAATGTTCTTGTCGAGGTTCTCTGCGAGGTACTCGCTGTAGTTGATGTTCTTCTCGAGGTTCTCTGCGAGGTAGTCCATAAACGAAATACCGCGGTCGAGGTTCTCTGCGAGGTACTCGCTGTAAGAAATGTTACGGTCGAGGTTCTCTGCGAGGTACTCGCTGTAAGAAATGTTACGGTCGAGGTTCTCTGCGAGGTACTTAGAATACTCGATGTTCTTGTCGAGGTTCTCAGCCACGTACTCAGTGTACTGAATGTTCTTATCAAGGTTGCCTGCGAGATACTTCATGTACCTCTCGTGCTTCTCGATTTTTTCAAGAAGGGTCTTGATAATTTCAGCATCAGTAGACTCGGTAACCTTCGACTTAACATTTTCAATCTCCTTCATGATTCCGGTACGGAATGCAGCGGACCAATCGTTGAGCTCTTCAGATGTTACGAATTGATTCATGTCGTTGTTGGTTTTTTTGTCCTCATCCAGCATCGCCTTCTTAAACGCCGCATTGTTCGGATCTACACTATATATCTTCGTGTGTGCGGAAAATTCTGGCGCAAAGCTCTCCGAGATGTCCGTAAGCTCTGAAATAACGGACTTTTTAGTGCCCGCATCAAAGTTCGCGCTCTCGTAAATCCTATCAAGCTGTGCCTTTTCGAAACCAGGGTCTGCGACGAGGTCGTATGTGAATATCTTTTTGATCTTAACCTTCTTGTTCTCCATAACAGAACCGGCAGCACGCGAAGAAATAGACAGCGGGTATCCGGCGTCTACTAATGTCTTGGCAATCTGTCCGTGTGGAGTGTCGAGCAAGCGCACGCGAATCCTGAGGGTCCTGTCCTTCTCGTTGTACTCGAGCTTCTCAACTATGTGGGATATGTTCTTGAGGGAAACGTCAAACTTCTCTGGGTGGTCGAGCTCTCCGACCAGGCGCTTCTGCTGAATCTTCTTGTTTAGGTACTCGAGGTGCGGAAGATACTCCTTTGCCTCGTAAATCCTGTGGTTGTTATTCTCCTCGCCCATGATAGCGGCGATACCTTCGAGAATGTAGTCTTTCGGATTGCTACCCGTAGCCTCTACCACGAGGTTGCTCTCAGCACGCTCGAGGAGGAACACGTAGTTCTCTTGTAGTTGCAGGTTTGTATTCATCCGTTGTAAGGTTGATTCCTTTGTCTTTATATATCTGGAAATTTTTGGAAAATCCTTTCAAAAAGGATAAAACTTCCCAGAGCCTTTAGTATTCTGGGACTCTAAACGCTTGAAAACCTTTGATTGGTCTATATAAATTGGACTTCGAACAGATGGTATCTACTCTGTATATATCAGGAAATTTGCGGAAAATTGTGGTGGATCAATAAAAAAGCCCGGACAAACCGGGCTTTGTTTAATTCATCAGGCTGAGATGATCAACTATTATGACGTCCGGAATGGACGAGTCCCTCATGGGGCGATGCACATAACCGTCACTATTGTTATATTATCCTTTTGGCGAGCTCGGATAACCACTTTGCGGCGAGCTCTGCCTTTTCGTATTTGTTTGTCATTGCTTGGGCTTGAAATGTTTACAGCTGAACTCTGGATCGAAAGATACCGGGCCGAACGGTGACTCACCGGGCCAGTCCCACCTGTAGAAGCCATTCGCTGTTCTGCCGTACGGAACGCACGCGCTGCGCACATCCTTGTTGTCGCACAGTCCAAGCATTATGTCTTCCAGTCTGTTACCCTGCACCCTGACCTTGTTGTAGTGCGCGCAGTTACCACAGCAGGGCTTAACTTGCTTCTTGCGTTTAAACGGCCAAATCATTTCAGGGTCTCCTTTCCGTACTTCCCGTACTCCGAGTTCACGCTCTCCTTGATTATGTTCATAGAGTCCTTTATCTGCTTGAAGTACGTGTCTATCGGCAGGTCGTTCGGATCGTCCGCGAATGGGTCCTCTATCTCGTTGCTTATTATCTCGATGCCGGCGACTATGTAGAATATGACCATGACCATCGCTGCGGCCCAGAGTCCGAGGTCGTGAAACAACCCGAATGGCAGGCTCAGCAGGTATATGAATATCGATGCCTTTATGTGCAGGGCGTACGCCTTCGGTATCGGCGTGCTCTTGATACGCTCGAACGAGTTGGATATGTCAACTATCTCATTTAGTTTGTCCTCGAGAATGTTGAGGTCCCTGTCAGACAACTTGGCGTCGCGTATGAGTAACAACATATCGCAAACGAACTTGGTCTGCTTATTATGATGTCCCATGACGTTATCGGCGTTCGTCTCTCGCAGGTAGTCGGACAGGTTGCGCAGTATCTGCTTTATGATGTTACGGGCCTGCGTCTTCACGAGGACGTCGGTGCAGCACGAGTTCAATTTTATTGAGAAGTAAGATATTGAGGTCGACAGCGCGCTGAAGAGCCTGCGTCCCTCCCACCAGCGGTCGTACGCGGTGTTCGTCCTGAAAACGAGCAGCAAGCCGATGACTATACCTATTAGCGAGTGCATGCTCGCCGGGATCTGAACATGGTAGTACTTACTGTTGACGTATAGCAGGTTGAGTAAAAACGTATAAACACCTATGACGCGTTGAACTTGCCGGCGAATTCTGTATTGTTGGTCGGGCATGCCGTGTTCCTCGTACTCGAATCAGAAGCCACTCGCCAATCTCCTTTCCCTCTCCATGCTTGTCGATGCTGTCCATTGACTTATTGGCCGATGCAAGAAGTCCAGACTATCGGGTGATTTTGCTGATGCCCACATACATGATGTCTGCGTCAGATTCGTTCTGTCCGTGATAGTTCTCTTCGTTGTATTCTCCGTAGTCGAGCAGTTTTAGGTAGTCTCGACCGAAGCCGTAAAATATCTTGTTCATATCATTGTCATTTCTTGTGTCTTCTCCTTGTAGTGTAAGAACGCCTCGTATAGTTGTTTGTCCTCGATGACCAGATCCTCGCACTTGTCCAATCCGGAATTCATGAGCGCCTTATATTCCGACGGCATCGGCAGGTCGTTCTCGCTCGCCCAGTTGCGGGTAGCCACGTAAACGAGCGCGAGCTTCATACCCTCTTTGGTATGCACCGGTACGAAGCACTTCTCGTAGTGGTTAGGGTAGCCCTCCTTCTTGTCCAGTTCCTCCAGCTGGGCGGTCGACGGCAACGTGTACAGCACGCCGAACACACTCGACTCGAAGCACGGCTCGATGTTGACGAACGCGAGCGTCCTGTACTTCTGCGACATCTTGTTGCTCCGTAATCTGTAGTGGTGCAAGTGCCCGTACTCGAACGACTCGAACGCCACGCCTCTCGCAGTCATGCGGTCGGGGTTCATGTTGCTTCCGTATGCGAAATAATATAGTGACATGTTAATCTTTTTTTGGTCCTTTCATGTTGCGCGTCTCGTAGTATATGTTGTCGAGGCTGCGGTCTATCTTCGATCTGACCTCGGCCTCGAGCGCTGCCCTGCGGCGCTCTATCACCTTGTGCAGGAAAGACGTTATCTTGCCGTTGAGATCGTCTGTGACCGATATGTCATAGTGGTACCTCCCGTTAATTATACTAACCGTGCCACGCTCCACTATCACGAATATGTCGCCATAGCGGATGTAAAACTTCTGCGAGATTGGCGCTATCATCAGTTCGGAATCCGACTTGGCCGCGAGGTTGCGGATGATGCCGAAGCACTTCGCCTGGTCCGAGTTCATCCGGCGGTTCCACATGCCGGACATCCTCACATACTTACGCATGCGCCAGTAGTAGAACTTGCGTATAATGGCATGCCCCCATCGCGCCAAGAGCGAACCTTCTCCAACTTCCTTATCGGACTCTTCCCCGGTAGTTCCTTCGTTGATCATTTAATCTCTGTTGCGCCGGACCTACTTGTCCAGCTTGTCAAAATAATAATAATTTGCAAGATGATGACGGCACAGCAAAACATGCCGACACCAAATGCAATCCATTCCAATGAAGCCATTTTATTTTTCTTCTTGGACGACCTGCCGCTCTTAGGCGTCTCCTCCTTTTTCTCCTCTGTGGTCTTACCCGCGTTGGGGTCTTTCCATAATTTGTCAAGAAATCCCATATTTTTATTTGTCAAAGTTTACGGTTGGTGTTTTTTCTGCTCCCTTGTCTGCCTGGAAGTACGCCTTGGTCTGAAATCCGAACATGCCGGCCCACACATTTTTTGGGAACCTTCTGATGTACTTGTTGTAGTCCTGCACAGCGATGTTGAACTCGCGGCGCTCTACGGTTATGCGGTTCTCCGTGCCCTCGAGCTGCGACATCAGCTGGTTGAACGCCTCATTGGATTTGAGGTTCGGATACTGCTCCATCGTCACCAACAAGCGAGATAGAGTTGTGCCAAGTTGACCTTGTGCCGCCTCGAATGCCTTCATGGATTCCGGTGTCAGGTTTGTAGGATCAATCTTAACTTGCGTGGCGCTTGCACGCGCTTGAATCACCGCTTCGAGCGTTGATTTTTCAAAGTTGGCTTCTGTCTTGACAGTGTTAACCAAGTTCGGAATGAGGTCCGACCTCCGCTGGTATACGTTCTCAACCTGTGACCACTTAGCCGTTACGGTTTCTTCCATTGATACCATGTTGTTGTAGCTTACATAGCTACTGCAACCTGTGAAGAACAGGACGAACCCGATTACCCCCAGAAAATGTACTTACGATAGTTTTCCATGTTTATCTATTATTTGTTTTGATGAAGTGAAGGTAATAAAAATAGTAAATTGGAAAAACTTACAACCTGCACCTGGCCCATTCCATGTATTTGCTGAGGAATTTATCGGCCGGGTTCTTCAGGTCGAGTCGCTTTCGGATGAATATGTCGTATGAGTCCTGTGCGTATTGACCGAGTCCGTACAAGTCCTTCGGTTCGCGCCATTCCTTCTCTATGTAGTCCGCGCTCATCTTTATTATCCCTGTGCTGCGTTTGTTTGAGAATCCCAGCGGCTTTATCAGCTCTGCCATTTCCAATGGATCGGCAGACATGGCCTTCCTGGCGTTCGGCCACCTACGGAAGAATTCGTGCCGAACCCGGTCCACTTGCTGCCTGGTAGTTTGGTTAAGCATCATACAGCAAACGAAAATCTTCCAGTCGTCCGATCGGTAAATCTCCTGTAATAGATTGTAGGGGGATGTTTTCACCCGACAAATATAATTTTTTCTGCACAAAAATAATAAGCAATATTCTTTTTCCGGTCGAATATATAATGGAAAGGAGAGAAATGGATTCAAACCAAGGCATAGGAGAAGGTTGCCATGGAGGGAGCGAGAACCTGGCTAAGCTCAGGGAGCTCATTGAGATACTCGACCCTCAGGTGGATGGTACCGAATACCAAAAAGCGGCGGCCAAAATCAGCGAGATAGTGGAGTCCGGTAAAGGGGGACATCATGACATCATGAAAGCTAAGAACGCTGCGCCGCTATGAGTCGTTGTTTGCATCCATCTCAGCCATACTAACCGGAATAAAAAAAAATTACTCTAAAAATGGAAGAAGAAAGGGGCTGGTCCGAATATGGTAGGTTGGTGTTGAAAGAGCTCGAGAGACTTAACAACAACTACGAGTCTCTGCGCAAGGACTTCGACGATAAATTCAAAGAGATTAACGATAGGCTGGCATCCGTCCAGAATACCGAAAAGGTAATGCTCGAACTGAAGGCGTGGCAGGAGAAGGTCAACGACGTGTGGTCACCGTCCCAGATGAAGGAGTCCAAAGACGAGGTCTACAAGCAGAAGAACCGATGGACAGCAACCATCGCCATCATCGCGTTCATACAGGTCCTCATAGGCATAATACTCGCTCTAAAGGACAAGATATTCTAACAATAAAAACCCCCGATTGAATCGGGGGTTTCTTTAGGCTTGAGCCACAACTTTCTTGCCGGACTTCTCCTTGATGATGTCCTCATACTTGGCCTCGGCTATGCTCTTGATGTCGTAACCGCGGCTGTCTTCCTTCAGGTACTCCATCATGTTCATCAGCGCCTCGTACAGGCTTTCACCGTTGACAAGGAACCTGGCTTTCTTCACCTTCGGGTTTCCTGTCTCTTTGTCAATCTTGTCGGTCTCGAAACCGACTACGCATACGTAATTCATGGTTGCTTGTTTTTTATTGTTTACTTAATATACTCTTCGAGCTTGGCTATCTCCTTGTTGATGTCGAGCATCTTCTTCTTGGTGGCCTTGCGCTTTGAATAAAGATCCTGCAGTATTGTACGCAAGACGGAGTCCTGTGTTGCGTCGAATATGTTATTATTCGCCGTAATGATTTCCCCTTCCTTAGGTTTACCGTCGAGGCTCTTGCCCTTGTACGCCTCCGGAGAGATGTTGAACTGCATCATCGTATTCGGGTACAGGGACGCAAAGTCATAGCACGCAACCCAGTTGTGGAAACCGATAACCGGCTCCTTAACGTAAGCGCCCTCAAAGTGCTTCTGTTCCTGGTTGCGTTCCTCTTCCACGAATATCTTGCCCCTCTTGTAGAACTCGCGGCCCATGAGAGCCTCCTGCACAGACACCGGGGAGAACACCCTGTTTACCTCTACGCGGTCAACCTCTGCGAGCTTGAATAACGTCGTGAGAGTGTTTAGCTTCTTGTCTATGTAGTACACGAGCACGGAGTCAACCGCGTTGTAGAATATGAACTTGTTGTAGTCCTGCTCATACAAGTCCTTGAACGAACCGTTGTACTTTATCTTACCTATACCCGTCGCCTGCTCGCCGATGTGGTCGAGCTTGTAATTCTCTTTAATCTTGATGACGCGGTCCCACTTCTTGACAATCTCCAGGTAGTCGACTATGAGCCGGTGTTGCGGCAGCTTGTCCTTTCCAATCAAGGTATTGCTCACCGAAGATATTGCTGGATCTATTTTCAATCGCTCGCACCTGTTGACGAGGTACGGCCAGTCAAACCCGCGTATGTTCCAACCAGTGATGCAGGGCATCTTGTGTATGAACTTAGCGAAGAACGTGTACAACATGTCGTACTCGCTGTCGAACTTGAAGTACCTGAACACCCACTTGTCGTTGAACTTCTTGAAGTGCTCGTTGACATCGCGCCCTATGGCATCTTGTTCTGCAGCAGTCAGTTCCTTCAGAGCGAGAACGGTTACGGCTTTGTCGGTGCAATTCACTATGGATATTGCAGTGACCTTATTAAGGGCGAACTCGGGATCGGGAAATCCGTCGGTCACCTCGGTCTCAATATCTATAATGTATTTCTTCGGCACGTTGAACTCAAACACCTCCTCGAGCTCCTTGGCTCTGTCGTAGAATATCTCCTCTATCCTGTACCTATTCAACCTCAGAGATCGCTCCTTGCGGACGGCACGCAGATTCCATGACATGATGCCCGGCTCCGGCTTATCCGTACCGCGAGCATATCCCCAGGTAAACGCGTCCTTCTGCTGCAATGGCAGCTCTTTGTACGCTATCTCTCCGTTCTTGTCGAAATACGATATGCGCAAGTCCTTTATGCGCTCGCGCATGCCCCGAGTGTTCTCAGTCTCTATCTGTTCGGTTCTTACTTGTACGTCTACTATCATTGGAGTGTGGATAAAAATTTGTCAAACTCGTCGAGCTCTGCTTGCGTTACCGCATAGAACTCTGCTTGCGTTACCGCATGCTTGTCCGCAAAGTACGCGACGACCGGATCTTTGTGCTCCGGCTTTATATTACGTGTGACCAAAGTCTTTGTTCCGTCCTCCTTGGCAAGAATGATGGAAACAATATACTCGCCGATCCTCTTTGTGTTTAGCATATTGGTGAGCTTCTCGAGATCCTGTACCGCGTTGTCGAATGCGGTCTTGGCTTCGCGTATAATCCTGTACGCATCGTCGGATACGTCCGTCATATTCAGCGTTAACGCGTTGTTCGATATTTCCCGAGCGTAGCCCTCGAGCATATCGATCGATCTCGAATTGGCCTGGCGTTCGGCGAGCTCCTTGAGCTTCGCACGCAACTCCTCCACTATTTTATTATGTGTGTTGTCCATGGTTAGTTTGTTCCGGTTGAACCGAAAGCTCCGGCGCCACGCTCGGTTTCTGTGGATATGTCGCTCGACTCCTCAAGTTCGCCCATCCATACCTCTCGCATAACAAGCTGCGAAATCTTGTCCCCTTTTTTTATATGGACATCTGTATCAGAGTTGTTAAAAAAATGAATATGTACAGTGCCACGATAATCACTATCTACTAATTCTGCACCCTTACTCAATTTCTTTTTCGTTGCTACACCTGATTTGTTATAGACTGCAAGGTCCCAACCAAAGGGAATATCAAAACGTATGTCCAGTGGTATAAGTGCATCACCACGTCCAGGTACTACAATGTCTATAGGGGAGAACACATCTAACCCAGATGAACCAACAGTACCTCGCACTGGAGCTTTTGCATTCTCGGTCAATAATTGATATTTTAACTTCGGATATTTTTTCATGATATATAGTTTATGAATACCTCTATAATATACATGCTGATAGACCCTGTTTCGGATGAAGTCAAATATATTGGAAAAACTAAGAGGACACTGGCTAAGAGGCTGGAAAATCACCTATACGAACTCAAGTATAATACTAAGAAAGTAAATTGGATAAAATCATTAAAGTCTAAAAATTTAATACCTTTTATATTTGAGCTGGACAGAGTTCCAAATGAAGATGTAAATTTTTGGGAAATACATTACATCTCATTATTTAGAAGTTGGGGTATAGAACTATTGAATGGCACGCCTGGTGGAGACGGACTACCGCTCGGATATAAACATTCAGCAGAAACTAAGCGCAAAATAGGATTAGCATCTATTAGAACAAGGGCGGGCAAACAAGCCACGGATACAGCGAGATTAAATATGTCTATCGCGCACAAAGGTAAAAAACACTCCGAAGAATTTAAAACACATATTTCCAATTGTAACAAACTTCGCAAATTAAAAGGCGAATATAAACCGTTGTCTAATGAGCACAAATTAAAATTGTCCAATTCCCTAAAGGGTCGTAAGGTACATAATAAGGGTAAACCTATGTCTACCGAGCAAAAATTGAAATTAAAAATGGCTAACCTCGGAAAACGATGGTTTAATGATGGTACAAATAATTACTTAATACATCCAGAAAATTCGGCCATGCTCATAAAAGGAAGGATAAAAAAATATGGCCCGAAGGAAAAATCCTCCAGGCCCCCGCGATAGCTTGCCAAGCTATTTTAATTTGCTGCAGTGTGTTCCTGCGTGCTGTTGTTCTTGATGAAGTCGCGAATCTTAGACTCGAGCGGCGTGCCCTTGATTGTCTCCATAAGGCCGTCAAAGCTTCCCTTAGCGAACATATCGCCGAGGCCGCCGTTCTGCACCTTGAGGTTCTTTGCGAGAGTCTCGGTGAAGCTCACTGTGGATATAGCCATCAGCGCCTCGACCATTTTCGGATCAACGGCTTTAGCCTTCTCGACAGTCTCGTTAACGCGAATATCAGACTCTGCCTTGCTAACGAAAAGCTCCTGGTCGGCCTCAGCCTTCTCACGAGCGAGCTTGCGCTTGGCTATCTCGTCGAGACCATCCTGACGGTTCTTCTCATCGTTGAGCTTAGCGAGCTCGTTCTTGGCCATCTCCTGGATCTCCTTGAGCTGGATCTCATACTTGAGCATGTTGGTCTTGTTCTTCTCCTCGATCTGCTTCCTCATTATCTCCTCGGTCTTCGTGGTGTATTCAAGTTCCTGCTGCTTGCTCTGCATATCGAGGTTGTGCTTGACGGTGTTCTGCTGTGCTCTCCTGAGCATCTCAGCGATACCGGAATCTCCAATCTCTATGTTGAGAACCTCGACGTCGTACACGACCATGCCGTTCTCTTCAAATGTGCGACCTGGGCGCTTGCTGTCTTCGTTCTTGCCGAGGATGAGGTCGCGGATTATGTCGGTAGCCGAAAGGTTGAACTCCTCGATCGTCGTTTTCTTGACAGCGTTGCGCACGACCGAACGTAGGTGCTGTGTGAGCAATTTGACGTAGTTCGATACGCTGAACCACTTCTTGTTGTCCCCGTCGAAATTAACTCTGTAAGAAAGGCGGATGCTAACGTTGACCGCGTCCTTGGTCTCCGCGTTAATTACGTCGGATACTATGTTGTTGTCGGTCTGTAAGTATACCGTGCGGAACAGGGTGTTGTCGGTTTTAGGCTTGCCGGTCGAGAGCGCAAGAACTTCGAGTGTCTCATCGAAATCAAGCAATGCAACCTTAGGTCCTTCCACAACCGAGCGCTCGCCGGTCTTCTTCACTATCTGGACCGCGTAGCCCGGCCACACGTTGATGCAAATAGCCCCCTCGTATTTTGTATCGAGCGTGATAGTACGGGGCTTGGTGAACTTCTCGCTGCGTTGTAATTCGTCTGCCACGGCAGAGAAACGCACGGTGCTCTTGGCGCGCAAGTCTGCGGTGCCATATTCGGCGAATAAGCCTGTCGGACCTTCCGAGCCGCTGATGCCCTGCGCTGCCTTCATGCGGGAATTGTAATCCTTCGCCTCGTGATTGCCCGGGAACCAAAGGTCAACCGTTCTGTCGTCGAGAACCCTCTTCACAATAACTTCCTTGCGTGGATCCGGCAACAACATGCTCGGCCCCTTGACGGTCTTAACCTCGCCGGTGCTCTTGTCGAGCATGTACCTTGCCTCACCGGCAGGAACGGCCACCGCGTAGTGCACGACTTGGTCTCCGTATTTAATGATAGCGTGTTCCGGGCGCGGGAAGTAAATCTTCTGCTGCTTGCCTGTTATGAATAACTCGTCACCGGACTTGTAGTCTTCGTAGTCTGCGATCACCTTTACATAGATGCCCATGTTATCGTTCAGCTCGATGGCTTTGAACTTGGTGTTGCCGTTCTGCTCCACAAACGTCTCTGTCGGTTTAGGGAACACAACGGAAGGCCCTTCAACGAACCGCTTGTCGCCGTTCTGATCGAGTAGTATGCAGTACTCAAGACGCTCGAGAGTGACGGCTTTCCTCACGTACTTGCCGCTGTCGTTATCCTTAAGCACCTCGATACCGGTCGGTGGTATGTAGAACGACACATCCGTACCTTTAATGATGAAGAGCTTGCCTATCGCAATGTCCTTCTCGTTTATCGTTGTCGTGGAATTCTTCTTCTGTTCCTCCGCCTCATCGTTGGTCTTGATGATGGCATTCTTCAGATTCTTCTTAGCGGCATCCTCGTTGTATACGCGGACGAGCAGATACTCGTTGCTCTTAAGTTGGTGACCTGGAATTACGTTACCAATCTGTCCTGGGAACAGGGCCATTGTGTAAGGTCCCGGGATATTGATCTTGTGACCGATGTAGAGGTCCGGCGACTGCTGCTTGCCCTTGATTGGATGTTGGATATTATCGCCCTTGTTCGGGTTGGTTAGGACGATGTACTCGCCCTCGTTTGCTGTTGGGAAGGTCTGTATCGCGTCCATCGCTGTGGATGCCCTGTGATACCTTCTTTGATTCGGGTCATAAGTTACCGGCTTGTCTGTGTCTGCGAGACTTATCTTGTTTGGTCCCACTATCACATCGACCTGACCGCTTGCGCCGTCCTGCACGTACACGAATGTGCCCTGTGCCAGAATGATGTCGCCTGTTCTTTCGTTACTCATTAGTCTCCAACACTTTGTACTCGGAGTTTGGGTAATCCACTAATACCTTGTATCGTTCTTCTCTGAAAATCATGCGAGATGCCTTTCGTCTTTGTACACCGGTTTCGGTTTGTTATTGTGAGTCCACAGACGTGCGAATGGCGTATCGAAATAATCGTTATACCTCATGGTGTCGTCTATGTGGAAATCGATACCGTGTTCCTTACAGTAGTCCCCCTTCGCCCTGTCCCACAGGATGTTGTCCTGATCCTTGTCGCCAGTGTTGATCCACGGGTGGTCGGGGTTAGGGTCGTATCGCATTGGAGTACCCGAGTTGATGTGGTGATCTGTGATGCTGAACTGGTGAGTCCACTTTATGCCGAGATCTCTGAGCTGCTTCTCGATGTCTTCGTTCCACTTAGAACCGGTCATAATGTGCACCTCGTGCCCGTTATCAACGAGCAATGTCGTTAGCACCGAAAAAACTTTGGGCAGCGCATCTATCACGCCATGAATGTCGAATCCGAACTTCATCTGAACCTCCTTAATTTACTTATAGATTTGTAGTTTGTCATTATCAAAACGAACATAGATAGTGCACCAATTATCAGGAACACCCAACGCAGCCAGGATACATAAGGGGCCCACCCTGCAGTGGTAATATCCGGTATCATCCAGCACACGTTCATCAACAGCCAGCAATTGGTGGCTACTGCAACGAGCACCTTGATCAGATGGTAGTCCGCGTGCCAGAACATAAGCATGGTCGAGTATACTGTCGGCACTATCAGTACGGCCGCGAGCGTATCTTGGTCGGACATCCAGCAGACGTCCATCAAGAACCATAGTATCGACGATATGTCCTCAATCAGTTTCTTCATGCGTTTATTCCCCTTGCGTTTAATTTCTTGATAACAATCTTCTCCTCATCGCGTAGCTTGGCGGCCTCCTCGTATTTTTGATTGCGCATTGTGCGGTTCTTTTCCTCCTTTATTCTGCGCAGCTCGAGCATCAGGTCCTCGATTTCTTTGTCGAGTCTATCAAGCTCGGGTTGCTTCTAACCGCGCACACGGGGATAGCCACCATCTTGTGACGGTTGGCCCTGTTTCTCGTTCTGTATATGTCGAGCACTTGCTGCTGTCTGTCAGTCAGATCATGTTCGAGAGGCTTCTGCATTCTATCGGTCTCCTCGTAATCCATGGCCCACTCGAGCTCGGCATACGTGGCGCCGATCTGGTCCTCGTCCGTGCGGCCGTCGTCCCAGAGGCCGTCAGTCGGTCTCGCATCCTGTATCTCGGAGATAATGCCCAGGCACTTGGCCAGCTCATAAACCTCGGTCTTGTTGAGGTCGGCTATCGGGCTTAAGTCGACCCCGCCATCTCCATACTTGGTGAAAAAACCCACGCCGAAATCCTCGATGCGATTGCCGGTGCCTGCAACGAGCAACTTATGCTTGGTCGCCAGATAGTACAGGGCAGTCATCCGCATGCGGGCCCTCGTGTTAGCCCTCGACAGGAATTCGGTCTCACGACCTACTTTCTTCTCCAGTCCATTGTACGGTGAGTTGGGGAACCTGGTAGTGAACACGGAATCGATGTCGTTAAGCGCGAGCATGAAGTGCTCGTACACGCTGGTGAGGTCGTAATGCACGACGTCAATATTATGCACGCGCTGTTCCTCCGAGATCCTTACAAGGGAGTCAATGTGCTTGTGTGCCCGCCTGACTTCGTCGGTCTTCTGCGCTATTGGCATGACAACGCACACGGTGCGCAACCCTGTCATTGAGCACAGCTTGGAAACTACAGCAGAATCTACTCCGCCCGATACTCCGACCACGAAACCGTTCACGTTGGCATTGGTAGCATAATCCTTTAACCACTTAACTATGTGGTTTGCCACCGCCGGCATTTTTAAAACTTTACCGGACATTATCTGAATTTATTAGTTTCACCATTGTATACGACAGACCGAAATCCTTGGCGACCTCGCCTATCTTCTTTGTTTTACACGCTTCACGAATCTTGGCGTCTCGCTGCTGGCGCTCCTTGGGTGTGAGTTTCTTCTTCTTGTCCTTGTGCACACCATTGCTGTGCCAGATGCTGTACACGTAATCCTTGCACAGTCCGTGCTTGTCTGCCGTGTACTGTGCCGAGAATCCGCCGATCTTGCCCATCTGCACGATGTTCTCGTCGCGGTATCTCTGCGACTCCTTGAACAGATTGTACCCGAGGTTGGATTTTATCTCCCTCATAGTTTTCTCTCCGTACTTGGATGTGATGCCGCGGTACCAGGTTTTCCATGTTCGGTCGATGCCGCCCGGGTTTTCCTCGGACTTCATGTTCTCGTTGGACTTTATCATCTCCTGGTAGTTGGCGACTTCGTTCTTTATCTCGGACAGCGTACGTTCAATGCGTACGTGTTTCAAATCAGTGACATTGTCACGCACAACCTGACGGACCCTCGTTGGGGTTATCTCAAAGCGGCTGCCAATGTCCTCCGGCGTCTCGCCCTTCTCGGCAAGCTCGATGATCTGGCGATCCCTGTCCGACAGGTTGCCCTTGCGGTCATACTGTCCCTTGCGGCCTATGCGCACCCCAATAGCTCGGAGAATGCTGCGTACGTAAAATTTGCCAATCTCCTGTTCATCAGAGATTTTCTGAATAGCATCGTCCGGCGACACATCGACAGACACGAGCTCCGCATAACGGGCCGCAATCTGCTTGTTCCTCTCTTTGGTGTCTATTCTTTTAGTCATGATTCCTCTTTTTAAAACTTGTATTTGGCGGCGTAATCCACCACGTTAGGTCAACACCCTTGTTACCGGCATTAGCATAGTTAATCGCATTCTGCGTCTGTACTGCCTCAATTCCACCTTGCGGTCGGGTATAATGTATGCGAACTTAATATTCGGGTACTTATACCGTATTTCTCGAAAGAGACAAAGAGACAAAGTACTTGTCCCAATCAAAGTTTGTCGTTTTCATTTTGCTTCTTCTTTTTGCGGGTAAACGTCCACCAAAGATAGAGCACGCATGCGATTCCGAGGGCAAGCAATCCGTACTGGAAGATTGCCACGAATACGAAGGCGAACGCCTTGATGGCGAACAGTAACGCCAGGATGAGTACGGTAAGTATACTGATGATAACTGCGTGTTTCATATATAATTTAGATTGGTTTAGGGAAATCTCTTTCATTAGGGTTGTACCTGATATTGGTTAATGGCTTGCCCTTTCTGTACGCGTTCCATGTGATAATCGTCCACGCAACCATATCACTGTCTGGAGAATTTTTACGTGAGGCCATCTCGGATATAAGTCTGTTACGCAGGACAAACACCGGATGACTCTTGCTAAGATTCTCTCCGGTGGCAAGCATATTGAAAAATTCCATTGCCTGTTCACGAGATTGTTTTCCTGGCAATTCGCTGAATACCCAATAGAGCGCGCCTACGTATCGTGCGTGTATGCACGCTTTGAACTTATTCTTAACCTTGGCCGCAAGATTAGAAACCTCATCCAATTGTTCGACGTGTTGCATCGCAAATTCGAGAACCTCTTGGTTGTTCATTTTCGCGGCACCTGAGCCATCGTGATAACGTACGAAACGATTCTTCTTCATGTTACAGTAAACACGAATGATACCAGCCTTCTGATTGGCATTGCTGAATTTCTGAATTCCAAGCACATCACCAGCGCTTCTCGATTTACCGGTATCTATTGCGGCGAAAGCGGTAGGAGATAAATTACGGGCGACGAGGAACTCAAGCGGTTTTCCGTATCTGATAAGTGCAGTCAACCGGTGTTGACCATTGATTAGGTTCCCATTCGTGTCGAACCCTATAGCATCAGTGGTAGTTTCCCACAGACCCTTATTCATTGATTGTAGCCACTCATCAACCTTTCTGTTGTTCAATGGACGGTTTTCTTTATTTTTCTCCAAGTACAACTTGGCTAACTGCGGAGAGATACGCTCCACTCCAACATCGATCATCATTTTTGACATAACTTTAACTTTTATGGTTTCTTTTTGATTGATTACTTAGTAAAGGTACGAAATTTTTGACAATATAGTTTACATCTCAGCGGAAATCACTTCAAGCCCATTTTATTTCGAGTTTATCTTGTTGTTTTATCTTCTTATAGCAGGTGCCGCACATGAACATATAAAACGTCATGCCGTTCGATTCTCTCCTGCTGCACGGATCGTTTATCCTCAAATACGGGTGCGTCTGGCCGAGTATGCTATTGCCGGTATACGGTATCAAATTATGAGCCCTGTACTGTCTGAAGTACTTGTGCAACTGCTTGCGATCAGTGAGGCCAAGCAACCACATCAGCTCTTTGTAATGACGTATGTGCACGCCTTTGACTATTTTGGATTGGTTCGGTGCGAGCCTCGTGGTACGACAAGGTATACAATCCTCCTCGTGGTATTGCTTCTTGCCTATTCCTGTGCCACGCTTGACACATACACCCTTCTTATCCATCTCAAAAACAGAACCGCATTCGCCAAGCTCCAAATCGGTGCTGAATCCGGAACTGGATCTCATCCCCACGAAACTTATCTCCTTGGCCATGGTCATGCGTTCAACTATAGCGTCATAGTTGTCCTGGAACTGCTTGTCAAGCCACTTGTACGCCTCGTCCTTCATATCACTGAGTTCCTTAACCTTCGAGTACAACTTGTTCTTCTCATCCTCGAGGACAGTCCACTCCGCAAGGCTCTCCAATTTTTTCGGGGTTGTCAGCCAGGACGCGTTGTAATGTGTCGACTTGCGCACAACATCATAGGTCTGGATCGCAATTGCTGTAGGCTTCTCCTCGCCTTCCTCCAGGGTCTCAAGAAGTTCCTTGAATATCTCCTTGTGCTCGTCGGTCCAGTATTCCATGTGCGTCGGTGCAACAGGGTCAATCTTGGCGCCCTCGAGCAATTTAAGGTCCATGTGCTCCGACGCGAGCATTATCTGCTCGGTCTCCACGTTAGAACCAAGGTACTGTATCATCTCCTTCATCAGTAGGACCACGAACGTCTGCTGCCCGGCCTTTAGCTCGGAAAACTGCTTGAAGAATACTTCGGCGCGGCGGTACACGATTATCTCACCGCTGTGCGCGTAGGCCACCGTGTGTCCGTCTCTGCGAGCGTACATGTCATGTATGTAATACTTATCGTCAGATTGCGCGTAAACGAAATCGTAATCCACGGCAAGCTTATCGAGCTTCTTCTTGAACAGGTTCTTCATGTGCTCCTCGAGCTCTGACCCTTTATCGCGGCGGTCAAAGTAACTGGAAAACTTTTTGTCCTGCTCTACCTGGAAGTCGACAAACTTCTCGCGTATGAACGAATCGTTTTTAGCGAGCTTATCGTTGCTGCCTCTCAGTTCGTCCATCTCGTGAAACAGGTTGAACGGCAGATCGCACTCGGCATAGTGATCGTCTGCGTCTCTCCAGGCGCTGCGTCTCTCCAGGCGCACACGCTTCTGATACGGGTTGTCAAAGTCTACCTGGTCGGTGACTATCCAGATGGTGCTGCCCTTGTGTAACGTGAACAGCCAGTTCGAATATATCGGGTGAACCTCATCGAGCTTGCCAAACATGGTTATGAACACCTTGTTCTCGGCTTGCTTGCTAAGGAACTCTTGCTGGTTCTGTATGTGAGTAAGCCACATTGTGAGATCCTGGCTGAACCCGATAACAGTGGAGATGTGGTACTCGTCATTTATGCCGATAGTGTCCCCTCCCTCCTTGTACTTGTACGCTGTGAACTTACCGTCAACCACCAATTTGTTGATCGCCTCGAGGACGGCAGGATCGATATTAGTCTCCCCGGTTTTAAGCTGGGACGATATTCCGGTAACCATCGGGTCGAACTCGTTGGCCTTCCACTCCTTGTAAAGTTTCACGATGTCGAGAACTATGTAGGCGAACTTGCGCTGGCGCTCAATTTCTTCCTCGTTGAAGTCATCGGCCCCGCCATACCCGAACATGTCAACCCATCCGGCACCCCATCTGTCGGGTGTCGGGATGCGCTCGTACAGACCAGTGATGCCCAAGCCATAGTTGAGGCTCGCCTCGATCTTTGCCTTGTACACGGTCTTGCGCAGGTCCTCGGTAGACGTTATCCTGCGGCTGCCCTTCTCATCCCACTCCTTCTGCTCGCGCTCCATATCCCAGTCGAAAAAATCTGTGATGCGGTCGCACAGCGCTACCAAGCGGTCCTTATAGTTGCCTTGTGTTTGTAGTTTTTCCATTTTTTCTTGACCAACTTTTGGTTTTCCACAGAAGTAAAGGCCGGGTCTGTCCTTCTTAAAATTGGAATTTTTATTAAATTTCATGGTTATTGAGATTAGGTTATTAGTAGGTTTTCATTACTTCGTAAAGATACGAAGTTTATTTGAATAAAATAAATCTGTGGAAAATATCATAACTACTTGATAGCCAGTATTATGAATAGAAAAGCCCTGGAAATTTTCCAGGGCTTTGATGTGGTGCCGGTTCGGGGAGATTTCAGAAACATTGCTGAGTATTCATATCTTTATATCATAAGTTTTAATTCCTAAGATACTAAGTTTTGAAAGCAACTTCGAATTTCTAAAGCCATCTTAACGCTATCAGGACACGACTGCAACATAAGTTGGAAGATCCGATACTCTGCGCGCGGCTTGCGCCGGTCTCGTACGCCTCCCCTCCCCGACTTATAGTGTAACTTCAGTGCTGTGGTTGTACTGGTCGATGATCTCCTGGAGCTTCTCGATCTCGTTCTCCTTGCTCTCAATAGCTGCGAGAACTTCCGCCTGCTTCACCTGAGTCTCGTACTCGGTCATAGTGCTGCCGTAGTCAGTATGATTGCCCTCCTTGGTGTCCAGATTACGCAAGAATGCGATCTGTGAGCGCAACTCTCCGATGTGGAGGATGTGTCTGTTGATGGGCTGATTTGCTGCTGCTATAGCGGACTTAATGTGCACGAGCTTATCAGTTAGCTCTTCAAGCTCCTTCAATTTAGCTACCGCGTCAATCGGACGCTGGTTACCCTTGATAACCGAGTTGTGCTGGTTGATCAGCTTCTGCGTCTCGGTGATCTTCTTAGTCAATTTATTCTTCTCTTTTAGTGCTGCTGAAAGTTTCATCTGTGTATCATTTTAAGTTGTACGAATATAATCAATAATAAAATTGCGGTCAAGTTATCTCATAATTATTTCCAGAACGCTGGACGTATCCCCCGTTCGCGTACTTCCTGCATCAGGTACTTTTCCGCGTCCTCGAACGTCTAAAAGTCGCGGTACGTGATGTTGCCGTCTTTGTCGGTAATTTCGAAATTGGAAGCAACTGTGGTCCACCTCTTGATCCTGCCCTGGCGCCGCTCTATAGTCTCATCTTTGGACGGTAAAAGTAAACGCTTAACGTTAGAACAGATCCTGTATGTTACGTCGCTCATTCGTCATTCCTCCTGTACAGCTTATTGAGGGCTTGCACTATGGTGTCACGGATCGCAGCAGGTTCCATTCCGGACGACTCGGGATTAACTCCGTCGTCGAAATCGCTGAAGAATCCCACGAGCGTGTCACCGACCTCCACGCTGACGAACTGCTTACGGAAGTACCAGTCTATCACGATGGTCCCGTGCGGTTGTGTGGTGATGTGTTCCTCTGGTTTGATAATCTCCCGGTAGTATTTGGGTAACGACGCCAGAAACTTCGTCGCGTTCTCCTTGCATTCTTTGCTCGGAGCCTTGCCAAAAAAACCTTCCTCGTCGGCGGTTTCTGGCTTTTTGTTTAGTGCTGATATTAGCTGTTGGTTCATTCGTAGAGCTTAAATGTCCATAAAAAATTCAGTTTGAAAGCATCACGAGCCAAGAATTGTTCCGGTAATCAATGCCCGTTTCCTTTTCTCTTTCGCCCCTTCAGAAATTATTCAATAAAAAAGCGAACTTAGGTTCGCTTTTAGGGCCGACCGGTATGACTAAATATCTTAACCAGTAGCATCCACCAGTTCATTTTTCGAGGAATGAACAAACCTTCAGTGGAACCGGGCGGATTCGAACCGCCGTCCAAAAAACCTCATGACCAGCCTTCTACACGTTTAGGAACGTTTCCAAACCTTCCGAACAGGATGAGATTTTCTAACCTCCCAAAATATCCCAGACTTTCGATCCGGACCATCTACCCACGTTACCAGCTTTGACCCGCCGTTGCGTAGGCTCATAGGGGTTGAAGTTTTGGGGTCACTGGACCTGGTCCAGCTTCCCGGTGTTAGGCGAACTCAAGTTCTTCTACTTGAGCAGCAACAGGCTGAGCCTTGGTTGCCTTCTCGACTGCTAACACGTCGGCAAGTCCGCCGACCTCGTTAGTGATGTTGCCATCTAAAACGTAGACTCATTTTTTACGTGTTGATTCCACAGTAACACGACGTGCTTCTCTGAACCATTGGATCTCTGTCGATGCCGTACGGTCCCATAGCATTCATATATATTCAAGAAATTAACAAAAGTTTCATTACGGGTACAAATGCAACTATAAATCCTCTATCTCGGAGCGGTTGAATTTCCGGCGGATCTTGTCTATCTCGGACTTGGCCATTAGCGTGCCCACCCGGTCACATACACCTTGCCGCCCGCGTTCTTTACCAGCTTTAGACCGACGAACACTACTGCGTCGATTTTCTCCTTCATCTTAGGAGTTTGTGTGTTGGCCTTCCCATCTATTAACAGGAACTTTGCCTCGTTGTTTATCCATTCTTTTCGTAAATAGTTATCTTGTATTTTATCGATGGCTCCACGCTCGGAGTTATCTCCACCGCGATCGTCCACTCGGGGCCGATCTCTGGGAAGAACACGTCGCCCTCGAACTCCTGTTCTATGGACGTGATGTACATCCTGTCCGCCAGGCCCATGCACTGCTTGTACACATCGGCCCCGCCGATTATGAATATCTCCTCGTCGCCGGTCTTCTTGGCCGCCTCGATGGCCGCCTCGATGCTCTGTACCACAACGGCGCCCTCGGCCGCGTAACCTTCCTGCCGCGTGACCACTATGTTGGTGCGGTCCTTGAGAGGCCTGAACTTGGCAGGTATGGACTCGTAGTTCTTGCGGCCGGTTATCACGCAGTGCCCGGTGGTCGTGTCCTTGAAGAACTTCATGTCCTCCGGCAGGTGCCACGGCAGTTTATTGTCCTTACCGATTACTCCGTTCTTTGATACGGCTGCTATAATAGAAATCTTACTCATGTTTTTTCTTCCTGTATGTTTTATGGTCCATCCACCCGATCTCCGTCAAATATCCCAAATCCCTGCGCCTCCTGCCTGTGAAGAACAAAGTGTATACGCTCGGAGAGTGTAATTGTTCTATCTTGTGGAACTGCTCAGCCTTGCGCCCGACGAACTTGCCGGGCCCGAGTATCAGAGTGTCGTACCTCCCTTTCCTGCCGTCCCTCGCCGGCATCCTCTCGGAAAAGAACCCCCTCAGCACAAAGGACGTGTAATTCCAGGGGTGGTCGTGCATGTGCTTATCCTCGTCCGCCTTGTATATCCCGTGTATGTAAATGGAGAACCATGGCGTCTCTATTATACGCCAGCGCTTGAAGTGCAGCTCGCCGTCACGGCTCTTTATTTCCTTTATCAAAAAACAGTCCCATATTACTTAAGCATTTGCATTGCTATGTCTGCGCCGGGCACGTGGTTCATCAGCGCCATAACTACGTACAGCGCGGCCAGCACCAAAAGGTAAAGCGCCATCGACTTTATCATCATGCGCCCGTCCATTTTCTCCGTAGTATCGCGGTGCTTCTCTATCAGCTCGTCCATGATCTTCGCGCTCTCATCGGTCAGGTTGGGCTTGTGCTTCTCCAGTTCGGTCAACGTCTGCTGTATCTTGTGGCTCTGGTACTCGAAGTAAAGCTCGAGGCCACCGATTATTATCAGGACGACAAACGTCCACAGGCCGAGAAACACGACGGCCGCAAGCATGGCAAGCAGCGCAAGCAGCATGTACGCGAACCCAACGCGCTTGTCTATCGACAAGGTTATTGATTTCAGCACCCTGCCTCCGTCCAGTGGGGTAACAGGGAACAGATTAAGTATGTTGACCATGGCCATCCACGATGCGCACGCGGCAAATAGGGGGTCCATGGTGGCGCAGTATATGACAAGAGACACCACCGATAGGGCGAACCCGAATATGGGCCCCATCATAGCGATGTAGACCTCATCCCACCTCGACTTGGCCATGCCGTCCGAGACCGCGAGACCGCCGACGAACGGTATCAGGTAGATGCCCTTGGTCTTTATGCCGCAACGCTGCATAGCCCAGATATGACCGTACTCGTGGACTATCAGCATGGACAATATTATCACGGAAAATTGCCAGGTGAATATGTATGCGTAAGCGGCGAACGAAACGCCGGCGAGAACGAACTTTGTGCTTTTTGCGAGTATGCTCAGGATCTTTGATCCTATCTTCAGAGCTATCGCTAATAATCCGAATTTTTTCATCTACACAAATATAACAAAAAAGGACACCCTGTCGGTGTCCTGCGCGGAATACGGCTCGCGTGGCCAGTGCCTTCGTCCTTTGGGCGATGCTAAATTATATATCAGAAGTTGACGGTTATCGTCTTCTTCTTGAAATCGATCTCAATGTCATTGGGGTACATGGAACCACCAAACTCAAACTCGCTGGAAAGCACACCGTTCATTTCCCACTCTCCGTCGCCCTTGATGATGCTGAACTCAACCTCATTCTCGCCGTCCTTGTCGTCCGAAGGTGTGACTACTGTGTAATAGCCGCTGACCCTATGTATAACTGGGGCCATGCTGTTTATGCCAGACTTGCGGTTATCGAAGTTCATCTCCCACACGACGGTCAGGTCGTTTGCATCTATGTACTGATCCTTGGACTTGTCCACCACAGTGTCCTCACCGTAGTAGCTGACATCGCGGCGCTGCACCTCGGAAGTAAACCCGAAGTCATACATCTCCGCCTTCTCGTTAAGTTCGGTGAACCTCTTGATCCTCATAACAAAAGTGTTTTTATTAAGTAAGTCACAAGTCCAACGCCAAACATGATGGTCCTGTTTAATGGGGTCAACAACTTCTCAGTCTTGGCCGTGGAAGTCTTGCTATGATCGAACCACCCCTTGTCGTACACCCCGTCCAGGTGATGCCTCGTCACGTAGTAGGAACCGTCGTGCATGAACGGGAACATCAGTATCATGGAGGCCACGTAATACGCGGTCCATGGTAAGCTTTGCATCTGCGCGTAGAACGCGACGGCAGCGATGAATGCCACCTGGGCACGCTGCGCCGTGAAGAACGCGTGCTCGTCAACTCCCTTGTGCGCGTCGCACTTTACTTTAGCTGAGAAATAGTAAGCCTCGCGCACGCCCTCGAAGGCGGCGTAAGCTATCCACAGTGCGAGTATGCCGAGTATGCCGTACATGAATTACTTCTTGTCCTTACCTTTGTCCTTGCTCTTGGAGGTCTTCTTTGCAGCAGGCTTCTTCTTAGGCTCCGCTTTCTTCTTAGGCTCCGCTTTCTTCTTAGGCTCCGCTTTCTTCTTAGGCTCCTCTGCCTTCGGCTCTTCCACAATGGGAGCTCCAGCCTTAGGCTCTTCCACCTTCTCTTCAACCACCGGAGCAACTGGCTCGACTATTACCTCGTCCTTGGGCTGCTCGGTCTCTACCGCAACCTCGGCGTGCATAGGAACTGGTGACACCGACGGGTCCAAAGTCAATGGGTACGCCATGGTCTCTTTCGGCTGGCAGTTGCTGTTGCTGTCACATCCGCAGTCCTTCTTATGGATCGGCTCCGAACCAGCAGGTACGCTTTTCGCGGCCTTGGCAATGATTACCGCCAGGATGACGACAAATGCAATTACTGATACAATAACAAACATATCAATTGTGGTTTAGTTTTCTTCGTCCTTTTCTTTCTCGTCCTCGGACTCTTCGGACTCTTCGGACTCAAAATCGTCTATAGATTTGAGCTTCTTCAACTCCTCATCGTCCGGATCGAGGTAGTCGTCAGTAGCCATGAAATTACCGTACTTGAGCGGTCCAGTATACCCGACGGTCTCGCCCGGGAAGTCCTGCGACATTCCCATGCCCGAGATCTCTCCCTGGTACCTGCTGAACGATGAGCTGTCCGCCTCGTCGACACCCTCGGCCTTCTCAATGTCCGGTTTCTTGTCGGCGTAGTCGTTCCACGTCCAGATAGACCTCTTGTAATTCTTACGTACGAGCTCGTATCCCTTGTCTCCGGGATATGGCTTGATTGCAGACTTCGGTGGTTTGTATGATGATGTGTCGCTCATTACTGTGCGAATACGCCGATGACATCCTTTATTTTTAGCGTGACCGGCTTCTTGTTGCGGTCCTGCGTCTTGATGTTGTCTCCCTCGATCTCCATTACGACGAACTCGCGCTGCCAGTACTTTGGGTTCTGGACGACTATGAGAACCGGTCGCTGCTTGCTCGGATCCTTCTCTTCCGCAGCCGCATCCATCTTCCCCTTAATGAATCCGGCAAGGTCCTTCTGGTCGACCATCTCCTTGTCATTCTGTGCAACGTCTTTGAACACCGGCACGAGTCCCTCGTTTAGTTCTGGATCGGTGCCGCGCTCCTCGTCATTGGGTTCCCTCGGAGCCTCAGCATCCTTCTTCTCGAAGAGGTCGCTTATTTTCTTAATGTGCTTCACGAAAAGTAGACTTTCATTTTTGTGTCCGGCTCAACGGCCAGCTCCATATTCTCTATCGCGTACTTGTGGTTCGCATGCGATGCCGGCAATTCGAGATCTCTCCTTAATGTGCCAGCCGTGTTGGCTCCGGTATCGTTATCGAAGAACCTCCACCACAAACCTGCTTTTTTAGATCCGCCCTTTATTTTCCTCGCACGTCCGTCCAACGCATCGAGCTCGTCCATGAGCTCTACGAGGTCCCTGTTCTCGAGGTAATTCATGAATGCAGTCTTCAGGTCTGGCACCAGCGCTTGCAGCGCGGCGTCGAGGTTATCCTCGTTTACCGAAAAATCCTCAAATAGTTTTATATTCTTCATTTATCAATTGTGGTTTAGTTTTCTTCGTCCTTTTCTTTCTCGTCCTCGGACTCTTCGGACTCAAAATCGTTTAGTTCTGGATCGGTGCCGCGCTCCTCGTCATTGGGTTCCCTCGGAGCCTCAGCATCCTTCTTCGTTTACCGAAAAATCCTCAAATAGTTTTATATTCTTCATTTAACAATGTAGTTTAGTTTGCCGGCTTCTACCTCCTGCATCTTCCAAGCGCCCTGGCCACCTGGCCACTTGTCGAGATGCGCAGTCATCTTAGACGTGTACTGAGTGTTCCTCAGGTTAGCCTGCATCTCGTCGTAGAACTTGGTAACTTTCGGATTCTTCTGCAGGTAGTCCTCAACGCATTTGCAGAGCATCTCGAGTACTTTGTTGAGTTCACGCTCGTCGACCTCGATGTGGTTGTCGTTGGTCTCGAAATTTCCCTTGTCGATAACAGCCTGATCGATAGCATCGACCGGCAATTCCGTTATGGACAGCACTGAGTATTCGGCCTTGCCCTCAGATGGTTGTGCGAACTTGCTGAACTTGCCGATGCTTATCACGAAACCGCGCTGAGTCTCCGCCCCTACCTTGAAGAAGTAGTTAGCCACGTCGCCGTTCTTGGCGTAGAAAAAAGGAAGATCGCCGTAGCCGTCCTCGTTTACGTAGTTCTCGTTTACGAACCTATCGAATGTGAATATCTTCCTCATTAGTCCTCCATTTTGTATTTGATGTCCTTGATGTGCGGGAAGTACGCCTTGGCCTCTTCCGGCACCATCTTATTGCCGTAGTCCGCGATAGCGAATGCGTCCTGCCGCTCGTCACGCTCATCGGCCACGCCCATGTAAGCGGTCCAGTAGTTCATCTTCGTGTTGTGCACGGCAACGATACCTACCGTCCCCCATTTACCGGCTCCGCGCCACTCAACGCCAATGATTGTGCGCTCGTCATCGAGCTTCTTCCAAGCGTTGGCCTTCTCCGCTTCGAGCGCCTCATTGCGGGTCGTCTCGAACTCTCCGAATTTCTTAAGTCCCATTACTTCTTAAGAGTTAGTTTTACGGACTCGTCCGCCTCATTGATGCGTTAAAATTGTTTATTTTGCTCATTGTAGTGGTAACTATTTCTTTTCTTATATATCATTCAGAAATTTCTGTTCTTCGGGTATTTCGTGAAGTTAAATGTCATGTCCGGGGACTGGTCGATGAGCCCCTGAGTTATATATATCGATTTCGACCCACGGAAGTCCAGTCCAGTCCAGTCCTCGCTCGAAAAAGTGCTCTGCCCGCACAAACCATCTTCGGCGTGACAACGAGGTCGGGCCGTTGACCATGCACCAGGGTCTAATCTGTATCTGGGTAAAAAAATTAAAAACCGTTCCCTCTACGGAACGGTTATTGTAGAGAATGAATGTTATCTGCTTGGTACTGTGCATCCATTACTGATTGGCGGGTTCTTTGCTATTATGGATGTCGTTCCTAAGTATAGGATACAAGCCCTGCACCGTCTTTGGCACGTGCGTCTTGAACTCGCCGAACTTGTCCTCGTCCACGAGCTTGCGCACGTCGGTACCCGATATGATCCTCCGAGTCTCCATCACCTCGAACTTCTCGTCGAGGTCGAGCTCGTTGTTGCGCTTGAAGTTAAACTCGAGCTGCTTGCGGTAGTCGTTTATCCTGTCAGGACCCGCGCCCCACAGTATCGGCTCGAACTCCGGCCTCAGCGAATCTATGATGTCCTGTATGAAGCCCCTGCCGACTATCCTGTAGCCGATCACGAGGTCGTTGGTGTCCTTGTGCAGGTTGCCAAGCATCGTCCTCAGTGTGGATATAGTGAACGGGCTGTTGCCCGACTTGTTGTGTCCCGGATGCACGGCGACTATTACGACGGGCAAGCCGTTGGCCTCGTTAAGTTCCTTCACCATCTCGGCGTGCCCGTTGTGGAACGGCTGGAACCTTCCGACTATTATGTTAACCCTCTTTCCCTTCTTCTTGGATTTCTTCTTGACGTCCTCCTCTTCTTTCGGCTCATCGGCGGACAAAAGGTCCATAGTGTTTTTGAGCCCGGTCATTTCAGGATCGGAATCATCCACAGAATCACCATCGGTGTCTGCGTCCTCGTCCTCAACTTCGGGCCTGCCCCTCTGTGCTATGAACTCGCCGAACAATGGCACGTCGTTTTCGTTGAGGCTCTCCCTTAGGTTCTGTGATAGGTGGTTGTTTATCTTGTCTATGGTGCCATTGAACTGGCGGATAACCTCCTGGCTGAAGAAGTTGTTTGCCTTCTTCTTGTGCTTGCGCAGAGATGCCAGCATTATCTTGAACAGTTTCTTGTACGAGTCCGCCGAGTCTATGAGATCGAGCGCCTCCTGGTTCGGTATCATCTGCCTGTTGAGGTCGAACTCCTTTTTCTTCATGTAAGCCGGCTCGGAGAAGTTGATGTTCTTGTAGTCCTCCCCCCTTTCGGATATGAACTTTATGAATAGGTCGCAGATGAAGTTTATGTACCTGTCGTCGAAGTTACGCCCCTTCGGCTTGAACTTCTTTAGGTTTAGGTTCTCGACGTAGTTGGCTATGTCGATGAGCGTCATGTAATAGATGTCGTTCGGCGTGTCGTTCGTCTCGTTGACCCTGTTCTGCGCCATCTGCGAAAATATCGGGTCCACCATCTTGGCAAGCACCACGTCATCGTCGTCGCTGCCGAACCTAAACACTATTCCCTCTATTGGCTTCTCCAGATCCTTGTTCAGGACCGTGCTGCGCATCTTTGGGTTCAGAATGGATATTACGTACTTCACGAAGGACTCGGTCTTGAACTTCTTCTCGAGCTCGGCCTGCGGCGTGTCGAGGAAGTCGAGGATCTTTATCCTCTGGTCGTCGTTGAGAACGCCCTGGAATATTATCGGCGCGCGCTCCACCTGCAGGATGTCTGCCCACTTATCGAGCTCTTCCTTGTCCTGGATTGTACGGACCATCTTGCCGGCCGAGTTTTTCACGTGAATGTACGACAGCACCAATCCGTTCTTCGGGAGCTTGTCATAAACAAGCTCCTGCGGATTTGAGTTGGCGAAGTACTCCATACCGAACCTCCATCCACTGGGTAGCTTGGCAAGCACCTTGTCGCCAAGGCTGTTGATATGCTCGATAGGTGCCTCGTAATAACGCACGAGGGTCCTGTCCACCTGGGAAATTGGGTTTGTAGTGTTGCGCTTGAAGAATTCGATCTTCTTGCTGATCGGATTCTTCTCTACACCAAAGGCGCTCGCGTCGAGCTTTTCGTTTATAGTGACATAACTGTCGAATAGTTTGTCCAGAAAATCTTTGCCCTTCTTTTTGTAGATTTCGTTTAAGTGTGCTATTCCCGCCATAACTTTCTGTTTATTAGTTAAGGTTTATCTTTATCTTCTTCTTGTTTTTATATATCACCTCTTGATCGCCTATCGTTACCTGACCGTTTAGCGGCAACGTGAAGTTCAGGATGACATTCTCTATGGCGGTGATCACGACCTCGAGGAACCTCCTTGATTTGTACTTCAGCGCATTGGGATCTATGCTTTTTATGTACCCATACAGCTCTATCAGGTTCTCGTCCTTCTGGTGCTGTATTATCTCGTACAGGTCGCTCTCCACTTCATATACAACCTCGTCCCCTATCCATATATCCCAGTTGCCAGTGAAGTTGGGACCCATGAACCCGGAATCGCCTCGCATCGTCACGAACGATACAGTCTCGTCCTCGTGCTTCTCTGCACCTATCACGCTCTCGCCTAAGAACAACTGCAGCGCGACAATCAGGAAGCTATTACTATTCTGCACCATCGGGTTTCTATTTCTTTTTGAGTTCATCATCTATTTTATACCCCACAACCCAATCTGTTTCATATACCCATATAAACCCCTTATGTGTTAGTTCTACGCTCAGTCTTTGGGATTAGCTCGAATGCAAAATTATCTTCGCCATATTTGTTCCAAGCCCTCTGTATGCACATTTTTATGAACATTACCCAATTAAAAATCACCTGTGTTTTTTATTTACTATGCGATATATGCCAGGTATATTATTTTTCAAGTTCGGCCGGGATTTCCAACTTAACCCGTTTTAAAAATTTAATACAATTCCGTTTGATTTCGTCCAATTTATCATGGAACATATAATCGGGTTTATTTATATATTCGAACACCTGCTCGAATGTTTCTGCATCTTTGGGCCGTATTCCAGGACCCAGCACGAACTCCAGAAAGTCCTTTGGAGACCTGGTTATCAGCTCCTCGTGCTCCGGTTGTATGACCGGATTCTTGAGCAGTTTCTTCTTACCAACGTACGATTTCCTTATCTTGCTGAGACCGTCGTTGAGCCTCATCATGTAGCCGGAGAACCCGAGCAAGTTGCCGTGCTCGTCGCGTTCCTCCTCTCCCGTTAGCACCGACAGGATGGCGGCGAACAGCCAGTTCCTGTGCGCGCTCTTGTACTTGCTCTCGCCCTTCTTGTAGTTGGGGGAATGGTATATGAACTTCGCCCACTCCATATTCTTCAGCGGGAGGAAGTCCACCTGTACGTAACCGAGGTTGGGATCACCCTTGATAGGGTACGACATCGACACGACCTCGAGGCCGCGCATCCACTTTATCTGGAACTCGGGGAACTTGCGCTTTAGCAAGTCGTACACCTGCTTTAGGCCCTGCGTCTCTACGACGCCCTGCTTCTCACAGAACTCCTTCATGGGTATGCCCACGTCGAGGTCACCAGATACGTCCTCGTCGGACTCCTTCTTGCCGGCAGAGCCTATGAGCAGTGCGTCGGTGCCCCAGCTCGAAATACCGAGTGCCGGGAACACGTTGTCTTGTATCGAGTCAAGCGTAGCCTGCACCTCGCTCTGCTTGATGCTGCGGGTGTTGTCAAGCGCGTTGCCGCCCTCGAAAAGAAAGTCGTTGAATGTGTGGATATGCTTCACGATTTATATATCCACAAAAACGGTGATAATTAGGGCTCTGAGTCCTCGCCGAACAGATCCTCGCCCCCTGTAGTCCGGATAATTCTCCCTGCCATTCACCCAGAATACGGCCAATACGGCTATAACTGGCAACATAAGCAATCCTATCACAATCTCTCCTATTTTTGTTTAACAACAAAGAGGCAGCTGTTCGCACCGTCGGAAATTTCCGGGATCACGTACCCATCCTCACCGTCAACAAATATGGACGAAATATCGGCACTCGGCGCATCGTTGGCGCCAGAATAGTGGTCAACAGACATGCCCTTGGTGTTGTTTGACATCTTGTCCATGGACACCCAAACCACCTCGGAATCATTGGTTAAGTCGTACTTCTCGAACCAGTTAGAAACCTCCTGTTCGGAGAACAGTCCCAGCTCGTCCACGAAATACTTTACGAACTCCTTCATGGTCCAACGCTTGTCCCAGTGGTTGTAGTATATCTTGGACTTGTTCTCGTTGATTTTAGTATTGCGAGGATCGAACACAACGTATACAGTGTAAGTTCCCTTCCCGTAATAATTCGTGGTGCACTTCTTTAGGATTATCCCGTCGTATCCGCGCTTCTCTAACGAAGCTCTGTACTTATCGGCACCGCCAGCATCCTTTATTTCGTCAAAATATATCTGCACCGAGTCCATATCGTTATCGGCATCGTAGTCCTTGTGTTTGTCATCGATGACGTAAGGCTTATCTATACTGATGGTCACGTTCATAACACGTCCCTTGCCGCTCTTGGACACGTATTTGCCCTTGTCGGCATCGAAGTGCGTTAGACCTGCGAAGAACTCGGCCATTGTATCGTTATCGGTGAAGAACACGCCCATGCCATTATCGGGGGAGTCTGTGCCGTACATCCCGTTGGCCTCATCATGACTGACCTGGAACTTATCGAATTTAGGAGACTTTGTACCGTGCAGCACATTGTAAGTGGATTCGAACACGAACTGCTCGAACATCTTTATGCGGCGCGGCTCCTTGCCACACGTGTGCGGTATGGCTATCCTGGTTTTTACCCCGTGCTCCTGCATAGAGCATGCCTTGCAATAACGTTTTTTCATATCTTATATATACGCCCCCGAGGTTACCAAACAAGGAGGCCCGACGTTAATCGGGCCTCCTTTATCTGCGAAGATCTATATTGAATTCCTTGTACGGGAACTTCTCCTTCTCGTATATCTTGATGCGTTCGTACATGTGGTTGAGCAAGTAGTTGGGCTTGCCGCCGTGACTGAAGTCGTCCACGAAGTCCACCACTATCGCCGTCTCCTTATCCGCGTGCAGCCTCATCATACGGCCTATCGATTGTTTGATGATGTTCTCGCTCTTGTACGACTCGACAAGGAAGATGTTGTGCAGGTTCTTTATGGATATACCTGTCGAGAAAGTACCGAAGCTTGCTATGAGAATCCTGTTCTCACCCGCTTCCATCCTCTTCTTGTACTCGTCCCTCAGGCTGTTGTCGGTGTCGCCGTCGACGTAGTACACCTCCTTCTTCGGGTCCTTCTCCCTGATGAGGTCGTATATCGCGCGGCCGTACCCCTCCTCCACACTCTGGAACAGGACGATGGAGTTCTTGGTGGTCCTTAGTATAAAGTCCACCACAAAGTTCAGCCTCTCCCTCGATCGTATCACGAGCTTCTTCTCGAGGTTGAATATGTCGGAGCCCTCGAGGTCGGTCCTCGTCTGCTTCAACCTGGCGAGCTGCGCTCTGGTCTCGTCGTTGAGGTAGTTCATCCTTACTATGCGGATGTCCACCGGAGTCGCGTACTTGTTCTGGAACAAGAAGTCCGCTGACACCTCGTTAACCATAGGTCCGAGACAAACCTGCGATGTAAAGAAGTCTGCCGAATCCCTACCTGCCGCCGTGAGCGTGCCGGACAGACCGAACCTGTACCTGCCGCCGCCTCCGTTCGCTATCTTGCCGATTATCTCCTTTATCGACTTGGCCGGCGTCTGGTGCGCCTCGTCCACGAACGCGCAATCGAAAGAGCCGAGCATCTCCCGCTCGAACTTTACGAGCGTCTGCCAAGTGCCAATGACCACGTTGGCCTCCGAGCGTATTTCCTTCGCGCCGTCGCCGACCTGCTGGAACTTCATACCCACCCTGTACGCTCCGTACTCCTGGAAGTCCTCTATTCCCTGCACCACGAGGTTCAGTGTCGGTACTATCATTATGAAACGCTTGATGCGCTTTGTGTGAAGCATGAACGCGATAGCCATGAAGGTTATCAGCGTCTTGCCGGCCGACGTGGCGAGCTCCTGGCTCGTGCGCCTGAACTTGCAGATCAAGAACGCCGCCTTTATCTGGTAGTCGCGCGGTTTCTTGTTCGGGTCTCCGCCAATACCATCCTTAAAGAACTCGTTCACCCAAGCGGTGAACTCCTCCATTGTGAGGCCGTCGTCGATGGTGTCTCTCAAACCGTCGATGGTGACGCCGAGACCGTACTGCTTCGATACGTTGAGCAACTCGGCCCACAGGCCTATTGGCAGGAACCTCTTCTTCTTGAAGAACTCTATGTTACCGTCCCAGGACTTGTTCTTGCTGTACTTCTTCCTGAAGAAATGGTTAGCGACCTTCTTGGTGAAGGAGATCTCAATTTGGCGTAGGTCGAGCTCGTCGTCGTATTCGACGAGCCTCAACCACTCACCATTGTCCATTACCTCGAAGTGCATCATGGCATTTTATTCTTTTTGGACGAGCACCTTGCAATCAACAAGGAACTCGATTGTCTGAATATTCGGCATATACACGCCGCCAAGTCCTCCCGGAGACGGGTCACCCATCTGTAAAAATTTCTCCACCGCCTCAGTGACGAGCTCGGCAAAAAGCTCATCGCACCCACCCGTGTACCGGCGAAGCCTTGAAGAATCTATCTTGTAGTCTGTTATATTCATATTAGTTATGAATTTTCCCGCATGAAATTATTTAAGTTGCTGATGTACTTAATAGAAAATGACATATTTATTGTCTGTTTCTCAATGTCATGGAAGAAATTAACTTGGTCCTCTATCACCTTTATAGTGGCTATCAGATCGGCAAGATCACCCTCAACCATCGCGTCAACCTGATTATTAGTAAATTTTTTGGATGCGTTAACGTACCTATCCGTAGCCTGTTTTTTTTCTTTACGTAATCTTGTGAGTAATTTGTTTAAAACCCTAACGTACTCGTGCATCTTCTCCCTTGCCTCACCTTGTATATTGAACAATTCTAAATGTGCTCTGACGGCCTCGTCCGCATTACCGTTTTGATGTGCCTTTGATACGCTAATAATTCTCTGTGTAAACTGGGATCGCTCAATCGCGTATAGTTCCTCGGGATCGGTATCAGCCAACATCCTATTTTGCATCAACTCCTCCTGCTTAGATATTGCAGCGTGGAGATTCATGCCCGAGTCCCCGTGCATGTGATCGAGCTTGAATATGTCGTGCACGTTATTATCCTTGTTCATCTCTATTATATCAAAATAAACTGTTTTTGTTCCTCTTGCCGACGCTCACGATCTTGGCCTTTTTATTGACAATCTTGGCCTCCTTTGGCTCGTCAAAATCCACGTCAATCTTCACCTCGTCGACGTCGGCCTTGAACTCTATCGGGGCCTTGAGCGTTCCCTTGACCTTCGCCTTGTCTGGGTCCCACTCGTCGAGCTGCCTCTGGTTCTCGTCGTTTATCTCAGAAGGGGAGTTCATCGTCTGTGTTCTGTTTTTTAATGCGGTCTCGTAGTTATTTATTGCCTCATCGATTGTGAAATCGTCGTATCCGACAGGTCCCCGGTTGTCGCGCACGTGCGTATACCCAGCCTCCTTGGCCAGCTGCAGCGCCAGGCCGTAGTACGAGGCCGCCTCGTGAGAATTTATTATCTGGGTCTCCACATGAAGAATCTTCATGTTCTCGAGCCATGGCGCGTCCTTGGGATGTACCTTGTCCTCGGTATTTGTGTGCCATCTGTTATATGTTTATTCCGTCAAGTTTGTGCTGCGTGAAGTAGTCCTCGAAGTCGTACTTCTTGTTGTTCGCCCACTCGTAAACGCGTACGTCGTTCAAGTCCTTTATCTTGTGCGCGGGTATCTCGTTGTCGGACAGGAACTTCTTCCACATGAACACGCTGTCGCCAGCCGCCAGGTACTCGAGCGCCTTGTTGCGACCCGCCTCGTCGTTGTCCTGGAACCACCTCTTGTTGTCCAGGTCGAACGGCCACTCGTTATTTATGGAGCACGTCGCGGCCGAGTTGCCCCCGAAGCAGAAGTGGTCGAGCGGGCCCTCGAATATAGTTATCATCCTGTTGAAGTCCATCTGGAGCACGCCAAATATCGTGCTGAGGTGGTTCACCTTCGACACGTACTCGAGGAACGCAGGATCGTTGCGGCGCATGAACTTCGACCACACGTCCTCGATGCCGTAGGTCTTGTACTTCGCTCCCGTCTTCTCTGCCTCGCCGAACTGTCTCGTCTGCATGCCGAATATCCAGTCGCCGGACTTGTCGAGATTGAATATGAAGAGCCGCTTCCTGTAGTTGTCCCACGCGAAATGGTTGCCGAGCTTCTGCTGCCTCTTGGACAGGTACACGCCGATGGGGTGGTTCTCCCAGATGTTGTAGAGCTTGCACGCCTTCATCATGTCCGCCCTCGGCACGAGGGCCTTGGAGAAATCTATGGACGACATCGCGTCCACATTCAGCTCATAACTCCGCATCTTGCTGAGCCGAGACGTCTTCTTGCTCTCGTCTATGCTCAGGCGCGCCGCCACCTTCTCGTCCTCGGTCAGCTCGTCGTAGCAGTCGAAGTCCTTGAGGAACCAGATGAAGTCGGTGTACTTCTCGCATCCCGCGTTGTAGCACTTGAAGTAAAGCCAGTTGGTGTAGAAGTTGCCCCTCTTCTTGCGAGGGTCTGCCGAGTCGCCGCAGTACGGGCAGCAGAAGTTCTGCCTCACGCCCTTGTGTAGTACGGTCTGTCTCTCAGAGTCGCCGGGGAACCTCTTCCTGAGCACAGCGTGCAGCAGCGTGTCCACCCTGTCAAGCGACATCTGTACCTGCGGCTTGGATTCGCCGGACATCTTGAATTCTAAATTCTGCATCGATTGTATCTTGATTGTGCGTTAATGATAATGAAGAAGAGAGGAAGCCTTACGGGGCTTCCTCTCAGAATTGACGCGGCCTTACGGGACCTTGTCGTACGCCCTTACAGGTTGTTGTAGAGGTCGTCGAGGCTCGATACAGAACCACTGCCTTTTGTCTCCGCCTTAGAAGCGGCCTTCGCGCCGGTACCGCCCATCAGGTCGTCGAAGCTGGTCGATGGCCTGGCTGCCGGAGTCTCCGATGCCGTGCCGTCCGATGCAGGGGTCTTGGTTCCGGCCTTGCCTGCGCCACCGAGGATCTGCTCCACGAGCCTTCCGTCAGGTATGATGTTGCGAATGGCGTTCAGGACTTTCTCGTACTGCTCCTCGGTCCACTCCTTGTAGTCGTACTTCTCGAGCTCTGGCGAGTTAGCCTTGAGCCACTCCACCACGCGAGCCATGTCCTCCTTTGTCCTCTGGATAGGCTTGCCTTCCAGGACGAGCGGGGTCTTGTCACCCACGAACTCGCAGAGGTCGTAGTTGTTCCACTTCTGCTTCTTCACGATGTGAAGCGCGAAAAGCTTGCCGTTGAAGAGGTCGTACGGGTTGATTGGCTCGCCGAACTCCGATGGCTTAAGAAGCGCCTCGATTTTCTGGTTGATCTTGATGCCGAATTTGAACACCATGATTTTGCCCTCGAGCTCAGGCTGGTTCGGATCTTTGATGATCTGAACGAGGCTGAAGAAGTTGTCGTTCCTCGAGAACTTCTCTGCCAGCTCCTGGTCGCGTACTGATGTGCTCTTCTTGAGCTTCCAGAACGTGTCCGCGAGTATCGACTTCTTGCCCACTGTAGCGGGATCGTCGACACCGAAGCTCTCCCCCGAGATAGGGTCTTCGAGCCAGTAGTAGCTCTTCTTGATTTTAGACTTCTCGCTGTTCCTCACGTTAGGGAGGAAGCGGATAAGCGCTTTGTAGATGCCGTCGCGTCCTTTGTCGGCGGATGGCGCATAGATCTCTCCGGCCTTACCGGTCTTCTGCGGAGTAATTAGATTCTCCGATGAGAGGTTGAAAATGTCGAACTCGTTGCTCATGACTTTGATGCTTTTTAATTTGACTTTAAATGAACTTTGATTGGGCGCTGAATGTACTCCGACGTTCAATCGTCCCTTTTACTCTCCCCCCCCTCACATGTTTCGGCCAGGGGGGTCCGAGTTTTTCCGTGCGCTAAATTTTCCAGTCTTCGGGAACATTTGCACCAAACAGGCGTAAAAAAATTAACCCAAGATGCCCCGGGATTAGATATACCTTCGACTGTTGATCTAACCACAGAACCGAGTCTCTCGCTAAAACTGAGAACTTCACAGGATCCGTCGCGCTCCAACCGTCCAATGCGGCCCGAAGGGCGATGTTGTCTGTCTGATTTATATACCGGGAGGTCCATAGCGCCTTGTACGCGCTTTTGCTACAAATATTTCACACCGGTCGGATATATACCCTAAAGATTTCCGCATGAGAATATTAGGGATTGACCCATCGCTCTCGTCCACGGCCGTCTGCGTCATGTCCGACGACGCCACAGAGTTTTACTGTTTCACCAGGGGGAAGACCACTAAGTGGTCCAAGGTGGCTGAGCCTTTCGCCAGGATGGTCCTGGTCGATTACGACGGTCGCGGGCAGTACTCCGACTCCGAGGTGCAGAAGCTGGTGGACTATCAGCGCAACGCGAACCACATAGTAGACACTCTCGAGCTCAAGCCTGGTGACCAGGTGCTCATCGAGGGATACGCGTTCCGCGCACCTGGCGCGATCGTCGACCTCGTTATGTTCGGTACGTTCCTCCGGAAGAGGATACTCGACGCCGGGGCAGAGCTGAGGATAGTCGCGCCGATGTCGCTCAAGAACGAGTTCGCCAAGCTGACGTACGGTGCCGATAAGAAGGGCGTGGCGAGGAACCCGGCAGGGGTCGCTGGCGGCAAGTTTACAAAGCACGAGATGCTCGAGGCGATGTTCGCGCTCGATCTACCTTACGTGAGGGAGTCCGGGTTCAGGAAGAACCTGTCGACGTATTACGACGAGATGATGAATATGGCGGCCATACCTTCGCCGATAAACGATTGTGTGGACGCCAAGGCGCTCTGCGTTCTCAGGAAAGAGGGCAAGCTGTGAGGAGGTGCGCGCAATACACCATTGATGGCCGGCTCTTGATGGAGTGGGACTCTCCGGCCTCAGCCGCGAGGGATTTGTCTCTGTCCAGGAGTGGGATCGTCCGTGCATGCAAGGGCGAGCTGAAGACGTGCGGCAATTTCAGGTGGTCGTATGTCGAAGACAGGGCGCCGGAGGACATAGGCGACGAGCAGGTCATGTTCCTGTACGGCATTGTGCCTGCCGGCATGGAGACGCTCGGTCGCTGGAGGACCATAAGGGCTGCTGCGAGGGACCTCGGCGTGGACTCGTCGCTCGTCTGCAAGGTTGCCAATGCTAAAAGATTCTCGTGGGACGGCGTCGTGTTCGTCTGGGCCGAAACAGTTGACGAGGCACGAGTATTATGTATAGAGAGAGCAATATCAAGAATATCATGAAAAAATACATTGACAGACTCGGCGTGGGCTTCACGGAGTGGATGACATCGCCCGAACAGATTGAATTATTCGAGAGGATGTGCGCCGCACAGGACCGCTGCCACAGGCCCGTCAAGGAGTGCTATATGGACGTGGCGGAGTCCCTGAATCTCGAGGCGCAGATAAAGGGCAGGCCTAAGCGCGCATTCATACAGGCCGACCCGCGTTTGAACTAACCGAAAATAAAAAGCCCCGATTTTTCAAATCGGGGCTTCTTTTATCTTACGAATTCGTCTTTGTACTTACTTGGCCGCGAACTTGTGCAGCTCGTCGAGCGTATCAAGCACCCACGCCTCGACCGAATCGTCTCCGTCGAAGGAGTCCTTTGTGCCTTCACCCAACTGGTCTGTCAGGAACGAGTTCATGTCGTCGGCCGTATTTTTCATCTTGTATCGTGTTATTTCATCACCATGAAGGTGTACTTCCCTTTAGGGAATTTTTTGATCTCCTCGGCGCCATGCGCGATTGCGATTACTTTACCGTCGTCGCCCCACTTGTCGCGGGAACCAAGAGGGAGTGGGAAAATAAACAGGAGGATAAATGAGCATAGTGACGAAATTCGAATTGTTTGAGTCCGAAAGCGTTCCGTTGTACGACCTATGGACAATATACATGGGGATCGTAGACGGGATAAATGACATCATATCCGAAGAGGGCGAGCTCAGCGATGCGTACTGGAAGGAGAACGTGGAGAAGGACCTTGACGAGATAACCAGCTACGTGAAGATGAAGCACCAGGTGGACGAGAAGAAAGCAGAGATTCTAAAGAACCTGGAGGAACTACTGGACGGGCTCGAGGGTGCGATAGGATTCGGCAGCGTAAGCGAGGATAGGTACTTCAAGAAAGGCGTCATAAACAAGGCGAAGAAGTTTCTAAATAAATACAAGGACAGATGAAAAAATAATGCTATTCGAGCAGTTCCTCAACGAGGGAAAACGCAACAAGTTCTATCTCTTGAACTCAGGCGAGAAGATCGACACGTCGAATCCGATGTCGAACGGCCTCGTGTCCGGCCGGGAAGGATCCGGCAAGGAGGAGGACAAGATGACCTACCTGTTCGTCAAGACGTACAAGTACAAGAACCCGATCGTCATCGCCGGCAGCGACAAACCGGAAGGCTACGGCGTGGACACGGAAGGCGAGAAGTCAAATATCGCGCTGCTCGACGACATAAACCGCACTACGTCCCACAAAGCGCACAGCACATCCTCGGTGATACTTTCTGGTCCACGTCCTTGTGCGTGCAGTACTCGCGTTCGAGCTCCACGAACTTGCAGTTGGCGCAGTTCGTACCCTTTATGCCTTACGGCAATGTTATCAGGTCTGCAGCCTTTGCGCGTTCGAGTTTCTCGGCCGCCGTGCCGTGTTCGTTTATCTCTCTTATGTACTTCATTTCTTCTCCGTCCAAGCTTTGCTTATTGCTGCGCCGAGCGCGGTTGACACGAGCCTGCTTGTGAACATGTCATAGAGAATGCCCTTCTCTATACCGAGCGCCTTTGCTATGATACGGCCAATCATCGGTCCGGCAAGGAATCCTGCCGCGCCTCCGACCAATTTGCCGAAGAATCCCTCGTCGAGGTTGCGTATGTCGCCGTCGTACTCGTTCTCGAAAACGACCATCATTTCGTCGAGCTGCTGGTTCTCCTCCTCGGTGAGGTAGGATATGCCATTGCTCTTGCTCGCCACATGGTCCTTGTACAATGGTACCGCCTCGTTCTCGTTTGCGGCCTCCGCCCTTTTTATTCTCGCCTTGATGGCGTTCTGTATCATCTTGAATTCCGGCTCGTCGTTGCCCAGTGTCCATGTCAGTGCATTGTCCGCGTTCCTTGCCGGGTATATCGTGAACGTTTCTGTATTTAGGATGTCCTTTAGCGTGTTTGCGATTCCGGCTTCTCGTGCCTGTTTGCCCTCGTTGAGTTCACCCTGCTTCTTGCTCCTGTATTCGTTGAATAACTCCATGATTATTTGTGTTTCTTTGCGTCTTTGTCGAACCTCGAGTGCTACTTCTTCATCTTCTTCAGCGCGTCGAGCTTTACCGTCTTTACAAACTTGCCCTTGTCGTATATGCTGTACGTGCCGAGCGTCTTGCCCGGCTTGTACGTGTCGACGATATTGTTCATTATAGGGTCACTTTGTAAATTATAGAGTTATCCTCGAACATACCATGCACCTCCTCTATCTTGGAGCGGCTCGCCTCGTTCAGTTTGCTGAATTCTTTAAAATTGTGGATCATGACTCGTTTATTATTTTCTTATATATCATCGTCCTCTACGGGATTCTTGAAGTTAACGGTGCCTGATTGCAGGCGCGCGAGCAATTTCGACACAGCAAGGTTCTTGTCCATTCCGGCCTTCTTTGCTGAGGCCTTTGGCTGGGGCATGAATCTTCTGTTGGGTGAGCCGGCGAGCTTCTTCCCTGTTATTTCTACCAGGTTCTCTGCCATGTCCCGGAGCCCCGTTACTTTCAGCACGGATTGCGGCACGTTCTTCTCGATCCACCCGATTGCGGTTTTTTCGTCCACGTCGAACGCATCCTTGCCGGGTCCCGGGTCTTTCGTCTTTACCTCGCCGAATTCGACAGCTATCGCCATCTGGACCGCCTTCAGTATGTCTATTGGGCCGAGCCCGGGTATGTTGAGGTTGTACGCCTGTATCTTGGCGTTGGGGGCTATCATGTACGCAGTCGTCCACCTGTGGTGGCCGTCTATGATGTACTTGCCGTTGGCTATTATTATAGGGTTGTCCATTGACAGTACTTTGTTTGCGGCTATGTCCCTGGCGAATTCGGGCATCTTCTCGAGCGAGTCGTCCAGCGATAGTTCCGATTGCGTCGGTGTGAGCGAGCTAATAGTTACAGCTATTTCATCGGCAGATACCACCTCGTCGTGCTTGAGCCCGTCGAGCTTGCCTGCCGCCATTACGGATAGGACCCTCGGATTGCTGACCGCGTCTTTCAGTTCCTTTACGAATTTTTCGTAAGGCAGCGACATGAGCTTCTTTATCTCGTCTCCGGCCAGGCTCTCGTTCAGCTGATTAAATTTCTTGAGGTGCCTCATTAGTCGCGTTTTACTATTAGGTCCATCTTGTTGAATCTGAACGTTGCATCGAACGTCTTGAACTCCGGCTGGTTGTCGGAGTAACTCAGCTGTATCTCGGATATTCCGGTCAGCACGAGCTTGTTGAACCTCGCGGTCATTATGATGTGGCCCTCCTGGTTGAGGAAGTCGATGTTGAGGTCGTCGAAGTACGGCGGGTTCTCCTCGAGGACCTCGAGGTACTTGAGCGCGTTCTCCATGAATATCCAGTAGTTGATGTATCCGTCGAGCGCCTTCATCGTCACCGTCATGTCGCGGGTGAACAGGTCGTACACGGGCTTGGAGTTCTTGTAGTTCTGCTCCTTGCCGAACTTCCTTGTCTGCGACACTGGCTCCATGCTGAGGCTCGGGAACGTAACCGACTGAACGTGCGCGTTCATCATGGTGTGCACCGTGTCGAACGGTAGCGGGTTGCGCTTCACATACGGCAAGTACTTGTCCTCGATGTCCTTGTCGAAGAAACCCCTCGGGAAGTTGAAGATAAAATTACTGCTCCTGCTATTGATAATCATCTACGTCGTTGTTACTTTGACTCTGAGTTGCCCTTGCTCTTTACCTCGACCTTTGTCTTGACCGGGGCCACCGGAGCCACCTGCGCGACTATCGATGTCTGCAGCGTTACCACAGCGGGTTTGACGCCCGGTATCTGCGCCTGGATCTCGTTGGCCGTTACCGGATTAAGGTTGGAGGGCAACTTGATGCCGCCTTCTATCACAGGCTTCAGTTCATTCTTCACGTCGACCGTGCCCGTCGTTGTCTTTACCGAGCCGGCCTTTATCTGATGTAGAGCGGCCTCGAGCGCCTTGTTCTTCGCCTCGAGCGTGCGGATGACCTCCTCGCTCTTTGCGTTAGTGGAGGACTTCTTGGCTATCTTGTCTTCGTTCGCCTGGTATTGCGCGCGTTCGTCCACGTGGTAGAACTTGCCCTGGTATATCGTCGTCTCTGATCCGTCTGGAAATCTCGACGTTATCCAGAATTGTCTGTTCGACGACTTGAGGATCGTCTCCGCATCGGATCCCTGCACCTTGTACACGAGGTCACCCTTGGTCGGATCTCCTATTACGGATTCGGGGAGATGGGGGAACCTGAGCTTCTCGCCGTTGTCGTTTATGAACACGAGGAAGTACTCCGCGTTCATGCCGAGGTCGAGCGGCACTGGGACTCCGCCGGTTGATTTCTCCGTCCTGAGTATTGTGAACTTGAAGAAGTTGTCGAACGGCGCCAGTATTATTCCCGCTTCGCCTTGCCCGTAAACGGTCGACGACGCAGCAGTCTTGTCCGCCCTGAGCTGTCCATTCTGGTCGAGGAACACCGTCTCCTTCGACACCGTCATTATGGACCTGTCGAAGAACGCCGGGGCGACCTTCGTATTAACCGGAACCACCTCCGTCACCGTGTTCAAGAACGCCTCGTTCTGCATCACTGGGCCGGACACAATCTTGTTGTACACCTTCAGGGGCTCTGGCTCGTTGAGGAGCTGGATCTTCTGTATGTACCTGCCCCACATCTTGGGGTTGTAGCTCGTGACGCTCGCGACCCTGATGATCTGCATGGAGTCGAACTTGTTGTACATCCTGACGGTGTATTCTATGGTGAAGCTGAATGCCGTAGCAGCGTTTAGTATGACCGGTCTAAACAGGTTCGGCCGGTCGAACGCGTCCTCCTGTATGGACTGCACACGAGCGGTCGTCTTGAAGTTGCTGCCTATCTGCTCTATGACTTGTATCTCGTGTATGACCACCCAGTTGTTCCCCGGAAGCGCGTTGGCGTTGAATATGAAGTCCTCGATGAACCCGCCGTCCCATGAGGCGAAGTACTCGTAGTAGTCGCCACCGTTGCTCTCTTGTATCACAGCGCTGAGGCTCGCGTACTCGTCGGCCTGGTTTATGGCCACCGTCTTTGATGGTCCCGTGTTGTAGATATTGTACCTCGCCGCACCGACCTTCTGCGCAGTGGTGCTAACGATGTTGGTCGCAGTTATCTCGATTGGTGCGCCGCGGAGAAGTCCCATGCCATTGCTGGTTATCTTCGCGATAAGTGTGTTGACCTGCGACGGGTTGCCCTCAAGTGAGTAGTATATGTCGTTGTTGAGCTTGACGCTCGGTATCTTCACCACGAGGTACTTGTCGTACAACCTATCTCCGAGGAATATCGGTTTCGGATTGTACTCGAACCAGTCGCCGTCCTTCAGGAACACGACCTCCATCATTGTCAGCTTCTTGCCGGATCGCTCGCTCGCTTTCACGTCGAGTATGACGCCGTCGAGCCCTTCAAAGTTGTACCCAGCAAGCAGGTGGAATATCACCGTGTCGTACGGGACATTAGCCGCCGTCACCGTGGATACGGCGAGCTGCGTGTCGTAGCTGAGCCAGTCCGGAACCTGGTCCTTGTCGAGGTCGGCGTGCTTTGCGGGCGATATTTTGATCGCGCTGCGCTCGCGCACGTTGTTGGTGACGGTCGTTGCCGAGTCCTGGTTCAGGATCTGGTTCTCGCCGGTGTGCCCGTTGATTACCTTCGTCAATGTATAGCTGAGGTTCTCTGGTAGCACGGGGTCCGTGTACCTGAACTCCATGAGGATGAAGTCGGTCAGCTGAATGAACTTGCTTGTGTAGTTTGCCATCTTTTATAATATTTTATGTTCCCACAGGAATCCACCTGCTTGCTTGATTTTGCCAGAACATGTCGAATCTGTCCTAATAATTTTTTCCGCCTCTATTTCTATTTTTAAAATTGTATAGGGTCATAAGATAATCCTATCCCAATAAATGGTCCTATCTTCATGTTGCCGCGGAGGTCGCTGCCGATGCCGAACCCAATCTGTGGTCCGATGCCGAAACGCTTCTTCTTCGCGACCGGTGTCGTTAGGTCCGGCTTCTTCGGTATCAATATCACGCCGTCGAGGTCGTTGAACTTAACAAGCGGTGATCCGGATCTTGCCCACACCTCGTAGTTGTCCTTGTTCTCCTTGAATCCCATGACCAGCTTTACCTTCATGTTGTTCTCAAATATGGTAGTCGTGCTCGAGAATATCGTGTTGTTGTCGAGCTTAAACTTGCTCTCGCCCCTGAGGTTCCACACGAGCGCGCTGTCCGCGTAAGTGTCCTTGAACGTCAGTCCGTATGTCTTGCCGTCCGGGTACCTCACAAGGTCATTCGATATTGTGATCTCTCCGCGGTCCACGCCGACGCCGGCCTTGACGAGGCTCTTGACCGTGCCTATCTCCTTCTTGAGCTCGGAGTACAAGTCGTTGTTCAGCTTCTCGAGGTCTTCCACCTTGGTGACGAACGAGCTCTTGACTGCCTCGAGTTCACCGGCGCGGTTCTTCATGTAGCGAACGGAGTCGTTGAGCGCCCTGATGTTCTGCGCGTTGACGAGCTCCTGTCTCTTCATCTCGTCCTTCAGTTGCGCCTGTTTCTGACATCCTCTGAAATAGAACATGACGAGCAGTACAATTGCCGCTATCATCAAAAACTGTCTTTTGTTGGGGTTGCGGACCCAATCCATCAACCAATTAAATACGCTCGATGTATTCATTGTCTTGTGCTTTATTTTGTGTTTCTTCTACCCATTCCAAAGTGCGCGGGTCCAGCTTGCCGGGTCCGTATTTGAAGGCCATGTTGACCATCATCATTTCCTCGTCTGCCCTCGCGAGATCGAGCTCAGTGACGAGCATCTCCTTCCTCTCCTGCATCTCCTTCAGCTGCGACTCCAGGTCCATTATCTTGCCGTGCAGGTCCTTGTAGTTCGTCAACTTTTCTATTATGGCGGCGAGGTCGTCCGCGGATAACTTTTTCCTAATCTGATCCATGTTCTGCCTATTTTCTTATATATTCGTATCAAAATAGGCACCCATGGACTTTACAAGGTCGAAAGTTGCAAGCTCAGAGACAACCACACATGGGGCGATTTCGTGCTCGAGGACCTCGGAGAAGGCAAGGGCCAGATAATGATAAACTCAGACTACGGCACCTGGACGTACTACTGGGGCGCGATGGACAAGGGCATCAGAGAATTCCTTATCGGCTGCGACACGTCGTACCTGATGGGCAAGTTCGGCGGTGCCAGGACATGGTTCGATTCGGAGGCCACGAGACAGAACTTCAAGAACACGCTCGACGAGAGCCTTAAGAACGGGGAACTAACCAAGGAGGATCACGAGGAGCTCATGGAGGAGATCGACAACTCGGATTTCAACTCCGCGGCAAAGACAGAGCGACGGTCAATTGACGAATTTGACAATTCACTTTTTGCCAAAGGAATCTGATGTCGCGTTGCATCCTAACATAAAAACAGAAAAATGAAATTAAAAGTCCTATTCCCGTGCAACCCGCTTGAGAACAAGCAGGTCGACCCGGATTACCAAAGCGAATTCGCCGCGGTCAAGTTACTCGGGGGCGAGGTTCGTCTGTTCGATTTTGACGTCTTCAAGAAGGCCGTTCGCACGGCCGAGGAAGCCGACGGTGGTTCACCAGAGTTCAAGGAGGCGCTCGCCGAAATGACAATGTCGTTCCAGGACGGCAACCCCGGTAAAGAGTCGGTCGACTGGGTATACCGTGGCTGGATGATGACGCCAACCGAGTACGAGTACTTCTACGACGCATGCAACGACCTTGGAATGAAGTTGCTGAACTCGCCAACGCAGTACGTGGCGTGCCACATGTACCCGCTCGTACACAACTACATAAAGGAGTACGCCATCGACACGTACATCCAGGAGGAGACAGGCGACCAGTTCGACTACGAGAAGATGCGCAGTTACTTCGAGAACAAGTACGGCGGGCTGACGCTCGACCGCAAAGTGTTCGTCAAGGACTGGGTTAAATCCGCCAAGGAAACAGAGAACGCGTCCGTCATACAGGACTGGGAGGACGAAGCGGCAGCGAGGCAGACTGTTTCGAACATGCGCGCCGAGCGCGGGAATAGCTTCAACGAGGGCTACGTGTTCAAGAAGTACGTGGACTTCCGCAAGCGCCCCGACGGCAAGCCAGAGGAGTGGCGGGCATTCTTCGTTTACGACAGGCTCGTGAGCTTCTCGCCCACGCACGGGGTTGGAAGCTTGGACATAGCGCCGCCGCAGTGGCTGCTCGATATTGCCAAGAGGATACCGAGCGACTTCTACACAATAGACATCGGGATGCTTAACGATGGCGAGCTCGTGATAATAGAGACCGGAGACGGAGGAGTGTCCGGATTGTCTCCAGATCAGCTCCCGGTATCTTTCTACTCGTCCGTATTATCGAAACTCGAGGAACACACTGTGCTCGTAAGAGAGAATTGATATGAATATATTTGAAACAATTAAAGAACATAATTGAGGCGATGATTTCGCCCACGCCACTGATATAACAATGGGAGGATCACTATCAAACAAGAGGCTCGAGGCCCAAGAATTCGAACAGCTGACTATGAGGCTTGGACAGCGTCTGTGTAAAATACTCATACCGGCCGGAGTCATGTGGATGATGGTCCCGTATTATCGAAAGAAGAAGGATTTCGGCGACGTCGACTACGTGGTGAAGGCCGATGCCGGGGACATAATCCCGCTCGTCGAACAGGAGTTCAACCCGGAGTCCATGCTCGTGAACGACGGCATAATATCATTCACGTTCGAGGGGTTCCAGGTGGACCTTATATGCACCTCTAAAAATTTCGATACCTCCGTCGCATACTTCAGCTACAACGACATAGGCAACCTGCTCGGCAGGATATACCGCAAGCTCGGGCTGAAGTTCGGCCACGAGGGCCTGCTGTATCCGTTGCGCGACGAACGGGGCTCTGTGCGCAAGAACATAGTCGTGTCCACCGAGATGATAAAAATACTCGGGTTCATAGGGTGCAGCTACAAGACGTGGTCCGAGGGATTCAGCACAATGGAGCAGATGTTCCGGTTCGTGGCGTCCAGCCAGTACTTCGACAGGTCCATATACGAGGGCGAGCTGTCCGCCATAAACAAGAAGCGAGACAAGAAGCGCAAGACGTTCAGCTACTTCTTGAACTGGCTCGAGATAGCACAACCGGACAACAGGTACGCATTCAAGTCAAGGGACGCCCGGGACGAGTACATACCGTCGATAGAGGCGTATTTCGGGGTATCCATAGAGGATCAGCGCAAGGAGCTCGAAGCCGAGCTCGCCAAGGAGTCCAGGTTCAAAGAGAAGTTCAACGGCGATTTGCTGATGATGCTGACGCCACTGAAGGGCCTACATCTTGGCCAGTTTGTCGGCATGTACAAGAAGAAGATGCTCGGTATCGAAGGCGAACTGACGAAAGACCACAATGACGCGTTCGAGGACCTCATCCTATCCATGGAGCAGGACGACATAAATATGAGCGTGATAAACTTTTACGACGGGATAAAATGAATCAGATCAACCAAAGGCTGAGGGACTTCATGAAGTCGGACCTCAAGGACATGCTGTCCAAGTGCACGCCTGGCGAACAACACCGCTTCAAGCAAATGTACTCTCACAAAAACCTGGACATCGACATCAATACGGCCGTGGATAATTTCGTCGACGGCAATGGGATGTCCACACCCGACCTGCTGTGGAAGATCAACAATGCGATGAACCAATGCGAGAGGACGATTAAGAAGAAGATTGAAGCATGATACTTATAGGCAGCCGTGCCATAAAGGAACACTTCCCTGATTTCAAACGTACGCACCACCGGTGGTGGCGAGGGAGATCGCGAGCACGTCGAGCGCGTAGTACACGTACATTTTCCGGCACGACCTGTACATCCGATACACTGGATTTTACTGCAGCCAGGAGGGCACAGAGTGGGACTCGGATTTTGAGCAGGTGTTCCCGCGCAAAATAATCACAACTAATCCGCCGCCGAACGAGGTGATAAAACAGACGAAGCATGAATACAGAATTGGGACAGCAGATAGTCGACTTCCTATACGCGCTCGCGGACGAGCGCGAGAAGGACATCCGGTGGGTAATCGAGAACTGGATAGACGATGAGATCGACGAGGACCCGGAAGATGAGGACAACATCATAATACAGAAGATCGAGAAGATGTTCGGTAAGATGGAGTTTGTATCGTCCGACGGCGGTCACGAGGGTGGAGGAGAGCACGTCGAGCGCGTGATCAGATTCGGCGACGTTCACATTCGTTTCACCGGGTACTACGACAGTAATAACGGTATAGAATTCGATGGAGGATTCGAATACGTGTTGCCTCGCAGGACTCTCAAGATGGTGTACGAAACGCCAGATGAACGAGGCGACAAAAAAGACGAAGTTTAGTACTGCTTGGACGTGGTGCCGTCCTTGTATATTATTATCTTCAGGCCGGGCTCTGTCAACTGGACTTCCCTTCCGAGCACGTCCGTTATTTTCAAGATCTCCTTTACTGGGGCCGCTGGGTTATTGACCACAATAATCCCGGAGTAGTCAAAAACGCCGTTAAAGTCGACTTGCCTGAACCTGTAGTAGTTGAATCCCCTCTGGTACTTGTTGTCCACGAAGGAGTAGTTGGTAGTTGTATGACTGTTGCCGGCGCCGTTCACCGTTCCTATGACCGTCCAGTTTATTCCGTCTGTGCTGCGCTCGATCTCGAACCTGTCGTTGTTTATCTCGGTGGCACAAGACCATTTTAGTAGATTGCCCGTGTCGGTAGCTACGCCCTCAAATGATAGTAGTTCTATCGGCAGTATCGAGCACGAGAACGTGGCAGTCGTGTTGTACGCGCCCCAGTTCCAGTTCAAGTTAAATCCACTGTTGGCAGAAAAGTTGTCCACAAGTATTATGTACGACTCCCCGGAATTGACCGTCATGGCCATCACCCATCTGTCGCCGAACACGTCTTCCGATAAATCGAGCGCGCCATTGCCAACTCCGGTGTTACCGCCTCCTGCTGCATAAGAACACCTCAATGGCGCTGTTGTCGGAGGGCAAGCTGGTGATGTACCCCACACAGCGAAATCGAAATCGTCCGAGTTCACATTTGGGTTTATACGAAACACCATTGTGCCGCCAGTGAGTATGTTAACCTGCAGCCACACCGAACGGTGCTCTATGCCGAGGCACCCGCGGTTCGTAGCGTTCAGCTCTTGTACGCCAGCATTACTTGGCGTGAAAGTGAAGGTGCTCGTGTTAAACAAGCAGTACGCTGGACAATCGCTCGACTGTCCGTACGATACTAATACCGCAAGCAGGAATCCTATTATCGTTATTATTCTCTTAAACTTCATTTGATTGCCCTTTCGAACTTATCCACTGTGTAACCATGCTGCGCTGATTCTGCGCTGAATGAGCTATCACCCACAAGAACGTACGACTCAAATTTGAACAGGTCAGTAGTGTCATTGAATATTGGGAACGTCTCGAACCTGTACCTAATGTATTCAGTAGCTTCCTTAGCACTGCCTATGTTGTCAACACCAGCAAGCCCAATGGTGTATTCGTACTTAGGTTTCTGCGGCGTCGGCAGAGTGAACCCAAGCGTGACCATAACAGTTAGAAATGATAAAATGTACTTCATGCTTACGAGTTTAGTTGTTGTGTTTCGTCTGGCAACGCCGGTTGGTCCGGATTGGCGACATCTCCTTGCGGCAGCTCCTTAGCTGAATCGGCGGGTGTTCCAGAGTCCTTGCTCTTGCGGTAGCCGAGCAAGCCGGCGCCGATGGTTATGACCACGATGCTCTGCGTCATGATGTCGTTCTTGGAGTCTATGAAATAGTCGGTGACTCCTACGAGGAACCCTATAAGGCCCACGCCCATGGTGAATACGCCCATAGTTCCTGATCCGGACGTTTTGCCGTCCGAGTTGGACGTCATCTGCGCCCAGGAGAATTTGTTTATGTCCGCTCTCATCGTTTTAATTAGTTATTTTGTTGGGGCTCCGGTGGAGTCGCCGGGTTCTGCTCGCGTATGTACGCTTGTATCTTTGCGAGGACGAACTTGTGCGCCTCCTCGTAGATGATGCCCTGCGCTTGGTCGAGCACCTCCTGCAGCGTGTATCCTTCGGAATCCAACTTGTTTATGTCGAACTTTACGGATACTATGCGACGCAAGTACTCGCAGTCGTGATAAGTCGTGTCTGCGGTCTTGACTTTTATCTTCGTCAGTATCGAGCGACCCTCCGGGTGTGATGCCAGCGTGGCATCTATTATCTCCATTGTGTTCATGATTACAATCCGTGTTTGAATGCTCTGAAAAAGTATGAAAATGTAGCTGAACCAGACATTGTGAATGCACTACCATATCCGGGATATGTCGATTCCAACCTGACCGCGACTTTATTACCGGCCGGTACAAGAAATTCTATGCCACCATGGACATCGCTGAGTTGGCGACGATACATTGTTCCACCGGTACCGTTTAATCTTAATTCCCATATAACAAGACCGCTACTGTTACCACTACCGACCGCCACAATGGTTCTATCGTATGCGACAGCGGCAATCTCAAGATGAAATAATTGTACACCACTCGACACCGTTGTCGTACCGACACCAGTTTTTGTAAACGTTACGATTAAAGCATCGCCTACGGTGGATTGGGTGGCAACTATTGGGGCAGATCCACCGGTTGATATTCCAACAAAGGATGATGCAGTAGGACCAGGATTAACGAACGTGCTCTTAACTGCCTGCACAGAACCGTATGATTGTACAACGTCGGATGAGTTGGCGTTACCGAGCTGCACGGTGGCTCCTGATGATATGGACCCGATCGTTACCTGTGTCGACGGCGTTATGTTTACCGCGTATGTAGAACCGGCCGCTCCGACAGCCACGATACCGTTCAGTCCAGTGTTCGCTCCAGGACCTGCATCTATCAGCACGTGACCGCCCGTTGCTGGGCCGCCTCCGGTGTTCGCCGCACCGCCTGATATGCTGAGGGCTATGCCGCTACCTCCAACAACGCCGTTCTGCGCGACGCTGATCTTCGGCTTGAAGAATTGTCCTATGAATTGCAGACCAGACGCGCTGAAGTTGGCGACTGGATACAAACTCGCGCCGCTGTTTACGGCGATGGATATTCTACCGCGTTGGTTGGTCGGGTTCGTTCCCGATACCTCGTAGTACTCTCCCATGACTGCACCAATGGACCTCTGCGCACCTGAGCCATTCTTGACCGCGTATTCCAGCATAACTGGAATGCCTGTGAGATAAGGGCTTGGACCTCCGCCAAAAGTAGTTCCCGTGTTCCTGCCCTCGAGCAGGAGTACACGCGCCATGTCGCCTACCTCCGATACTACGCCGAACTGCGGCACCGGCACAGCGGTGGATGCGAATATTATCGGGGAGGAACTGATCCTGTAGCGTGGAGTTCCAAAACTTATATCACCAGGCGCGAACAGTGTGGTGGCCAAGTACGAAGCGGGGCCTGCCGTGCTTGCGTGCGTGGCAGTCACGAGCGATATAGTGTTGGCGAATGTTGTGTTCACGACCGGAGATCCGCTCCAGCCTATCATTATCGCGTCGTTAGCGTTCGACTGGTTACCGTTGCCACCGAGGACAACGGACCTTAGCCCTGCCGCCTTGTTATTGGTACCTACCGTGAACGATACGTCGCCTACGTCGGAAGCGTAATTGAGAATGTTTGACCTCGATCCTATGGTCACGGCGCCGTAAACTTGGAACTTCGTCTGAGGCTTGGCCTCGACGACTGTTCCGGCCGTTAATGTCGCGTTTGCCGCTTGGAATGGAACGAAATCAAGATAGTCTATGCCGTTGTGAACCGGCGCTCCACTCCACGGGCCCTTATACCACTTGCCGGTTGTGAGAACCGCAGGACCAGCGGTGATGTACTCGCTGAACCTGTCGCCTATACCCACGAATCCGTCTCCGAATCCCGAATAGTTGGTGCTGTCGTTTATTACAATCGACTTCTGACCAGTTGACCAGTTGTACCCACTAAGGGTGGTGATGTCGTTCGCCCACATCTGTGTGACTGTAGGGTTGGACTGCGTGCCTGCGTAGACTGCGCCTGACCTGATTCGGAAGAATCCATTACCGTCGGACCTCGACCAGAAGTATGTCTCGCCATTTGACCAAGCCGATACCTGGTTTCTCATGCCGGCAGTAAGAGTATCGCCTGCCGCGAGGCTCGTCGACATCAGCCTTGTATTCGCGCTGTCCCATCCCTGGAATATGAGACCACCGTCCGATGCACTGCCGGAAGCGGGGTGCCCGGCCGTGATGCCGTGTATGGAATAATCGCCAGCGCCAGTTCCGGGCGCGAGGTGTATGTTCGAGTGTCCTGATGTACCGAATCCTGCGGCCGCGTTGTAGCTCTGCACGTTAAGCTTTGCACCTACAAGTCCGCCAAGCAGGGTTCCTGTCGCGGTCTTGATGTAGTCCGGGTCGCCCATCCACATGCGCGGGAGTCCGCCTCCGCCAGATGGACCAGAGTCCGCCGCGAAGTAGTATCCGTCATTGGCCGTACCGCCTGTACCGAATCTTAATGCCGGCCTTGGTGGGTTGACGAATGTGAAGACTCCTACGGTCGTGTTGGCAGATGTTGCGCCGCCTCCGAGTGCTATGAAGTGGTTATACGTGGCGTCGGTCTTGTGCTCTATGCGCATCTCCGAAGATCTCCACGGCATGCCGGAAGATTCGAAGAAGCTTCTCACGTTCCTGAAGTTGAGCTGGTCTGTGTTGAACCCCGATACTTTTGCCCTCCAGCGTGCCCACATGTTTGTGGCGCCGGCCGTTACCGGAAGCTGCACGTTGAGCTGGTCGTACCTGAAATCGTAAGGCGTAGCATCACCGGCGACGGCGTTGCTGAAAGCGTTGGCTACGCCTATGGACCCGCTGTCATTTATGGAGAACAACCTCTCGGTCGAACTCGTCAATGCGTTGTGTCCGCCCACGTGCCAGTTTAATCCGGATGGTGTGTTGTAGAACGACATCAACCTCTCGGTAGGGTTGAGCTGTATTTTGAACGCGTTGCTGTTGAACTCGTACCTGCTTATGCTGCCCGTGCCCGTCTGCTTTATTAAGTCGAGAGATGTTCCAAATGCAGAGAACTCGATGTTGCCGGTTGGGTTTACGAGCTCCCACGAGTATTCGGTATTTGCGATTATGGTATTTACGGAGATGTACGATTGCTTTGCCGCAAGGTTCTCTGCGCCAGACTCGAGCACACCGAACATCTGCTGTGGCGAGCCCGGAGATCCGATAAGTTTTAGCTTGTACGGCCCCGTCTGTGGCGCTCCAACGCCGTAGTTTATCGGGGATAGAACGAGGGACTTGAGCGGCGTAGGGCTGCTGAATATAACACGGTCAGAGTCACCGATGGCGTCCTTGAACACGCCGGAAACCGTGAGGTTGCCGATGAGCGTCCACGATGGGGGCGAACCCGCGTACTGGTAGATGTTGAGCGTATTAGTGTCGAACCAGTAATCGCCTTCGGCTGGAGCCGGCGTTATCGGACCAAACGAGATGGGGTCCGTGTTCTCCACGTACCACTTGGTGCCAGGCACGCCCGGGTCACCCTGGAATCCCTGGATGCCCTGACTTCCAGGTACACCCTGGATGCCCTGGATGCCCTGAATACCTGGAGGACCCCCGCCCATATTCAAAATCTGGTCGAAGTTAAAGTTGCACTTGTCCGTGAACAACTGCTGGTCGTCGCTCGGTATAAGCCTGAATAGATTTAGTACGGTTGCCATCTATGTTTTATTCTCATTTATCTTCCTTATATATCCCTGACTTATATTCGCCCGATGTCGAACGATATAGCTATGGACACCTCGGATGCGGTGTCAATCTTGTACTCGAAACTGTACAAGAAATCCGAAATCCTCGTCACTGTGAAGTTCTTGTCGTGCGAGTAGCCATTTATCAGCTTGTTGGCGTCCGAAAGGTCTCCCCTAACTATTGGCAATGCAAGGGTGTTGTCCTTGTACTTCTTCGTATAAGGGTCTGCCTGCTTCACCTCGTAAACCGGCAGCACGTTCAGCGTCAAGTATTCTACGACGTCGTCGTCGATGGAGTCCGGATCGCCGACGCCGAACTCTGGCATCAGGAGTTTTACGAACTCCGCATTGGCCCCTGTCTCCACGAAGAACCTGAGCAACCTCTTCTTTATGTTGACGAGCCCGCTGACGGTGGTAGCATTCTGCGTCCACGCAATCTCGGAATCCACGTTGTCCATGTTTATTAGGGCAAGCGTAGCTACCTCCTCCACGGTGAAGTCCTGCAACCTTATGCTGTCCTGCGTCTTCATTATCTTAGTGCCCATGAAGTTCTTGATCTCCTTCATCTCGCGAGTTCCCGCCTGGTTTACGAAGTTGGTCTTGCTGCTGAACATCCTCCAGAACCCAGGGTCCCAACTCGAGCGGAACACGAAGTGATCCTTCTGGTCTATAGCAATCTCGCCCACGAGCGGGTACAGTGACTTGTATTTGTCGTTGTTCGCAAGATCGAGCACCTTGCTGTTGGACACCTTGAGGTAGTTCATGTTCTTTATCAGACCAAAGTCCTTCACGTTGGGATTGAAAGTGGCTTGCTTGAACGACAGGTCAAATGAAGGTCCTGCAATCTCGTCTTGCTTTTGTCCCTTGAAGAACAAAACGTTCCTGAATTTTGGTTCGTAAGGTCCGTCGTATCGGTACTGAATTGATGCAGAGTTGACCTTGGTCAGGTTCACCCCTATGATAGGCACGTTGTTGAATTCTTCTGGCTTGTCCTCATCAATCAGCGGTATTAGCGATTCGAGCTTGTTTATAGTTGCTGGTTCGAGGAGTTCGAGATAGAATTCGTCGCTCGTCTCTACGTTGGTAAAACCGTTCCACCTGTACGTCTTATACTTGACGTACTGGCTGTACTCGTTTATCTTCTGTGCGATCGTTGCGAATGCCACCCTCTGCATTATAGGAGTGTAAAAGTTGGTTCCACCTTCTTTTTGGTACGTTGCGAATCCCTGCCACTCGAAGGACGATCCGAACGGTATCGATATTGCGTTTGACGCAACAGGTAGGTCGAACTGATCGACGCTGAACGGTGCGTAAAAGTTGTCATACGGGGACGACGGATCCTGTGGGTATCCGGGTGTCCCTGGTATACCGAACAGGATTTGCGTCTGTGTGGTGCTGTGCGGGTATGGGAACTTGGTGTCGCCGAACACGAACTTGCCGTAGAAGGTGTTCTCCTTCCTGAAGTTCTGAATCTCGTCCCTGAGGTCCCAATCGTAGTCCGGATTGTTGTACACGTAAGCGTATGTGAAGGGGCCTATCGGCCCCGATGGTGAAGCCATGGTGAGCGATGTGCTCAGCTTGATGTCTCCAATCTGGTGCACGTCGGTTCCGGTTAGCAGTAGAGTTCCGGAGTTGTTGTATATGTGCTCCACCTTCTTGCTCTTCAGTGAGTACAGAGTAATGTAATCTGTGGATATGTCCACCAGATCCTGATACCTAACTTCCGGCGAGTATATGCTGCCCATGTTATTTGGATCGATGAGCGACAGCGTCCTGTAGTCCTCCAGTATTAGGTCTATCACTATGGTCACGGTCTTGAACGTCTCGTTGTTGTAGACGTTTATAGTGACCGGAGATTCTACGACTTCTGGCGTCTCCTTGTGCACTCTCAGTATACATGAAAATTTGTAACCATCAAACTTAGTCGATCCCTGCTTGAACGGTGGTTTGATAGCGCGCAACTGAGGCGCAGCAGTGTCTCTGATTACTTCCTTTATCTGGACCTTCACGCCACGGAAGAAAGTTTCGCACACACCGGTCTCCGAGTTGAAGTCGAATATGGTGTACCTGTCTTGGTCCGGAGTGTTTGCTGACGGTTGGAATGTGAAATACTCCAAGAAGTAATCTTGTGCGCTCGGATCCGCATTATTGAGATCTGATATGTCCAGCTTGTCCGGAAAGAAGTAGTAGTTGTCGTTCAATGACGATTCTGGATAGTTGTGCGGCTGCCCCTCGAGATAGTACCACTCGTGCGTGAACGCTTCCGGATTCTGTGTCTTCTGTGTGAAAGAAGGCGAGAAGTTGAACGATCCAAAAACTGGGTGCGTGTTGAGCCTGTATCCGTTATCGCGAATGTCTGTCCCACCTGAATAGACCCACTTGCTCGTGGACGGCATCATCCTCGACTTTATGGCAAACTCTTTAAGGAAGTTCTCCTTTAGGTAATCATATTCTGACGGTACCGTATTGAAGAAGAACTTGTCCCTCTGCGTGAATAACAGCGTGCTCTTGTCCACAGCCTCTTCCTCGACAGTCAAGAAATCCCTGAACGTAAAGAATCCCGGGAAAGAACGGATGTCGCCATCAAGTGTGCGAGCATCAAGATCAATTACGACAGGCGTGCCTATAGAATACGTGTATGTAGGAAACAGTGGCTGAGCTACAAAAGTAGATCCAGTATTGTAAACGGTAGGTGCGTTGTTGTTAAAAGGATCTACGTAGTTTATGGATTCTGTAGTATCACCGAGTACAACATACGTGTGACCGGCTATCAGTGTTTCATACGGCATCACCGCGCGTTGATAGAATACAAGCGCCACGACCACTGGTGTTCCGTTAACGACCGTGAAGGAGTCAACGCCGGATACCCCGTAGAATGCGGCACCGCCGAACACGGAAGAACCGTTGTAATCTATTTCGTCGGAAGGTTCGCCGAGTACGAGGTACCTGCGTCCGGCTACTATCATGTTAGGCTCGTCTGCCGGTATGTCGAAGTATCTGTGGTACTCTCTTATTGGAGTCCTCGAATACGATGAGCTGAAGAAGTCGCCGTCTATGTCCTTCAGGTTGAAGAACGAGAACAGACCGACTTTAGGCCTGAACAGGTTGTACGCGGTGAACGTCTTCGTGGTTGTGCCAACGAGCGGTTCATCGAGCAGGTCATCGATATACGCGACGCCAAAATCGTTCCAGCCATCGAGACCCGCTATGTCGCTACCACCGGTTTCGAGTATGGGATCGTCTACATATCTTCCGACGTGAACTATCTTTGCGAGTCCGAGCTTGGACTTAACGAATACCTCCCCGTTATTAGTGAGCCTCTCAAAGTTCTCGAGGTCGTACCTGAATCTTATCTTGTTGTTGTCGGTGCCTCCCTCGAAGTACACCTTCTGTGCCGAGCTCGTTACGAGCTGGCGCTGTAGTTCCATCCTGGTGAAGTCCGTTACATCAATGTTGCAGAAGAACGCATTCGGCGCGCTTGATCCTGAACGCATCCTTATCACCACTTCGCTGTCTATTGCTATGGCGTCCCAAGTGCGTTGCTCTATCCTGTTGAATGCCGATGCTATTGACTGTGCAATCTCGGACAATGTCCCGTATGGGTGGAAGTAGATAGGGTTGTAGTTGTTAGCCGCGAGCGACTGGCCAGGACCCCATCCCTCTACAATGGATATGTGCCCATTTGTGGTGGTGAGGTCAATTGGCAAGTTTATGTTGAACGTAGTATATCCCAGCGAGAACACTGCGGCCGAAACTATGGTTCTCTTGATGCGGACGTTCTGTCCGTATTGGATCTCTATCTCGTCGCCTACGTTGTAGTAGGGGACGTAGTTTCCGTATATCGACACAAGCGTGCCGTTGGCCGGAATCGTGAACACCCTGCGGAGGTCGTTAGCCGTTATCTCGTCGAACGGCCCGTCGACGTCCGTCTGTGATCCGATGTTCCAGTGTATCTTTATTTTATCGCCGGGGTACAGTTGGTCCTTCACGTTCAGCACCATGTACGATCTTCCCTTGTCGGTCAGCAGCGAACCGAACCCCTCAATCAGTCTCCTGCCTTCTCCTGCGAAGTCACCGAGGTTCACCGATTTGTTGCGGATCTGAATATCGGTGTCAGTTGTGTTGTACGTGCCGATGACCTCTGGGTTTTGGTTGAACGAGTAGAACAATCCTTTCTTGTCCTGCACCCAGTAGAGGCGCGGCTCGAAATTGGCACCGGTGAAATCGTTCGAACTCGGGATGAATCCGTCGGGGTTCATGTAATACAGTCGCACGCCGTCCTCGTTGTTCTGGTAGAACGCCTCGCCCTGGTCCCTGTAACCGCGGTTAGGACGCTTAGGTGCCGGAGTGTTGCCCGAAACACCTCTGTTTGCGAACAGTTTGTCGCCGTCGAGCTCGAAGCTTCCCGTAGGTATCTCGTTAACGTAAAACCCGAAGTACCTTGGTATGCTATAGAGGCTTGCCGACTCGTCGTTGAACAGGAACTCCATGTTGAGCAGGTGCGGACAAATAATGCCGTGCCTCTGGAACCCGTTAGTCACGTACTCCTCGAACTCCATCTGCGTCTGCGCGGACTGCCAGTATTTGCGCATAAACTCGCCCTTGCTCGATAGAATACCGTCCTGGTACGCTATTCCGTTCCAGGTAGTCATCAGCCCGTCCTCGAACTTAGTCGTTATAGGCGCGGCAGGAAATCTCGGGTTGTTCCTGAAATTACGTATGTACTGCCCTATCTTGCTCGAAGATGTGAGGTCGAACGTCTTTATTATCTGCGCTCTCTTCATTATGCTGTTGAACTGCGCAACGTCGTCAATTGGGAGGTCCTTGTTTTCATTCAAGCTCACGACCTTGCCGCTACCCTGGTAAACTGTATAGGTTGTAGAGACGTTGCTGGTGAAGGTGTCGCCGTCCACGTAGAGGTTGTTCTCATAGACCACCTGGTATCCATCCCCGACAACCTTGTATTCTGTAGGTGTATCAATAACTATAGACCCGCTCGGGACGTCGTCGTTGTACGGGAAGTCTGTGGGTTCGTCTACCCTCAGGATTATGAAGTAGTTCGGTATGTCCTCCCTCAGCCACAACGGCGCGAGGTACGAATACGCCTCGTCGTAAAGTTTGCTGATTAGTGGTTCGGCACCCATTGAATAGAACAGCTCAAGCTGTGATGCGAACTTCGTGCCGGTGGACTCCGGATTGGAGTCCTGACGCACCTCGAACAATACTTCCGGTGGGACGGACCCGATGAAATCGCGCACGTCCACGTCGAAGCTGGAAGTTTGAGAGAGCCGGAACTTCTTGAACTCCGAACCGGACAGGACCTTGTTGGCGTCTATGGTGTTTAGCCAGATGTCGCCCTTGGAGTCAACCGTTAGTTTTATGTTTCCCGACAACTTCGGATTGGTTCTCACCAATCCGAAGGACGAGGTCTTATCGCTTAAGTTCATCTATTCGTTATTGAGCGTTGTTGTTAGTAGTCTGAGACCTGATAGCGCTTAGCCTGTCGAGTGCTACGTTAGGCACGAATACTGGCTGGACTAACGTATCTTGTTCGTACTTACATGACACCTCCACGTCGAAGGACACGAGCGACTCGTTCCTTATCTGTATGTCGATGCCTATTTTCTTTGTATAAGTAATGTTCGATATGTTTCCAGTAGAGCGATACCCGCCGACGTAAGCCAGCTTGTCCGAACACCTGAATTGGAACACCAGCGGTATGTTGACTGCTTTCTCCTCGCCGAACTCGAGTAGCCTCTTTGCGAGCTCCGTCGTTCCGTCCACCGCTATTGCTGTGTAGTCGAGAGGCGCGAGGAACAGGTATGCGCCGCACGTGTACCTTCCCACAAGGAACTCGTCGTTCTTGTAGAAGCCGAGCTTGGCCGGATAATGTGTAGGGTCGGTCGCGCCTGACGTGTAAACCGCCGGCTGCACGTAGGCGAGCTGCTGCTTAGGATCTGTCTGAGTCACGTCCTTCCAGAAGAAGTCCGAGTGCATGTACTTAGGGTACAGCATAGGTGATGTTGATGACACGAATTGTGGAAGGAACGTAGAAGGTCCGAACGCACCCGTAATATCCGGGTGGTCTTTGTGCAAACAGAATTCCGACAGAAATCCGCCGCCAGTGCCGATACCAGACCCGTTCCAGATGTTAGGGTCGACCGGACCCGTAGCCGTACCGGGATCGGTAGGGAACAGGTAGCATCCGTTTATCGGCGAAGACGGGTTGAGCACGCCAGGTACGCCCTGATTTGCCGTTGTCGCCATGCCACTGACGTTGACGGTCTTGCCGTATAGTATCTCGTCGAGACCCACGTTCTTGTACCTCATGTAAGCCCATAGTCCTTTCACCTGTGCCGACTGGAACGGTGACTGGTGGAATATGGAGTTGACGTTCGGCTGCACTATACCGGTGAGGGTGAGCGGAGCGTGGTCGTACCTCCTGTTGTTCGCGTAGTCTGTGTTGCTGTTACCGAACGAAGCGTCCACTATTGTTCCCTGGCCGCCGAACATGTAGCTGGCGAGCTCGAGTGCAGTGGCCGCGCTGTTCTCCACGCGCAGGATGTATGTCTTTGTTATGACCTTGCCGTGTTCGAATGTTACGGATGTGCCAGAACCTGTCTTGATGAGGTCCTTGTAGTATCCCGCGAACAATGATGTCGAAGAGTTCGGCGTGACCTTGATGACGTTTCCATCTGAGTCGATGAGGTAAAGAACGAGTGTGCCCTTTGCCTTTTCGATGAGTTGTCTCAATGTTGTCAGTTCGGTGTCGATGCTCTTCAGCTTCTCAAACAGGTCGATGACCTTACCCTCTGCAGTAAAGAATCCTGATTGTATGTCGGACGATGCGTGTGCATAGTACCTGTCTCCGCTCGTGAATGATGACAGCAAGTGTAAGTCGAGACCTCTGGCGTTCAGTTCCTCTTGGAACTTTACACGGGTCTCCTCATTAGCAGCCTCCGTCAAGGATGCCGCGTTGTCGTCCGCTATCTGGAGATCCTCCGGGAACGGCACGGTTATTATCGCGCTCCAGTCCGACTCGAGCGGGTTAAGGGGCCATCCGGCCTCCGATATTGACTTGATGCGTATCTGTACCTGCTCTCCCTTGGAGATCGGTATGTCCACCTGGTTGATGTTGACCGCCTCGTTGTCCTGCACGTCCTCTACGTCCCACTCATAGAAACCTGTGGTCTCGTTGTAGATGCGCTTGCGAACATCTGATTTTATCTCGGTCCAGTTTGAAAATGAACCCGATTTTCTCGTCCCGTCGTTGTCGAGGAACGCCATCTCGCGGTTCTGTGGCGCGTTGCCGTCCTTCTTTATGTAGCGGTACGCTATCTTGAACTGTATAACCTCCTGATCGCCGGTCTTCGTGCTCGGCTTTGGTGCTGGTATCGGGAAGAACCCGCGTATAGCGTACTTGGTTGATGACAGAACGGTAGGGTTCTCCTTCGTCTTAGTCGCGAGCTCTTTCACGACCGAACTATACAAGTTCACCTTGGATATTTTCTCGCGAGCAAGCGTCTCAAGGTCGGCCTTTATCTTACGCTTCTCTGCGTCGGACTTGGTGCTCGAGTTATTGTTGAGATCGTTCTTCTTGTTGTTGATAGATTCGTCGATAGCGCGTATCTCGTTTTCGAGTTTAACCTTAGATGTCAGCTTCTGCTTGATCTCTTCGGCCTCTTTAGTATCCTTCTTGTGTTCGTTTATAGCAACTACCTGGAAGTTCGTCACGTCGAGCGTCGGCGCGTTTGGTATCTCTCCAAGTACGCTCGGTATGATCTTTTCCTTGGCAGCATTTATGAACTGCATGCCGAAATCGACCACCTGTGTCTTATAGAACGTCTCGAGTGACAGGTTACCCGACGTTGTAGGTATTATGAGCTCATTGGTCCATACTCCAACGCCAGGCGAGTAGCTGCTCGCTGCCACATCAAAGTTAGCATCGATCGGCTTCAAGAATATCACCTGACGCTCGTCGAATCCGACGTTGACTTGCACCTCTTTGCTCCTGAATGGTGGTGAGTATATCGTTAGTATGTCCGCGCCCAGTGTTATGGACTGCGATCCGGTGAGACGCTTGAATACCACAGAGTTCTCCGCAGCGTCGAGCGATTCTATCTCGTACTTGGAACCATCTTGGGTTATCACAGCATCCCCTATCTTGAGGGTCTTGGTGTTCTCGAGGCCGCTTAGTATGTCGGTGTACGAGAGCCTGTTGAGCTTGTACTTCCGCTTCTTTACAGTGATGGTCTTGCTGTTGGATGTGACGTCTACCTCCTCGTCGGAAATCTTGAGCACGTCGAACGTGCCCTTGTACCTCACAACGGACAGCGGCAAATCCACCGTATCCTCGTCCACGAAGAACGCGATGTTCTGCCTGTCAAGGTCTATTAGAAACTGTTGGAACTGGATGTCGTTCTTGCCCTTGTAATTGTCGTCGAAGAACTTTTTCTGCTCGTCGGTATTGGCCGCGACTATGATACGTTTCACGACCGCCCTGCGCATGTCTTCTGGGACGAGCCCGGTCACGTCAAACGATACGTAAAGCAACGGGTTAAGGAAACTCTCGAAGAACCAGTTGTTCTTGATACGGAACTCGGCTGGTACTTGCAGCGTGCTGATGGCAGCGGGATCCTTTAGGATTGACGCCTCGAATATCTTCTTGGTCGTGCCGTCCGGTAACTTCACGAGCGTCGACGTGTCGCCGAGACCGGACAACTGTAGGATATTGTTGTCGATGCGGCTTATCTCTTGCTTGATGAAACCGAACGAAGGTATCACGTACTGCGTCTCCGTCCCGTCGTCCTGTATCACGGAGATAGGCACGGATTCTTGGTTGCTGGTAGTGGCCTCCGATATTTTTGATATGATCTCCAAGGAGTTCCTCTGGAGTATCATGAACTGCTCAAGCAGCGAGGTTATCGAGTTTTTGGTTCCCATTATTTTTCCTATTTGAAAATTTTCTGCCCAATCTGGGCTTCACTTATATATATTACAAGTAAAAACAAGCCCCATTTTAATGGTCAATGATTTCGATAAGTTTTCCGGCGATTCAGAGATGGTCCAGATATTCAACACTGGTGACGTCAAAGCATTCTACGGCCAGCCAGAATCCGACCATTTCGGCACCTTTTTGATAGTGCAAAAGTGCGACCTGGGCACGCCGGTGCTCGTTTACGATTGGGCTGCAGACTCGAAACAGTTCCTGAATTTGCAGAAAGCGTTCACCAGAAACCTCTATAACAACTACACAGAAATTAAGCTCGGCAAGCTGAATACGCTCAGAAAGCTCGTTGCTGACGGCGTGTCTTGGCTGCCAAAGACGGCGTTTACCGCCGATGACGGGTGGGGTGGGGTGAAGTTCCCTGCTATATGCAAGGCCGCCAATTCGTACGATTCCAAGGGCGTTGAGAAGATAGACAAGAAGAGGGATGTGCCGGACTACATCGACATAGTGCAGGAGATCATCCCGATAGACAGGGAATTCAGGATAGTTGCCTTCAGGGGCAAGTCCAACGATACGATTCAGGTCCTACAGATACTCGAGAAATCGCCCAAGAACGAAAAGGCCAAGGACCTCCGCGTGGACGAAGCATTGTCCAAGGAGGATCTCAAGAACCGCCCCAATACAAAATTCAAGTGGACCCTGCTCGACCCGGCCAAGGAGAAGGCAATCATAGACGCATCCGCGAAGATAATAAAGTACATATTCGCCGACAATCCCGGCCTGAATTTCTCCGGGTTCGATATAGCCGTAGATGTCGATGGTAAGGCTTGGTACATAGAGCACAACATGCTGCCGGCCCCGGTCGGCCCCACGTTCCTACTGCTATACAAGGCCATCTTTGAAGACTGGTATAAGAGGCGTCTCGGTCAAGACATGCGGACCAAGCTCGAATCCCTCGCAACCAAATACTGCCAAGGCACCGCCAGGAAGATCGACTTCGAGTGGGACAACCCGATGCCAGAACCTATTTCCATATAACTTTTATTTTGTCAATAAAGTCTTTATCTTTGTTTGTATAACTCAAAAAACAAGAAAATGAAAAGAAACCAAGAAGGCCACGAGGCCGCCGTGTCCGAAATCTATAAACGGACATCCATCAAAAATCCTCGCAAATTGAACCTCGAACGCATCTGCAAGAAGCACAAAATTTGCCGCATCATCGGAAGATCGCTCATTTCAGCCGGGTACCTCGAGAGAATGGAAGACGGTCGCTACCGTTGGATCGGACGCAAGAATCCATCGATCCCATCTGTAGTCGAGGACGCGGTTAAATACAGCACCCAATACAAATACGGAAGCAGGCAGGTGATCAAACCTCAGCCGAAAAAAGCGAAGACGCCACGCGTTAATGTAACCGGCCACGGTCACAAGCAGCAGACCATCGAGCTTGCTAAAAAATTCGCGGGTCATGGAGAGATTGCTTTCGCCAACCAGTTGATGGACCGCATCAAATAATACCGGACTTAAACCAAAAATAAAAAGCCGCTCTCGAAGCGGCTTTTTATTATCGTATCTGGTCTATTATGAAAACGTAGTTGTCCGGGTCCACACAGGTGATGTCGAATATTGGTTTGTCTCCGGCGTCGTCGAACTGCGCTCCGGTGAGCGCTCCTATTATGACCCCGTAAGATCCAGCACCGAGTCTGTTCTCCGAGTCTGTGACGAGGAGAATGCTGTACGTGCTCATGTCGAGTATGTCCTCGAACACCAGCCTAAATGTTTGTCCGCGCTGCCATCTCGTGCTCTTGTCTTCTATCCTTAGGTAGATGTCGCCCGTCGCCGTTATAGTCAGGCCATTTGTGAAGTGCCTGAAGTAGTTTGTGAATGGCTGCAGAACCACGGTGAGTCCGGTCGATACGTCACCCTGGTAAGGCACTGTAGACTGGATGTTGAATGCTTGGTTGGTGTTAGATAGCGTAACCTGGTTCGGAGTGCTCCTGTCAACGAGTAGTCCAAGTCCCTGCTTGATAACGTCAAGGTTGTACGATACGTCGAGGCTCGTCCTGCCTTGCACGAGGTTGTTCAGCTCGTCGATGTACTTGTTGATCAAGGCCATTATTGACCCGGAGTTGTCCAGCATCGCTTGGTTGGCGATGAGTGTCTCTTCCAGCTCGGTTATTCTGAGATCGAGCTCTTCGTACTGTTCCTGGTTGATGATGAGAGACTCGAGCTCAAGAATCTTGTCCTTGAGCGCGGCAATCTCCGCAACTTGGTCTGTTAGTATGGTTGACGCGTTCTGTAGGATATTCATCGTGTCGACGAACAGCTCCATAGAAAACGTGTTGTAATCGTTTATTGCTTTCTCTACACCTACGTTATCTACCGAGGTATCAAACTTGATATTGAGTTTGAAACCGTACGCGTTACCATTAAGTTTGGTTACTACGTTTGGCTTGAACTTCGCGAAGCGTGGTATCCCGTACTCCGTAGAGATCTGCTCTACGTTCTCAAGGAACAGCACACCGTATAGGTTGGTTGCGAAGTCCTCCGGGTTGTTCGGATCGTACACGTCGTAGTACACGAGTACGGCGTTGAACTCGAAAGGCTGTGCATCAACAGTGGAGTTGTACTCCATCAGAGTAGATATTCTCGGATTGTCCACGATCGGCTTGTAGCTGTTCGGGTCGAAGTCGAGCATGATACCGTCCAACCTGCTGCGGATGTAATCTACTTGGGTAGGTCCGTATATCTTCCTTATCTTGTCATTAAGTACGTCTGTGAATACCGGGTCGGTAAAGTAAGCGTTAGGACCAGACTTGGGATCATACCAGTTTTGCGGTATATCGTATGCGCTTGTGAATGTGTTATAGAAGAAGCTTTGTGGCTGAGTCAGTGTGTCCTGGTCGAAGAACGCATTTATTGATAGTCCGGCCGGGTGAACGTCGTAGTAGTGCCTGCCCTGTAGTATCTCGTTGTCGAGCGGGTCTACCGGTTCGTTTATGAACAGCCCGTCCTCCGGATAGTTTGCGTCCGCCAGCGTCTTGAACATGACGAGCGGCGTGTTGCCGTCTGACGTAGGTATGTGTATGTATAGCTCCGAGTAGGCGTTTGTGCTGTTCTGCACGGAGTTCACTATCTCGATGTCGCCGAGGTACTGAACCACGCGGTAGTATCTGTTGGGGCCCGTAAGAACCTCAGGTTCCTCCGTATATCTCGGGTTGGTGAGCTGATTTAGCGTGCTCTGCATAGCGTTAGCCGCAACGAACCTTATTGCGCCGAGTTCCTTTAGCCACTTGAAGAATACGCGCTCTGATATGTTCTGCTTCACGTTCCGGTTGTACGTGTCCTGTGATACGAGGGTTGCCTCGAGGTTAAGACAGTAGTTCTGGAACGATTCTGCGAGGTTCACGTCCTGATCCGGGTCGAGACCGTTGATCATGTGACCGTCGATGGCCATGAACTGGATCTTGTTGTCCGAGAACGCAGGCGTGGCGATGTTCGGTATGTTCAAGAGCGCGAACTTCGTGAACTTGAACTTGTTGACGTTGCTGTTGAACGTCATCGCGATGTCTTCTGCAGAGGACGAGAAAGTGTAGAACGTTCCGCCCTGTACTTGTAATGGTTTTATGAATGGGGTGACCATCTATACTTTCCTTTCTTTGATTATTAGATAAGAGTCATCATGTTCTGACCGATAACAATCCAGCCAGCATTAGATACGCTGTACATGAGCGTGATGCTCGACTTGAATGGATTGACGTCGAAGTCGATGCTGCCTGTGTTGTAGCCTACGATGTTCGCCACGTCGAGTCCGCATGCGCCAGTCCCCTTCTTTATCAATGTTATCGTGTGTCCGTCGAGGAGAGATCCGTCTGGTGATAGTGTCAGAAGTGCCGGGGATGCGGTTCCGTCAAATATGATAATCCTGTCGGAGTTGAGCACTGTGTGCGTGTTTGTCACGCCGATGTCGAGGTACCCGTTTACGAGACCGCCCTGTAACGCTACCACGTCGAGGAAGTCTGCCTGCCCTTGCTGCAACAGGGAGCCCTGGTTCGTTACGCTTCCGCCGAGTGATACATTAACGGTTGTAGCCGTCAGTGTTGATCCGAGTGTCAGGGATGTGGCGGTCATCAGTCCGCTCGATCCGGTCAGTGTTATGGTCGGAGATCCGTTTGCCGGCAACTGGATGGAGTTAAATGCTCCTACCTTTCCCTTAATCTGTCCACCTGTGGCGGCAGATACGTCAAGGTTACCAGATGTCAGCGAGATGTTGAACACCGCCTCGAGGGTGTCTATCTCACTCTTGAGCGAGTTGAAGTTGGCGTTAATGGTGAGCCTCGAACCTGAGAACGAGTCCGTGCCAAGTATCTCTGTGATAATTACGGCCATGGTAGTTTAGTTTTTATCTTTTGTAGTATATATCCGGACCGAAAAAATGCCCCGTCTCATTAAAGCAATTTGTACAGCGTATTTTCCTTCGGCATGTACACCTCTCGATCCAGCTTGATGGATCCACAGAAGCAGCTTCCATACGCTGCGTTTCCCTCCAGGGTGGTTTATCTTGTCGCCATGTTGCACACGAACACACACTATGCGCCGAATCCACCTTGGTCTCTATCCTTATCATTCTCAATTTTATGCGGAAATTTGGTCAAGGTTTCCGCATTTTATATTATTGATTGCCAAGTGGTTACAATTATTTTGTTAAATTGTTTTTTATTTCAAATAAAGTTCGTATCTTTACTATATCAAATCAAGCAAACAAATGGAAAAATGTATTGTAACCCTTAAAAATGTGAAGACCTTCCGTGGGACCGAAGGAGATGAAGAAGCTCGAGAGAAAATTTGACAACCATCTTATATGGGGGATACCGGGCGCGGTAGCGTACACTCAGGTGAAGTTCCCAGCGTCCCTTTCTAAATATCCAACAGACAAGCTGCAGGCGGCCATCGACAAATACAAGGTGAATTTCAAGCCGGGTGAGGTTTTTTGGAACACCAATTTGGAGGCATTAAAACTTAAAGCGTAACTAATCAACTCAAAAATAAAATGAAAAAGTCAATTCTAATGTTGGCTATCGGCCTGATGGCCGGTACCATTAACGCTCAGACGTGGTTGCCTTGCGGCGCCGGTGTTAGTTATCTGGTTAATTGCATGGAGGTTTATTCCGGTAATCTGTACATAACGAATTACACGAACCCCAATCCGGGCGACATCGACCGTTGGAACGGCACAACAATGACCAACGTGTACAACTCAATTTACCAGTACGGCGACCTCGCCACTTCTGGTTCTACAATTTACACCACTGGTTTAAGTATGGGTCAAGGCCTCTACAACTCTGCCACTGGCAATTCCGGAACGTGGACACAGATTGGCACATTCCTCGGAGGTCAAATGCAATTATGCTGGTTCAATGGCCAGCTATACCGCTCAAACATGTCCGGCGCCTCGGTGCAGCGCCTTGTTGGAACCACGTGGACCAACGTGCCATTGACCTATGCTTCGACCGTTGGAACGCCTGAAATCAAGGACCAGGGCTCGTTGCTATACCTCGGCGGGCGATGGAACTTGGGCGCTACCTACTATGGTTTAACCACAATCAACACATCTAATGTGCAGGCCGCGTACGGACCTACAATCACCTCGGGCCAGACCGTGACCGATTTCGTATTCAGTGGAACAAACCTTTATGTTTGTATGAGTGGTGCCGGACCGCTTGGCGGTTTTTTCAGACAGAACGGTTCCACATGGGATCCTATCTTGACCGGATACAACTCGATTAGTCGTTGCGAGACATACGGAGGCAAGCTGTACTTTACTGCCGGAACTTCTCCGTGCACAATCTACTGTTACGACCCAACTCAGATAATCAGTGGCACTAACCCGAGCACCATCGCGACTATTTCTGCCGGTGGTGTTACAGACATGCAAGTCTACAACAACTCGCTCTATATTGGAGGTTCGTTCACGAGCGTGAACACCGTTTCATCCGGAGTAGTCGCTGCCAATAACATCATACGTTATAGCGTGCCATTCCCGGCGGCCTCTTTCAGCACATCTCCAGGTTCACTATGTGGTCTTGGTACAATGACAACAACAAACACTTCAACAGGTGCAACATCATATCAATGGTATGTGAACGGAACACCTTACGCGACATCAACCAACACAACCGTTAACGCATGGACATACACCAGTCCTACTCCGTTCGTGGCTGGCACGTTCACTGTTTGCCTTACCGCTATCAATGGTCTTATTCGCGATTCAGTTACTCAAGTAATAAACACACTGGCTAATCCTATACCTCCAACGATTAGTGCGCTCGGCTCTACGACTTTTTGTAACGGTGGTAGCACAACTCTTCTGTGCTCTGCTTCTCCTAACTACTCTTGGAGTTCAGGCCAGACTACGTCGTCAATTTCTGCGACTACTTCCGGCACATACTATTGTAATGCCGTGGCTGCGAACGGGTGTGCGACTCCATCCACTAATTCTATCACTGTAACTGTTTATGCCAACCCTACCGCGTCCATCACCGCGTCCGGTCCTACGACCTTCTGTGCTGGTGACAGCGTGACGTTGACAGGTTCTGGCGCCCCAAACTATTCGTGGTCGCCAACCGGCAGCACGAGCTCTACTATCAACGTCAACTCCACAGGAGCTTATATGTTGACCGTGACAGATTCAAACGGATGTATTGGCACTGCCACTCAGTCTGTGACCGTTAACCCGTTGCCAACGCCTACGATCACGCAGGTTGGCGCGGATTTGACAACCGGTACTTACTCCACATATCAGTGGTTGTTAAACGGTAGCATCATACCTACAGCAAACACTCAGACGTGGACACCAGTGTCAAACGGTAACTACCAGGTCGTAGTATTCAATGCGAGCGGCTGTTCGGATACGTCGGCCGTGTTTATTTGGATGAGCACGGGCATGAGTGAATTTACGAACGGAACCGGATACACCATCACTAAGGTCGATGGAACGATCCGTGTGACGTTAGAAAAAAATGATAGGGTTGAGGTGTACGACTTGCTTGGCAACCTCGTATATTCGTCAACACAACAATACCACTCGATCGCTGTTACACCTGGAGTGTACGTGATCAGGGGAAGAAATTTTGTAAGGAAAGTTGGTTTGTGAGTTTGGTTTGATTGATGGAAGAGACCCTGGCGAAAGCTGGGGCTTTTTCTTTTATCCAACCAGGGTGTTCGTGAAGGTGTCATCGAACTTGCTCTTCCAGGCCGTTTGCGCCGCCTCTGACGAGAAGAGAATCCCGTGCCTTGAGTACGCCAGGGCCTGTCCGCCTTTGACCACCACGACGCACGGTATCGGGTACATGTTCCTGTACCCGGTGGTGGCTTTGAACCCGGAGTCTATCCCGTCCATGTACACCTCGTATCCTTTTATGCTTCCCTTGTGCGTCCCCTCTGGCATGTTGGGCAGGTCGTAGTATGGCTTTATGTTTCTCATTTAATTCTTGTTCTTTGTGTCGGGCAGGGATCCTTCCGCCTGCGCCTTCTCGTAGTTGTCCACTATCTTTATGAGCAGCGGGTGACGCACGATGTCTTCCCTTGTGAACTTGAAGTTGAATACGAGTTCGTCCTCGCCGAGGATCTTCTCTATGAAGAAGTCGAACGCAACGTACCTCTTGTTGATGTCGTTCTGGTGCTGGTCTCCTATGAGCATCATCTTGGTGTTCTTGCCCATCCTCGTTACGAGTGTGAGCAGCTGCTTCACGTCGCAGTTCTGGAGCTCATCGGCAATGATGTAGCAGTCCTTAAGCGTACGGCCGCGCATGAACGCGATAGGAACGAATTCTATTACCTTGGAGAACATAGCGGACTTAAGGTCCTTGGGCTCCATCATCTCGTTGAGGTTGTCGAGGAACGATGCTACAAACGGTGCTACCTTTTCGTCGAGGTCGCCAGGTAGGAATCCAGTTTCCTCTCCGGAAGTTTCGAGCGGCTTCACCAGGTAGATCTTCTTTATCTCACCCTTGCGCAGAGCCTCGACCGCTGCATAACATGCAGTGAATGTCTTCGACGTTCCCGGGGGACCGGTGATGGTTGTGATTACGCTTTTCGATATACCCTTGTACAAGTCCTGCTGCTTCGGCGAAAGAACCACCTTTTTGAAGTGAGTGAACTCTTGTACCACCTTCGCGTCGTCGTATGCTTCCTGCATTTCGTAGTTGGACAGCTTCTTCTTGCCGTTCTTCTTGATGCGGTCTTTGCTCTCTTTGGATAAACCCATTATGTTTAAGTTGGTTATGCTTTATATATCGTCGCGTCCCTTGAGATGCTTCAGCTTCTTCTCTACCTTTTTTATCTTTATTATCTCAGGGTTGTACACCACAAGGTGGTACACCTGCGGCAGCTTATGCAGATATGCGTCGTATCCTATGGCCGTCATCGATTTTCCGAATTCCTTCGAGTCTCTGCCATACAGGTCGTTGTACAGCCCGAGCGCCGCGTCGAGCATGTTGTCGTTGTCCATGGCGGCCTCTACTGCCATCTCCTTCGCCATATCGATGTCCTGCGCGTAATTCTGCAGGTTCATCTCGAGCTCCTCTTTGTCCGGATACAGGTCTATGAACTTCCTGAGCTTAGCCTCGTCCGGTTTAGTCTTCTTGTCGAGCACGCGTTCCGGATCGAGCTCCATGGTTGCGGTGTATATCCAGCCTGGGTCCGATCCGTAGCTTCCCTCTGCATAACCAGACGCCTGCCACTTGAGCCTGCTCCAGTATATGCCGGGTCCCATCGCGTTCCTGTCGCGGGAATAGTCTTCGGCGTCGAGGTAACGGCCGACGAAGGTGTCAAGCTTCTGCCTGTCCCCGTGATACCACAATCCGTCTATGAGTTTCTTGCTTATCATTTGTTGTCGAGAAATCTTTTTTACATGCACTTATTGTCCGTGTAATCCGTGTAATCCATATTTGCTTCTTAAGTAAGGAGTCGTTGCAGTCGAGATAATCCGTGTAGAGCACGTGATACACGACTGGTATTCTTACGACCTTCTTCCTGAACGGACCGTTTATAGATGCGCCCGAAGCCTCGTTCTCGAGGAACCTATCGACCTCCTTGTTGACCTTGTTTTTCTGAACCGCCGTTATTTTTGAACCGCATGGATCTTGCGCGAAAAGCGACAGTGACATCATAATCGCAGCGAATAGTGATAACAGCTTCTTCATAACTGTTTAGTTTTTATTTGAGGTCTAATGGAGTTTTGCCGAATGTTTTGTATCCGGACGCTTTCACGTATCCCTTGCGCAGCACGTGCGCGGGGTTGCCATGCGTATCGTCTACCCAGCATTCTATAGAATATGTCGACTCTTCGATGAAGTTGAATATCAAGTTCTCGTGCTTTACGTCTATGACGGTCTCGCCGGTGGCCTCGTTGATGATGACCCACCTGGTGTTGTCTTTTCCAGGTATCTCGGAGTGGTTGTGGATGAAGAACACAGGCACGCCAAGTGGGACCTCGAAATCGTCCTTGAATACTCTGAGGTCGTTGTTGCTGAATGACTGTGATCCAGCCCAAGACGGTAGGTGCCCACGGTGCTGTGCCCATGGAGTAGGGTATTCTGGACCGAGCGGCTCGGTCTTCACAAATCCCTTTGCCTGCCAGTACGCATAGCTGCTCGACGCATTACTTATCAGGTCCTGCAAAGGCGTGTCGAGGAACAGCATGTTAGGATCTATAGACGGGTAAGTCGCGAGTAAATTCGTCAAGTCGTTCTGCTGCACGAGCCACGTAGGATACGTCCAGCTGTATGGGTCTCCCACGATGCCGCCAGGTGACGACGCCTGCATATAGTCGACGAAGTGCCAACCGTCCGCCCCGCTCGCCTTGGCGCTCGCCTTGATGTACGGAGGTGATGCTGGCCCCTCGAACACGTGGAAGTCGAACTTCATCAATCCTGGATTTGTGGACGCCTGTAGCTGCGCAACCGCCTCGAACAGATCGAGCGGCGCTATCGATGGCGACTGATCCACAAACGTGAACCAAGGATAATCGTCTATCCTTATCTGGTCTCCGATCTGCGGGTTGTATATCTTGAATCCGCCGAGGAAGTCGCCGTGGTAGTCCATCATGTCCCACGTCGAGTGGTACAGCTCGTCCCATGACACGTCCATGTTCATCCACCTGAGCGCGTATGTGGTACCGAACCTTCTCGCCGGGTTGTCTTTCTCCTCGCTCTCCGCTATGACGACGTTGAGGTCCGCGTAGTTGCCGGTGTACGGACTTAGTATCTGCGCGTCCTCTTGGTTCCTGTAGCGCTTCCAGTTTATCAGCTGTTCGTGCACGGGTGAATTGTAAAGGCTGATGCCCTCTATAGGAAACTCCCACGTAGAACCGGCGAGGTCGTCCCAGGTGTCTGTGGTGCTGTCCCACTGGTATACTGGGAAGTTTCTCCATCTTGCGAATGCTGCAATCTGCAGCTCCCTTGCGAGGACTTCTATGTATTCGTTCTTTATCTCTACTGACTTTGCGTTGAACATGTCGTACATGTTCATAGTGACCCTGTACTTGCCTGTGTACGGCAGAAAGTGTGGGAGGTTGTAGTAGTCCTGTATCCTACCCCTTATAGAGAAGTAATAAGGCCTGTCCCCGAATTTCTCTATTATCCACTCTATCTCGTAGAACATGGAGAAGTCTATCGTATCCCAGGTGAAAGTATTGACATCAGTATCGTCCCATGCGATGTCCAGGTCATCCCACGTGAATTGGGAGATCTTGCCCTTTAGAATGACGGGACAGCCTGCGACTACGCCCGGCTCGTCCTCTATGTACTTGTCCTTCTCGTCTCTGTACGGCCACGGGAATTTCTTGAGCTCGTCGTAGAATTCGGTTATGGATTCTAACAGCCCTGGCACGGCGTACGGCGGATAGTGCTGGCCCGTACTGTACGGGTTCACGAGGTTGTCGTAATTGTCGACTGGCAGGTCGAGTCCTGGACTGAACCTCGTGGTCATGAACCTGCGGATGTCGCGGATGTAACCCACCTGCGGGTCCGCCTCGAATTCTATATCGGCGCCGACTTTCTGCGGTATGACCTTGAGCTCGTCGGTCCAGCTTCTGGTGCCGTACCTTTCAAAGTAGATACCCTCGCCGACTATGTCGACTATCCTCGCGTTAAGCGGTACGTACTCGCGCTTGAGTTTCTCTTTGAGAGCGAAAAGCTTCAAGAGCACCTCCTCGTTAGAGAACATGAATGCGTTTTGTGTCCCCGGTATTCCGAACTGGTCCACCTCTCCGGTCTCCACCGTTATGTCATAGAACAGACCGAAATTGCCGGTCTTCCTGTATGTCTTGCTCGGTATTAGCGGGTGCTTTAACAGCGGCTTGTTCGTCTCGTTGAACAGCTGATCTATCTGCATCTGCAATACTTTACCGTAGTTCTCTGAGCTCTCGTCCACATTCAGCCAGTACTCCTTGATGCGCATGTCCTGGTAGCCGAAGAACCTCACTATGTTGATGAGACCCTTGTACGCGCCCATGTACGGGAATATGTCCTCTCCCGCGACGAACATCTCCTTACGCTTCTCGTTCAGCATCTGGTAGTCCGGGAGCGCCTCTTTTATGTCGTAATCGCGAAGCATTATCGCGTCGCTGTGCGTGAGCTTGCGACCGAAGTTCTCGAGCATCAATCTCAATCGGTCGTCCTCGCCGACGGTCTCGCCCTGTAGGGCTATCTTCGCGACTATCCTCGGCGTAGGGAACGACATGTCCTCGATGATGAGCGTACGGTCGTATATGTCCTCGTCTGGTGACGTGAATCCGAGGTTTATCTTTAGTGGCTCGGAGTTGATGCTCACCACTATCTTCTGCTCATCAGGACTTATCTCCGTGTACGCTACTGCTGGGTTGCCGTAGTCTATGGTCTCGTACCTCGTAATGTATGGAACACCGTCTTCCTCGGTGACCTGAAACTGGAATATGTTGGCCTCAGCATCGTTGGTCTCCCACCTCGCACGCCAAACTTCCTGTGTCGGGGATGTCTGTTGACCCAGTACTGGGAATGTGAGCGTGTCTGCTCCAGGAGATCCGTATATTACGTTCTCGAGTATGAATATGTGTTCGTTTTCGTACAGGCCAATTGACACCTTGGAGAAGTACATATTGCCCTCCCAGTATCCGGTCTCCTCGTTGAAGGAGAAGTTCAGGTTATTGCCGGTCTTATCGTAAAATTTCAGGTGCTTATATGACATGTATTATAATCCTTGCTTAATTATACCACTTTATGTTCGGTAGTTCCATTATTTCCTTGCCCATTTCTGACAGCATCTTGCCCATGGAACTGTAAGTGAGCGCACGCCAGTGTAAAGGTGTCTTGCCCGTCTTAGAGTTCAGCACGATTTTCAACCGTTCGCCGGATAGATTCTTCTCACTCATTCCGAGCGCTTTGAGCATATTCGGCTTGCTACTGAACCCGACCTTTTGTGGCTTGATCTTACCGTCTTGTATTGTCAGCCTATAATAATCATCGCCAAGCAGAACCATGTTGGCATCCTGTGCATCGGTATTGTCTGCTTTTTTCCTACCGTATGATAATACTCTCTGTATCGGTATCGCGTAGAGCCTGGTCGTCCCATCCGGTTGTTTCTCCCCGGTCATTAGTATCATGCTCCCGAGTCCGGCCTTCGTAAAATTCTCGTTGACATTCTCGTTCATTATCTCTGCATCATCTTGATCGAACACTGCAACCATGTTACCGTCGCGTACCGTGTGACCGTCGAACTTCTGTAAACGTTCTTTGATGAACAGCGCGTCGTATCCCTGTGATATTAGCTTGGCCTTCCAATTTTTGAAAAACTCGGTATCCTTGGTGTGCTCCATTCGTATTGCGTCCCACTCGTCCATAGTTATAACTTTCGGATTCTCGTAAGTCAGCTTGCATTTCATGATGTTCTCTCCGAACATCTTGGCAAGCTCTGCATCATCAGCAAACCAAATACCGAAAGCCGATGGGCCGCTCTTAGTTTTTGACATATCAAACTTGTCAAACTTACTGTCGGTACCATGATACCAAACAGAACCATCGGTATTCTCGGACTCAAATAAGCTATAAGTTTTTATGTGCTTCATATCTTTGGTTTTCCCACCATTAGTTTTATGTGTTCTTTTCCGCCTATATCGCGACCGTACCATCCGTCGCCTAGCATATCTGGGTCCGTAGGATGTTTGCCATAGAACATTATATCTTTACCTGGCATCAACTTTTTTATCTCGTCCTTGTCGTTGATGACGTTGATGTGATACTTGTTTATCAATATCTGCGCGAGCTTGCCGGACACCTCACTGTAGTAACCTATCTTAGATAAATCTTTAGCCTTATGCTCAAGATACACTTTCTTCGTGTCCTTCTGTCCGTCGTGTCCGACTCCGGAGAATTTTATACCGTATTTTGTCTTCTGTCCGAACACAATTAGATCGAGGTCGGGGCTTCCATGAATATCGACTCCGCTCCAGAAGTTCCAATCCTTGTCGGCAAAGACGTCCTCTGGCTTTTTGATTTTTGCATGACCACCTATTTCTGAGTACGCTGTCGATATTAGATCGAAGAACTCCTTAGAAAGTTCCGGGTGTTCCTTTGGATTTATCTCCACCCACTGGTTTCTCTTCGGATCGAGTATCTCGCCAGACTTCTCGTCCATCTTAACGAGCTGCAGCACGTGTTTCTGGAATTCTTCGCGAGAAATACGGTGCTCGAGATCGTCCATTATTATCTCAGTGTTCCCGCTGTAATTATCGGCGAGCCACTTCTTCGTAATATTGGGGTCTATCCATGTATCCTTCTTGCCGAGTATAACAGTCATAGTCGGGGTGGCGCTTGCTGTTCGGTCCACTTGCACATCGGTCGATTGCTTATGCAAAGCCGGGTTGAATAATATGCCTGGAACGTTCAGCTTTCTGCACAGCCAAAACGCGAGGAACCCGCCCATCGAGTTGCCTATTATCAATGATACTTCCTTACCTTTTAAAAGATTTATTATTTGGTTGAATATGGTGGATCCTTCCCTCCTATAATCCACATGTGGCATAATCACATTGCTGAAATGCGACGCGAGCCATTCCCCCTTATCGCCTGGATTGGAATCAAGTCCGTGCAGATATAATATAACTGGGCCGTCCTTTTGTTCGGCCTCGAATAGTCTGAAGTTTATTAGGTGTCTCATTGTTTATTTATTTGTATCTACGAACACGAACTCTATGTCAGATCCCGTCATCTCCGCTTTCATCGATGGGTTGTCGTCATAGTGTCTTATAGAACCGAGCTTCTCAAGGAACGGTCTCTTCGGCCTATCATTGGTGCATATAATTCCATCCACTGGGAGGTTATTCTCTTTTACGAATTGTTTAACCCATGGGTTTGGCCCGCCGTTCGGCATAGAATCTCTGGCAGTGACTATGTATATCGTGTGAGTCTTTGCCTCCTCGCGCATCTTGTCAATCATCTCGTCATTCGGAGTCCACAGTTCCGGACTCGGCAGAGGGTGTATTGTACCAGGGTAGATCCCAGTATGGAGCACACCATCAAAGTCGAATGTGACCACCGACTTTTTATTCTCCGATTCGTACACAAGCTGCCTGCTTATGTGTATTGTTTTCTTATCTCCCATCAGTTCCCATTTATATGTGTCTGGTAAATCCTTTATCATCATCTTGTATATGCGGTCCCTCTTAGAAGGTCCGTTGTCATCATCGTCCTTGACACCTATGAACTCCACCTCGTACTCCACCTCGTACTCCGCATTCTCATCGAGAAACGCAATAACAATATCGAGAACCGTTGCGAGCACTCTCATAGCGTTGTCGGCATTACCGAACCCGGTGGCGTTGACTCCGTACTTATCGGACTCGAACGTCACCTTGTACGTGTTGTCGTACCCGCTCGACATGAACTCGACGAAGTATCTGTCGTCATCCGAATTGAACGTCGCGACCCTATTGGTGGTAGCAGGGATGGTCGTCCACTTCCACATGTATGGATTGGCGTTCATCTCGAACAGATTGTATGCGGTGAGGTGCCTCATTAGTTCTTGTCGCGGTAGTTCTTGGGTACTATGTAGTTGGCGTGGTTCTTTATGGTCTTCACGCGCTCGATCAGCTCGTATACCACGTCTTCGAGGTACGTGAGTATCTGTGTTCGCTTCTCCTCTGCGAACAGGAATTTGGACATAGTCCTCTCGAAGAGCCTGCCCTTGTAGTTGAATCCCTTGTGTAGAACGCGGCGCTTCCTGCTCTCCGCTATGTCGTATAAACTTTGCTTAAGCGGCATTTTGTACTATCGGCATTTTTGTTTGGTTCCTGTCGGCGTCTGAGTATATAAACTCTTTCGGCTTCACTTTGTACAATAGACCGTTAAAAAGCGCAACGTACTTCTGCCCGAGCCCTGGCTTCAGGTATGCGAGCGTGCAGTGAGGTTTGTAGTCTGGATACTCGTTTGTGTGTGGCAGTTCCTTCAGCTCTCTGTTAGTGGCATGCAGCCAATCCCCGATGGCATCGAACTTTAGCACGTCGAACTTGTCGTTGGAGAATACTGAAACGGGCCCGAGCGTTATGTCGCCGCAGCCGTCCTCGCCCATGCAATTGCGCATGCACGCGAAGGCTTGTTCCGCCGTGACCTCGTCCTGGTGAAGGCCGAACAGCAGCGTTACGTGCGGCTCATCCTCGAATCCTTTCTCGTCGAGGTCCTCCTTGTCTATGGCAGAGTGCAGCGTCTTGAGAAGTGGCACGTCGAATGATACGAGCGCGCACGCGAGCTTCTTCTCACTATTCTCGCTCTCAAAGAGCCCGGCGTATGTCTTTAGAAATCTCATTATCCTCTAAGATTAGATTTGGTGTTCTGGTTTACCCCCGTGTTGTACGTCTTCGGTATGACCTTCTTGATGACGATGTTAACCGAGCTCGGTACCTCGTCGTCTACGTCCTTCTCGTATGTTATGCCTCTCCTGTCGGTCCATCCTCCGCGCACTATGGCGAGCTCGCCCGGCTGTATGAGTATGTCGCCGAACTCGTCAATGCGAGGCGGCTCCAAGTTGGCGGTCGAGCTCCTTCCCGACGTCAGCGAAAGCTGATACTGGCGCTCGTCTATCTCTGACACTATCGAGATGTTGACCGAGTCTATCCCCGGTATGTTCTCCAATATTGAGATGAGGTCGGAGCGCGGGATACGGTCCCTTCGCCTGATGTTCAAGAAGTAGTCGCTCAGCTTCTCTATGACGTCCTGCTTTATTATATCCTGCGGGATGTCGTCAAAAACTATCAGCGCTATGTTTATGACGAACCTGCTTATCTTGGGGTCCACTATCTGCAGCTCGGTGCTCACTATCTTCTGCCCGGATCTCTCAAACAACGTCAGCACCTTCTCCTTCTGGAAGTCGTTGAGTGTGAACCTCGACTCGTCTATGTTGAAGTAGTTCTCGTTAGACTTCAGCTTCTTCTTGACGTCTGGCACGAGGAACAGGTAGATTATCTTGTCGTCGGTCAGGTCCGCATCATTCGGCGTGGTGTACGCGTCTATGATGGAGAACTGGTTGAACTTCTCGAGGAACACGATGCAGTGGTCCTCGTTAGCGAGCGTGTACGACCTGGAAGTCTTCGGCGCTATGAGCCTGGTGAGCTCGAGCAGCTCCGGGTTGGACCCAAAGTCCGGTGCGTTGATACTCCTGACTGTCAGAAGTTCGTTTAGGTCGAGCTCCTCACCGTACAGATTGTACCCTACGTCGTCCCACTTGTACACGGCCTCCTCGTCTGTGGCGAGCACGAGGTTACCGTTGAGACCGGATGACACCACGTACTCGACGAGTATCTCGGCGCCGAGCTCAGGCATCTTGCCGAAGTGACCGTTGCCGAATATAACGTCTATACCGGAATTTATGCCAGTCTTGACAAGGCATCCTTTAGCCTCGCGCGGCATGTCGTACATTGAGTCGTACAGCTTCCACTTCTCCCCGTTGACGTACACGTTGACACGATAGTGTTCAACGAGCACTGTCTGGTTGAAGTTGGGAGAGAACGACTGTAATGGCTTGCCCGTACCGGTAGTGCTCTGCGATTCGAGCAGGCCCTGGATTATGTTCACTGGCGTGCCGTTCTTCGACCCGTCCAGAGGTATGCGCACCTCGTCGCCAGGTAGGTCGAGCATGTATGTCTGGCCGTTGTTCACACACTTTATCTTGGTCCAGTTCGGCAGTATGACGGTGCCCCCCGGTATGTCTATGTCCGCCCCGGCCTTTATCGAGAGACCGATCTCGCCGACGGCAGAGATCGCCCTCGTAGAGTTGTGCCCGGCGAGACGCGCAAGACCGGTGACCGAGTTGGCCCTGGTAGCCGTGTTAATGTTTAGCTCGGTTATGGAGTCCTCAATGTAGTACAGTATCATCTGCGCCAGGTTGTGCAGGACAAAGATTATCTGGCCATAAGCGGATGCTACCGTGAAGTTGGTCCTGCTCTGGCGGAACTTGTCGACGGTGAAGTTTATCGAGTCCTCGATGAGCAGTTCTATCGCGAGTCGGTTCTTCTTGAATATGCTTGGTTGCTCTGCCATCCTAAATGCGGTTCTATTTTCTTATATATCACTAATAAAAAAGCCCGCCGTTTAAATGGGCGGGCTTTTTAACTTCAAAATTTACTCTTATTTAGCGGCTATCTGCGGTGTCGTTTTTTGTGTACTCGCCCTTCTTGGCTTCCACGTAATCTACCACGGCCTTTGCTGCCGCGACTATGCCCCTCAGGTGTGTTTCATTGTTATTCTGGTTTTTGTTCGAGGACCGCGTCGAGTCCCTCCTGGTTCGGGCTTATCTCGTCGGTCTCGATCTTCTGGATCTTCTTGAGGCTCGCGACGTACGCTTTGGTAGAGTTCAGAACCTTCCCCTTGCCCTCCTGGTCCATGCCGAGCACCTTCTGGATGAACTTAGACTTATCGCGCTCCTTGTCGAAGTGCGAGTAAAGCGAATACGCAGCATTGAGTATGGCCTTCCTGACCGGCGTATCCTTGTCCCCAAAGTCTGCCACCTTAGCATCTTCCACGAACTTGATGTCCTGCGGATCGACAGTGATGAACCTGGATATAAGCGACTCGTTCAGTTCGAAATCGGATATGTCCTTGATCTTGCGCATTTACTTGAGCCTTGTTGCTTGTCCTGATAGTTCTTTGAGGATGGACTGGATTGCATCAACTATCATCTCGCGACGATCGTCCTCCATGTCATCGATGCCGTTGTCGGTGCAGATCTTGTCGAACGCCTCCTGCAATATCGTTCCATTTATTCCCCCATCCCTGTCGCTGGCCTTTGACATCTCGAACGCCTCGGCTATGATTGCCTTAGCGTGCTCCTCCGCGATGTCACCAACGTCGAGGTCCATCTCGTATCCCTCACCGATCATCTTGGTCTTGTACTGGTTGAGCTCTTCCTGGGTCTTGTAAAATGAGCCAACGTTAGGTCCGGCCACTTCCTTCCAGCCTTTGCTTTCCTTGACGATCTTTATCTTCTTAGGCTCGTCAAGCGTGTTTGAGTAGTGATCGTCCACAACCTGGTCGCCCTTCTCAATCTTTACCTTGTTCTTGAGGAACTCCTCGAAGGACATGGTCTTTCTCTTTTTTACGTTGTTGTTATCCATATTGAACGGGTTTGTTTGATTTATATATCGAAGCTGTCTATGCTTTTTATGTGAATTCCCTCGTATATATTACTCGTCCCCGGGTCGAACCTGCCGTTGTTGTCGACGCTCTTTATGTTCTTCGAGTCGAATACGCAGTACTGGCTCACCCTGGAGTTCTTACTCGGTGCGTCGTACCGGGTATCTACTATGGCAAAACCGTCGTGCTGGCTGTCGGTCAGCTCCTTCAATAGCTTAAGGTTTGCCTCCTTCTTGTTAGTGTTGATGTACCTCTCGAGCCATGCGCCAGGCTTCCCCTTCTGACCGTTTATGTATTCTGTGTATTTGTCCCTGTAGTTCATGAACTGCTCGAATGAATCCGTGTGCTTCAGCAGCCTGATCTGGTCGTGCAGGTCCTTCATCTGCCTCTCTATCTTGTAGAACTTCTCGCGCTTGTCTGGCGTCATATCGTTGACTGACCAGCCGAGTGAGACCTTGTCCACGTTCAAGTCGTGTATTGTCTGCTCCAGTGCGTCTATCTCTGATTGGTTGAACAGAGCCGGCTTGAATACCTTGGGGTTCCTCATGTTTAGGAACACCTCGTAGATGCCACCCTTAGACGAATTGAACATGAATTCCTTTGCCACGCGCAGGTCGTTCGTGAACCAGATGCCGAGGTCGTTCGTCTCGTTGTCAGTCGCCCTTGCCATCTTGTAGTCATTCATGAACTCCTTGAATCCAAATGACGGAGTTCCGTGGTACACGACCATGGGCTCGCCGTTCTTGTCCACAACCTTGCTCGAGTTCTCCGGGTCGTTCTCCCAGTCACCGAACCAGGTCTTGAACTCCGGCGTACGGACCATCGCGTGCAAATTCGCGGGCAGGGAGGACTTCTTGCCGTTCGGTGCTTTCAAAGCAGCGTCGAGCGCGGTCTCACCAGGCCCCCCGAATTCTGATATGTCCTTCAGTTTCTTCATTTATTTGTAAGTTGCGCTGGATTATTTTATCAGCACGCCGAACGCCGGCCTGTTGTTTATGTATATGTCTATCAGGCACATGTCCCTGACCGTGCCCCTTGCGAACTTTACGTCGAAGTCGACGCTGTAGTTTACGGACCTCGGTATGAACTTGAGTGTCTGGTCCCTCAGCATTTGCCTCAGCGAGTACTCGTTCAGACCGAAGGTGAAGAGCATCTCCTCGAGGTTGGCGCCAAAGTCAGGCGCGCCGAGCACCTCACCGCGGTTGGTATACAACATCATTTTAATTTCCGCGATCAAGGCCTCCATTTCGTCACTTATTTCGAGGATGCCTTCTTTGTAATTCGGATCCGTGGCAGGATCCCTCATGTAAAGATCCCTCATTATACTGATATATTATTTTTCCACTTTCGAGCAACTAAGTTATCTTGATCATCTGAGCCACTCATTGAGCGCATAACAATATGGTGAGACTCATAGTAAACATCATCCATAAGAATTCTGTTCTCCCGAGTCTCGATAAGATTGTTATATGCCTTTAGATAATCCATGTAATAATGTTACTCCTCTGTATTTTCGGCTTTCTTGCCCTTGATCTCGTCAGCTGGTTCCTTTGGCTCATCCTCGATGGCCGCGAGCTTGTCGTAGTACTTAGGATCTTCCATCAGGTGGTCGAGCGCTATCTCGCACGCGACCTTCTCGTCGTCTGTGTGCTCGAGCTCAACCTTCTTGCCCCTTTCGAGCTGGACGTTTACCTCCTCCACAGAGACGTTGTGCTTTGACGCCACGTCGGCAGCGGTCTTGCCCGATGCGAGTCCACCTGGTATTTCCTCCCGCGGTGCTGCAGCAGCTACGGCTTCGGCACCCGGGATTTCGGCCGTCTGCGTTTGTTCGCCGCCCGCGCCCGCGAGGCCCTGGTCGACGAGTTCGTTCTCGTCGAGCCACTCGTTGAATCTCATAACCTTTTTGTTCATCTTGTCCATTATTTAGTCGGTTGTTTGTACCGGGGCTGATTGCGCTATCTCGATAACGTCCGTCTCCGACAGCTTCTTTTTCTTCTCTATCAGGTACTTCCTGAGTCCGGTGACGTCGTCGGGTGTGGACATTCCGCCGTCCTCGAGTATCTTGGGTGTTATCGTGAACACACACTTGCCGTCGCCGTCCCTGACCTCGCCGGAGAACCCCTCGGTGCTGCTGTCGAACATATACAGATAGTACGTGTTGCCTGATCCGCCCGTCTTTTCCGGGTATGGATCGGCGAAGTTCTCCACGATGAAGCTCTCGAATGTCTTAAGTCTTTTCATCCTGTCGGAAGTAGTTTTTTTATATATCACAGATTTTTATTATCTTCGTACCAATTATGGCAGACAACAACATACGATTCGAGAACCGCAAGGCGAAGTTCGAGTACGAATTCATAGAGGAGTACGAGGCCGGCATCATGCTGGTGGGCACGGAAATCAAGTCTATACGCCAGGGCCACGCGAGCATAAACGAGGCGTACGCCTACATAGACGGGGGCGAGGTGTTCATCAAGGGGATGCGGGTGGACCCGCTCCAGGATGCCGCGGACAACCACGACCCATTGAGAGTTAGGAAGTTACTGCTGAACAAGACCGAAATAAAGAGGATTGCCGGCAAGCTCATAAAGGGCACTACCGTGGTGGTGAAGTCGATGTACCTCAACCAGAGGGGAATCTGCAAGCTCGGTATAGCCGTTGCCAAGGGCAAGAAGCTCCACGACAAGCGCGAGACGATAAAGAACCGCGAGGCGGATAGAGAGATGAACCGCTTAAATAAGCATAACCAGTAAGTTATTTGGATTTCCAAATGCGTACGTTTAGCACACCGTCGCCCTTATCCACATGATATTTTATGCCATCATGTTCGGATTCGGTTAACAGCCTTGGTCCAATATCTTGATGTGTCTCATTTATTGTTGTGGCTGGAGTCCACCCATTGCAAACGGCCTCTCTGCGAGCGCATTTAACCTGCCCTGAACTATAGTGTGGAACACGGTCTCGGCGCAATACTGCGTCCTGAAGTTCCTGTTCTTGCAGTTGAAGACTATCAGGTCGAACTCGTCCTGCCTCTCGTTGACAACCTTGTCGATGACCTCCTTTAGCCTGTCGAGCATGGTGAAGTTCTTCTCAGATATTGACAAGAAGTCCATACCAATGTTGAAACAAGCGTCCCTCACTGTCTGGTAGTAGTCGTCTCGTATCGGTTCCAACTGCCCGGACATCATATAATAATTATTCAGCCCGAGTGGATTCTGCGGAGAACGTCTGCGAACGGCCACGGTAATATTGGTGGGTCCGCTCCCATTGAGCTGTATCGATTCGTTTATGTCCTTGATGTACTTCATTAGACCGATGCCTGCAGTAGCTTTATCAATTCTTCGAGGACGTACTGCGCCTTGTACTTAACCTCGCTCTTGCCGACCTTGCCGACCCTCGAGTTTATCTCGGTCTCCACGATCTTGCCAATTTCTTCCACTATGGCATCGAGCTCCGGAGCATCGTCCTTCACAATTCCTTCGGCAACAATGTGGTTCTGCGAGTACTCGCCGAACCTCTCCTTGTACTGCTCCTGTATCGCCTGGAGCGCAATCCTGGCTGCATCCTGTTGCGACTTGAGCGGATTGGTCTTGATGATGTGCATCATCTCGTTCATCTGTGTGACGAAACGGAGTCTGTCGAATTCTTTCTTTTCCATTTATTTTCGGTTGGTTTCTTTATATATCACTTGACCGCGGCCAATTTCTCGTTGGCTTCATACAGCACCTCTTGCGGGACTACCTGAGAAAGGGTCTCGTAGCTGTCCGCATCCGCCCTGGTTATCCCGAGCCACTTGAGGAACTCGTCGGGATCCGACGTTATCTCAACCGACGACGACCATACGCTCTCCGCCTTCATTGCGCCCTTGTTGAGGTCGAACTTGACGCCCCTGCTCTTGGCGAGCGCACACAGCAACCAGTTCCTGTGTGCGCTCTTCGCCTTGCCGGTCACCTTCGCGTACACGAATTTGGACCATTCTGGGTAGTACACCGGTATGAGGTCTACCTGCACCATCCCGTTGATCGCCTTGCCACATATCGGGAATCCGAAGCTGTACACTGATATTCCCGGCATCGCCTTGCCCTGGACGGTCTTGCCAAGCTTGGCGCTCATGACCCATGTAAAGTCCTGCTTCGGATCGACTCTCACACCAAGATCCAGGTCGCCGGACAGTCCCTCCTCCCGGTGCCACGCTGATCCTATTAGCATGACCGTCTCGACCTTCGAGTGATCGAGGAACCTCTTTAATGGAGAGAGTGTCTGGCGTGCCTCGTCACCAGTTATCTTTCTAACACCTTGTATCGCATATCCCCCCATTATCTTGTAGTTTCTGTCTTTGCAAGTTCCAATGCCTCCTTGTACGTATTATTGTCGGGGTATAGTCTGCAGAGCTTGCCTATCCATGATACTATCTGGTCCTTCTTGTCCTTGGTGAATATGCCCTTGCCTACCGAGATGTAATGAAAATTGCTCAGGACATCCTCCTTGGAAATACTCGGATGGTCCTCAAACGCGCTAAGCTCCTCTTCAGTCGGTTCTCTGTACAGAGTACGATCGAACACCATGATTGGTTTCTCATTGAAACTTTCGTATAGTTTTAGATGTTTCATATTAGATTGCCACTCCAACCATGCCCCGCTTCATAGTCGTCCATCAACAAAATATCTACTTTATAGTTTTAACACCCTTACCGTTATATATCCAAAACTCGAACTTAATACCAAGTGCTTCTGCTGCTTGTTTTTTTAATAAGTTCAATGGAAGGTTTGTTTTTAATGTATAGTCGCACTTAACCTCCACTATTCTATTCTCAGATATTATATAAATATCGGGGTAGTACTTGCGTTTAATTCCTACAGAATCGACATACCAGATGCGCCCCGTGTGCTTCTCTATCTCTGCGTTCGACACCACTATGTCGTCCTCCACATACCCCATGTTAAGCAGGTCGTTGATAGCAAACCCTTCGTACCCTTGGATCTTCTCGAGCCTACCAGACGGGAACATGTATAATTTCTTCTTGAACTGTGCTGACTTGTTAGCATCAAACGACGGAGCGTGCTGCATGATGTGCTCTACGCCATACCGCTCCACCATCGTCTCCCTGAACTTGGCCCTGAAATCCTTGGACTGTGTGTACCAGTCTGCACCGTGCTTTGACCTGTTTGTGTTGCGAGCCTTTTCTTTCACCACATCCGAACACATCGATGACGCGCCTCCGTACCTCTCCTTGTTTGTATTTTGTAACTTCTTCATTACGGACTTGTTTTGTAGCACATGGTCTACACCGTACTTGGCACGGACCGTATCGATCTTCCTCTTCTTTGACTGGTCGGATTGCGTGTGGTGCTCGACTCCGTACTTTTTGATATAAGTTAACTTTGACTTTATCCTTGAAGTTCTGAGATTGCGTCTGGTGATCACAACCGTACCGCTCGCGGTTTGTCGCTATGACCTTTTCTTTGCATTCTTTGGTCTCAAAATAATTGTCGACTCCATACTTAGCTTTCACTGCTTCCTGCGTCTTATCTAAGTTATACTTCTTCTTGCATTCTATAGCAGTACATGTAGCGTAATAGTTAACTGCATTTGTTGGCTTGATGCCATACCGATCGATGGAGAATTTTCTCATCTTTGAAAACTCTCGCGGGGCCGAACAATATGGACAAACCTCAATCTCATAGCTGGAAAACCACACGTGGTAGAACCGCTGTTGTATGGAAATATTTTCTGCTGGTGCATACATCTCGTCGAGAAACCGGGTCAGTTCTCGCAGCTCCGCCACATGTTCAGGGTTCTTCGATATACACTGCATGATTGAGCCAAAGGCCTTGCCTGTCTTGGATCTCCACTGATAAGTTTGTTTATCTATATATCTCTTAATTTTTCAACTCCACAGTAAAAACCATGCAGGAGAGTTCTCGCTGTCTATCTGTGCCAGAATTTTCTCGAGCTCCTCTTTGCCGTCCTGTTTGATGCCGTCGAAGTTTATCTGTACACCGCCTGGCAGGTTGTAGTTGAATATGGATAACGTGCGTCCGAGGTTTATCTTGGCCATCGCCAGGCAGTAGCGAACGAACAGCTCGTCGTCATAAAGATTCTCTTCTGGTATCTTCACCATCGTGCGTATTACTGCGCTCCTGAACGGGTTGCGGCCCATAACAGTTATTCTCTTCGTGTTCTTGTTGAAGCTGTATGCTATGGTCTCGAGAAGGTAAGCCCTTGCGAGGTCGAAGTAGCTGTACATCGCCGTCCTGTAAACGAGGTTGTCACCTTGGAATGGTGAAAGGAATATCTCGGCTCCGAGGAGCTTTGAGTCCGAGAAGTCTCTTTCCGGCTGGCCCACGAGTCCGAGACCGGTGATTTCGCGCATATCGTACACCGACATGACGCAGTCTGGAAGTATTATCTCGCGCTTGGTCTTGAAGCTCTCGTGCTGGAATATGCCCTCTGGTATCAGGATGAACCTGTCCTCGACGGCATATTGGTAGTTATCGTAGAAATACTCGCGGGCCCTCTTTATGATACGCTTGACTTCCGCCTCGTTGAGCGAGTACGGGAGCGCGCACGATAGGGTGAGCTCGTTGTTTATTTCTTGAATTAGTTGCGCCTCTGTCATTTTTTAATAACCTTTTCTTTTTAGCTTGGCAATATATTTCGGGTCGTCAAGTTCCTTTATCCATCGTTTCATAGTTTATTTATGCCGAGCTCGGTCTTGCCGTGAGTGTTTGGCGTTCCCTTGTCGTCTTTGTTGTCGGCCTTGAGCACCTGCTCTATGACCTCGGTCTCCTTTGATATTTTTGCCAGCTGGCCTATCTCGCCGGACCTTATGATACCACCCTCGACCTTACCGTTTATTATTCGCTTCTTGTTGTCGATGTAGCAACTGTGCGCTTCATTGTACGCGTGGAATGGCGTGTTAATTATCTTTGACTTCGACACGATATTGCCGGAGTACAGGTTGGAGTCTGCGACGTGCGCGTTAGTTATCACGCACCTGTACAGGTCGCACCCGAGTATGTTGCCCTGTAGCTTGGAGTCAAATAATTCAAGTTCCTTTATGTCGAATCCCTTCTGTATTATGGCGTCCTTGAGTTGATACCTTCCGGCATCTGCGTCGTAGTTTAGGATGCCCTTACGCATGCCACAGTTGACGATGAGATCGAACAGCTTCTCCCTCAGTACCGGGTAGTACGTCTTAATCACTTGCGGCTCACCCTTCAGGTCCACAAACAGCTTTATGTTCGGGTAGTTGTAGAAGAACGCCTCCATGTCCGAGAACGAGGATACCACCTTCTTGTGCTCGACTATGACGCTCTTGAGCCTCGACAGTTCCGCATCAGTATAGATGTTGTTGTTCTGTAGCACGTTATACGTGAACGTGCCGATATAATTTATTATCTGGAGCAGGTCGTGTGCTTTCTTCTCGTAGCTTCGCCCGCCGCAGTACCTGACCTCGAAGTATCCCTTCGAGAGCTTGGAGAAATTGATGCCGTAGTACTTGTCGCTCGGCAGCTTGTAGTTCTCTTTGTGTATCTGTGTGATGTTCTCGTTGAAAATGAACTTGTTTACCGGCAGTATCTGGTTGATGCTCCTGGCGTACATCGAGTTCTTCCTTTTCGGGAATCTGTCGTATATGAACTGCTCGTCGAACCCGAGTATGAACTTGAGCTTGTTTATGAACTGCAGCTTGTTCTTAAGGTCTATCTTGAACTCGTCGAACGACATGTTGACGTGCAGCGCGCACTTCTCGTCGGTCCACCCGTTGTCCCGTATCCACCCAAGCACCTTGGTCAAACAAGATATTGCCTCGTAGTACGGCATCGGTTCTGTGATGATCTCGTTCATGCGGACGCCGCCGGAGAAGTCAGGTTCGACCTTCCATTCGCCATCGCCGAGCGGAGTCTCGGAGTGGTACACCTCGCCGACCTTAATCTTCTTCCTGACGATGGCGCCGAGCTCCTTGGAGAGCTCCTTCCTCGTCTTGTTGGTGTACATCTCGAACTCGAACCCAATGACCAGGCCGTTCAGTATTTTGCTTTCTTGTATGTTCATCTAAGACCCAATTTTAATAATAAGTCGGCACCCGTTCCCATCCTCGCAGCTGTTTGTGATAATGACATTCCTCATCATGTTATTTCGTTAGCTTGTTCTGGCTTCAGTTGTTCCATCTTCTTCATGTTTTATATATCGTGTAAAATAAAAAGAGGGACCAGTTTTAATGGTCCCTCTCATCTAAGATTGAGTGCCTAACAGTGAGCAGGCCGTATCTATCGTTCGCGATTTGGCCCCTGTGTCTGTACGTCGCGACTCGCTCAGGGTTCCTGGTTTACACTCGGTATTTCGACCCCTTATTCCCCTTAGATTACTCTTCGTCGGCCTTCAGGTAGATCTTGCGAGCCGAAACATCCACGAATTTCACGTAAACGTCCACGTCGTCGCCGACTTTGAGACGTCCGAGTTTCTTTAGTTCCTTGGTAGGTAACAATCCAGTCACCTTGTTCTTCATCTCAACAAAGGCCCCGAACTGCTTGATGTCCTTGATCTCTCCCGTCACAATCTCTCCCTCGTACTTGGCCTTGAACTCGGTCAGCGCCATAATCTCAGGCGATGGACCCTTCTGACTTAGTATGATACGGTTGTTCTCGCGTATCTCCTTTATGTAGAACTTCATCTGGTCTCCCGGCTTTATGTTCCTCCAGTCGCCGTCAGTAATCTCGGATTCGTGCAGGAGCCCTGTGAACATCTCGTCCCACTCCACGAACACGCCGTAGTCCACAGTCCCAGTTGCGATCCCGGTAAATTGCGCTCCGAGGTCGAGTTCCTTTATCTTCGAAGGGATTATCTTCTGTATGTACTTCTTGTTCGACACTACGAACATGTCGGACGATTCGAGGTAGTTTTCCACCATTACCATGACCTCCCTGCCGAGCATTGACTCGAAGTTGAGGACCTTGTTGGCGGCAGCCAGGGATCCTGGCATGAAGCAGTCGAGCCCGGCGATGTCGACCATGAAGCCGCCATCGTTTATGGACTTGATGGTGCCCTTGTAAGCGGTAAACTCTGTTTTCATAGAATCGAATAGGTCTCGCTTCAGGGTTATCATGTACGCCTTCTCTATAGAGCCGTAGTAATTGCCCCTGTTGATTGTCTCGAGCAGGACATCCACTTGCAGCCCCGGCTTGAGCGTGTGCCCGGTTTTCTCGAGGAATCTGCTTTCCTTCTGGTAGTCGAGGAATATGTTCGCGGACGATTCCGTTGTAACAACGACGATCGATCCGTCGACTTTGTCTACTCTGGCCTTGCATATCTGGCCCACAACCATGTCTTTGGGGACTATGGAGCGGCCCTCGAAGTAGGCCTGGTATTTGTCGTAAAGTTCTTGCGCGTATGGTTCCTGGCAGTATACCTTGTGGCTTGGGTCCTTGGTTATTACTGACTTGTTCTCTATGAGTCTGCCCATTGAGATTTTAATTTTGGTGGTTAAACAATAGTTATCTGCGTATCGTATCTTTATTATATACTCAAACCTATAAAAGCTTCGGCTTTTTTAAGAATTATTTGAGCTTCTCCTCCAAAACGAGAGTGCCGTCCTTTTTTATCTTATCCGCGAGCTCCCTCGTTATGACATACGTCTCCATTCTCTTGGGTGTCAACGATTTCTTCATCTTGAATTTGGCTATCTCCGGGTGGCTCGATTTGTACACGGACACCGTAAGCTTCCTAAAAATATGCAGACCGTATTTTTTTTAGCCACACAATAAAGTCCGCCAGGTTATTATCGGTTATCAGGTCTACCGGCACGACTACGAGACTGATAGCCTCGATTTCGTCAAATATGACGACCCCGTATTCCTTTATCCTCGCATAGCTCGAAACCTCGAACTCCTCGGCGTTCTCCGACTTGACTATGTTGTATTCTGGGAATTTTTTGTTCAGTTCCTCCCTCATCCTCATGAATCTCGGGCCGTGCGCGTCCCGCTCCCTCACCCCCGTTTGCTCAAGGTATGCGTGTATCATCTCGTGCGCGAGAACGTTCCTGAGCTCCTGGAGTGACATCTTGTAGTAGTACGATATGCCTATGTCTCGGATATTCTGCCCGTCGTAGCTCATGAGCCCTACGGTGTTCTTCGAGTTCATCCACCTCAGCGGCACCGGTTTAACTTTGCCGTCGAACTGGCGCGTATTGATATGGTCGAATTCGGCACGGAGGTCGATTTTCTTGTAGTTAATGTGTTCGGCCTCAAACAGTCCTATGTCCTTGATGTATTTCACGCTTTATATCGCTCGAATCCACAGTAAGTGGGATCCTTACGATACCTTTGGCATTGAGCATCCTCGGATCCTGTGGAACTCCGTGCCGTGCGCTGCGTTGTCGCGTATGTCAAACTGTGCAAGATACTGATGGACATTTCGTGAGCGAGTATGCCACGCATGTCCTCTTCCGTTTTTGTGTAGAACCCGGACAGCTCTATGTACATCGGGGTCTTGGTAAATACTCGCTTGCCGTTGACGAAGCTGGAAGACGTCTTGGACACGAACAGACCGCCCCTGCTTTTAGTGTGATGCTTAGTTCTATCGGCTCGAGCACCCCGTCAAACAGCACCGTATTTAGGTACGCGTGGTGCTCGTACAGGTCAAATTAGGTATTCATCGCCTCACAATATAGAGTAGGTCCGTTGGCCTGGTGTATGCCGTGTATTTAATCCTATTCCTCTCGTACACGTTCCTGTTGTAGTTGATGTCGTCCTCTATTATGAATGTGTTGGTGTACGTAGAACCCTGCGCCTTGTGCGCCGTGATTGCGTAGTTGTAGCTCACGTCCGCGAACTTCCGTAAGAAATCGTAGTACTTGACCCAAGAGCGGTCCTTACCCTTTAGTTTGATGGCCTCACTCTTTAGGTACGCTGCGTGCCTGTTGAAGTCCCCCTCTGAATCCTCGTGCAGTATTTCTACTTCCCTTGTGATCTCGCGTCCGTCGATGTCGATATGTCTGACCTTGACCTCGTATATCTGGAGCTTCACCGCCTCGTCATAGTTATTCCTCGCGTAGTTCCTCGTGCGTATGTCGTACGATACAACCTCGAATTCATCGTTGGTGGTGAATATGATTGTGTCGTAATCCGACACCACCGGCTTGTTCGCTATCAGCTTCTCGCCAGGCATTATCTTAGCCAGGTCGGTCTGCTTGTATATTATAGAGCGTATAATGCGGTTTAGGTTGTCCACCGTTACGTTCCTCCACGCGATTATCTTGGCGTAGTCGGGGTTCGCGGTGAACTCAGGCGAATCGAACTTCTCAGTAAAGAGCTCGGTGAGTTTGTCGCGCTCCTCCTTTTTATTAGCATCTATTATCACGACGCCCTTGCCGTCGCATCCGAGCGTTGTCTGCCTCGGGACGTCCGGGTGGACATCCGACTTCAGGTCATTCCTGATAGCGAAAGCCGCAGCGAGTATGGGGTTGCCCTCCGCCTGGCGCATGGTCTCCGTGAGCGTGCACCTGTCCATGACGTACTTCTCCCTCTCCTCCGGTATAAATGGAATGCAGTCCGGCTTTCCTACCGGTGGAATCTGTGCCGGGTCGCCCATGTATAGCAGCTTAACGTGCCCGCTGTGCCTGTACAGCTCTACGAACAGCTCGTCGCTTAGCATGGACACCTCGTCGACTATGACGAAGTGGAAGTCCTCTATGGTCGAATCCTCCTCGTTCTGCCTTACGAATACTTGTTTGCCGTCATTGGTTATTTGCTCCTTCAGGCCGAGTAGCTTGTGTATGGTCTGAAACTCGAGCTTGCGGTCCTTCATGCTGCTCGATTTCTGCAGGACCTTCACCGCTTTGTTGGTAGGCGCGGTCACGGCTATCTTCCATCCTGGAAATTTGGTCAGCACGTGCCTGATTATCTTGGATACGAGGTAGGTCTTGCCGGTGCCCGCGTATCCCTCGAGCAAGAACATAGAATCACCGCCGGCCTCGAGAAAGTGCACAATCTTCTTAAATGCCTCGCGCTGGCCGGTGTTAAGGTCTATCGGTATCAGTAATTTTTTGGTGTCTTCGCTCATGCGGGTTATACGGCAAAAGATACCCAATGTTGCCCCCAATCTTCCATCAAGGATTCTCAAAAAATCCGCACGTTTTCTTGCCCTGCCTGCACCACTCGTCGAGGAAGCACACGAACAGGAAGTTGTCGAGGGTGAACCTTTCCCATGGCGGGAGGTCGTCGCTCGTGAGCACTGGGTGCAGCTGCTTGAATAATTGCGGCGCTATCGCGACAGCTGGGTACGGGGTTAGCGATATGGTCTTAACCACCGCCATCGCAGCCGCCATCGCTTCCGGCGTGACAGTGGGTATGCGCGAGTGGTCGAGGTTCAGTTTCTTTAGGCCGAGCAGTTCGGCAAAGCTCTTATCTTTCGCATTCTGGAATCCCTGCGCTATGTCGAGGAACGGTCCGAGCTTATCCTCTACGGGCTTAAACGAATCCTCCACTATGGATACCATAATTTGTTTAAGATCTATCGGACTCAGCGTCGGGAATGGAACCGTCTGGGCAGGGAACGCGTTCATGATGCCCTCGACGCCGACCTTCAACGAACCTCTCAGCAGCTCGCCCGGCACGGATATTCTTATCTGCGGCGGCTTAGTAGGGTCCGGCAGGCTCGGCAGTTGCATCTTGACAACCATTTTAACCGAGTCCTTGAGCATGTCCTTTATAGACACCTTCGACGGGTTTGGTACCTCCACGTTAGGCATGGTGCCGAGAACGTTCCTTGCCAGCTCTTTTAAATTACCCGGCAACGCCGGCCTGTTGCCAAGCAGCTTCAGCATGTTCTCGGTCGATATACCGTTGACTGCGGCGAGCGTCAGTTGGTCGAGCACGGCGAGTCCAATCAATACCGGCCCCGGTATTGGCGGCAACGATAAACCCTTAGTCGTGCCCTTGCACTGGTACGGGTTTACGAACACAACGCCCTCGATCCCTATCTCCGCGAGGATGCCGAGCCCTTCCGGTGTTATCTTTGATTTCGCTTTACCTATGAACTTCACCAATGCCTCGCGCACCTTCTTCAGATAATCGTTAAGCTCGTTCGGCACTTCCGGCAACCGCGGTATCGAAGGCAGCTCTACGTCTTCCAGCCCAAGCTTGTCTATCTCCGCGAGCAACTTCGTCTTAAGATTCATCTTCTCGACGGACGGCACCATCAACTGAGGCAGATTAAGCTTAGCCGCCTTCTTCAGCTGGTCAATGATCTCCGTTATCGGAGGTGGTTTCGGATTTACGGTTGATCCGTCTTTCGGGAACTTTAGGTCCGGTATTTTTATCTTGTCTATCTCGGCCAGTATTGCGTTCTTGAGCTCAGCACGCTTCTGGTCTATCGACGCGTTAGGATCGAGTGCGTTGAGCCGCGCCGTGCTTGGCAACTGCGGCAGCTTCTGTATGTTTTTTATTATCTTGTCCTTTATGTCCTCGAGCAATCCAGACGAACCGTCCGGGTTCAGCAGAGGCTGGAAGCCTGGCACCTGTATTTGATTTATCAGGTTTTTTATCGGGGCCTTGATGCCGACGCCGAGCTTGTCTATGGTCTTTATTATCGACTCCTCCGCGTTTGCTCCGAAGTCATCACCTGGCCTCAGCGATATTATGAACTTCTTCTCGCCGTTCGGCCCTATGTAGAACACGACCGGTGAAGGACATATACCACACAGCCCAATGAATATTACGAATATTCCCACCTGCAGCGGTATAACGGCTATAGGTATCCAGATTATCGGGAGGGGTATTTTTATCAGTCCGCTCGGATTAGGTATTGTAAGCCCTATCGGCCAGTACCTGAAACCACCGCTACCAGGCAGCGGCAGTATATTGACGGCAGTTGCGTATGCAGCAAAGCGCACCCAGTAGCACCACTTTGTAGGGTTGGGTTTTGACGGGTCCATACTCAGTAGAGACTCCGCACCGAGCGGGTCGCTGCCGGCTCCGTCCGGCTCCGTCTGTTCTGGCGGCGCGGTATTTAATGCGCATGGAACTGTCAAGTACTGGCCGCGCTTTGTCGTGATGTCCGCGATAACCTTCTTGTGCGATTCTTGCACGAACAGAAAATCGGATCTCAGCTCCTGCGTCTTTGCCATGTACCGCTCGGACGACTGCCTAACATATTCTATTATGTTGCCGAGCCATTGCACGTCGGCTGGCAACTGTTCGTATGCGTTTCCGTATGCGAGGAGGTACTCGACCTCACTAACAGCAAATAACTCGAGCGCGCTGATAAGATCGGCATGCGCCGGGTTTATCACGTTCTCTTTGGTAAACGACACCTTGTTCTCCCACTCCTGTGTGAAGTTCTCATAGAACGCCCTGAACTTGGACACGTCGCCTATGAAGCTGCCCTTGAATACTTCGGCGCCGGAGCCCTTAAGGTTTGACGCGGCGTCCGCGGCGTTTGCGGTTAATCCCCTCTCCTCCCTCGTGAAAAATTTCTCGTCGTCATCCCATATATTGTATAGCCTGTCATACAGAATACCGTGCGGTGTCTCGTTAGGCGGTACAGGCAATATGGTGGTGTCCTGGTCGGAGAACATGTAAGTCTTCGGTCGTCCGGCGAGAATATTGGCCCTGTCTATGGGGGTGTATTTTATTTCGAGCCTGAACGATTCGTTTGTGTTAGAGTTGTTGCTGTTCTGCTGCTGCACAGCAGTCGTCCTGGTCGTGAACGTCGTTATCCTGGTGTATATTGAATCGCCTGCGCCGCTGAACAGCCCTGCGAGACGTTGCTCGAGGAACCTGAACCTCTCGTACTCTGCGTTGCTGCCGTACTGCTGCGTGTTGACTGTCGTGACGTCGGTGTTAAGGAACGGAGCTATCTTGTTCTGCTCCATTGTGAGGTTGTCCTTGGTGGTCTGCAAATCCGCTTTCAGCTGATTCAGATATGCCTCGTCGTCCTCAAATAATTTCTTGGCGGCTTGCCAGTCTGAGTATTGTTGCTGCGAGTACTGAGGCGTATAAGTTGCGTTCGACGCGTTTTGCGCGGCGCCAGCAATCCCGCTTAACCCCGCGTCTCCGGCGGCCGTGGACACTGCACCAGCCACACTGCTCACAGCATTTGCTGTTGCGTTCCCTATGGCGTTAGCTATGCCGGACACGTTGGACGTATAGTTCTGGGGGTTTATTATCTTGTCGAGCTCGATGAACTTATCTCTGTCGTCGTCGCGGATGGGCTGGAACCTGTCTATCTCCGCCTCAAGCCTTCGCTTCTCTATGATTAACGGGTCGAATATGCCGAGTATCTCATCGAGCCTCTGTACACGTTTTTTGTAGTACCGCTCGAATATGCTGAAGTTGTAGTAGAGTTCCTCGAGATTTATCTCGGTCTCCCTGACCTTTGTCTCCCTGTCTATCAGGACGTTCAGCTCGTCCGCTATGCTTTGCATCTTGCCGACGCAGTCGAGCATCTTATTCTTATCCTCGTCCTGAAGTTCGAGTATCTGGTCGAGCTCCTTCTCAAGCTGACTTATCTCCGCATTCAACTCGAGAAGATCCTTATCCGATGGTGCGGCGTCCGGGTCGTCGGAGTTAGGGTCCGGGAATTCGTTGGGCACCTCGCAGGATATGGCGGCGTCAAGCTCCTCTTGTGTGTACACGAGCGGCACACCGTCCTCCGGGCATTCGAGCACCCCTATTTGCGCTTCCACTATCTTGGCCGTCTCGTTCTCGAGTGCTATCGCCTCCCTGCTCTGTTTATCGAAGTCTATGTCTACGTAAAGTATTTCGCCTGCCTCGAGCAGCAACGTATCGAGGTCGCGCGAGGTGTTTACGTTCGAATAGTCGAGGTCCGGGAATTTCTCCTTGGCGAGCGCCAATGCGGTCTCGTATGGAAAGTCCAGCGTATGTGAAAATGCAAGTATCATCTCAACTTATATATTGAGATCTTTAGATAGTCGTTTTCAACGACACGGTCATTATGGGTACCATGTAGCTGGTACTGCCGAAGAAATCTATCTGGGTGTCGTGAACGTACCAGCGCTCGTTGCGGACCCAGTCCGGCACCTGGTCCACGTCATGAAACGTCATGACCGTTTTTTCGGCCGGCTGCATACCAAGCTCCGTATCAATCTGGTATGATTGATCTCTCCCAGACCCCCTGAATATAATCTTTGTCTTCATCGCTCAGCGTGTTTATGAATTCGTGGTATGTTTTTATTTCGTACCCGAGGAGCTGTGCCTCCTCGACGTGGTGTTTGTACCGCTTGGCGAGTCTCTTGTGTGCTTCTTCGTCCATCCTCCGGTGGAGCTCGGCCTGTATGTTCTTAAAGTCGTACAGCTCGTTCTCTCGGCCGCGCATCACAGATATTACGTGATCTGCGAGATTCACCATGGACTCCACCATAACGAGCTTGTCGTCCGGGAACGTCTCGAGTTCGTCGATGTCCAAGCCATTGTATACGACACGGTCGTTGGCGATGTCTATTACATATAGCAAGTTCTGCCCGTTCATGGGGTTAGCTGCGTTGTACTTTATCCTCAGCCGCACTTCGAGATCGTCATTGAACCACATTGGGTACACCGACATGTGCCAAGACATAGACTCTATGCCGAGGTACTTCTTGCCCATGCCCTCCGGCTTAAGGCGCCACTCATTTATCATGCGGAGCAGTCGCTCGTCTTCTCTTAGTCCCACCATAGTCTGAACCAGTTTTCGTTATCTTGCCTTGTGAATTCGTCCGGGCGCCACGCGTGTATGTGCACCATTAGGCTCGCCAGGTCCGTACTGTTGTTTATCCTGAAGAATATTGTATCGGCTGCCCCATCATTCACGTCGAATCTCAGCAACACCAAGATTCTTGAATTTCTCGAGATACTCAATGGCATCACGCCTACCTTGTAAGTAGTTTGTCTCGAAGGAGAATTCCTCGTTATCTATGAACTCCTCCAACGTTACGAGGTTGCCGTAATATGATCCTATGTCAGGGCGCATATCCGTGTCCTTATGTACCTGGACGATTGTTAGCAGCGAAACATCGGTGTCGTTGCCGTGCAGGATCTTGGGACCGCCGTTCGCGGATATGTCCCCTGTGTATATGAATCTTCTAAGCATGTTTTAAAAATAAGAAGGCCTATAATCGCGTTTCTGTTCCTCTTGCGAGGCGCCGTACATTTGACTATGCCCCAACCCGACCATCATCGACCTGCTCACCGCCTAAGTCTGTTTGGGTTGCATCTCGGAAGGACTTTCACTTACGGTGGTACTATACCGGCATTGCTGCCTCCCACTCCTCCTAAGCAGAGATGACGCGAATTTCCTCAGCGTGCAACAGCCCGCCGCGTACGACCGGCCTTCTATAAATATAAATATAGCCGTTTTATTCGACAATGTCAAACGAGATGTACGGAAGAAAGTCTCCAATCTCCGTGATCGAGTACTTTACATCCACGCTCTCGATGTCATGACTCTCGTCGATCTTGTAATCCTCGACCTCCGGAGTATCGCATTTTATGAATATGCCGTTCTCCTCCATTGACCCCTTGCGACCCACGATTACACGATTGCCAACCGGGCTGATGAAAAACTTAAGGCCGCCTGCGTTCGGGTCCGGCTGGTAGAACTTGTTCTTGGTCTCTCCATCCGGGAAGAACAGACGTTTGTATGTGGATTCGCTGACGAGCGCGAAGTTTGCCGGCCCCCTCCTGCCCATTACCGCGATCATATTGGAGACCGCGAGTATGCGGGCGAATATCTTGCGGTGCGCGTTACCGTCGAGCTTCAGGTTTATGCCGGTAGGAAACCTGTCGTTGACGAGCTTCCCGTTTTCTGCCGAGATCTCCAATAGCCTGTCAAACGCTTTGTCGATGACGTGCTCGGCAACATCTGCCATTGGATCGCCAGCAATCTTTATGTTCTCCGATATGGTCTCTATGTCTTTGACCGCTGTGGATAGGTGGACCTCAGTAACGCCCCGCAACTCGTGATCCGGCGGTGCGGACTTGGCCGGCGCCTCGTTGAATTTCAGGTGCATTATGCTGCTCTTGTCACTGGGCACGTAATTAAACACCCCGAAGTCAAAGAACGACGACATCTTGTCTTGCGTATTCATATTGTAAAATTTACTTATTATACCGCGCAGAAAAAAAAGTTCCGGATTTCTCCGGAACTTTCGAATATAAGATTTATCTTTAGGCCGCTGCTTGCGCGAGCTTCTCCATCTCCTCCGCATCCATGCCGACTTCCTTCTCGGCCTCGGCCTTCTTGTTGGCCGCGCTCTTGATGAGCTCATTCACTTCTTTGTAGATGTGCGCGAGCTCGGCCGACTTGCCAACAAGGCCGGTCAACGAAAGAACCCACCAAAGTATTCCAGAACCCAGAACCGGGAAGTGTATAATGCCGAGTGTGAACAGGAATATTACGAGAGCACCCATTCCGAGAAGTGCCGACGTCTTCTGTCCGGTTTCATTGGCGCCGAGCTTCTTGGCAACCCATGAGAAAAATTTACCAATGGCCTTGCCGGGCAGTCCCGTTACTTTCTTCAATGCTCCGAAGATCTTGTTCATGGTGTCCTTGACCTTCTCGCCGTCGACCGGCTTACCGGTCAGCTTCTCGAGCTTCTTGAACAAGAATTCGAGAAACGCAGAATTGCCGAGCAAGTTACCAGCGACCTCCACTACATGTATGATGCCACCTGCGTTCTCGTTAATAGGTTGGTCCCTGATGGTCATACCCTCCTTCACGTCCTTCTTAAGCTGTTCTGGATCTATCTCCTCGAGGTCCCCGTCATTCTCAATAGCCTGCAAAAGGATTGCGGCCTTGAGCTCGTCGTCCTTAGCGCCTTCCTTGCCGAGCTCGTCCATGACGTCCTTGACTTCGCCCTGAATGTCCTTGATGTCGCCTGTTACAGATTCACACAGGGCTTCAAATGCGCTCGCCGTGTTGAACTGCTCAAATAGCATTGTTCTCCTCTTCATTGTATGATGATAATTTGTTTCTTTATATATTCGGAGGTTAATCCCAGTATTCCCAAAATTCTCCGTTGACGTACATAACGCTGCCGTCCCAATCGAACTTTATGGATACTTCTTGAACATGTAGTGTTTTTTGATGTCTCCTCCACCTTCTCGCGCGGCATTTTAAGCGCGAGGTCGAGATCTGAGGAATCGAATTTTTTTAGTGATGTAGGTCACGGCTTGGCTGCCGAGTCCCCAATTCTGGGTGTCCTTGTGAGACTCTTTGTACTTGGATTTCTTCCAGCCGGCCAGTAGTAGTTTTAGGAGGTCCTCGTTCAGACCCTCCTTCACGCAGGTCTCTTTGAACTTCTTGAACGCTGCGTCGAATTTGCCGGTGATCAACTCGTTCTCGAAATCATAGCTGTAATTGAGGTAGCTGAGCGGGCTCATCCGCACGCCTCGAGTATCTTGGCGCTTTTCGGATCCACGCAATCCCATCCGCGAGACTCGCATGTAACCGGGTGCTCGACATATCCCTCCTTGTAGTTGTATATCTTCTCCTGATTACCGAACCCCAGATGAGTTTCGCATCGGTAAAGACTTTCTTGAAGGCTTTCATGAAAGCCTGCTTCATGTCCCTCGGACAGATCCGAAAACACGCGGCCAAATTTAGAAAGTGGAGCAGAAGGGACTCGAACCCTCATAAGCCTGCTTGCAAAGGCAGGTGACCAGCCAGTTGGACCACCGCCCCATGAAAAACGAGAGCCTTGGAGAGGTGGAAGGAATCATCCGAACACTCGGTCCTGATGGGCAGCCAGACGGGTTTCCCGGACAATCAGATCCCTCTTTGTCCAACACTTTCCAGCGCGCGCTCTCGTTTAGTAGTCCCGACGGGGATCGAACCCGCAATCTCCGCCTTGAGAGGGCGGCGTGTTAACCAATTCCACCACAGGACCATTTATCTGCGTCTTTCACCGCGGCGCGCTAATATAGCGTTTTTGTAGTACTCCCGACGGGGATCGAACCCGCTCACGGCTTGTAGCCTCCAGATTGAAAGTCTGGTGCCCTACCAAATAGGCGACAGGAGCATGCCTTCTTGAGCACCTGGCCGGATTCGAACCGGCGGTCTTATGTACGGTTTTGCAGACCGTTGCTTTGGGCCTCTCAGCCACAGGTGCATTTTAGTCGTTCTTGTAATATGTGGAGCCTATGGGACTCGAACCCGTGATCTCTTGCCTGCCAGGCAAACGCTTTAGCCATCTAAGCTAAGGCCCCAAAATGGTCGCGGCACATCCAGCAAAGCAAGGACCCGGTGGCTCCACTAAGAGGATAGTCCTATGCGCGAGTTGTCTAATCTCGGCACGCCTTACCTCAGGCCCCACTTTTACACTACCAATATCAAAGAACAAACTCGGCGGTAGCGACGGGGATCGAACTCGCTATCCCGAGAGAGACAGTCCCGGACCTTGCCATCAGGCGCCACCAATTAACACTCTCTGGCGGGATTCGGACAACAGTCATTTCCTACTGCGCCAGTATCGAGGACTCCCACCTCGGACCGTATTCCCTACAGTGCCTTGCCTCCGTCGGCCATCGGCCTCGAGTGTTGCGGTCTATGTCGGGATCGAACCGACCTGAATCTCCCGCGTGACAGGCGGGCGGCCACACCCTGCAGCCCCATAGACCATAAATAAAAAAGCCCTGAATTTCTTCAGGGCTTGTTAAGTATCGCGTGAATAAAATATCTTATCGCATCGTTAGCTCAACAAGCCCAATGTTATCCTCTTCCGCGCAATCCGCAGCAGTAAGCATAAACAGGTATGTCGAGTTAGTTTTCATTGCTTGTTATATTCTATATATCTTTTTGTTTCGTAATTGTACTGCAAATAAAGAACTTTTTCTGATACGTCCGACGAAGGCCCCCATAAATTTTTCCAGCGGGTCCTGGGGATATATACCAAAACAACACCAAATTACATGAAAATAGACATACCAGCAATCCAGAAGGTTTTCCAGGCCAAATCATACACGTGGGACCCGCAGATCAACCTCGTCGGCGTGAGGACCACTCTACAGGTGGCGGACGTGTTCAACGACCTTATGTGCACCGTGTGGCGCCAGGAGGTCATGCCCGATGGATTGACTCCTGCGGAAAAACAGAACTGGCTGAACATTAACCTGTTCGTCGGCAGCGACCTCAAGCCGCTGAAGGTGGACGGGGACTTCGGACCGAAGTCGCAGTATGCGATGGAACAGTACCTGCTCGTGGCGGGTAAGATGAGAATGAAATCGTACGTCATAACGACGGACCCGGGAATATACTGGCTTAACAACCCGATGAGCAAGCTCGGCACGGCCGTGCTCAAGCCGGGACAGTACGTGAACAGCCACGCCATTGGATTCCACCAGAACAAGCCGGAGCACAGGGCTCTCGTGCAGGTTGGGAAGGTCACGGTTTACCGCGACGGGGACAAGGACGGCGTCGCAGAGGCGTCGGCCACTACGGAGACCGGACTGTTCGGCATCAATATCCACGGGGCCAACAAGGGGATGATCTCTTACAACATCGGGAAGTGGAGCGCAGGGTGCCAGGTATTCCAGAACTGGTTTCACAAGGAGGAGTTCCTCGGCATCTGCGACAAGTTCAGGGTGACGAAGGGCAACAAATTCACGTATACGCTCATCGAGGAGAAAGACCTCGCAGCATAAACTCATCTTTAGTGTGTCGGAGTCCAAGTTTCATATAAGTTTCATATTTACTGACTTCCTTTTTCTGAGTTACAAACCTGACACATAGGCTGATAGTTATCTATGTGGTCCGGACCGCTGAGTATCCTCGGCTTGATATGATCCTTTCCTTCTTCGTAAGCCCCCGCTCCTTGGCGAAGAACTTGCCCTCTTCAGCTCGAACTTGTAGCGGTCGGACCCGAGCTTTATGGGACGCCGTCGAACACTGCCACGTCCTTCTTGGTGTGGTGCATCTCGACGAGCGCGCAGCAGGGCGTCGACCGGGTACCGGATGTATAGTTGCCAAATAGCACCCGAGCTCGTGCAGCTCGTATGTTTTATTCATAAATTCTTTATTCTAAATTTTTTGGTTCCGTAAACGAACATGCTGTCGTTGCGAACGGGAGTCCACTCCGGACAATATTGTACGCACACATGCTCTGCACCCTTGGGACGCATAAAGGCCTGGTTATCTTATTGATAACCAGGCCTTTCCAATAAAGTTTCTAACAGCTTACTGTTTGGGCTGCGTTTCAATGATGTTTTAGCGTTTCAATGATGTTTTAGTGACACCGGCCTTGACATGCTTACCAACATCGTCCATGTTCTTGAATCCCGGGTACTCGTACAACAGTATCTTGGCCATCAGAACAGCTTCTTAATCTTCTTGGCCATAGCCTTAGCCACAAGCTCTTCCTTATCGAGTATGTCCGCCATCTGCTGTTTGGTGTCGGCATCTTTTATGGTCTCATAGAACTCGGTCAGCGCGAAGTAGTTTATTATCGGCGAGCACAAGCTCCTAAGAGAGCTTATCATGGCGTACAGGTACTCCTTCTCCTGCTTGTGATTAGCCTTGGTGAAGTGCTGCAGGTTTGCATACACGTCGGAGCCGTTGGCCGCCTTAGCATGGCACAGTCCGCCCGTGCTCGGCTTTATTATTCGTAGCAGCTCTCCCGCGGGAACCTCTTCGTTGGTCTTGCCGGTCTGGTCGTGGTAGTGGTGCACAACGTCGCCCATCGGCACGTAAACCGATATGGTTCCCTCGCGTATGGTGTCCTTCCTCTCGAGGTCCGCTATAATTGTGTCCATCAGCTCACCTGGACCTATAGTCACTGCGAGCGTGTTCTTCAATTCTTCAATTGAGTAGTATGCTGCTTTCATGTTACTAAATTTACAACAAATATTTTAAAACGGTGTCCCAATTCGGAAACCTCTCTGTGCCAAAATGGATATGCTCACCATTGAACCTGTCGACGCCGTACTTTATACGGTCGTCAATCAACGCCCTGCCGGTGAACTGTCCCTTGTCGTGTGTCTGCGTTAACTTTTTATACACGGAGTCTCCGAGATACTTAACACACCACTGTTGCTTCTCGCCCCAACTGTGTGGATTGTCCCAGCTCGGGGCCGTGAGTATCTCGACGTGGTACTTGCTCCTCAGTGCGTGGTACGCCTCAATTGCGCCGTCTATCGGCTTCAGCGAGTAGTAGAACCCCTTGATCAGCTGACAGTCGTCAATCATCTTCTTGCGCTCTGGCGTATCCTCCGGCGGGAGTTCCTGCCCGAGGACCTCAATAGCTCTGCCGAGGAAGTCGCACATCACCCCGTCCATGTCTATGTAAATCTTTTCTAACATCATGCTGTCCCCGTTCCTTCGATGTTAAACTTCGATTTCGCCTGGTTCTCCTCCGGCATCCCTGGTATTGACTTGTAGATGAAGCTCGGGACTTTGTTACATGCGCAACAAACGAATACAGGCACAGGCACGTGCTGGTCCTCGCGCTGCCCGGTCCGCAGACCAGACACTCGCTTGAACATCATCTTCTCAACAAATATAGTCCCGCCACAATCGCACTGTTGCCATGGCTGGTCGCTTAGCTTTACTTTTGGTGTATCCATAATTATTTCTTTTTAAAATATACACAGCCGAAGGTCTTGGAGTTGAACTCAACGTCTCTAAGCTCCGGCAAATTCTTGTTCCCGCATTTGCCCCAATCACTCTGATCCTGCTCAAACAAGCTGTGGTTGTCAACGAGCGTCTTGATCTCATCCTCTGATAGAGTCGGATGCTTCGTCTTGACAAAGTCGTACCGGTCCTTCCACCCGAGCTTTGGACTCTTGTGGAACTTAAAGTACTTGCACTCGTGACACCTGTTGGTAATCGTGTCCATCGGAAATCTTTGTTTAACTTGGTTTGTACTTTTTGAGCACCTCCGCAAATTTGTCTGCTATCTTCCAGTCGTATTCTCCGGTCGACAAATAAGCTTGCGTCTCGTCCTTCCACACTTTCTTGGCATACCCAAGTTTCTTTAGGTAATCAAACATCTCGGCCTTCTCGTTCCCTGGCATCTTCTTAACGAGCGAATCCATCTCTTTGCGGTATGACTCGTTGAGGTAGTACAGTCCGTGCGCTATCTCGTGGTCTATGATGTCCCACTGTCCCTTTACAGCACCTATGAGATAGAACTTGCCTGCATTGCTCGAAGCGTAGGTCTTGCGACGCGAAGACAACTTTGTCTTTATGCTCGACACAATATTGCGCATCTCGAGGTCGTACTTGTTGAAGTCGGGTATTCTATGCGACACATCATTGATGACCCAATCCGGAACGTTAAACCCGGCCCAATCCGACGGATACGTGAACACCCCTTCGTGCTTGCTCGCGTACCACTCCATAAAATCTACCAGAGTGAACATCTTCCCCTTGAATTTGGGGTTGGCAGACTCGTAGTACTCTTGGTACCTAAGGAACAGCATGGCGAGATCGTACTGGCTGTCGAACTCAGCCAGAAAGATTGCGTTGCAGTCAACCCAGATTATGTCCCTCAGTTTGTACTTCATTTGTCCTCTATGTTCGTCTCGTAGTCCTTGTCAAACTGCTCCTTGCCTATCTCGTTTATCAGCTCGTGCTTCCACTCCTCGTCGCTCGTCCAGAACCTCTTGATGTCGTCAATTATGAACCTCCAGTCTACGAAGTCTATGTACAGGTCGTTGAGCTCGTGTTTCAGCATCTTAAGGTTGTCGCTGCCGCCCGTTGTAGATATTAGAAGCTCGTTCAAAGATCCGAGCTTGTTCATCTCCACGAGCTGGCGCACCGCCCTTTCCGGGAGCATGTTGAAATTATTCACATACACGAGGTCAGCCTTCACTATGCCTATGGACATGAGCACATACGAGCCGTTGTCCATTATTATCATGTCATCGTCGAAGCTCGCCACCCGGTGCACAAGGTCATCGCGCTGTATTATCTGCTTCATCATCGCTATGAGCTCCGTATCGTTGTACGCGCACGCACCAAAATAAGGTGTCCTCAACATCCTCTCGAGTATCAGGTGGCTCGCGGTGTAGGTCTTGCCCGCCCTGCGGCACCAATACATCCCCATCAAGCGGCGACGCTTAGTCATGTTCAAGAAGTGCTGCTGCCAGGTCTTGAACCTGTGTGGCCACTTAGATGATTGGGAGAACTCCATTTTTATTTTACGTAAATAGTTCGTTATGTTCCGCTACCGGTGGGCCAACGCCATGAGAGACAGCTCGTCATGTATAGAATCGACCTGCTTGACCGTATCGTACGTACTGTAGTTATTTATCACAGCATCCGAAGTTCGCATTTTAAGCCTCGGGTTCAACTGGTTCTTCATGCGGGCCTCCTGCTGCTCTGGCGTTAGCTTGGACCTTTCTATGACTCTCTGTATACGCACGTCCTCTGGGGCATGCACGTATATGATGTAGTCGAAGTAATCAAACCACCCGCACTCGAACAATATGGCGGACTCGCACAACGTGTAGGCAGTATCGGCGTGTTCCTCGACAAACTTGTCGTACTCCAGCTTCACGTGGGAGTACAATACATCGCCAATTATCTTCCTGACGTGGTCTTGTGTGTCGCTCTCGAACATCATCACCTGCAGGGCGTCCCTGTTTACGGTTCCGTCCTCATTGTAAATATCGGGTGAAATCTGGTCCTTCAGCTCCTGCTTCACGGCGGGGTTCTCCGCCGTGAGCTTCTTGGATACCACGTCAGTCAGAAAGACAGGGACGCCGAGAGACGCAAATAACGCCGCGCAGTGGCTCTTGCCGCTGCCCATATCTCCGGTTATCGCCACCTTCATCGCCCGCATTTTTTGCAAAGATCCCCTGCTAAGGGTCTTTAATGTTTGATTGACAAGCGCCTCAAGCTCTGTCTTAGCCTCCTCCACAGTCATTTCGTCGAGTTTGAGATTGTTGAGGTTTATACTGAAGCTGCCGTGCCAGCCGCCTTCCGTCTTTGTTAGCACGGAGGAGATGGCGAAATCCGCAGAATATGATTCTACGGCGGATACAGGCTCTCTGAAACCGTAAGTCTCGAACTTCTTGGTTCCGTCCTCGTTGTGTGAGGAGTTGTCTTTAAACTTCTCTTTGAAATTCATCGGTGGTCGAACTCGTTTGTGTTAATGAATTCCACAATGGCGTCGAGGTCCATGTGCGGGTTGTATATCTGTTTGCCCTTGTATGTGAACTGTTCGTTGCACTCGTGTTCCTCTGCGGTCTTCACCGCGTAATGGAGCGTTAGGAACAGCTCGTTCAGTCCGGATTCGTAGTTGTATATGAATTTCCGGCAATGTTGCTCCTCTACGACTTCGGGATTGTCGTTATCTGCCGCCTCGAAAATTATTTGCACCATCAGGCCGCCATCGCGCTCTTCGGTACGGACCTTCCAGTTCTTGTACTTGAATGACACGAGCATTATCGCAGTCCTCTCTTTATCACCGAGCTCCGTGTCGAAAGTCATCTCCGTGAACGTATCGAGGTCGATGAATTGGGCGTGTTCGACTATGAACATCTCGATGAACATTACGGCCTTGTAAGCCGTGCGTACAACCTCGGTGTCTGTGGCGAACCTGGATATGTACCACTCCTTTATCGCCAGCGGTTTTTTGAACCTGAGTTCCACTCGCTCGACTTCAGTCAACGTCCCCATGTCAGGGATTACGGACAGGATGAAACCGCCAGAGCCCTCACGCACCTTAAACGTCCAGTTCTTGTACGATACATCAGCAAGCAACTTGTTGATGCTGTCTATGTTCTTAACTATGCTGCTCATATTCTAAGATTGGTTGAATTTTTCCTTCGAGTAAATTATCGAGATAGTCCCACATCTCCTTGTACTTGTCGCCGCTTCTGAGCTTATTCCTGAAGTCTGGCTGCTCCTTGCGGTAGCCGTCGATCATCTTACCATTCCTCAAGCCGTTAGTTACATTTGCTATGCGGTCGCACAATTTCTTAAACTCACCGAACTCGAACTCGAGTAGGCCATCGTAATACTTCTTCCCGGCTCTCTGCTGTCTGTTCTTGTCCTTGTCGTTGCTCATGGCGTAAGCGCCGTCGGCAACGAACTCGCCAAACCGCTTCTTGACGTCGTTGTACGTTTTGCGGGTGTCCTCAATTACATCGTGGTTCCACAACGCAGCCTTTACCAACCTGTGGTACTTGACCGGTATCAAATGAGAAAACTTATCAAAGACATCCAGCACATCAAACAAATGTTTTGAATACATGTGGTCGTCATAATCTTGAAGTACTGAGTTGTGCGCGCCTATGGCAAACACCATGGCTCGCTCGTCAACCGGGTATTTTTCGGGATTCACCTCCATGTCCGCTGTACGCGAAGCGCTGTACTCAAACATTACGCGGGGTGCGAGCTTGACGCGATTCTCTATGAATTGCGCCGGCATTGTTATCGGTCTCGACGTGAAGCTCGACATCACCATCAACCAATCGTTATCCGTGCGGTGTAAAATGTGGTAGAGTTCGCCGGTTCTTTTGTGAATGTAGTAGTTGCCTGCCTGCAGCTTGGAATCGTTGATGAATTTTTGATATAATTCATAAGCGTCCTTGTTGTATCCAGGGTGAGATTTGGACATCCTAATGAACTCTGGCCAATCCATCCACTTGACACGGCCCGTCTCGTTGTTCTTGGTCGGCCACAAATGTGGATCGAAATAGTTATTGGGTGCGTAGTAATCGCAGACAAACAATCCGCATACGTACCCGTGCTCATCGGTTTGTTCGGTCAAGTACCTCGGATTGACCACGTGGAGTCCAGTCTCCTCATATACTTCGCGGCGGAGTGTGTCCTCAGGCGTCTCATTCGGTTCGGCCTTCCCTCCAGGAAATCCAAAATCGTACAGGTCGTTCTTCCTCGACACGGCCAGCACCTGACCATCCTTGTTGATGATTAGGGCCAGTGCAACTTTAGGTTTATCATTATTCTCCATGGTTCAAAGGTACGAATAAAAATTGATTAACGAAAACTTAGGTCGCGGTAACTTCCACGAACTTGGATACCTTGGAACGATCAACGGAAAATATAGGGATCGTCTTGCTTGAAACCCAATGACTTCTGGTCGCCCCGTCCTTTTCGTAGTACTCTCTCTCCACTATGTGACCGCGTTGCAGAACCTCTGGCAGTTCGTGCCAGAGTATACCCCTTTCCGCGAGCATCTGTTTCATGGTCTCCACGTTCTTTTTGTTGAGTTCTTTGTGCGAGAATTCGGATTGTGCCAACGCCGAAACCGAGTTTCTTATGGCGTCCTGCTGCCTCCACACGAATACGTTGTTGACTTCGTCGAAAGGGACGCTCCACGCGCGAGCGTCGAATACTGCGAGCTTGCGTTTCGGCGCGTCACCTACCACCTCGGCGGCAAGTATCCGCGGGTTCCAGTACATCTTGTCCATGTAATCGTTGAAGTGCGCAGATGCCATCGATGCGGACACTGACACTATCTTGTCGACCTTGCCCTTGAACCAGTGCTCCGCTTCTGGGTTCTGGTGCGTGGTCATCAGCAAGGAAATCTCGTCAGACTGCATGTACGCAATCTTAACGTTCTGTATCTCCTCGCACAATTTTATAGTGGTGTAAAGCATAGCACCGGATATGTGCTCGTCGAACGGCTTCTCGAACCCGTTGGTGTATGTATGGAAGGCCTTGCCGTCTATTCTTATTATGGCGGGATAACCTTCCGAGAGCACCTTGCCAACGTTCTTCTCGTACCACTTCATCCTGTCGCCAAGCGACAATGCCCTCACCTCATCCTCGGTATATACGTCCCTTATGTTTATCATATTACGCTAATTTGAACTGTGATAGAAAATAACGGAGAAACGCGTTCGTCTCGCCGCCGACCGACTTGACCCAATTTTTGTACTCTCCGACAGGATCTCGCTGATCGATGACCTGATTCTTCAGCCAGCGCTCACGGTCCGCATACGGCACCCCGTGGAATCCTGAAATATCGTCTACCGGACACGGGTATGTCTCGCGGTCCCACACCCTTGAGTCGACGAGAAACGCTATGCCACTGAGCGCGTCATTTAAGTCCGGTTCGTTGAACACGGCGAACTTGAATTTGGCAGGCAGCTGGCTCAGCTCCTCCGCGATATTGCTCATGCCGCTCGGCTCGTTGTTGTTCGTGGTCCCGCCGTTCAAGATGATGAACGTCTTGTCTTCCCTTGCGAACTCCTTGAACTCCTTGGTTCCGGAGTATTGGAACGCGTACTCGACCACCGCGTGGCCGAACTGGATCCCCTTCTGTATGTCGGAGATGTTGTACGGGACGAACCCGTACATCCTGTATTTAATCCTTTCCTTCTTCATTATCTTTTTTAATTATAGGTCCTTCATCATTTATCCACGCTTCGAGGTCCGCGAGCGTGAACCACCCGTAATGGTGCTTTCTCTGCTCGACCGGATTCAACCAGAATATTACGTCAGTTTTGTCGTCGTTCCAACTCGGAGACAACGCATAATAATCTTTGCCGGCGGTCTTCAGCTTTTCGTAGATTCCCATAGCCTCTACCTTCTTACTCAACTCGAACGATGATTTGTCGGCCACATACATGGCATCCGTTATAGATTTGTCAAGCTTGGTCGCTATTGCTATAACGAACCCGCGATTGCTTATGAAGTTGCTGTTACCGAGAAATATCGCGATGTTGCGGGCGTAAAACGCCTCTTTGAGTTCGAGTATTTTTGACTGGTCGTCCGATACTATTAAGAATCCCCTGTCGCACCAGTACGCCACGAAATCAGATCCCTTGCGCAACCGCATGTCGCGAACCGCGTCCTTGACGAGCGTATCTATCCACTTGGCGAACATTGAGTCGTAGAATCCTATGAACCTGTGCTTGCCTGCTATACCATGGACGAACTGCTTTGGTATGGTGTTTATCAATCTCGCGGACAGTCCGAAGTTCGGCTCGTCCTTGGTGCGCACGGGCAGGCCGAATATCTTGGTGACCTTTTTCTTGACGATGCCGTCGATATTAAAGGCTGCCTTGATCAGGTCGATGCCCGACTCGTGCTCGGCGCAAAAGTCAGACCCAAGGTCCACCCCGCAGAACTCACCTTTCTCGTTGGTGAGCCAAGCTTTATTTAGTACAGTCTTCTTCATCTGTGCGTTTGTTACAATAATAACAAAAAGCTCGTAATGGAAGAAATAAAAAACCCTCGACTTAGCGAGGGTTCTGTGAATTATTACCGCGGATTTTATACCGACTTTCTCTCGAGGAAGTCCTTCTTGAGTCGCTCCAGATTTCTCTGCAGCCTTTTGGAGTTGTCAATAACCCCTGTGTTTGTGCCGCTCTTGCGCTCGCGCTTGAGTGCGCCGACCATATTGTCTATGTTGTACTTCATGTTGGTGAGGATATTCATAGACTCAGGATCCAGGTTGGTGTAAGTCGTCTTGAGTAGGACTATTTCGTCCGACATCTCCGTTAGGAGCTGCGAGAGGTCAATGAGGGTCTTCTGGATTTTGGCTACCTTCTTCAGGTTGTCGGAAATCTCGAAGCTGCCGCTGACCTTAGGTGACTTAACTTTCTCGTTGACAGTTTCAAACTTATCAAGTGATTGTATTTTTTTCATCGAACGTGGCGATATTTTATTTATATATCCGGCTTTATTTGGATATTTTGCAAGTCTGCGACAGAGTAAGCTGTTCTGCCAAGGCACAGGCCGAGGCCATGGCCGATGGTGTCGGGTAAAGCTTAGCGTCGACAGCTGCCGATAACGTCTTCAGAAAGGCAAACAGAGGCTCGCCAAGAACCTGGCTGTACGATGCAACGTGACCGGTTTTAGTCTCTTTGCCGTCAATCCAGACCTCTGGGGCGGTGACCTTGACCCTCGATCCGGCTGTCGCGTTTATCTCGGAATCCGCCGTTATCGTGATGTTGTTGCCCCTGAGTTCTATGATAGCACTTGTGCCCTTGTGCTCTATGACTATTGCGTTATCGCTCTCTATTGTCACCCTCGATTCATCGAGGATGAAATTGAGACCCTTCTCCCTGGTGTAAAAAACCTTCAGACCCTTCTCGTCTTTATCATATATGAGCGCGTGCGCACCTTCGTAGGAATTCTTTATCTCTTCGAGCAGATCCGGCGACGCCTCCTGTATGTTATAGAAATATGGCGAATACAGATTTCCGTTGTCGAACATGACGTTGACGACAGCGCCCTTCCTCGGTATGGATATGGCGCCGCTACCGCCGGCCGTCCCAAACGTTATACCCATCTGCTGGTTGGCCCAAGGTATCTCGTCGTCCGCGAGGTCGTCGAACTTTCCGAACACGCGCACCCTGGCGCGACCCTGCTTGATGGGGTCCTCTATGTCCACAACCTCACCCATGAACACCATGCTCTTGAGGTCGTCGTTCTTTAGTTCTCTTACTTTCATGATTTATTATTTGAATACGTTGCCTAAATCTGTCGGACTGTCCTTAGGAGGTTCCGGTACGTTAGGGTACACGTCCTCCTTGCCAAGTGTAGGCGGCACAGGCTGTTGCGCCGGATAGACGTTGTCACCTGCTGGTACCGTGAACTGATCCTCCCTATTTAGGAACCCGTTAAGTATGGCGCCGAGTGATGACTGGCTGCGGGCGTCGCCGTATACATTACCGAGAACCCGATCTCTCACCCGCTCTTGTAATTGGTTCAATCCACGCGCGACCAAGTCGCCAGGGGCTCTCTCGAGTTTCTTCTGAAGGTCACTTATGGAACCGCCGACGAGCGTGCCGAGCGTGCTGTAATTTGACGACTTACTGAAGGCAGAGCCGAGCTCGTTGGGGCTCTTGATCTGGTCCTTAAGCAATGTGCGATCTGGAACGTTGCCGTCCTTGATGTTTACCCGGCTTCGGTCATCAACACCGTATGAATCGGCAAGGGCCACGTATGAGTCATCAAAGCTCTTTATTTGGGAATACATGTTGTACTCGCGTATTCTACCAACCTTGATTTTGAATTTCTGCTTTGCCATCTCCATCTCCGCATGTGAAAGGTTTTCGGTCGGCCAGCTCTCGTCGAAATCAAACTCGCAGTACTCGAGCTTGAACTGTAATATGGATATTAGATCGGTGACCTCCTCGAGCGATACCTGTAAGGTGCCATTGGTTGGGTTTTCTATAACGCCCTGATCGGTCGTCGATACATTTTCTACCGCGCTCTTAATCCTGTGAAACTTACGCATCTCCGCCACCTGCAACACCATGGTAAAGTGCCTCAAATTTTCAGGGAGCAGTTCTCTCATGGCCACATAATCAAATGTAGCTTTCCTGTACATATCGGCAAGCGAGGTTATCCTCATGTCTATACTCTCCAGACAATTGATGGTTAGCACCTTGTCCTTACCCCTGAAACTATTGAACGTCTCGCCCTTCTCGACCTTCCATAGATCGCCGACACCCTCAACTGATTGGAAATAATAAGGCGTCTTGTTGTTTATGTACTCGAGGTTTTGTTTGAACGCTCTCAGCATTTTTGCCTTCTCCACATATCCAATGTTCATCAAGTATTCTTCGGCGGACTCAAGACCGTGTGGGTTGTCAGCCTCGGCAAATAGCGCGTCATGCGTCATTTTATCGAGCGGATCCCTATGCGACGGATGGAATTCAAATATGAATTTAAACCCAAGGTAAGTCGGGTCCTCGGTCTCTCCTTGTGGTGTATTCTTGAACCCCTTGTGAAAGTTCTGTACTATTTGGTCGTAGCTTGCAAACATCTTATCCTTGTGCTATATTTTCAGAGGTCTGCGGCGGAATAGGCCACTCCCTCCTTGTTAGTATGAGCTCTTGCCTGAACACAGTATCGTCCGCGTTCCAGGATACGGTCATACCCTTTATGTAATAGTATCCGCTGAGGAACCTATCAAATGTCAAACGCTCCTCCTCAGCCTGCTCTGGCTGCTTTGTAACCTGCAGCCTCGATTGAGACCCCGTATTCAATATCAATACAGGAACCCGCATGCCACGGTAAAGGTTAAAGTTGCATCTTGGCAACCACACCCTCAGTTCATACTTGTCTATCTCCTGACGGTTCTGCCAATTTTGAATAATCGCGTGCATGTAATTCTTATGGGCGTTGCCATCCGGCAGCGACTCGTGTATGCCGAGCCACTTGTACTTGTTGGTGTTCTTGTATATCTCCGGCTCCTTCATCCTGCCCCTCTGTAGTATCTTGTCGTCACCCACATTCTTAGTATTGGACGGCTCTATGAAGTGCGACTGGTATTTGTCCGCAGGATTACTCGCAGAGCCATGTGCATCGTAGAATTGCACGTATCTCCTGTAGCCGTTTGTTATTATCACTTCGCCCGCATTGCTGACAAGCGTATAATTAGAAATCCAGTTACCCTGACCCCTCAGATTCTTGTGGTTGCTCAGTAGCAACTTAGTATCGAACTTCTCAAGCACGTGGCCAGCGTTATAGTCACGCTGTGCCTGGAAGTTATCAAGCGCTTCGTCAAGCTCGAACTCTTCGCCGAACTGGTTGTTTACGTTTACGAAGTTCAGGTTGTAGTACTTGTCTATGAAGAAATCGAAGAAGCTGTCCTCGTCCTTATACGATGCCAGAGTCACGTCATTTATGAACTTCAAGTACGTGTCGAACGGGCAGATCCAAGTCATCTTGTCATCAGTCATCGTTTCATTCGAGGCGAAACCGAGCTGCAATTCTGTGGCCACGTCCATCAACACGTCCATGGAACCCTTATCCTTGAAAGCCCTGCAATGGTCGTAATACAAACCCGGAACCCGCAACACACCATTAAAAGTATACTTAGCGACCTCACCGTCACTATCTGTGCTCTTGCCTGACTGAACATTGGTTATCTCGAAGTCGAGGCGTATTGGGTTGAACTCGTCCAGCTTGCTTCGTACGAATATGGATATTGGGTCGCCGTCCTTGGGGTACGACTTCGATAGAAAAACACCATCAGAACTCACTACGGTCACCGACAAGGTGGGATATTCCCCGGTCTCATCGAGCCTGAACCGCGTTAGCTCGTTCTCGGTAAACTTGTACTTGTTTATTTGCACGAGCGGGAACAGCGAGCCCATCTGCTTGTGCTTGCGCTCTGTGGACTGCACGGGCGAGTTTGGATCGTCCGTATTGATGTGGTCCATCTGGTCAAGCGCGATGGTCGGCTTGGCGAGTTTTATTATTTTCTTCTCTACTGCCATTATGAGTTCTTCTTAAAGATCTTGTTCTCGAGCAATTTGGCCTTGACTCTGGCGCGCGATGCGGGTTCCGGACAATTGTTTTTGTTTACAACCACATCCCCACCAAATATTATCTTGCCGTCCACGACCTTCATCTCCTGCGATCCCGGTTCCGCAAAATTAGGCGGAAGGGCCTGGGCGGAAGCATTTGGCAAGGTGCTTGATTTCTTCTTTATGAAATCGAGCCTCTTCTGGTCCTTCTTGCTGAGCCTCTTAGGGTCGAAGAACCTCTTCCTTATATCCTCTTTCTTGTTCTCTGTTCCTGTGGATGCCCTCGAAAGTTTCATGCTCGATTCGTCTATGAGTAGCAGGATGTCACCCGCGTCAACAGAGAACGGATTGGATACACTGTTAAACTTTAACAGGTAGTCAAAGTTATTCTGATTGCCCAGGACGTGCTTTGCTACCAGGTCCGGGCGCATAGCAAAATCCTCAGTGACCAGCACGGTACCTGTAATCAGCTGCTGACCGGTGAACTTGAAAGACGCCTCGGTCAGGTCTATGATTATTTCGTTGCTCACCGGGTTGGTGAACTCGCTCTTCCTTCTTAGTGTGTCAATCAGCAGCATTATTTGTTACCGTTTGTTTTAGAATCTTTGAAACCTTCACCAGCCCACGTGCGGGCTATGTTGATCTCAGTTATGTCGAACTTGTTGCCGTACATTGACGAGCCTTGTATCTTGGCGTTGTTTCCTCCGTTAGCATAAACTTCATTTATGGCGGTAGAGGTCTGGAATCCTCTGCGTCCGGTTTCTGTATTATTGGCCACCTCACCCTTGGTGCCGGACGTGTCTATAACAGAGTTGTGTGTGGATGAGAATACTGAGTCGTCCTTGATACCATAATATAGACGACCGTTACCGAGGTTGAACATAGATTCAATATCGCCCTTGTCACGCGGCTTACCGTGCTTCAGCTTTATAGTGACCTTCATCTCCGTAGGGAAATCATCAGCACCGAGCAATTCGCCGAATTCAAACTCGACGTCTGTGCATATAAGGTTGCCAATCATCGCTATCGGGTTCATCGGGTTACCAACCACGAGGTGCCACTCGCCCACCGGCCTACCGGTCAACAGCGAGTTCATGGCGAGGATCTGCGGACGGTCCTTAGCGGCTATCTCGCCCATAGCGAACTTAGCTCCACCGGTCGCAAGCTCCTTGAGCGCGCTGATGGGGTCCTGTAGCAATTTAGAGAAGGTGTCCATGAATGTGTTTCCGAGACTTTTGAATTCCTTGATCACGGAGTCGATATATCCTTCGACATCACCGGCGTAGAACGCTTTCTGATCGCCGAAGAAACTAACATTGGGGTGCTGCGGGAAGTACCTGATGGCACCGCCCCAGAACTTGGCGTTGTTGTAAGTGAGTGTCAATATGTTGGCGAGTATGTCGAGCATCGCCGCCTTCGGGTTGATGCCGCCTATAGACTTCAAGCTATAGTGGAAGTTTAGCGCTATGTCGTGCTCGAACTTGAGACCCATGTCTCTTGCCATAGTCTTGTTAACGGAGTTAACCGGTCCGTAAACTTTATTGGCGTACGGGCCTTCCGATCCATAAACCTGCTTAGCATAATCGGATTCGGCCTGCGCCTGTCCAGAATATTCTTTCGGATTAAGGAACCCCTTTATACCCGCGAGGATATTACCGCCAGGCACCGTAGCGAACGGGCTCGACTCGAATCCACGTTCATTACCGGTAACCTCCTGAACCTTGGCCTCTATCTCCTTCCAGTTAAGACCTGCGGCAAATTTCAAAATGTCCCCAACCTTATTGCCTGTCTCCTCTCCCATCCATGTGACGGCCTGTGCTATTGGCGGAACCTTCTTCTCGTCAGGTGTGCGCAAGTTATCGAGCATCGGAATTGGGAAGCGTCTGAGCGTCACCAGGTAATTGTTTGGGATCAGACCGTAGTATTTACAATATAAGAAATCGGCGTATGCGTACGGGGTCGAGCCAAACGGGCTGTAACCATTGGAGTTCTCCTGCGACCAAGTAATTATTTGGCTTGCCGACGGATTCCTTGATTCTACCGGTGTCAGCTTGGCATTGTTCTTATCGTATAGGGCGTTGAAATCTCCCGCTGCCGATGAGTACCTGAATACCGAATAGTCATTAAATAAAGACTTGGTGCCTTGACCCGGCATTTCCTTTAAAGTGAGGTTGTCCGAGTAAGCGTAGCTGAAAAAATCAAGCGACTTAACGCTCCTGCTCTCGAAGTTCTGAGAAGAGAATACACTCTTCTTAGGATCCGGTGAGGTTGCGTTAGCCGTTGTTGTTACGTTTGTGCCTTCTCCTGCCATGGTTAAAATATTTAATTTCGGGTCCTTTGCGGTCCTTACTATTATATATTCTCACCAATTTAAGGCTGTATTTCGTCGAATAGACGGTAGATGGGTTTAAGTTCTTGTCCAGGGTCGAACAAGATATATTCGAATTTGGTCCCGTTGGCCCTGAAGAAGGCCTTTACGTTCTTTACGAGGGTACCGGTGATGTTGTAGTGGAAGTATATCACCTGGGTAGACTTCTTATTATTCATGGCCTGCATCAGGCGCTTCTCTATCTCATTGTTAGATATGAAGTCCTGGGCCGTCGATATTATGCCGGCGTCCGTGTAGTCGGACTCCAATATAATCTCACGGGCATCTATGATATAGCTCTGCCTGAAGTTGTCGACCTGCTTACGGACGGTCTTCCTGTCCTCCTTGGTGAATATGAATCTCATGTAAATAGGTGCCGGACGCCTTATCCACGCCCGGCACATTATTTATCTGCGCTTTCCGGCGCGCATTATTTTGATGCGGTCCCTCTTCTCGGACTCTTTCTGACGCTTTCTTGCCACAGCCCTCTTTCGCCTCTCGCCTGCTTTAACCTGCTCGGCAGCCTTGGCAGCCTTCTGTCTCTCGACGGATTCTTTGGCCAGAGTCAACGTCGCCTGCCTCGATTTAGAACGCTCCTCCTGACGCGCCCTATCGTGTGCGAGATTGTTCGCCATTATCTCCTTGGCACGGTCGGACCCGTACGTGGCGGTGAGATTCTCGAGCATGCGGGCCTCCCTGTCAGCACGGGCCTCCCTTAAGCGTACCTCGTTCTCCGCCAGAAACTGCCTGTGTATCTGGTCGCCAGCCTCTCTTGAACGCTTGCGTCTCTCGGCCGCTTGCGCCTGGTTTTCATTCTTAGTTGACAGGAGGCCAAGCTGCTTGGCCAATCTGCGACGTTCTCTTCTGTTGTAGTGCATCTGTATCTTTATTTACGGTTTTTTCTTCGTGCTTGCTTCTGCATGCGGCGGTTCTTCTTGCGCTTCTGCTCGGTTTTTTTGGACATCTGCTTTTTAGGCACACTCCTCCTGAAAGGATTAAAGGACACGGACTTAGGCTCAGCAAGCACCTCCAAATTAGATTGCGGGTTTATGTCCGCGGCGTTCTTATCCGGATCGAGGAACCCGTCCTTGTTCTCGTCGTTCTGCATCAATCCCTCGAGAAATACAGAATCTCCAAACCCCTTCTCCCCGTTTGCGTGCCCACCTACGAAATTGGGCTGTTCTTTTTTCTGTTCCATTATTTAGTGAGTGTTAATTTCTCCTACAACTTCAACCTTGTATTCTTGCCCGAGTTTAGAAAAGATCCCGTCGAGCGCCGCCTTGTTCTCCTCGGATGGCTCCACCTTTGAGTAAACCACAGCCACGTTGTCGATACCTACTCCAGCGCCTATGATGCCCTCTTGAGAACATCATCTTTTACGTCGGCAGGCAGCGGCTGTTTCGCCGTTGTTTTTGTTTTTGTTTTTGTTTCTTCTTCCGGCTGTTGCTGTCCGGTGAATCCGAATATGTACCTGAACACCTTCATAAACAACGAGGGTATGAAGCAGTCGTCGGTATTTAATGCGTCCTTGACCGGGACCATGCTGAAACCTGATTTGTCTTCGCCCTCTGTCGCCAGACGCTCGAGGCCGGTAACATCGCATGCGAAGCACGGATGCGAGCATGCGTCATGCTTGCTCGTTGTGAGAAACCCGAGGAACGTCCACCTATCGGGATCAAGCACATCAAAGCCGCCGTCCTCCTTGAGCATCCTCTGTGCAGTGCTCAATACATCGGGGTCCTCGTCAGTGGACGATCCAGTAAGCAGCGTAACCGACTTACCTCCGTCCCTAAATGGGTTCGTCTCTTCTACAACGCCTATTGTCGCGGGGAGCCCGCGTACAGAAGTATACGGCATTATCACTATGCTGAGACCGTTCATCTCGGTACCAACACGTCCGTCCTTCTTTATGACGGAGAACCAATCGTTTGAATGTAAAATCTCTTTTTCCATTATTCGTAGAATTTTTTTATCGCGTCCTTGACCGCAGCACGGATATTTTCTATATTTATATCGGCCACGATGTACTCAACTATCTCCTCCTGCGCGTTCTCAAAAGAGTTCTCCAAAACCTTGTAGAGCTCCTTGGGCGGCATATTGAGGTCGAGCGATATGTCAACGCCCACCCTGTTTGGCTTTTGCTTCTTAAGCAGGCTGTGTATGGGACTATCCTTTACAGTAGCGACCGACGCGTTGCGTATGGTTGCTTTTCCTATTGTGTTCAACGGCTGGTCAAGAGATATTGGGTCTCCTCCCAGTTGCATGGCTTCTTGCTCCGAATTGAGCTTCACGAGCATCTCCTCGAGCAGATTGTAGTTTACCCTGCTGCCATCGTCGAACCCTACGAACAGAAGACCATCATCCTCCATAACATCCTGGAATCGGCAAACCGTACCCGCGCGCTCCGTCTTCACCCACTGGTAAAGAGGCACCGCCGATAAGGTTTCGCGCAGAGATTGTAATTGTTCTGGCGTCATCTTATTTGTATCTTTTTTTAATAAATTCCTTAACCATTTCATCTTATCCGTTTAAGACTATTTTCGAGGTCTTGTGAGTACTGTGCTGCCGGCCTTTGGATCTTTGTCGGCGAGCATGGACCAGCGTCTGTGCGACTCTATCTTCTCGTACATCTCGTCCGCGCTGAACTCGGGGTCCGTTATGTGCCAATCGAAATCCTTGAACCCGGCAAAATCAGCACGGTCGGTAGCAAGACGCCTTTCCGGGTCGTCAGCGTCCTTCCTTGATGCAAGTCTCTGTCTGCGCACATCCTCGGGCGCGTCGATGTATATAACCAACGATTCCGAGCGCTCCTCGTCGGTCAACGCCTTGATCCCCGACGGGGTCATTATGAACAGGTTGGCGCCGTCGAAGTGCTTCTTTGGCGTGCCGTAATACCACTTATCGGCGAACTTGTTCCACTCACGGAACTCATCGTTATTTATCATCCCCAGAAACTGCTCCTCGGATATGTAGTAATAGTTTACGCCCTCCACCTCGCCAGGCCTCGGCGGCCTCGTCGTGAACGATACGGAGCACTTGAACCCCTTCCGTTCGAGCTCGTGTTTCAAAAAATCCTTGCCGGATGCGCCCGGACCGATGAGTATTACCCTTTTCATCTAAATGCTTTTGATATTATACATGTCCTTGAAACTTTGTTGCGCCGGCTGTAAAACTTAATGTTTGGTGAGCAGTATATAATAAAAGCCGTAACTTATTTGGTGAGCAGTATATAATAAAAGCCATAACTTATAGATAGATGAGGACCCTGCACATAGGATTTACCGTACCCGCACTCTGCAAGGCGTTATCGGACGCATCGAGCGAATACCTGTTCCTCGACTGGACTCTGTGGACCTCCGTGCCCAACAACACGGCGGCTCTTCACGCGAAGACGTTAGAGACGGCCGAGCGGTTCAAACCAGACCTGATATTCCTGCACGTGCAATCACCGGGTGTCTACACGCCGGAGGTGCTCGCCAAGCTACCGGGGTTTAAGGTGAACTGGACCTGGGACTTTCGAAAACTTACGCCTCAGTGGATGATTGATTGTGGGAGGTCCGTGGACGTAACCGCGTTCACCAACGATGAGGATGTTATGTTCATGCGCGCCCTCGGCATGAACGCCGAGTTCATCCAGAGCGGATTCAACGATGATATATTCAGGCCAGACGGTGGCGTGGGAGAATACCCACAGATAGTTTTCATGGGCAACAACTACCCAAAGGAAGACTACGATTTCCCCCTGGCAGACTATAGAATCAAGATGGTCAACACGCTGTCGTCCAAGTACGGTACAAATTTCGGAGTGTACGGATTCGGGTGGGGTAACGACATGCGTAACTTCATGTACAGGGAGGCCAAGGAGGCCGAGTGCTACAGGAGCTCTAAGGTGGCCATAAACGTGTCACACTTCGACGCGCTCAGGTACACATCAGACCGCATGCTACGCCTAATGGGCAGCGGGGCACTGTGCTTGTCTAAGTGGTACCCCGGCATAGAACTCGATTTTGAAGACAAGATCAATATAAGAGTATGGCACGATTTGGATGAACTCGATGAACTTATAGAATACTACCTTGACGAGAGGAACAAGGACGAGAGGATAAGAATATCGCAGGCAGGTTGCGAACTGGTTCACCGCAACTATACGTGGAACCACATGGCGGACAAAATTAAAAACCTGGTAACTAATGATTCATACGTTCGGAGATAGTCACGCTTGGTTCGCCTGGGACCAGATCGAGGGGGTTTCTACAAACAGGATAGGACCGATAACGGCGCAGAGTTTCGGCCGTAAGAAATTGGAGATACTGGATATATCCGAGCCGAGGTTCAATGTGGCGCCCGGCGATTACGTATGCTTCTCGTTCGGAGAGATAGACTGCAGGTGCCACATAGGCAAATTCAGGTCGAGCAGCAGGATGCTGATGGACAGTATCGCAAAAAATTACTTCGAGGCCATAAATGCCAACATCGAAAAGATGCCAGGGGTGAAGGTCATGGTGTACAACATCCCTCCGACCCTCAGGAAGGCGGATGCTAAAGAGAACGTGGATTTCCCATTTTATGGGGAAGATGCGGAGCGCGCAGAGTACATAAGGTACATGAACGAAAGGTACAAAGAACTGTGTGGCGCCAACGATTTCTTATTTGTGGATGTTTACAATGATTATGCGGACAAATACGGGTTCCTTCAGAAGGAACTTAGCGACAACATGATACACATACAAGACCCTGTGTACATAAGGGAGTTCGTAAAAAATAATATAGTGTGATGAAGGATATAATCCTTAACTACATAAAGAAAGAATTCGGTAGTCAAGACCGCAGCGAAAACAGGAGGCACCACTACTCGTACTGCTATGCTCCATTTGAGAAGTGTACGTGCAACGATTTGTTCGATGTCAATTATGATACGTCACTGATAAACGGCGGATACATCGACTCGTTTTCGATGGTGGTCGTGCTGGTGTTCATAGAGAATGAGTTCGACATACAGGTGCCGGACGCTCTCGCGATACCGGAGAACTTTGATACGGTCAATAAAATGGTGGATCTGATAAAAAGAATAAAAGACAAAGATGAATAAGTACTTCGACAAGATATTCTGCGTCAACCTTGATAAGCGTACTGACAAATGGGAACTGTGCCTGAAGGAATTCGAGCAGGCCGGCATCGACGTCGTACGGTTCTCCGCAGTCGACGGAAGCACCATTGCATTGCCGCCAAACTGTGCAATAACGCCTGGCGAAGTCGGGTGTTCGCTAAGTCACACCACCATTCTAAAGAGAATGCTGCACGAGGGATGGGAGAGGATTCTGATCCTCGAGGACGACATAGAGTTCTCCGTGCACGCGCCGGCCCAGTTCCACCAATGGATCGGTCAGGTGCCTGCCGATTGGGACATGCTGTATCTCGGGGGCAACCACATAGCCCACCCGATACCGGTGACGCAAAATGTGTCCAAGATAGTTAGGACGTACACGACGAGCCACTACGGCATAACCAAGAAGATGGCGGCCGAGGTGATAGCAGAGGTGGAGAAGTTCAAATCCCAGATAGACGTCACGTATACCGATTTTCAGAAAACACACAACTGCTACGTGTTCAATCCGAGCATAGCGTGGCAGAAGCCGGGGCACAGCGACATACAGAACGCATATATGGACTACACCAGACTAATGAAACCTCCAGGACAATAATGTATCCACTGATAAACGGCAATAGAAAATTCATACTGTACTGGAACGCGAGGTGCGCCTGCACGTCTCTCAAAAACTGGTTCTACTTCGTCGACCGCGATACCTACTCGCACGTGGCATTGATAAACGGCAACGGGGTTTCTCTGCCCTCCAACAGGGTGCACATGGTCGTACCCTACATAGAAATCCCGTTCAAAATATCCAACGACGAAAATTTAAAGGACTACGTAAGCATCCTCGTGACCCGCAACCCAGTGGACAGACTTGTGTCGGTTTTGAACCATTCTGTTCTTGAAGTGCTCGGTGTGACAAACCTGAACAAACACAAGATTGAGCGGATGGAGGACCTGCTGAGGTTTCTGGAAGAACGGGACATGGACTCCAATATAGAGCACCATCTAAATCTGCAGTGCCTGTTTCCGGACAACCACAACTGCCACAAAGGACCGATAAGGGACCGGTTCAACCACATACTGCGGATAGAAGACGGCCCTGTCATACCACGAATAAACCAGATCCTCGGCACAAACGTTCCGGACTTCAGGGAGAACATATCTGACAAGGACTCGTACGTCCCATTCCCGGAGCAGGTTGAACGAATTAAAAAATTATACGCGTGGGACTACTTCCACTTCTACCCGGACGATGACGGCATAATAAACAATTCGTACTACAAGTTCTACCCGTACGAACAACCTTCAGAATACATCCCAAAGTTCGGAGACTGTAACACCGATATAATAATAATGCAAAACCGAATGATACATCTCGGCATGAACGTGTCCTGCACTGGTGTATACGACGAACAGACAAGAGCGGCCATAATACAGTGGCAATCGGATAACGGCATGGACATAACTGGAGAGCTTGACGATAAAACTAAGAAATACATTAGAGGTCTATGATAACATTCAGCAATCTCGGCAAATACGGCCGCCTCGGCAACCAGATGTTCCAGATAGCATCCGTTATTGGAATAGCTCGCGCCAACGGACACGAATACATATTCCCAGAGTGGAAGTACTCACACTACATGAAAAAAGAGCTCCCTGCCGGAATAGTGCCGGCTACGAAGGTGGACGAGGTAGGGTTTCATTACGGCGAGATAAAGGTCGGCGAGGGCATCTTTGATATTGTAGGATACCTGCAGTCATGGCGGTACTTCGACAAGTACAAAGAGGAGGCTCTCGGGTACTTCGAGCTAAAGCCAGAGCACGCCGAAAAAATAGACGCGCTCGCGGCATCGTTCGGAGACAATACCTGTTCTTTGCATATAAGGAGGACGGACTATGTGAATCTGTCGCAACACCATCCGGTCATGCCCATGGCATATTACACCAGGGCTATGGAGGTGATGGGTGATTGTACGTTTGTCATATTCTCTGACGATATAAACTGGTGTAGGGAGAATTTTGTAGGTAATAAGTTTGTTTTTGTAGACGAGCAGCACCCGGACGTATACGACCTGATGTTGATGTCCAAGTGCAAGCACAACGTCATAGCAAACTCGAGCTTCAGCTGGTGGGGCGCGTACCTTAATAAAAACCCCAACAAACGAGTTATAGCGCCTGGCAAATGGTTCGGACCTGCGTACGACAACCTCGATACAAAGGACTTGTTGCCAGAGAACTGGTCAAAAATATAAAGAATAAATATACTATGCCAATAAAGAAAGATACATTCAAGAAATACCTAAATCCCTGCCTCGTAGAAACGGGTTCTTACATGGGTGATGGTATACAAGGGGCGCTTGACGCCGGGTTCAAAAGGGTCATATCTATAGAGCTGTCCGAGAAATTCTACAACCACTGCGTTGCAAGATTCAAGGATAATCCAAACGTCAAGATAGTGCAGGGCGACTCCGCCGACGTGCTATACGATGCGATAAAGGATGTCGATACTCCCATAACGTTCTGGCTCGACGGGCACTGGTCCGCCGGTGAGACTGCGTACGGCAAGAAGAACTGCCCGCTCATAGAGGAGTTCGAGCAGATCCAGCGGCACGGCATCAAGAACCACATAATTCTCGTGGACGATATGCGCTGCTGGCAGGTAGAGGACCCGGAGATCAAGTTCGGAGAGAACGACATAAAGGAGAAAATCCTACAAATAAATGAAGGATACAAATTCTCGTACGAGGACGGACACATACCGAATGATATTTTAGTCGCAAAACTATGATGACACCAGAACAGCTACACAACCACTTCATGTCGGAGATACGAAGGTGGTTCGACAACAGGGGAGACCAGACGCACAGGGTAAACTATGCGCTAACGCAGGATTCTGTAGTCATCGATCTCGGCGGGTACGAGGGCAAATGGGGTAAGACCATCAGCGACATGTACGGATGCACGATACACGTGTTCGAGCCAGTGGCCTCGTTCTGCCAGAACATCAAAGCGATGTTCGCCAACAGCCCAAAGGTGCACGTTTACCAGACCGCGCTCGGTCACGAGAAAAGCGATGCAACCATAACGATGTCGGCAGATGGATCGGGCATGTTCGCGGAGGGCGACGAGAAGGTGCCTATAACTATAGACTCGGTGCACGAGTTCCTCGCAAACATACAGAAGGTGGACCTGATAAAGATAAACATAGAGGGCGCCGAATACGACCTACTTGACTGCCTGACTACAGATGAACTTTTGAAGCTCGATAATATTCAAGTACAATTCCATACGTTTTATCCGGAGTGCCAGCAGCGCAGGGACGCTATAAGGACACGCCTATCAAGGACACACGTACTTACATACAATTACGATTTTGTTTGGGAAAATTGGAAACTAAAATAACATGGGATATTTCAGCAAACAGTACAAAAGCAAGTTGGTACATTTTGTACAGAAGAAACTGAACCAGCAACAAAAACAAGAAGAAGTGAGCACACCACAATCACCAGTCAGCCAGGAGGATTTGGATGATTTCAAGCCAGAGCAGGTAGTCGGCAGCTTGCCGGCTCCGCTAACCCCGCCGGCAACTAAGAAGAAGGTGCCGCTTGCCGACACTCTGTTCGGGCACGTGCCGGACGACAGACGTTATTTCGACTGGGATCGTAACGTTAACGCGTACAACTATGTGTTCATGACGGATGCGAGCATCAAGAATCACGGGATGTTTAACGGCAAGACTAAGTACGCATGGATGATTGAGTCACCAGAGATAACAACAGACGAGTATGGGTGGCTTGCTCAGAATGCAACGCAGTTCAACAAGGTATTTACGTTCAAGCGATCATTGCTCGACTCCGATCCTGTCAGGTTCAAGTTTGTTCCGGGCGGGTCATGCTGGATAAAGGAGAAGGATTGGGGACTGCACCCCAAGACCAAACTGGTGTCGATGATAACGTCAAACAAGAACTTCACAAGCGGACATCATCTACGCCACAGAATCGTGCAACGCCTGCGCTCTAAGATTGACTTATACGGGCGCGGGTTCAACGACATACCGGATAAGATAGAGGGTTTGAAAGATTACATGTTCTCCTTTGCGATAGAGAACACGAAGGAGGATTATTACTTCACGGAGAAGCTGATAGATTGCTTCATGACCGGCACTGTTCCGATATACTACGGATGCCCGTCCATTGCTCAGTTCTTTAATCCGAACGGCATAATACAGATAGACAACCTGGCCGAGGCCGAGACGATGCTTAACTCCCTGACGCCTGATATGTACCAGAAGATGCTGCCGGCGATAAGGGACAACTATGAGCGCTGCATAAGGCAGTTCCTATCATACGAAGACTTCATGTACTTCAACTACCCTGAACTTCTGTTCGGACTCGGGTCTTCTCCAAGTCCATTAAACGATGTGGTGGACGAAGTGTACTGCATAAACCTCGAGAGAAGGCACGATAGATGGCTCGAGGTTTCTCAGCAATTTGACGTGCACAACATCAAGGTGACGCGCTGGCTTGCGGTGGACGGATGGAAGATCGAGGGCACGCACCACATGAGGCACGGAGATATGCAAGGCGACAAGATAAAAGGTGCCGTCGGATGTCTGCGTTCGCATCGCAATGCCATAAAGGACGCGCTCGACAAAGGTCACAATTCTATATGTGTGTTTGAGGATGACGTTGTACTGCAGCCCGACTTCAACAAAAGATTCGTGAAGCTAATGTCCACTGTTCCCAAAGACTGGGAAATGCTGTACATTGGATGCCACTGGCACGGACTACCAAACCCGAGACACATAGGCAATAACGTATATTCGCTCAACTGCTTCGGAGTGTTCGGCGTATTGATACGCGGTCAGCACATGCTACAGAGGATATACGAAGTCACTAAGGGAGAGGAGATGACGCTCGACGATTACCTGTGCTACAGGGTACAACCTGGTCACAAGGTGTATACGACCATACCATTCTTGGTCAAAGTAAAGGAGGACTTTTCTGATATTGCCAACCAGTTTGCCGACTACAAAATAGTCAGCAAGTATTTCTACTAATATGAAGACACTCGTTTACTGTGGTATTCATAATTGCAATACCATCATGCAGCTCATAGATAAGTTTGACGTCATCATTGGATTCGATGCTAATCCCCGAAAGATTGCGCGCGCAGCCAAGATACTCCCACCAAAGGTGAAGAAGGTATTCGGCGCCCTGTGCGACAAAGATACCGGACATATCGAGTTCAACATAATGAAGAAGTGGGACGCATCATCATCCATGGGCACGTTCAACCCAGAGTTTCACCACATGAAAGATCCCAACTCGGTGTTATACAATACGGGTATAAAGAAGTTGAAAGTTCCTTGCATAAACTTGTCAGAGTACCTAAAGCGTCGTGGAATAGAGAAGATAGACCTTCTCGTCACCGATCTACAGGGTATGGACTTGACCGTACTAAAGACCATGGAGTCTTGGATAAAAGAAAAACGCATTGTGAATATACAATGCGAGGTTGAAAAGGATGACAAGCCAAACATTTACGATGGGCTTGGCGGCAACAAAATGAAAGATTTCATGGAACTGCTATCTGAAAACTACGACTTCATAGCATACCATACGGTCAACGACTGGTGGGAGGGCGACGGCGTATGGCGGTTGAAAGGCGTCGACGAACCCATAGAAATCGTGCCAGAGATTATCGAGTAAAGAACTTGTCGAACGACAATATCTTGCGCTTCTTCTTCTTCTTTGTCGGTGCAACACTTGGAACGTCACCAGAACCAGTCACGCCTCGAGATGCAAGAACCGGAGCACCCATTCCATTTACTGAATCAACAGTACCGAATCCGGAATCTGGTCCAGGACCTCCGCCTTCTCCGTCTTCGCTAACTTCGTGTTTAACTTCGTCGTACTTATTCACGTATCCCTCTTTAACTGGGAACCATCCCTCGTTCTTGAATTTCTCGAACATTTCGGATTCTGTGACAGCGAGTTCACCGGTCTCCTCGTCGTAGTGCGCGAGGCCTATCGGTTTGTCAAGCTTGAAATACTTGCCTTCGTCAAGATGTCCAAATTCCCGTATAACTACGGTCTTCTCGTCGAGTTCGGCCGGAAGCTGTGCGAGTAAATCTCTTAGGTCTTTTATGCGCATTGGTCCTGTATGTTGAATTTATTGTCCACTCTCTTGACGTCGTACATCCTTCTCTCCTTGCCGGCGAACAGGCACTTCTGCCCGTACTGCCAGTTCTCGTAGTGCTGGGCTATCTCCTCAATCCTGTCCTTGAAATTAACAGAAGCGGACGAGTTTATCAGCTTTGCACGTATATCCTTGCGAACATACGAGAAGTGGTGCATCTGTATCTCATTTCGCTCAAACAGCTTGATGTTGCCTGGCAGCATCCTTCTTGTAGGATCTGCAGCAACCGGCCACCGCGAACTCATCGAGAATACACGACCGTCTATTTTATATATCAGCGGGACGTAATATTCTTCGGGCGGATCCACTATGAACTCTCCGGACCGGTAGTACGTGAGCATCTTGCACGCGCTCGATTGGAACCCGCCTGCCTCGACCATCTGCCTGGCGAACATGAGCTCGTCCTTATCGTACAGCTCGTCCACGTCCATCGTCATGAAGTGTGTGCACCCGACTGACTTGGCGAGGTCGAGCCCCCAGTTGCGCTTGGCCAGTTCGTTAACGTGACCCCCATTAACCTTAGGAACGTACCGAGCCATCTCATCTATCTTGCCAGACATCCTCAGTCTGCGCACTTCCGCCTCTACATCCGCGTTTATGAAATTGCCGAGGTTCGAGGTTGTCTGGTATATTACACAGATATAATCGGCAACCGGACGAACACTGTCGATCGACGATTCGAGTAGTTCGATACCGTCAAAAACGTTGTATGCCACTCCTAAACGCATAATTTAAAAGTCATACCATTTTTAGATTTACCGGAAACACACAATTTTTTATAGTATTTTTATGTAAACCACTGTGCTTAACAGCAAGATTTAAACTATCGAAGTGAATTATTTGGTCATCTTCGGTACGCATGTCAATCGGCATTAAATTTTTCTTAGTTTTTCGTATCTTATCTCTGGTATCTTTATTATGAGTTTTTCCATAAAATGGATTGGCTTTACCAAATTTTTTAATACCGAACATTGGATTGTTGGTACCCGACATCGATTCTGATATTTTAGTTTTTGTTTCATCTGACATAACCCAACCTTTATTAGCATCACTAATTATCTTCTTAGTTTCTACAGAATGTTGTTTACCAAAAATGGATTAGCACTACCAATAAACCGACCTTTATTAGCATCACTAATTATCTTCTTAGTTTCTACAGAATGTTGTTTACCAAAAAATCCGTTATCAGTACCAACGCATTTACCAGTTCTCGATTTACTAATTTTATTCTTTATCTCATCAGATAATATCGTACCATACCTGCTGCCGGCTGTGGGGTTTATATTATATCCATATTCACATGCTCTCAGTATATCTATAAAAAATTGTTCGCGTTCAAGCAACTTATGTACATCTTCTATTTTTTCTATAATATCAAATACGAAGTCGATTTGTCCGTATTTGTTCCAAGCACGTTGTAGGTAGATATTATGGTGTAATCCCTTATTTAACTTAGCAAGATGTCCAGAACTTTTATGGTAGAATCGTTGATAATAGTTTATAGCAGAACCTACATAAAATTTAGAGGTAGTTAAATTTTTAATTATATAAACAGCTGCTCCCGTATATATTTCCATATCTTATATCTACTTGGTACCGGTATTTCTGGCGAGATCGGACATTTTTTTATAAAACTCGAAACTTGTACTATCTACTTTATCTTTAAGCCAATTCAGTTCTTCATCATTTATTTTATACTGACATAGGTCCCATCTATGACCTATACCTCCAAATAAAGCACCTTCTTTATATCCCTTAATACCTATGGATATTGGCTTGTCCGGAATGAATGTCTTGCCAGTCAACTTCTTCCATATCTCTATGTCGGTGAACACGTAGTTATCATCAGGCCACCGCATCTTGGAGGCGCCAGCTGCAGACATGAGCGTGCTCATGGCCGAGGCCCTTGGTAAATGCGTGTACTTCAACCAGGCGCGCATACCGAGATGGTAGTAGATTGTCTCACCTATGCCGTACACGAGCGGGCGACCTGCGTTAATCCAGTTGTTGTACATGGTCTCAATGTAATTGTGCGCATACCAGTCGTCGTCCTCTATGAGCACGATGGCCTCGGTATTCGGGTTGGCCGCGAGGATGCGTTCACACCCAATGCGGTATCTCCAGGTAATATCCTTCTTGGCCGCGTCCTTAGGCGGATCGTCAACGACTTCAACGTGGGTCGGCTTCAGCGTCTGAGCTTCGAGCAACCTGTGTGCATTGGATAGAAATTGCGGTCGGTCGCCGCGGGTCGGAATTAAAACCGAAATGTTCATATCTTCTTCTTTTTAGCGCGGTCCTTAATACTATTCAGCGTCTGGCCAAAGCTCTTCTCAACATCGAATTTAACGTTAGATGTCTTGCGACCGTCCTCCTTATAGGTCCAATCCATCCTTCTTCCCATCGATGCGGAGTGCGAAAACTTTACCTTGGACTTGCTCGCGCGTACAAGCTCGTCGCGCATCTGCTTTATCTTCTTCATAGTGACCTCGTCTGGTTTGCGGCCATAGAAGTCTTCAAATATCTCCAAGTATATCCTGACTATCTGGTCCTTGTTTAGACCCGGGCACGTGTTGGCTTCTATAATCCACACCTTGCCTTTCGAGTCGAGACCGAAGTCGAGACCCATAACCTGCAGCTTCAGTTTCTCACAGACAGTCGGCATGATGGACTCCATCTGCTTCCACACCTTATCGTCGAGGTCCGAGTTCTTTATCTCGACCCACTTATAGCTGCTACGACCGTCAAGTGTTCCCTTCTTACCAAATAGGTCCTTGCTCGGGAATATGTTGGCACTCTCCCTCAGACTCTTGGCCTTCTCATTTATCGGGATCCTTTCGGCGATGTACACCCTCTTGCCATTTACGGTTATCACCCTGAATTCCCTCTTCAGATCGAACTTCTCGCTGAACAAATCAAGTTTGAATTCTTCGTCCTCCGGTTTAAAACTGTCAAGTTCTTCCTTGGTTTTAAATACGGTGATGCCCTCTCCTTTGCTACCATCCTTGGGTTTGGCTATTATGGGGAACTTAAGCTTCGATACGTCCTCTTGCTTGAACACGGTATTCGGCACGAAGTCAAGACCATCCATCGCCTTGTGGAACTCTATCTTGTCGTTGGCGTACTTAAGGTTATCGGGGTGGTTGTATATGTTCTTCTTTTTGAAAACGCCGCTCTCTATCAGGTCGTATATCTCATCATGATTACCATAGTTGTAAACCGGCAGCTCGGAGTTTATGGAGTCTTTAAAAATACCTGGCGCCATCACGAGATCGAACAGATTCTCCGCCACACGTCGGACAAGGTGGTCGATGTGACTGAAAGAGAACCGATCCGAGTGCGGAATCAGGTATATTTTCCGCAAGTCTTTCGGGGTTGCATACTCCCCAAACTTCATCAACTTTTTCATTAACGAACTCTTGTTTTCTTATATATCAAAGAGAAAAGCCCGACCTGCTAAGATCGGGCTTGTTTCTTGAAAGCCGGCGCTTAAGCCTTAGCTTCTGCCACAGGAGCTGTTTCTGCTGTCGCAGGAGTTGCTGTGGCCTCAGGCTTCTGCTCTACAGCGAACACTGATACCGCTTTGTCGAGGAGAGCTGCATCCTTGAGGGTGTATACTCCTTTAGACTGTGCGAAGTGAACGCCTTGGATAAGAAGACCAAGTGCTTGCTGTGGCGTCAGATTCTCAGGAACCTGGTTGTTTGCCGCCGGTTGTTGAACGTTGTTTTCCATGGAAACGTTTGGTTTAAGTTACTATTGGATCATTATATGCAGGCAGAACTTAGATGTTTCATCGACGGCGGCACGTTTTTCGTTAAGCACCGCCACCGTAAGGGTCATACAAATTATGGAATAATTTTTACGAACATTTCGAACTTCCACACGAAGTACAGGTCAAACACCCCTCCTGGAATATTACAGACTCGGACCCGCAGTCCTTGCACTTCTTATCGGTCGCCCGAGTGCCGTCCGGGATGTACTTCTTGATCATCCTCTGGATGCCACCCTTCCACGTGGTTATCACCTCGTCATCGAGATTCAATGAAGTGATAAGATCTACCACATAAGGCAGGGGCATTCCATGCCTCAGAATTCCTGACAGCATCTTGGCGTAATTCCAGTAATGCGGGTCGAAAGACTTGTTCAACCACTCAACCACAACTTCCTCACCCTTGTCCACGTAGATGAAGTCGTACTTTGATCCACTGTCGGTTTTGGTTTTGCGTATACGGCCAGTATCGATCTTTCCGGGCACCTTTATGTGCTCGGCCTTACCTGTGAACACTTCATAAGGTCTGCCATCAAACAGCCCAACAAAACCTATCCACTGTTCGCCCTTGTTCATGAACCTGTGAATGTCGCACTCGAGAGTCTTCGGACGGCGAGGCGCATTATTGTCCTTGGCCTTAGGCTTGTCCTCCTCCTTCTCCTTCTTCTCCACAAGAACTCCGGAACGTGACCCGTCCCTGTATATGGTGCAACCCTTGCAGCCGGCCTTCCAAGCCGCGACGTAAACCTCGTTTACGAGTTCCTCCGTCACGTGATTGGGCAGGTTAACCGTAACCGATATTGAGTGGTCAATCCATTTCTGTATCGCACCCTGCATGTTAACCTTCTCCACCCAGTCAACATCATTAGCCATGGCCTTGTAGTAAGGTGACTTCTCAATTACTTTATTGAGCTCCTCGGTAGACATGTGAGCAACCGCATCTGGATCGTATCCGTTGACAATCATCCAGGTTTTGAAGTGGTGGTGGAACACGTTATACTCCTCCCAGCTATCTCCGACCTCATCAACGAAATCGACCCTCGCGCTCTTGTCGTTAGGGTTGATCTTCTTACGACGCATGTACGCAGCCATGAACGCGCACTCTACACCTGACGTTGTCTGCGTCATCAAAGACACAGTGCCGGTAGGAGCTATGGTCAACAGAGCGATATTTCTACGACCGTACTTGGCGAGCAATTCGCGCAACTCCGGGTCTGCTTCCTTGAGCCTGTTCAAGAACGGATTGTTGACCTCGAGCTTCTCATCATAAATAGGAAACGCGCCGCGTTCCTTCGCCATAATTGCCGAACTCTTGTATGCGGATATGGCGAGTGCCTTGTGCACAGACTCGGCAAATGCAGTTGCCTCCTTTGTACCATAACGAAGTCCAAGCGCTGCAAGCATATCACCCTCGGCCGTAACACCAGTTCCAGTCCTGCGACCATTAGCGCACTTCTGACGAATCTCCTCCCACATAGAAAGCTCGTTGAACTTAATCTCTGCGCTCTCTGGATCAGATTTGATTTTGGTTATAATATCATCAATCTTCTCGAGCTCAAGCTCGACAATATTGTCCATCATCCTCTGCGCTATGCGAACGTGCTTGTCGAACAACTCAAAATCGAAGTAAGCATCCGGAGTGAACGGATTACGAACATACGCATAAAGATTCAAAGCAAGTAATCGGCAAGAATCGCCAGAACATAATGGCAACTCACCACACGGGTTAGTAGATACGGTCCTGAACCCGAATGCAGAATAGCAATCGGCCGGAGATTCCTTAATGATCTTATCCCAGAACAAAACGCCCGGCTCCGCAGACTTCCACGCATTATGAATGATCTTCTTCCATAATGCAGCGGCGTCGATCTCCTTGTGAATGCGCCCATCGCCGTATATCGGCCACTGCTGCTTGTACATCCGGCCCGCAAGTACGGCATCCATGAAATCATCGTGGATCTTCACAGAAACGTTAGCTCCGGTGACCTTCGTGCTATCCATCTTAGCATCGATGAAAGCCTCGGACTCCGGGTGCCGGATAGAAACGGACAACATAAGTGCCCCACGACGCCCATCCTGCGCGACCTCTCGGGTTGTGTTCGAATAGCGCTGCATGAATGGAACTATACCAGTGGACGTGATTGCTGCATTATTGACGGCAGTGCCCGCTGGCCTAATGTCGGACAAGTCCGTGCCCACGCCACAACGCCTCTTCTGTAGCTGTGCAATGCGCTCGTCTATCCTCATGATGCCACCGTAAGAATCACCCATTCCGTCTGGGTTACCAACCACGAAACAGTTGGACAAAGAAATCTTCTGCAGGTTGTTGCCGATACCTGCCATCGGGCTGCCTTGAGGTATTATGTACCTGAACCTATCGAGTAGAGAAAAGAACTCTTCCTCACTCACAGGGTTCGGGAACTTGGCCTCGACCCTGGCGATCTCCGACGCAATCCTACGGTGCATGTCCTCCGGGGTCAGCTCGTAGATGTTGCCATCGGAATCCTTCAATGCGTACTTGTTAATCCAAACACTCGCCGCCAACTCGTCGCCACCGAAGTAGCTTTTTGCCTTCTCGAGCACCTCAGCGTAGCTGTAGGATTTTTTCTCTGTTTTAGTTTCGATTACTTCCATCTCTCTTCTGAAAAATTGTTTGTTTTTTTTTATAGAACAATCCCCGAAAAAGTCTCACTTTCTTTCGGGCAGCTCTGTATATATTTCCGCATCTTTTAAGATTTCCAAAACACCCGCAACTACCTCATTTGGAGTCACAAAGGCTGATTTATCTAAGGCAACATCGCGCCACCATCTGAACTGGTCCGGGCGCAAATATTCTCTTGATTTTAAGAGGTTTAGGTGGATGGAATGTCCAAAAATTTTTGGGTCCGACTTCGAAAAAATAACCACACCTTTTTTGTTGTGGTACGCTGCAAAATGAGGGAAGAACGAGTCCACCGACACGAACGTATCGCATGCGTTGAGGATCTTTAGGAGTTTATCGGGCGCCGCGTTCAGTATGACTTCGTCGCATCCGACCAACTTCTCGCCAGCAACACCTACCTGTATGGTGTAAGCGCCGAGTGCGCGAAGCATGCCAACCACCTCCGGCCAGTCCTGGTAATTCTTGGCGTTTTCCATCCCCGGCAACTTAGCAGCCCATGGGGCTATCACTATGACTTTACCATCGAGTGAGCCCTTCTCGAAATCCGATACATCAGGAGTCAACTCTAACTTTGGTTCATTGCTCGGGATAGTATCAACGCTGGATGTCATCCCAGCGAACTTGATAGCGAGGTCGAACCTCCTCTCTGCGGTAACTGTCACCTTCGCTATTGTATCGACGAGTTCGTCAGGGCCGCCAAATAACTCGTTGACGCACCTGACAACACCCGGCCAGTCGCGCTCGAAGTAGTCGTGAAACATTATCACGGCGCCGTCCTTCAGCTTGGGCAGGTAGTTCTTTACATCGTTCATGACCGACTCGTAATCGTGCATGCTATCTATGAATATGAAGTCGAACTCGTCGTTCTTCAGCAACTGGTGCACGTTCTGCGACATACCAATGAGCGGTGTGACGTTGTTGAGATGCGCGGTGTTCCTTGCGAAATCAACGTAGGTGGTGAGCGACTGCATCTGAGTCTGTCCGCCGTTGTCCGCCTTGAACGTGTCTATGCACACGATGCTCGTCGCCTTCGGCGCCATAAAACAAGCGCTCTTGCCCTTGTACGAGCCTATCTCTATACATCTGCGGCCCTCGGCGTTTTTTGCGAGGAACTCGCCCTCCGCCCTGGAGAGCCATCCCTCGACATTCATTGGATCTTGTAAATTCATCTTCCGTTGTATTCTTAATTTAGCGGCATGCGAGTCCTCTGCCGTATAGTACGAGCCCGTGCTCTTCCATGTGTAGATTATGCTCGGCTTCTTTGCGTGTACGTGTTTGACCCGATACTTCGCGGCAACGCGCAACCAGTACTCCCAGTCCTCCATCGGGACGGCATCCTCGGAGAACTGACCGACGTCTATACACTCCCTCTTCATGACCACGGTTGATATGAAGATATAATTGCCCTGCTTGAGCAACTCATAATCGAACTCCTCCGGATTCGGTATGCCGAATATCTGCAAAGGCTCGCCCTTCTCGTTCTCGCACTCGACGTTCGAATACACCATATCATACCCGTCATCAATGGCCTGCAAGCTACGGGCCAGGTGCCATGGGAACCACATGTCGTCGCTATCACAAAATGCCACGTGAGTGAAAGCTTCCGGCGTGTTGTCCAAACTCCTTATGTACTCGAGTGCAACATTTCGTGCAGCGGCCGGTCCGCGGCCGCTGCCATTAAGGATTACGAGCCTCCGAGTGTGCTCTTGCACGATACTCTCGAGAAGTTCCCGGCTCCCGTCGGTGGCTCCGTCGTCGATGGCGAGAAGTATAATCTCGTTCGGACCGCGCATCTCGGTGGGGTTCAATGCCACGGCGGCGGACCTGAGAATTAGGCTGTTGCCATCCGCGTCTTTGGTATTCTTGAACGGCATGACTATTGCAATGCGTCCGGCAAAATACGGCGGATCTGGCTTGTCGCATCTCTGGCTCTCAATATCATTTATCATGACCAGGCCCTCCCCTTCACGTAAAGCTCCCTGAATGCGTCGAGCAACGTACCGTTCCAGTTCTCTTCAACCCCGAACTGATACACGTTCATCTTGCTAATACGTTTTTCGTCGAACATCTGCTTGGCGTCCGCGATGCTCATCAGATCCACGCCGGAATCGTCGAACACGTGGGGGAAGCACGCAGCTATGGTTATGCGGTCATCCGGGTACTTGGCCTTGACCTCTGGTAGAATCATCTTAAAGCTCCAGTGATCTCCGAGCCCGCAATCGAGAACGATATATCTGCGTCCCTTCAGCTTCACCCCCCACTCCTCCATCTTGCGCCTGAATACGGCCTCGTCGGCCTCCCATAGTTTGGAATCGTCGAAACTGCGTATTCCACCCACGGTCTCCCTCAAATGATGAGTCACGGCAGAGCGGTCTATCAGGAGCTGCCACCCCGCACGTTTCATCTCGTGCGTGAATATAGTCTCCTCCCTGTGGCCAACTGTAGACAGCTCCTTACAGTACCCGTGCGCGGCTGCCACCTTCCTGAACACGAAGGTGCTGTACAGATGGTCTGCCGGTATAATGCCAGTTCCGACAGACCACTGTATGTTGCTGGACGAGCATATCTCCGATATTTTTGTGGAGCAAGGGCCGGGCACATTCTGCCCCGGAGTCGGGACGCTGCCCCCAACGGCGCCTACCCCTTCGTCGAAGCATGCCATCAGTTTCTCGAGGACATCCGGCTCGGCGGAGTTGTCGTCGTCGAGCCTCCATAGAAACTCGGTGCCCGCCATGTCGATGGCCTTCTGGTGGTTTAGCACCTGACCCTTTCCCTCGCCGAACACCACGTCCCAATTTATGCCGGCATCGAGGAGCATCTTGAACAGATGCTGGTATACGCTGTACTTGCGCAGGTCGACCGGCTTCTCGTTGTAGTCGTCCATGAATATGATCAGACGCTTTGGCTTCAGCTTCTGGTTTATCACTGACATTATGGCGAGCGGCAGCGTTGAGAAGTACCTGCCCCTGGTAGATATGTAGCAGGTCACGTCCGCGTGCGTAGCGTAATAAGCATTCTTGGTGCGATGCTCCAACAGCTTCATGCGCCTCTCGAACTTCTCCTCCCAACCGGCCACCTCTGAGTGAACCGTCGCCTCGCCGACGTGGTAGATCGGGTACGACGTGACGTAATCGCCGGCCGTCGGACCGTCGTCCGGCACACACACGCACCTGTACCCGTTCTTCTCGAGCCTCATGCAGAAATCGATGTCCTCTCCGCCACCGGGGTTGAACGTCTCGTCAAGGTATCCGATCTCATAGAACGTCCGGCGCCTTATCATGGCGAGGAAGAATATCACGAATGGCCTGCCCGTCTCCTTGGACATTATCTTCTTTGGGCCGGTGATGCCGACGGTCGGGTCGAGGTCAAACGGCTCGCGGAGCATCTCGAGCCACTTGCCGTCCTTGCCCCACTCGAGAACCTGCGCATCGTTGTTCATTAGAACCACGAACTCGCCCCTGGCGAGCCCCAACCCTATGTTAACTGCAACGGTGTATCCGAGCGGCTCGTCGATCTCGACTATCCTTATGCGATACCCGTCCGCGTAATGCGGCGCCTCCCTCGCGTAATCGACGGTTCCGTCGGTGCAGCCGTTCGCCACGACTATCACCTCGGCGTCGCCGGATACGAGCAGGTCCTTGGTCGACGTAATAACCGAATCGAGGCACGGCTTGAAGCAGTCCTCGAAGTGGTTGTACGTCGGTATTATTATTGAGTATTTGGGCAGCTTGACCCTTTCGAATTCTACCATACCATCTATTACCGGCGGATCGCCCATTTGTCGCGGGTCCCTAAAAAAAAATGACGAAACGGCGCTTCGGCCGAAACAAAAGTTCGAAACGCGCATAAAAAAATTATCCCAAAAACCCCAGGGTTTGTAACCGGTTAAGTACTTACGCGGTGGAAGAATCTCCAGCCGTCGCTGATCGGACCCGAAAATTTGCCTATATTAGGCCGATTGACAAACAAAAAGATAACCATGAAAAAATTCATGTTAGTCCTGCTCGCGCTGTCGTTCGCTGCTGCTGGATCGGCGCAGAGCGAGACCAAGTCGCCCAGGAAGATCAACTCGGTGACGCAGAATACCGCTGAGCAGCAGACGGCCGAGATGATACCGGCAGACACGCAGCTGATCGCTGTGGTGACGATGAAGAAGGACACGCTTTTCTTCAACAAGGACGAGGCCATCTGCTACACCATCAAGGAGGTGTGGGACATGAATAACTACCCGGATCGCCCGGTGATCCTCTTCGTGTCTAACGACCAACTCAAGTCGGTGTACAGCCGAGTTTATGGCGTGAAAGTGGAGGTAGAGGGTCCGATCAAGAACTAACCGATCTACGATTTTCAAGTCCATGCTCGCCATTCAGAAACACATAATAGAGCACGGGCTCGACGCGACCATCGAGAAGTTCAAGCTCGATTTCAAGGACTATCCGCACAAAGTGCTGCTTAAGTACAAGCAGATAGAGTCCCCTATGTCCATGCCAGAGGTGCAGGACGCGAGGGGGCTCGTTCTTCGCAAGTCCGACTGGAGCGTCCTGTCCCTTGCATTCAGAAAATTCTTCAACGTGGGCGAGGGCAACGGCGAGCCATTAGACTGGTCGACCGCGCGCATCTACGAGAAGCTCGACGGCACGCTCGTGCACGTCTACAGCGACGGCCATGATATTTGTTTTGGTACAACCGGCACCGCTGAGGGGGAGGGATCTGTGGATAACTTCCATTGGTCCCCGGACGGGGCGACAGAGGGGTCGTTCGGCACGTTCGCCGATCTTTTCTGGAAGGCGTTCCTCGAGACCAACCGGGCGGTAGCCCCCGACGGCATGGTATACGAGAGCAGGAGGCAGGCGTTCGCCCGGTGGTCCGGATACACGCTCGCGTTCGAGCTGTGCACGCCGTACAACATAGTGGTCACGCCGCACACAGATTTCCGCGTGTACCTTCTCGGCGCTCGCAAGCTGGACACAATGGAGGAGGTCGGTTTCGACGACCTCAATAGGATGGCGGAGGCGCTTGGCGTGCTTAGACCGAGGACGTTCGACGTGAGCGATGTCGACGAGCTCATGGTCATGGTGGCGAAACAGCCGTTCAGCATGGAGGGCGTGGTGGCGTGCGACGCGAACTTCAACAGGCGCAAGCTGAAGAACCCGGCATACGTATCGGTTCACCACATGCGCAAAGCTACCGCTTACTGGAGGATAGTCGACGTTGTCCGTTCCGGCGAGATGGACGAGTACCTCGCGTACTTCCCGGGAAGGAAGGAGGAGGTGTCCGATATTGAGTCAAAATGGAAAAGCTTAATATCTAAGATGGAAGAGATGGCGGCGGACGTCAAGCCGCACGCAGATAAAGTGAGGGCGAGCGACCCGGAATCTCCAGAATCGAGACTCGCAAGAAAGGACGCGGCAATGTTTATATCAAAGGAGGCGAAGCGGAGGGGGTTGACCCCTTTCCAGGCTTACTTCTTCAATATGCTCGGCGGCGCCAGGGCTGTGCGCTCGCCGGAATCGAGGACCGCCAATCTGTACGACTATTTGTTGCGATACGACGGAAGAGAGATGTATGCGCAGCTTAAAAAGTGGAAGATGGAATAATTCTGCAGGGCAAGAATAAATTCGTTGATTTTTTGTTATTATTGTTGTGGCGCGTCGATATAGAAGCGCGGCCCTTCACACCAAGGCCTAAGTTCGAGGCGGCGGTCACCAGGTAGGTGTTAGACGATTATGCGTGATGGCGGATGTCATCGTTTGTTAAACCTATTTTCAAATTAGAAAGCATGGGAAGAAATGCAAGAAGAAACGACGAAGTACCTATTGAGGGGAAGGTCGATGAGTCCAAGAATGATAGCGAGCAGAAGCCCTCGGAAATGCAATGGTCGGTACACGATGCGGGGACCGTGTTCTCTCCGTGTAACGAGACGAGGAGCAAAGTGCCGGCAGGAGTCTACAGGCTCGGCTACTCACAACACCTTGGGACATACATGTCCAAGAACAACACTATACTTAGCGACAAGTTGCTGAGGCTTCCGATCAAGGAATGCAACGAGATCATAGACGACGTCAAGAACTTCTGGGAGGAGACGACCAAGCACAAGTTCAAGGAGTATAATACTGTGTACAAGCGGGGCATCATAGTGTATGGTCCTCCGGGCAACGGCAAGTCGTACATGATGCAGATAATAATATCCGACCTCGTCAAGCAGAACGGCGTCGTGATCACGCTCGACACCGTGAACTGCGTCGAGCTTTTCGTGGGATTCGCACAGAAATTCAGGAAGATAGAACCGGAGCGACCGCTCGTCGTTATTCTTGAAGATATAGATAACGTCATAGATGCGGGTGCAAACGTGCTGTCCGCCTTGATGAACATCCTTGATGGTGTAAACCAGATAGACAACGTCGTGTATCTTGCAACTACCAACTATCCGGAGAAACTTCAAGAGCGTATCTCGAACAGGCCGAGCAGGTTCGACCGTGTGTATCTCGTGGACGCGCCGAACAGGGAGGTTCGTGAGTACTTCATAAGACACAAACTTCACCAGAAGGATGTGGACGAGCTCGACATGGAGAAGTGGCTGAACGCCACTGACGGACTTAGTTTGTCCCACATAAAGGAACTCATAGTGTCAGTGGTGATACTCGGGAAGGCGTTTGACGAGGTGATAGCTCACTTCGAGGACATGAAGCGTCCGAAGAACGGAAGAGGCGCAATTAAAAACGTGGGGTTCATGCGCCAGAAAAACGAGGGACTGGAAGAGAAAAGACGAGCGGGATTTGCGGCCGGTAATTAAATGATAAAGGTTGATATGGACACACCAATGACAAAACCACACCTGACCCAGTCGGAAATGATGGAGCAAGGCAAAATAATGTTCGAGCGGTACGGATGCCTGACCGGCAAAGTGTACGCGGACAACGCCCTGGAATTCGGCAAGAACGTGCTGTGCAAAGTGAACACCATGAAATCGCACGGCGACTCGCACTACGTCGGCGGATTCCTGGTGATGAAGCACGACGACGGTAAGGGCACCGAACTCTACGAGGTGCGCGATGGCGACACGTTCCGCGCCACCGACCCGGTCGAGGTCACCGAAGCAGAACTCGAGGGCTTGCACAGCCTTATCGTCGAGGAGTTCCAGCAAGCGTACGGCAGGATCTCGGAGAAGAGCTACCTGTTCAAGTTCGAAGACGGCGAGGGCAAGAAGCTCGAGCAGGTTCTCCCGTACATAAACGCGAGCAGGCTCAACAATTACCCGGTGCACTTCTACTACGCACCCACGTCGGCATGCTTCAGGCTCGTCGAGATACTTCCGGAGAACGTGGTCATAGAGAGGAACGAAGACGGCGAGACGAAGGTGAAGTCGTTCAAGTACAGGGAGAACCAGTTGACCATAGAGGGCAACCCATTCAGCTCGAGCAACCGTAACCTCCGGCTAATTCGGTTCAAGAGCCAGGAGCTGAAAGACTCGGCGACGGATGGCGTGCAGTTCGGCACTGACATGCTGTACTTGCTGAGCAGGTGGCACTATCAGCAGATACTTGAGTTGATAATGGACTGAAACTAAAACACACAAACACGATATAAAATGCTTACTATAGTTTACGTTCCGCCTGGAAAGTACGGGCACATGATAGATACCTTTTTTCACGCGACCACGAATGGTAAGGATGCCATGATGGGTCTTGCGGACCCTGAGTTAAAGGTGGATATTCCGTGCGTTGGGCATGTCCAATCAGAGAACGCGGAGGGCGCAATATCCGAGAGGGCTGTCAGGTGCCTTGAGTACTGCAAGAACGAAAGACCGACAAAGTTCGACGAGATGGTGAAGACCCTCGGAGAGCTCGCGAATGTGCACAACATAAAGTAATGGAAGACAGAGAATTCAGAGAACAGCTAAAGATGATGGAGACCATGCGGGAGATGGGGAAGTTCTACGCATGTATAGCGGACGTGCACGGCGAGATAAGCGAGCTGGAGCGGGTGCTCGCGTCCATCGAGGCATGGCGCAAGTACAACAAGGTGTCCAAGGACAACCCCCAGTATGTGTTTCTCGGCGACTTCATCGACCGCGGGCCCGAGCCTCGAGCCGTCATAATGAAGGTTAAGGAGTACGTGGACAACGGAGCTATATGCCTGTTCGGCAATCACGACGCATTTCTCGTTGGCACAGGCGACATGTCGATGACACAGTTCGAGAACGGCAAGTGGGCGTATCATTCGCACCTATGGTCGATAAACCACGGGTGGAAGACCTGCGTCCAGCTGTATGGCGCGAGGCCCACGGATATAGAGCCGCTCAGAAACGAGAACATGGGAATACCGACCGGTGAGGACGTTAATGTCTACTGGGGAAAAATACTCGATAGCGAGGAGTACGCGTTCTTGAAAGAGCACGCCAAGCTGTTTCATGAGACGGACTCGCTGTTCTTCAGTCATGCGCCGCAGAGCAAAAATGAGTACACGAACAACAGCCTTATATGGGGGAGGCAGTCCGACTACAGCAACCCGAAGGGCGACGGCTGCTTCATAACCCCGAACAACAAGATGATGTCCGTTCACGGGCACTTCCACAGGTTGAGCCAGGGCATTAACTTCCCAAGGATACATAACTACGTTCACGGCGGACTGCCCAAGCAGGTGGTGCTCGCCGATTGCGGATGTGGGTGCGGATCGGGCGGCAGGTTGATGTCTGTGATAGTTAAGGAATTCGACGTAGCGGCCCGCAGGGCGCCGCGAATTATGGCGATTATATAGTAAAGTAAGTAAAACCAACAAAAAACAAAAACAATGGAAAAGTTCGAAAAGATCAAGGAGCTTGTAGCTTCGTTAGAGCCGGAAGTGGCTAAGTTTGAAAGTGGAAACGCTTCTGCAGGAACTCGTGCGCGCGGAATCCTGCAGGAGATAGCCGTTCTCTGCAAAGAGAGCCGCGCCGACATCCAGGCAGCTAAGAATGCCAAGAAGGGTTCTTAAGCAGTTATTCGTACGGAAATAAGAGGGTCGCAATTCCAGCGACCCTTTTTTATTTGTATTTTTATTCGTAACTTTACTCTATGAATAAAATCAAAGCCGAAATAAATGGGCACAACCTTGAGCTGTGGTATCACAGTACGCTCGGTGTTCTGGAAGCGGTTTACCATCCTCGTACACTGCTTACGTCAGAGCCGTCCAGGCCTTTGTGCCTCGACTTCTTTTCGTGGAGCATCGCGTGCCGACCGATTATAGTAGAGACAATGTATTCGGGGGTTGAATTTTCTGTGAGAAACGAGACCGGCCCGTTGTCCAGCATGAACGTAATGCTGTAATGGAAGTAGACTCTGGCATATTGAAGACAGATCACCAGACGCATACTCTCGAAGTTTGATGAGGTGCGCGTGGCCGTTCCAGGCGGGGAGTCTCCGTTCGAGCACGTATTCTTAATAGCTGACATGCCTGACGTCAAGCATATCGTTGACCAATTCAAAATGGATGTAACTTACTTGGTGATGTACAATAGCCGTGTCAGGCAGGAGTATAAGGACAACATTTACATTCACGAAAACAACTATAATTTAGAAACTATGGTAAGATCGGTACAACCAGCATCATTAGAAACTATCAAGGGCATTCTTGCGGTCCTTCCCGAACCATCGTCCATAAAGATCAATATGTCGTGGGATTAAACAACGGCCTCGCCGAGAGGGTATCTCAGTTGCTACTTGGTCAGACTGGGATCGAGCTTGTTTGCAGGGATTCGGTTGTGCTCATGATGAAGGACCCTTCTAAAGAGAAGCTGATTGATCTTTGTACAAGCAAAATACCGCCGCGTGATATTCCAATGTGGCTTGAAGAAGCGTGTTTCTTCCAGGAAGACCACACAATAAACGTTCACCTGACAAACTATGAACTGACCATCGACTACTGGGAACCTAATGATATAGTCACAGGCATCCTCAAAGCGGCCGAGAAGTTCGATGACATCACTGTCAAGGTAAACAAAATACCAAGTAACCTATAATTCCAGCAATATGTACGTAGCTTTCTCAACAACCAATTACGCATACCTCCTCGGCGAAATAGTAGGCCGCAGAGTTGAGGCGCCGATTATGTCTGGCGGATTGGAACGAAAAGTTTTCGCCGACGGCGAGATCTACCACAAGTTTAACCTGTCCGATATTGAGGACAAGGATGTCATCATAATCGGAGGCACATATACTGCTGAGGAGACCCTCGAATTGTACGACCTCGGATGCTCTGCCGTCAAGCACGGTGCGAAGTCGCTCACGCTGTTCATCCCGTACTTCGGGTACTCCACTATGGAGCGCGCGCTGAAGCCCGGGGAGATCGTGAAGGCCAAGACGAGAGCGAGGCTGTTGTCGACCATTCCGAGCGGAGCAAGACCAAATCGCATAGTGTTTCTCGACCTGCATACTGAAGGACTCCCGCACTACCTCGAGGGCAACGTTCAGCCTATTCACATGTACGCGAAGGACCTCGTTATTGAGGCTTGCCGTGAGATTGCCGGAGACGATTTCGTTCTGGGCTCTACGGATGCCGGACGCGCCAAGTGGATCGAGTCTCTCGCCAAGGACATGAAAGTTAATTGCGCGATTATTACCAAGCGCCGCATCAGCGGCAGCGAGACCGAGGTGACCAGCGTTAACGCTGACGTGAAGGATCGAATCGTCATCATATACGACGACATGATTCGCACCGGCGGTTCCGTCATTGGTGCGGCCGAGAAGTACCTCGAGGCAGGTGCCAAGGAGGTGCATGTTGTCGCGACGCATGGAGTGCTCCCGGGAAACTCGGTAGCGAAGATGGCCGATTCCGGCAAGGTGAAGACTATTACGGTGACGGACTCGCACCCGAGGGCGCGCGAGGTCATGGCCGAGATATGCAAGTGCGTTGAGACGGATGTGCCCATCGCGGGGTTCGTCGTGTACAAGGATTGCGGATTCAAAGTTAAACATATAGCGGACCACGTCAGACAAAGACTGTGCGTCTCAAAATACTCGATGTAAAATGGAATACTACACAAATGAGCGGCGGCAGCGTCACTGTCATGCGCAAGACGATATTCGGATCTTGACACTTTGACAACCGTGAGGTCCGCCCGATAGAAGACCAAGGCCGTGGTGATACCTGGCGGCAATAAGTTGTTGGAGAATTGCATTCTGGTGCCCAAATGGGCAGAACCTCATATATTTGAGAACTGGAAGGAAAGCTTGAAAGAAAAAGTCGCCTGGCCGCTCCCCAAAAATTACATCCGATTGATACCAGTTCGGGGCTTTTTCATTTATGTCGGAATTTTTATTTTGGTCCGAAACGCTTGTCACCATTATAACGGAGTGTTTCAAACAAATGCACGTTGGTAATTATTCTGTTTTCCGTCACTTATTTTATCTGCGGTTTCTAATTTAGCAGTACATAATTTAACCATGACAGAAACATCGGAAGCAAACTTAAAGGAGCGGATAGCAGGCACTATCGCTCAAATCAAAGAGGGAAACCTCACACCAAAAAATTCAGGCATCGGGAGAATGTTCCATGAGCTAATGTCCATCAATAAGGAGGAGTACCTCCAGTTACTTGACGAATATAAGCCGATTGCTGCCGAGTATTTCAAGAAATATCCCAACAAGTCAAGCGTTAACAAAGAGAAGCTCATTCAAAGAGAGATGGAGAGAATCCTCGCGGGTCTCGACAACAACGGAGACGAGGGGGATTTCGGAGATGACGAGGACCGTCCGCGCTCTAAGAGAGGACCTACGGACGCTAAACCTAAAAGCGTGAACCGCGACAGGATAGCGAAGGTGAAGATCCTCACACCGAAGGTCGTGAGACCGAAGGGCGCCCGCGACCGCTCGAACTTCAAATTCAACGGCATCGAGTACGGCAAGGGCCCGCTTGTCCATGCTATTCTCACGGCCCACGTGGAGGCGAACAAGGGCATCAAGCACGACCAGATGAAGCTCGCGTTCCCAGACGCATTGCTGCGCAGCTATGGGATATTCAAGAAGCTCGAAGAGGCACAGGAGATTTCGAAGGATCGCAAGCGTTATTTCTTGAAGGAGTCGCAAATAATAAAGTTGGCTGACTGCAGCATCGCGGTGTGCAACCAGTTCACGAGCGACAACATTCAGGCGTTCCTCGGCGCGGCCAGGAAGCTTGGTTATTCCATAGAGCAGTAATAGGAGCCCGTTTTTTATCTAACTTTACAAAAATGTGGATGCTCCTCATAATACTGGTGGTGTTCGTGCCCGAATCGAAGGGTACGAACACCCTCAGCAGAGCATGGAACTCTTTCAAGCAAGGTAGTATCCAAGAGTATTCCCTCGTTCGAAAGTACTAATGTAAGCACAACTCCTATCGTGACACCGAGCAATCTGAGCGGTGGTACAGAGCCGCCGGAATTCGTAGAATACTTCAAGGAGGTATTCAAAGAGGCGAACTTGCCGGGCCCCGATTATTTCGAGTTCGTCAACGCACTCGAAAATCCGGCGCTCAAATCCATTCCAGAGCAGATGAAGCTTGTGAGTATCTTTGCCGGGTTCGCCGCGCAGGGATGCACCAAAGAGCGCTTGACCGAGAGCGCCCAGACGTACATTGGTTGTTTGCTGATAAGAAGAAGAAGTTTGAGGACGCGCTCGAGCAGAGCTTCGACGAGACCGTCGGCAAGCGCGAGACCGAGGTTGCGAGACTGACTGAGGAGAACCAGAAGCTGGACGAGGAGATGCAGAAGCTCGTCGAGAAGAAGATGAAGAACGGCGAGACCATCGCCAAGCTGACAACTGAGATTGGTGAGGAGACCAACCGTCTCAAGTTGAAGCACGCAGACTTCAACGCAACGTACGAGCGCATGGTGAAGGAGATTTCCGATAACTCCACAAAGATCGAGCAGTACATTCAGTAAGTAAACCTAAAATAAATAAAAATGCAAACGTTAGATAAACTGCAAAAAGCGCATTGGCTGGAGAAAGTACTTCGCCTTGCAATCCCGGTAGGATTGATCTGGGGAGGTATTAAGCTCTTCAACTACATCGCACCGTCAATAATCGATTTCCTCACAAACATCTGGGTGATCCTGGGAATAGGCGTGCCGTTGGCCATGCTTGTGCTGTACGTCATGAAGAACCCAAAGTTCATCTGGATGTCATACACAAACCTGTGCCGCAAGATCACAGCTTTTTTCGTGAAGCTCGATTTCTTGTCGTACATGGACAGCTATGTGGACACTCTCATCGAGAAGCTGGCTAACCTTCGCAAGAGCAAAACATATCTTGTTGGTAAGAAGGTTAAGCTGGAAAATCAGATGAACGGACTGGTTAAGAACATCGACGAGAATCTCAGGAAGGCGAAGGCCGCGAAGGACCTCGGAGACAAAACTCTATCAAATCACCATTCAAGTCTCGCATCGAGCGACAAGCAGACACTTGATGTGTACAAACCGATGCTCGCTAAGATGAACGCCAATATCAGCTTCCTCGATCGTCTTGAGACCAACTGGGCCCTCGGTATCGACAAGCTGAAGCACGAGGTGAACCGCATGCGCACACAGTACGAGACCATGTCTGAGATGGCCAAGGCTGTTGGACAAGCCGAGGAGTTCGCCAACGGCAACACAGAGGAGGCCAAAATCTACCGCATGTCGGTTAACGCGTTCGAAGAATCGTTGTCTCAGAAGATTGCCGCTATTGACGAATTCGAGAAGAACTCGAAGAACATCATGGCTTCACTTGATCTTGAACGCAAGATGACGGAAAATGAGGGCACCGAGTTACTCGACCAATACATCGCGAACGGATCTTCCTTATTCCTCCCGGAGAACGATGATGACCTCAGGCAATTCTCGAGTGTCGAAGTTTTCGCAAGCGGAACTAAGAACACGGAGTTTTCCAACTTACTTAAATAACATTTTCGTAAATCAGAAAAACTACGTAACTTTGTAACTTTGTGGAACAAAATAAAAATATAAAAACAAAGTGCTATGAGCAAAATCGGTAACTTTTTCAAAGGATTGACAATGGGGGAATATTCTTCCTGGCGTTAATCATCGTTGGTGGAACCCTTGGAGTCGGATACAAAATTCTTCGGCTGGTTCCAAAAACCAACAAAACAGTCGGGACAAATTACGGTAGCGGATCTTCCGCCACTGCAGTATGACAAGAACGCGAACGCGCCAAAGCGTGCGCTCCCCGACACTACACAAATGACAACCCTTGCAGTTCCAGAATGGAGAGCGGGTATCATGGGTTGGAACGCGCAGGCCGGTGTGGCTTACGCAAACGGTGGTCCTTCAACAATGAAGGGATCTATCATGGAGGAACAAGGCGTTAAATTGCGTCTTATCTGCCAGAACAACTGTACCGAGCAGGGCAACCAATTGTTCGCCTTCGCGCAGGACTACGCTTCCGGAAACAAGAACTCGTCAAAGGGCTATCACATGATTGCTTGGATGGGAGACGGGGTTCCGTCTTATCTCGCAGGTCTTAACGACCAAATCAAAAAACAACTCGGTGACGATTACATTATTCAGGCGTTCACAGCGTTCGGTGCTTCATTCGGTGAGGGCAAGGCCATCTATAAGGATGGTTCCTTCCGTCAAGACCCGCAGAAATTGCGCGGTTCCCTTTGGGTTGGTGTGTTGCGTGACGGCGACTGGAATATTCTAATGAAGTATGCCGACCTTAACGGTATTGACGTCAACAACGACCCTACCACGTACGACCCTACGGCCATCAACTGGATGGGTATCGATGACTACATTAAAGCAGCCCAAATCTACGTGTCTAAGACCACTGAGAAGCGTCCTATCGTTATCAATGGTAAAAGGACAGGCCGAGATACAACTGTCACAGTGGACGGTTGCGTTACGTGGACTCCGGGAGACAAAATCTGTTTCGAGGGTCGTGGTGGTGTAACAGTATTCTCGACTAAGGATAATGGTGCGCAGATGCCTAACACGTGGTTGGCTTGTAAGAAGTGGTTACAGGACAACAAAGCGAGCGTTGAGAAATTCATCCTTGCTGGTTGTTTAGGTGGCGACCAGGTTAAGTCCCACACTTCGGCATTGGCATTTGCTTGCCGTGTGCAGGATGCGATATACCAAGACGCTGGCTTGACGGCTGATGACTGGCAGCAGTACTTCGTAGGTAAGCAATTTACAGATGCGCAGGGCAACATAAACGAAATCGGTGGATCCCGCGTGTTCAACCTTGCGGACCTTGCGGAGTATTACGGCTTAAACGGAAGCACCGATAAGTACAAAGCCGTGTATGTTACTTTTGGTGACCTATGTGTTAAAGCATACCCGGATGTAATGCCTACGTACTTCCCTTACGAGGAGGTGGTGGACTTGAGTACGTGCAGTCAGTGTATACAAACAATAAAAACAACGCCAACATGACAGTGGCTTCTATGCCTACGTTCTCGGAGAACCAGAAGATGTCGCAGCTTGTGTCTAACAAGTCGTACGTTATCGAGTTCCAGACCGGCTCCGCCACCATCTTACCTGCATCTATCCCTACTCTTAATCAGTTGGCAAACGACTTGATTATCGCAGAGAACCTCCTCGTGTCCATCGAGGGTCACACGGATAATCAGGGTGACGATGGAATGAACATGCAGTTATCACAGCAACGTGCTGAAGCGGTTCGTCAGTGGTTAATCAACAAAGACCAGAAGATATTCCGTAACAAGGTGTCTGCTCAGGGCTTTGGCGAGACCACTCCTATCGGGGACAACAACACTGATGCGGGTCGTAAGAAGAACCGCCGTGTTGAAATCAAACTTGGCCGTTAACATTGAGAGCCGGTATTTTACCGGCTCTTTTTTATCCATTCGTCATGAATAAAGTTACAGCATTCATCAAAGACATATTCACGCCAAACAAGCAGCTCAAACAAAACAAGCAGCTCCTGGTGTTGACAATATGGGTGGCGACCGTCCTAATATACTGGACGTTCAGTCACACACAACTCCTCCCGAGTTTACCAAATATATGGGAAGCTACCAAGGGTTTATTCGCTAACGGATTTCTCGCAGAGCTCCTGTCGAGTATCTGGCTATGCGCTAAGGGAATGTTCTGGGCCACCATCATATCATTGGTGATAGCATACCTGGCAGTCATGCCTTTCTTCCGGCCGTTCACGGCGTTCGTTGGTAAGGCGAGATTCATGACAACTATAGGCTTAACTTTCCTATTTGCCCTTATATGCAAGGACACCACGTCACAGAAGGTGGCGCTGCTCGTGTTCGGCATAACTGTATTTCACGTTACGTCCATCTCGGCAATCATATCGAGTGTTACCAAGGCGGAGCTTGACTACGCGAGAACACTCAAGAAGAGTGAGTGGGAGACGGTGTGGGAAGTCATCATACTCGGAAAGGCGGACCAGGTCCTTGATGTGATACGACAGAACTTTGCGATTGCGTGGATGATGCTTGCAATGGTAGAGAACCTATGCCGGTCGGAAGGCGGTATCGGTGTGATACTCAACGACCAGAACAAAGTATTCCACCTCGATGCGGTTTACGCTATCCAGATAATGATTTTGATACTCGGTATGTTCTTTGACTGGATGCTTGGCTTCGTGCGCAAGACTCTTTGTCCTTACGCATACATAACACTTGAAAGAAAATGAAGCAAGAATATCAAATACTCGAAAAGACTATCCTTAAGGTCACAGATGTTTCGCTTAAGCTCGACGATAAGCTAATCCTGCGAGATATAAATCTCGAGATTAAGGACGTTGTACGTCCTGTCAAGACTACCGGACAGATCGTCGGATTTCTCGGACCATCCGGTCGTGGGAAGACGATGCTGTTCAACATACTTTCCGGATTACGTAAACCCACAACCGGCGAGGTGCTCGTAAATGGCAAGCCGGTTTATCCTGGCATGGTTGGCGTAGTCGCACAAGCGTATCCGTTGTTTCAACATCGTTCGATTCTCGGAAACTTGCAGCTTGCGGCCGCAAAGAACACTCGCTTAAGTAAGGCGGAGCAGAAGGATAAGATTGAGTTCTACCTCGAGCGATTCAAATTGGCCGACAAGCATAAGTTCTATCCGGCGCAACTATCCGGTGGACAGAAGCAACGTATCGCGATTATTCAGCAGTTGTTGTGTTCGGAAAATTTCTTGTTGATGGATGAGCCGTTCTCAGGACTTGACCCGAATATGACTGAAGAGGTATGCGAGGTCATCACGGAGGTCGCAAATCTTGATGACTTAAACACCATAGTGGTGGTATCCCACGATTACCACTCTACGTCTTCCATAGCAAACAATCTCTGGTTCATGGGATATGACTTCAGGGAGGACGGTACCCCAGAGCCTGGTGCATACATCAAGTTCCAGGAGGACATGATGGACCGCGGGTTCGCGTGGCGATTCCCAGAGATACTCGACGACACAGACTTCGGCAAGTTCACGAGAGACGTGCGGCGTGCATTCAAAAATCTTTAAACAAATCTGTGTGGACAAGTCCTTCCGTAGGCGGCTCTACGCCGAGGTTCCTGTTGTTGTGGAATGTCTTGGCTTGGGCTTCACGGTCGCCGACCTTGAACTTGCACCTGTGGATTCCTACCTCGGCGTACGCCGTCACCGTAGGAGATAACAAAAGGTGACCACACGGCAGATGCTTCAGGGTGAGTGACTTGTAACTTATTGATTATCAATACATTATGGAAAAGTCCTGGAAATTAAGTTTTCCAGGACTTTTCCATTTATACTCTATCTTGCTGATAATCAATAAGTTACGGAAATTGTTAGTAAGTATTTTCCGAAATATTTTTACGGAATAGGAAAAACCTCTTAACTTTACTCCATAATCAATACAAGACCATGAAAACAACAACAGACAACAAAGCTAAAGTCACAGCATTCTTAACTAAGAACCCGAAGAGCGATGCAAAGGCCATTGAGAAAGCAACTGGTATCAAACGTTCCGAAGTGTTTGCCGTTATCGGTGAGCTTGGTAAACAAATTGACACTTTCCAAAAGGGGGCTAAGAGTGTGAAGTTGTTCTCGGTAGTTATGCCCTCTGTTGAAAAGGCAAAAGCCGCAAAAGCCGCAAAAGCAGCCGAGGTTGAGAAAACTGCCAAGACCGACAAGTCGGAAGGTAAGAACTTCGGACGCGATTTCTCCAAGTACCAATTCAACGGACAGGAATTTCGCAAGGGCAAATTAGTTTTGGCCGTTGTGAAATTCATCGCTGAGAAACAGGGATGCAGTTTCAAGAAGTTGCTTGAAATTTTCCCTTCTGAGTTGGTGCGCAACTACGGTGTGTTCACCGAGGCAAGCACGGCCCGCAAGATGAACGCGAGCGGTAAGCAGCGTTACTTCTGCCAGGCGGACCAGTTCATCAAATTGAAGGATGGTTCTGTTGTGGCCGTTACAAACCAAATCAGTTCGAACAACATCGACCCAATCTTGGAGATTGCACGTCAGAACGGTTGCAAAATCGTAGCTGTCCGTCCCTGAATGTTGTTACTTGGGACCAGTTGAACAGGCCTGAGCGCCCGTTCAGATATTCATTGTATATTTGTACAATAAAACCAATAAGGATGAAATCGGTAAAACTTTTTACACTGGAAAAGTCACGGTGGGAAACATTCGAGTACGATAAACTCAGCGACATCTCCGCTGAGTTCAAAAAGCGTGGCATTAGCATCGGCCAGCGCGTGAGCATCGGCGACGGCGCGATCATCGGCCGGGGCGCGAGCATCGGCGACGGCGCGAGCATCGGCGAAGGCGCGAGCATCGGCCCCCGCACGAACATCGGCGAAGGCGCGAGCATCGGATGGGACGCGAGCATCGGCCCCCGCACGAACATCGGCGAAGGCGCGAGCATCGGCCGGGGCGCGAGCATCGGCCGGGGCACGAACATCGGCGACGGCGCGATCATCGGCGACGGCGCGATCATCGGCGAAGGCGCGAGCATCGCCCCACGCGCGAAAATCGGCCCACGCGCGAGCATCGGCGACGGCGCGATCATCGGCCCCCGCACGAACATCGGCGAAGGCGCGAGCATCGGCGACGGCGCGAACATCGGATGGGACGCGAGCATCGGCCCCCGCACGAACATCGGCGAAGGCGCGAACATCGGCCGGGGCGCGAGCATCGGCCGGGGCGCGAGCATCGGCGACGGCGCGAGCATCGCCCCCCGCGCGAACATCGGCCCCCGCGCGATCATCGGCGAAGGCGCGATCATCGCCCCCCGCGCGAGCATCGGCGACGGCGCGATCATCGGCGACGGCGCGAGCATCGGCCCCCGCGCGAACATCGGCCGGGGCGCGAAAATCGGCGAAGGCGCGAAAATCGGCCGGTGCGCGAGCATCGGCGACGGCGCGATCATCGGCGACGGCGCGAGCATCGGATGGGACGCGAAAATCAGCCGGTACGCGATCATCGGCGACGGCACGATCATCGGCGACGGCGCGAGCATCGAGGAATGCGTTATCGTGCGCTCTCTCAGCTTCAACGGATCAAGACATCACGTGTCGTATTGGGGCTCAGATGAGATTCAAATCGGCTGCATGAAATACTCTATAAAATATTGGCAAAATAACTTCAAGAGCATCGGTGAAACCGAAGGTTACAGCGCAGAAGAGATCGCGGAGTATGGTACCTACATCGAGTTGATTGCAAATTTGCATGAGAAAAACGCGTTGTCTCACATCGTCAAAAAGAAGTAGGATATGATGGAGTACGCCAAAGATTTTCGTCTGCTGTATGTCTACAGGGGTGCGGACGATTTCGATGGTGGCCCTTGCCACCATCAACAAGTGCCAGAGACCACTACAACCGGAAAATACAGGTTCCAGCATTTTGAGAAGCTATCGCCGGAGAGACAAACGTTAACGGAATAAAATTGCACGAACCATGAGATTTTTTAAACTGGAAGACAAAGATGCTACTCTCAGTAGCCTAAACGGCAACAAGCTTCATTATGAGTTCAAGGGAGACTGCTTGACTGAGCGCATCAACGACATGCGCAAGCGTATCGAGGACGCGCTATCAATGCGCAACTGGAATGTGCCTGGCATCTCCGTCGAATTCATTTACGATGTCGATATTGATAAAAAATAAGCACGTGCTTAGAGTCTCCAGAATAAAAACCGACCCCAGGCTATGCGCCGACGTCATGATCAATTCCTGGTCCATGCGCGTGCGCGGCATGGAGATGTGCCTGCACGAGGACGGCTCTGGCTCTCTGGAGGTGTATTGTGGTGATGATTGGGATAAGGATCGCAATGAGTTCGTAAACGGAAAGCGTTTTCACCGCAAGATGGACGGTAAGTCGAGGATCGTGCTACAGTACAACTTTGACACCAGGGATATATTCACCGCGACCGATGACGCGGGGCGCGGTCATTTTCCGAGCGGCAGCGAGTTTGAACCAACGGAGTACAAGTTGCAGTACGTGGAGAAACAGATGCTCGAGGGCCTTTACGATGTGCTCGACTACATCGAGTCCCACCCAGTGCAAGTTGTGGATCATTTCTTGTTTGCCGAGCCGAACCCGACATACCTCACGAATGCGATATTCGCAGGTTCACGATGCGATATTCGCAGGTTCACGATTCACGTCATCGGTGAGCCGAGATACGGCCAACAGGATTAGGAGCAAGGAGCACAATGGGAATTATGGCACAGACGGGAGTCGGAGGTTGCTCGATTTGAGCGTGTCCCCGCCTAAGAATCATCAGTACGCCAGCCTGATGAACGACGGGTTCATCTACTGCGGGATAGAGTGGGGTGACGGAAAAGTGGATAATCACAACTGGCACTATGATTCGGACAAGGTCCAGGCAGTTATCAATCTCAATAAAGTGGATAACGTGTTCGTAGTTGACCAAGCAGCGGCGGAAAAATTCAAGGAGAACTGGTTCAACGACAATCCGGAAGAGACCATACTGTCCAACGAGGCGTACCACCAGATGCAGATCGAGCGCTCGTGCACAAGATGATGAAGTCGCTCAAGACACAGGAGGAACAAACAACGAAACCGGAAGGATGGGACAACATGTCGCTCGAGAATAAAGTGAAGTTCGCAGAGAACCACAACTAATACAAAACGTAAATGGACATCCTGGTATCAAAATGATAGAACCATTCAGCCTAAGAGAAGTATTCACCGTATCGGGGCAACCTGGCCTGTGGAAGATAAAGAGCTACAGCGCGGCTATGGGCATAGCCGTTATGTCCAAGCTGGTGAATCCAAAGCAGACGGTCAGGGCGAAGACGTCCGACTTATCCCCGATAGAATCTATAAGAATATCAACAACTCTACCAGAATTTAAACCGCCACCTGGCGGATTCTCCGATCCGAACATAGTCACCGTGGCCACGGTATTCGAGAGTATATGGAATCTTAAACAATCTGGTTCAAGCGTAAGGAGCGCGGCAGAATTTGAGGCATGCGATAAGGAGACACAGTCTTCGGAAATTTTGCTCGTCATGCAGCACGCGGACCTAAGTAAATTCTTACCTTCTCATTACGTGAAGATACTCAGATGGTACGCGGATCTCGAGACCGCCATGTCGATGCTCGAGCCTGCAATCGATCCGTATGACGAGCTGAACTTAAAAATTAGATAAAATGCGCAAAGTTATATCGATACTTCTGGTGCTGCTTAACGCGGTCGCGTGGGCGCAAAAGCTTCCGGAAAAGGACCCGCGACTTTACGTGACAGACCTTGACAACCTCCTCCAGTACGAGGAGAGAGTGGCTCTTGATCAGAAAATACGCGACTACAGGGCGAAGACTACCACCGAATTCGCCATAGCCATTGTCCCGACACTCGACGGATACGATGTGGCCGATTACGGAAACAAACTGTTCAAGAAGTGGGGCATTGGCGACAAGAAACTCAACAACGGTTTGCTTCTCCTGGTTTGTGCAAAGGAGAGGAAATGGCGTATAGAGGTCGGATACGGTCTTGAGCCTTTCTTGACCGATTATTACACGAAGGGACGCGGTGACGCCTTGCTTAAACCGAACTTCAAGCAGAAAAAATATTACGAGGGCATGGATGCGTTATTAAGCGACTTCATGGCCAAACTTGGCAACGAGAAGTTCGAGTTGATGCTTGCCAACTATAAGAAGACTCAGGCCGAAATTGCTGCCGAGCAGGCTGCACAGGCGGAGAGAGACAGGATAGAGAGCGAACGTAGACAAGAGGCGTTTCTCAACGGCCTTATGTGGTTTCTTGGGGCTGCAGGTATAATAGGTTTCATCGTATTGCTGATAGCACTCGACCGCCGCAAAAAGAGACGCGAGCGCGAGGAACGCGAACGGGTAGAGCGCGAGGAAGCGGCTCGCAAGGCCAGAGTTGCCAAGCTGAAGTCTGACATTCTCGAGTTAAAGAAATTTAAGAGGAACACAGAGCCGACGGTAGCTATAATAGAATCATTCAAGTACGACATCGGCCAGGCCAACATGCGGAAGGTGTTCAACACCGACTGTGAAGAGATTGACCGTGAGGTTGTGGAGCTCAGCGACATAGAGTTCGAACTCCAGGAGACTCTTACCAGGTTGAAATACATCGTCAAGGAATCCACACATGCGATTCACGAGTATGAAGTGAAGATGAAGAACGCGACAGAGACTGAACATGCGGTAAACTCTATTGCACGGATGACGGGAGTGCTTAGATCGCAGCAGCTTGACGCGAAAGTTGTGTACGACTCGATCACCAAGAAGTACAAGCGTGAAGTGTGGGACGGCCGCATGAAGGAACCTTCGTACATCGACAGCAATCTCAAGGAGGCCGAGCGCTTGTACGAGAAGGCCGTCAATTTTCTGAAGGACAGTAAAATATCACAGGCACGCGAGTGTGCGACCTCTGCGACCTCTATACTGTGCAGGTCTAATTCGTACTTACGTTCGCCTTATGAGTTAAGAGACTCATTGAACAAGGCCGAGAAAGTTATGACGGATTTTGAAACCGACATCAAGAACAAAATAACTAAGGCGGAACGTCTGTCTAAAGATTCTGACGTGGAATCCTCGTCCAAGCGCAAACTCACCGAAGCTAAGACCAAGTACGCGGGGTTCACAAAAACGGGCCATCCGCTTGTCGACGCTGCAGCTGCGCTTGCTATACTGTCGGCATTTGACTCGGCGTACAGGGCCATGGATTCCGATATTTCTGACGCTAAGCGTAAGCGGGAGGAAGAGGAACGCAGGCGTAGACGCAACAGCTCTTCTTCATCGTTCGGTTCTTCCTTCGGTTCGAGCAGCTGTTCATCGTCGAGCTGTTCATCATCGTCGTTTGGTGATTGTAGTTCTGGATGTGGGAGCTCGAGTGGAGATTGGTAAAAAATTATTAAAAACCTAATATGAAAAACAAACAACTCTGGGATAAGCTCGCGTCGTTCATGGTGGACGACAATAGCGCTCCTCGCAGCTTCTTGAAGAAGCTCGCTAAGGAGAACGGGTGGAGCATGGAGCTTGCTGCGCGTGCATTTGAAGAATACAAGAAGTTCATGTATTTGGCTACAATTATGGAGGTCACTCCATCCAAACGCATAGATGAGGTTTGGCACCTGCACCTGCAATATACCAAATCATACTGGAAGGACCTCTGCGCAGGGATTCTCGGAACCGAGATTCACCACAATCCAGGTGACGGTAATGAGGTGGCAGAAGCTAAATTCCGTGATGTGTACAAGGAAACTAAGGAAGCCTACGTGGTGGAATTCGGACAGACTCCGCCATCTGACATCTGGGGCGGCGACGAGGTTGTGCGTGACGAGCGTCAAATTATAGTAGACACTGTCAGAAAACGCTCGAAGTTCGCGAACGGAGTCAGGGCAGTTCTCGGAATTTCCTCTGTTCTGTTGATGACATCCGGCACAGCATGGATGCTCGTTTTAGGGTTGATACTTGGCGGGGTTATTGTTGCCGCTATAATAAATTCAATCGTCAGAAACAACAGGCGTTCCAATTCCAGAAATTCCAAGAGTTACGGTTCTTCGTACGGAAGCTCTTCGTACACGAGATCCTACTCATCGTGTTCGAGTAAAAAAAAGAAGAAAGATGACGATAATAACAATAGTGGATGCTCGTCGTCACCAATAATATCGAGCTGTTCTTCGTCGTGTTCCGGACATAGTCACAGCAGTTGTTCAAGTCACAGCAGTTGTTCAAGCAGTTGTTCCTCATCATCAGGTGGAGGGGATTCGGGCGGCGGCGGATCGAGTTCGTGTGGTAGTTCGTGTGGCGGCGGCGGATGCGGCGGCGGCGGTGATTAACTTTAATACAAAATTTGAAATGAAAGAGACAATAATGGCCGATTTGAAAGCGGCAATGAAGAGCGGTGATAAATTTAGGCTCGAGACCATCAGGTCTATAAACACTGCAGTTACTAATTATGAGAAAGCTAATCCGGGGCAGGAAATCGACAAGTCCAAGATTCTGCGGGCGCTTGAGTCACAGAGAAAGATGTCCATAGAGGCATTTGTTTTGGCCGCAGATAACGAGCGCGCAGAAGCTGAGAGGCGCGAGCTTGCCGTGATCCGGGAGTATATCGACAAGTTCTTGCCGAAGCAGATGACCGAAGATGAGATCCGCAAAGAGCTCGAATGCATAGTTGTGGCTGTTGGGGGCAAGAGTGGAAATCCGAACGCTGTCATAGGCAAAGCCATGGGCGAGTTCTCGAAGAAATTCAAGGGTCTCGCGGATATGAGCCTCGTAAGTAAAATGCTCAAAGAAGTGCTCGCGTAATGTTTAACGAGAAGAAGACATATTATGATACCGAAGGGCGCAAGTACGTTGTCGGTAGCGACGGCCTCGGGAGCCGCCTGACTCTTCTCGTGGCAGCGGCTAACGAGAGTATACCGCACCGTTTCATCCAGGAATGCGATATGATAATAGTAATGGACCCGGTCCGTTACAAGTTCGTTGTCATGCGCAACCGGTTGGACAACTTTCATGGTGAGGGAACGTCCATATCTAAACTCTACGAGAAACACGTAGCTGCCTCGAGGCGGCTGGTGTGGACCGGACAGATACTCATAAGCAGCTTATTAACGCACCACATCGATAAAATTAACTCCGACATCCGAAACCTTTACGCGTTCAGGCGATATTATTTATTGCTATGACCGTACAGGAATTCAGAGTCAAGAAGGTTGTCACAACCAAGGCAGAGCTCATCAGATTGAAGGAGTGGGACTCTTTCGTCATGTTTTACAAGCTCGACAAGCAGGGGATGGTGGATTGCCCAGACGACGAGAAATTCGTGCTGGATCCAGACGATGCGGCTATATTCAACTTGCTCCCAATGGAGGAGGCGAATAAGCTCGACGAATTCTATCAAAACCAATTACAATGATAAAGAGAGAGAAGATCCAGAACTTTGCCAAGAACGGCGCGAAGACGAGCACCACAGCATCGGTGCTGTCATTGGTAGGAATATTCTTCCTGGTGATGCACATCATAATTATATTAGTTGCTATCTTTGATAGATGAAGCAACGGGATATAGATTTCTTACTTGGGCTGACTCTACTCATATTGGTTATAGCCCAGATAATACTTGTTATTCTTAAGCTTCTTGATGTCGGCTCGATAGGTGAGTGGAATTGGTTCGCGGTATTCACCCCGACAATAGCCCCGATTGCCATAGCCGGCTTCGCTATTATGATGTCATACATAATGATCCTATCGTTTAGAAAATGAAAAAAACAAAAGTATACGTATTTGATTTCGACGGAACGTTGATGCAATCGCCGGAGCCTGAGGAAGGCAAGGCAATGTACGAAAGACAGTTCGGACAAGCCTACCCACATAAGGGATGGTGGAGCAAGAGAGAAAGCTTGCACCAGGAGTTTGATATTAAGCCGAACGAGGCCGTACTCGCTCACTATCGAGAGGCCGTTGCCGCAGAGGCGCAAATGATAATGATGACGAACAGGCTCGCCAAACTCGAGGACCTGTTGCAGTTCCATCTCGACAAGCATGGTGTAAAGTTCGACAACAAGTCATTCGGTGACACGGAGAAGGGGAGACAGACCAAGCCCCAACGGCTGTCATATTTTCTCGAGGAACTCAGGGGCAAGGGATTTCACCCCGTTGACATTATAGTGCTCGACGACATGGAGGACCAGATCCAGCACTATCTCACCATGCGCGAGGACTGGAGAGCATGGGGGTCTCCTATGACGGTAAGGATACTTCAAGTTATGCCGAATGGAACTATCACCGAAAGATAAGGTACCAAATCTGTCCGAAATTTTCTGGACATACCTCGCACCCGGATTTCTAATAAAGATCCGGGACCAGTTCCGCACGTGGAGACTCAAGCGATATAAGATGCGGAAAGTCAAGGAGTCCAAGCTGATACACGACGAGGACTACTATATGGAGTTCAACATCATCGTGGACGACGGACACAACCCCCAGTGCATTGGACCGTTCAATATAACGATACCGGCCAAGGGCGCTTATTTTGCGAAGCGCAAACTGAAGGTACACGTCAAGGAGGTCGTGGACGTGGATGTGCTCCACATCGACAGGTCGGACAATCCGCACGTTGTATACAGCAGGAACACCGAGAGCAGCATGTACAACGTGCTGTTGTACTCTGGCGTGGGCGAACTGGTTGACGTGGTGAAAGGAGTTCAGGCCACATCTTCAAGGGAGGCGTATCTCAAGGTTAATCCGTTTGTCGTGGAGCACGCGATGTGGGACGCGGTCAAACAGGAGGAAATGAGCTAACATCATGTTAGAAAAATTGTTATATTTATTCGGTATTCGTACAAGCCTCAAAACTTGGTCGTTTCCTCAAGAAAACAACGCCGGAATTAAAGTCAACGCCGGATATGTTTATCATACATCAAATCCTTTTTTAGAGATACAAATCTTCACCAAATGTCAATAGGCAAGTTCAACAACTTTGATAAAGTAGACGAGAAGCTCAGCGCCGATGCTCAGTCGTACATATCCAAAAAAAAATAGCTAAGCTGAGAAGCGAGGGCAAGAATCCCAAACAGGCCGCTGCCATAGCGTATAGCTATGCCAAGCGCAAGGGCTACAAGATACCAGATGTCAAAGAATCGTTAACCGAGGCTGCATCACATGTCGAGTCGTTCAAGAAGGAAGTTACCAAACTTTTCATGGAATACGATGAGACAAAGTTCACGGCTGATGAACGCAACGAGATCATTGATTGGCTCAGCGATAAATCGACTGTCGGCTTCTTTGCTGGTCTATTAAAAAACAAGAAGAAGACCAACATACTCGAGTCGGACAACCCGCTCAACGACGATAACTCGACGCTCGACATCAAGACTATGACGTCACTCCAGTTCTACAAACTGATAGACCTGCTCGAGGTGGAGCTCGACCTCTACGCAGCATACGGTTACAACACGCGTAAGTACGCAGAGACCGAGAAGCTCAAGAGGACGTATATGAGTCACGCGGGTAAGACCTGGGAGCAAATTAAAAAAGAGGCTGAAGAGGCCGAGTCTGTTTTCTAAACAGTTAATCGTAATCGGAGCAGTAAATGTGGGTTCGAATCCCACCACTTGTTATGATTACATTTAATATAACCGATGACTCCGGACTTAAGGTTAAGATAAGGAGGCAAGACCGTAAATATAATAAGTAAGAACATGGAAAAAAAAATTATAGGAGTCGACCTCGACTCGACACTCATAACGATGACTGTATGCGGTAAGGCCGCAAAGGAACTTGGATACGACTACACTGACGTGGACGTTATCGACTGGTACCAATCAAACTTCCCGGACGACATGAAGCGTCGCATGCTTGAGATGTTTGTAGATCCGGTTATCATGTGCGATGCTGTTGAGCCGATTGAGGGCTCGCAGGAGACCATCAAGCGTTGGATCGATGCCGGTCATCACATATCGTTGATAACGGCCAGAGGCCCCGCTCTGCACGCGCCGACAATAGACATGGTCAACAGGCTGTACCCGGAGATCAAGGACATAAACTTCGTCGACTTTAACGAGACCAAGATCAACAAGATAATGGACAAGGGCGTGGAGATCTGGGTCGACGACGCGCCGCATGGCGTAATAGACGCGCTGTCATTGCACGTGCCGACCATAATGGTGTCCAATAAGTACACTAAGTACAACTGGAAAATAAAGCACCACCCGCGCATCCACGCAATAGTCAAGAAGATCCAGGACATAACTGACGACCATATAATAAAAGCTAAATCGCCATGGGTAAAGGAAACCGCATAGATCCGGAACAGCTGTTCTTCGTGGCGCTGTTCTTGTTCATGTTTGGCATGACTATATACAGGAACTCTGTGAACGACGAAGTTAAAAATAATGAGGCACAAATGAAAACTCCACAAAATGACAGCACTAATATTCTTCATACTGATACTGTTGATCGATCATAAATAATTCGTCTGGAGGACCCAGGCGAGGAAGACGAAGATAGGACCCACATGGGTCCTTTTTCATTTTCTCATCGCGTAGAAACATCTTAGTGCCATCGCTGTATAAGAGATAAAATAAAGGCACAATTAGAGATGGTTAACCCGCAGTTAGAGAAGATATTTTTTCACAACATCGTACGCAATTCAGGCTACATGGACGCCTCGCAGAATAGGTTCTTCGAGGAGCCAGTAATTAAGAAAGTTTTTCCCGTGGTAAAGGAGTTCTGGAACAAGTACAAGGAATGTCCTACACTACCACAGGTACGCGAGATACTCAGGCTGAAGGGGGTCGACGTTACGCCTGGACAAGTAGATACTCTGTGGGATGTAAACCTCGAGAAGTATGAAGACGAATGGCTCACGGACAACACAGAGACGTTCATCGAGTACAAGGCGCTCGAAACATCCACGGTCGATTTGGTGAACTACCTGAAGACCACGCCAGTAAATTCCGAGAACATCAAGAATATAGTCCAGCAGGCGAAGAGCCTCATAGTGGACAGGAACAATATAGACTTCAGCTTCTCTGAGGGCTCAGACTTCTTCAACCCGTCCTCTCACGTCCAGCCGACGTACAACACGTTCTCCACTGGGTACCCGTTCATAGACCTCGTTACCGACGGCGGTTTCTCCGCCAAAACGCTCACTGTGTTCCTCGGTCAGGCCAAGGTCGGTAAGTCTATATGGCTCGCCAACCTTGCGGCCAAGGCCGTCAAAAACGGCCACAACGTGGCGATAATATCGCTCGAGATGTCCGAGGCTCTTTATGTCAAGAGGATAGGCACGAACATGCTCAACATACCGGTGTCGGACTACAAGTTGGCGTCCAAGGATCAGGAACTAATCAAGGAGAAGATAAGCCAGGTGGGCTTCGACACGCTACAACTACCGGGGAAGCTGTTCATCAAGGAGTTCCCGACATCCACCGCATCTTCGCTCGACATCGAAGCGTACTTGAGGAGGATGGAGGAACGTTACAAGATGAAGTTCAAGGTGGTCATCATCGACTACATAAACATCATGAAGAACTGGCGGAACCCTAACACGGAGAACACCTACATGAAGATTAAGCAGATAGCGGAGGACGTGCGAGCCATGGCGCAGACCAACGAGTGGGCGGTAATTTCGGCTACGCAGGTCAAGCAGTCAGTGTTTGATACCAATGACATGTCTATGGGCGCTGCGTCCGAATCGTCAGGGCTCGTGGCCACGGTCGACCTCATGATGGGTATAATCCAGGACCCGCTCATGTACGCCAACAAGAAGTACAAGCTGAAAGTGCTCGCCAACCGGCACGAGGGGTACAAGAACGCATCCAAGATATTCGACATAGACTACAAGTACATGAGGATAAGCGAGGACCCTACTACGGGTATCATGGAGGACACATTCGATTAAAAATAACAACATGAACAATGAAACTGACAGAAAGCAACAGCACGCAAACAATGGTTACGGAGAAGAGACCGGAGCCATCAATATCGATCCATACTCGGACGAGATTCTCGAGGAGGCTCTGGAATCTGATCAGGGCGCCATTCACATATTTGGCAAGCGGCCGGATGGAGTTCTAAGGAACAATCTGGAAGAACCAAATATAATAGGAATAGGAATACTCCTAAATATGAAAAAGAGCAAAAAAGACAAGAAGCCGGCCAAGCCAACGGCTCGCTCAGTATTCGGTGGCGACGAACCCGCGTCGGGCGGTTCCGCTGGCAGGCGCGAGTTTATGAAGGACGGCAAGAAGTATTCCTACTCTAAACTTAGCTTCGACGAGTTTGATATACAGGAAAGTAAGAAGGGCAATAATACCGCGTCAAAGACCGCGCCGCGCCAAGAGGATAAGATCTTCGGCAACACATACAACACTGGCAGCACTGAGACTCACAAACTGCCCGACATAAAGGTCAACGATGAATATGCTGATGCGAGGCTCGACGATTGCTACAACTCGGAACAGTACATGGTCAGGCGAGAGTTGCTCAACAAGGTATACGAGATATACAACAACTCGCAGTGGAAGGGACTACCTAAAGACAAGAAGTTCCCGAAGGAGCTGGCGCCGTTCATATTCAACGACCTCTGGAACGGACTGAACAATGGGTCGGGGTATTCCGCGATGGACATGTTTATAGCCATCGCCGAGTTCATGGACACATCGTACGAGAAAGTGTACGAGGCGGCAGGACTGAAGGTCAAGACCATGGTTATTCAGGAGCTCGAGGGCAAGTACGCCATACTATCAAAAAAGAAACGAAACAGACTATTCTAATGATAAAGGTAAATTCAAACATCACGTGGGACCAGTCGAAGATACTGGATACGTGGAGACCGGTTTTGGAAAAGGCCGGAGTGCGCGAGGACTTGATGCAGTTCGCCGCCAATTATGCTCACTGTCACACATTGAGGGACAATAATGCTACCAGTATTTTTTCGAACCAAAAGGAAACTCCATCTATGTTGCCGGTCGCAATTAAGATACTTACCATGCTTAACATAAATGGTAAAAACGTCCAGCTGACGACGGCACCAAATTATGAGTATATTGATGATGTTACAGAGAATATTGGATTTGGTGAAACTCACACATTCCAAGTATCCATAAATATACCAGTTACAGAACCAATTAGTTCATCGCTTGCCGAAGAACTTATGACCAAGAAACTGGCGGATATGATAAACTTCAATCTAAGGAGATTTGACACAATAGTAATATACCTACTGGCAGAATCCAGCAGAATATCTGAGACCACACTCGCGCCCAAATTGTACATGAGATGCAGACTAAATTTCTGGGATAGAAACAGCGAGCCGGAGAACTTGTACCAGGTAAGTAATGATGGTGAATGATGGTGAACAATACCATATCACGAGAGTAAATGTGGTGGACAAAGATTCGTACATTGCCGCAAAGGATAGTTACATGACAGCCATAAATGAATCCGACGTTTTGCGTCTCGCGGAAGAAATTGAGGCGAAGGCAGAAACATTGAAGAACTCCGCGTCTATACTTAGACGAGCTATATTCGAAAAATAATGGTTACAAATTTCCCAGCAGCGAAGCGTGTCTGGTTCATAACGGACATCCATTTTGGCGTGCGGAGCAACCTCGTGGAGTGGATGGACATCCAGGAAGACTACTTCCTTAATTGGTTCATACCTCTGTGCGAGCGCGAGTATAAGCCTGGCGACATACTCATGGTCGGCGGCGATGTGTTCGACAGCCGCAATGCCATAAACCTGCGCGTGCTCAATCTCGGCATGACCGTGTTCCAGAAGCTGTCCAGCATATTCAAGGACGGCATAATCTGCATACTCGGTAACCACGATTGTTACCTCAAGTCTTCTAACGACATTAACTCGTTAAAGCCCATCGGTTTCATCCCAGGCGTCCACCTTTATGAGGAGCCGGTATCTGTGAAACTCGGACACACCAAATGGTTATTGATGCCATGGAGGAAGAACCACGAGGAGGAAGGCAAGTGTGTCCAAGAGCTCGGCATCGGAAACGACTTTTTATTGTGTCATGCAGACATCGCCGGTATGAAGTTCAATAAGAACGTGGAAGTCACTCACGGTTGTGACATAAGTACGTACAAGCAGTTCAAGCGCGTGTACTCTGGTCACATACATTTCGCACAGAAGAAGGCAAACGTTAATATGCTTGGCGCGCCTTATCAGCTAACGCGTTCTGACTCGGGTAATGCTAAGGGTGTTACCATTCTCGATTTATCTACGGACGAAGAAACTTGGATAGAGAACACATATTCCCCAAGGTTCTTATCTTACAAGTTGGACTCGCTACTTGACATGACGCCAGAAGAAGCGAGACAGCGATTCAAGAATAATTTTGTCGACTTGCACGTAGAGTCGAACGATATGTTCAAAGTACCGGTAAGCACGTTCTTGTCGTACGTTGAGGGATGCTACCGCGAGGTTAACTTCAGACCGACACAGGACAACCTTATAGATCTGAACGAAAATAAGCTCGACAACTTTGACTCTGAACTGAGTATACCCTCGCTCATAAAGAATTATGTCGATGCCACCGGATTCGGTGATACGGAAAAAAACAGATTGTTGAACACACTAAATTTCTTGCACACCCAGGCCGAGGAACGCAAGAACAAAGAAAGGATGCCAGACTTATGAGATACGAAACAATAGAATTCAGAAACTTCGCAAGCTATGGCAACAAGGACCAGGTAATAGACCTTCGTGGGCCTGCTGGGTTCTTTTTGATACTGGGCAAAAATGGCGCGGGCAAGTCCACAATATCGGATGCGATTAAGTTTGGTACATACGGCAAGGTGGACAAGAAAAGCCTGAAGGATCTCGCCAACAGGTCCAACAAGAACGGGTGGGTTAGATTAACTATAGACAGCAAGGGACGCAAGATAGTGTCGGAACGCACCGTTATGCCAAACGGTATGGAGCTGTCCATAGACGGACAAGCATACGACAAGGCGAACTATAGCGGTCGTGGACCAAATGAGTATCTCTGCGAGGAGCTGCTTGATATTCCGTTCTACGTATTCACCAACGTAATATCATTGAACATAAACGACTTTAAGAGTTTCATGAGCATGGGGGCCAAGGATAAGCGCGAGATAGTAGACCGCGTACTTGGCTACTCCATATTAAATGAGATGAAGGAGATACTCGGCAAGAGCAGCAAGAGCCTCAAGGACAGCATCGATTCCCTGCACAGCAAACTGCAAGGCGCCAAGGTGTCACTCGATAGCTCGATGACCCAGCTCGAGGAGACGATGAAGAAGCTGCAGGAGAATAACGACGAGGAGATAGCGGACGTTGTAAAACAACTGGAGAGCTTCAAGAATCTTCTCAACCTGCAGTCGGAGAAGGTCAAGGAGTTTCGCATAAGAAAGGAAGAGGTAGAGAAGGAAGCAAACAAATACCTGGAGCTGATAACAAAGGCGAGAGGCACTGTCAAGTACGCGAACGATAGGCTCAAGTTATTCGACAACAATCAGTGCCCAGAATGTGGCGCGGACCTCGATTCAGAATACCATGTGTCTTTGAAGCATGGGCTCGAGAAGGATCGCGACGTTGCGGCAGAGGAGGAGGCCAAACTGATAAAAGAAGCCAAGGCCGTCAAGGAGAGGAGGGACGCAATAAACCAGGAAGAACGTGACCTCATGGACAAGGGGTCTAAAATTCAGAGCAAGATAAGCGGGCTTAACACCATGCTGAAAAATCTCGAGTCTAACAAGAACTCGACTACTTCGACAGAGGGCTTACGTAATGTGATAGCGAGAGTAGAAGCGGAGATGAAAGAATGGGCGGACCAGCGAGCTATCGACGAGGAGAAGCTCGCATGGAACAAAGTTGTGGAAGAGGCGGTTGGCGAGAACGGCATAAAGAAACTCGTGATGCAGAGAATAATACCCGCGTTCAATAACGAGATATACAGCATGATGCTCCAGATGCACCTCGACTACCAGGTGACGTTCGATGAGAACTTCGACGCAAAGCTGTACCACCTCGGCGAGGAGATCTCGCCAGCGACGCTCAGCTTCGGCGAGAGTAAGAAGGTGGACTTCGTAATACTCGTGGCCTGGATAAGGCTTATGAAGATGAAGTTCCCGACACTAAACCTGTTGTTCCTCGACGAGATATTCTCCTCGGTTGACCAGGACGGAATACACTCTATCTTGCAGATCTTAAACAAGCTGTGCCACGAATTGAACCTCAATATTTTCGTAATATCACACAATCCGCTCCCGCAGGAGGTATTCGACTACAAGATAGAAATAGAGAAGAAAGATGGGTTCTCCAACCTGCGAATAGAAAAGGCGTGATATATAAAGAAAATATTCACAGACCTTGCCATTCAATGATAAGTATAATACTGACGATGTGCTGCTTAGGTGCATCGCAATTGGGCTCCTGGACTTCCTGAATAAGAAGGTCTACATCACCCAGGTGGTGTCGGACGAGGACGTGAGGCAGATCCCGGTGCCGTTCTTCTATGCGATGTACGGCAGCGAGAGGTTCTTGCAAGACTTCTACATAAACTACCAGTCCAATTGCGACGGTCCTACGTTCACAGAGGGCAACACCGATCCGGTGCCGAGGGGCGTCATCAATCTTACCGCCATGACCATAAACACGGCGGCCCTGACCAACAAGTTCAACCGCGGTACATACAACAAGGAGGTTGACGGCAGCATACAGGCATTCTCGGCTTTCCTGAATGTCATACCCCTGACCTTGACTTACGACGTGGAGATTCTATCAAACACGTTGGTCGAGGCGTACAAGATAATTCAGGAGACTATAGCTACGTTCTATAAGGCAGCCACCTTCGCGGTAGATTACAAGGGAATGCGCATACCCCTACAGGTGGGGTTCTCCCAGGATTACGCGATCGAGAAGCCGATAACCTTCACTTACGGGGACGATACCAGCAAGGCAATATCCATAAAGTTCACACTCGAGATGGAGGCATACCAGCCTGTTCTTGACGCCACAACGGAGATGTTCAGGGGCAAAACAATGCACCACGGTATTGGAAACGAGATGTTTTCGTATTCTGGGGTATCTGGCGTGTTCGCTAAGTTGTCTGTGGACGTGGACCCGCAAATGACCGACATAAAGAATGAGACCGATGCTAATGGTAACCCAGTGGAACCAGGAATATCGGGGATAAACGGACCGCCGCCCCCGCAAATACCAGCCTGATGAAGTAAAAGGACGGAATTTTCGACGGTTTGCTCGATATATATAAAAGGAAAATAAAAACTCTATAAAAGATGAATTTGAGAGAGAAAATCCAGGCTCTGTGCAACAGCACCACTTCTGCAGAAGTAAGGGCCATCTGCGAATCTTTCTTGCAGAGCGCAGAGCCTGCAAAAGTCGCCGAAACTTCGCTGTTCGAGAGCCTAAACGGTCTTAAGGCCGACTCTCAGGTCAACGCGCTGTTGACTGAACAGGAGAACCTACAGAAAGGAATACACGGCATCCAAGCCACAATATCCAAGAACGCCGCAGCCAACATCATGGCGAACTGGGGTGGGACCGGATCGCACAAGACATCCAACGTCGGCAATCACGTCAACAAGGTGATGATCCGCGAGAAGGCTCGGGAAGTTGAGAACGAAAAAGCGATACTCGAGGGTCTCAAAAAGATCGGCGACAAGGACCTGTCTGCCCAGCAGATGGTCAGCAAGCTCGAGCTCGCTTCGTACGGAGTGTCTGAGTCCATAGAGGCGCTCAAGAAGACAAACATGTCCAAGCACCCGCAGTTCAAGTACATCCTCGAGAAGTTCGAGGGATACGTGAACAGCAACATATCTGAGTCGAAGATAGTGACCGACTACGTGTCGAGCATATCTCCGTTCACGTGGGACAAGGAAGTTTCCGAGTCGTACAACAAGGTTAAATCCAACCTCGAGGGCAAAGCTGCCATAGTTGAGGTGCAGAACGCGATATTCGACATAAGGAACACCGACACCAGGGGGTTCTTTTCCTCGGTAGTCGAGAAGCTCACAAACTGGGTCAACAACGAAAAACGCAACGTGCCGACGCTCATCAAGGAGATGAAGTCGTACCAGTTCAACTCAATCGTTAGGAACCTCACCAACAAGCTTATGCTCATGGAGAACTCCAAGGGCACACAGTTCAACGTGCCAGTGAGTGGATCCAACTGCACAATATCCAACATCTACTCGCCTGTTATCATGAAGTCTGGCTTCCGGATTTTCAAGGCCGGCAACAACTTCTACGCTGCGAACAGCGCTGGCATCAACAAGATGTCAGAGGCGCAGGTAAACGCACTCCCTAAGGAATACCTCGAACTTTGCGAGGCATTCTTTAACGAGTCCGTTAAAGTAGCAAACGATAATATCGTAGTTTACGTAGGCAAGCACAAGGTTACAATCGGCGATTCTATCAAGGTAAACGAGCAGGAAGTTACCCTCAATACCCTCGGCAGCACGCTGATGAACTACTCACAGGGAACCATCTTCGGTTCTACGAGCCCTATGATTAAGGTGGCCGTAAAGCTCGCTGAGAGCGCAGCATCCATCATGGAGATTGACTTCGGTAAGGCCATATTCTCTAACCTGTACGAAGGTACTGGTGTTTATATGTTCCGTTGCGCAGACAAGGTTTACCTCAACAAGGTCAATCCTTCTATGAACGAGAATAAGTTCTTCGAGGCTAACGGTATGCAAGCCGTAAAATTCGTTAAGAACTTCTTGAGCTACAACGTATCTGAATCTCTCGCAGACCTTCTGACTGGTGACGCCAAGAAGAAGTCCGATATGGAGAAGAATCTCGGCGTTGTTATGAATAACATCAACTTGCTCGAGGGCGAACTCAACAAGATTGAGAACGCAATATCGGCAAACCCTGAGATAGCCGATGTTCCAGAAATATTGGCCGCTAAAGAACTCGTATCCGCCGAGCTCAACAACGCAAGATCATCTTGGCAAGAGCTGAACACCGAACTTAAGAAGTTCGAGAACGCTGATGAAGAGGAAGAGGGCGAGCCTGTAGAGATTAAGGATGAGGAACCGGAGGGCGATAAGCCAGCCGAGGAGCCTGGAGTTCCTGCAGAACCAACTCCCACAGACATTCCTTCTACAGACGGTGCGCCAGCTGCATCGTCAGCCGAAGTAGTTAACGTGGGACTTGCTGGGGCGGAAGGAGCGCAAGTACAGACACAAGCTATACAAGGTAACGACCACATAGATGCCAACGCAGCTGCGGCAGAACCAGCAGCGCCTGGAGCTGCAGTTGTCGACGCGGGATTTGCGGGAGCTGAAGGCAGCCAGACACCGGTAGCTGATGGCAGCAACCTCGCAGACGTTACTGCGGTACAACCTACATCTACAAACGCCGAGATAACAATACCAGATAACCTCGCGCCTAACGCGCAGGATGCTCCTGCAGTTGATTCAGCACCTTCGGTAGATCCTAACCCGGCAAATGCACCTGGCGAGGAACCTGCACAGGAACCAACCGCTGATGCGGCCAATGCTGAAGGCAGAGAAGGCGCGGTAGTAGAACCGGCGGCACAGGACCAGGGTGAGGAGAAGTCTAACGAGGCGCTCAACACTAATGTCCAGGTTAAGCTCAAGGGTTCCGACAGAATGGGAAAAATCACGGCATCTAACACAACGGAACATACGTTCACGATTCTATGGGATGACGGCGGGTCCGGAAACTACAACGAGGACCAACTCGAAGAGATAAAGCCTAAATCGGCAGACAACCAAGCGGCCAATGCTGCCGCAGCTAAGGACGCCGCTAAAGAAGTAGCTGAGAACGAGCAGGCACCAGAGGGATCCGATGCTAACGCGCCTGAGAATCTCGATGTGTACGTAAAGGGCACGATTACCATCAACTTCGGTCCTTACAAAGAGGGCGAGCAGGTCGAGATAAACGCGGCCGATTACACGGCAGCCGGTGACGACGATCCAGTTAAGATCAAGGAGCCTAAGGAGGACATCGGAACGCTTCCTAAGAAGTACGTAAAGATTGTCGAAGAGACACCAAAAGAGGAGATGAGTGAGTTGCAAACTAAGCTCGAAAGTGTTGTAAAAAATCTCGAGGAAATCGGAACATTTATCAAGGGAAATGATAAAATAGAAAGTAAGTTGATAGAAGAAGCGCTCGAAAAGCTTAAATCATATTCGGGAGCACTTTCGGGAGCACTTTCTAAAGAGAGTAAGTAAAGACTGAACGGGGACTTAGTGCCCCGTTCCTTTTTAAAAAAAAACAAGTTTCCCGTACATGGCAATTTATGTAAAGAATAGCGACCTGCTCGAGGAGATAATAGTGTCGAAGGAGCAGAAGAAGCTAACACCACGTGCGTTCGAGATGTTGATGAAAATCGCGAATGAGAGCAACAAGAAGCTGAGGTACAAAAACCCGCTCGACAAGGAGGATTGCATCTCCTCGGCCATCGAGGACCTTCTGAAGTACTGGGACAGGTTCGATCCGGCAAAGTCAAACAACCCTTTCGCGTTCTATACGCAGATTGCGAAGAATGGGTACGGCAAGGTATGGAAGAAGCTACACCCCGAGGGATTTGATAATATGCTTTCGCTCTCGCAGGACAATGTTCACAACAACTTCTGCTAAGCACGAACAAACAAACTTGAGGGGCCTGACGAAGGCCCTTCATTATTATTATTGGGAAATTGAAATTTAAATAAACGGGCTGCTGTTATGAGTATAAAAAATTTAAAGCCAAACCAGGGTCCTAACGGTAAGTATAAGCAAGGATATTTCCAATTAAAAAATCCCCAGAAATATGTAGGGGACCCTAACAAAGTGATATTCAGATCATCGTGGGAGTATAGATTCATGCAATGGTGTGATATACATCCTAAAATAGTTAAATGGGGAAGTGAGCCGGTACCAATCCCATACATAAATCCCGTACGAAGTGCTGAGAAAAAAACACAAGTTATAAATAACTACTACATCGACTTCTACATGGTTGCCGAGAAAGATGGCAAGCAGCAGGCGTACCTTGTCGAGGTCAAACCGGAGAAGCAGAAGTACCCGCCTGACCCGTCCAAGCTGAACGAGAACTGCACGGCTAAGCGCCTATCGCGCTATAATCAAGAGCTAAAGACTTATCTCATAAATCAGGCAAAATGGGCTGCGGCTAAGCAGTACGCGGCATCTCGCGGCATGCTATTCAAGATAGCCGACGAGAACTTTTTGTTTTAACCACGTATAAAGGACAATGGAGAAGAAACCGTCGCAGCAATTCAAGGACTACATAACGGAGAACCGCTCGTTCGACTTGTCCGTTAAGAATTCGTATTCCTTGTGGTTGTCTAAGTACGTAAAGAAGAAGGATGAGCAACCGCAGGAGAAGGTGTCCGACAAGGATCTGATAACCGGGAAGATGTACACGTTTGCGTACATGAGTAGGGAGAAGATAAACGAGAATACGCAGTACGTGGACCACAGACCGGTTCTGTTCAGCATGGGCAAGGTTACGCGAGGCGGCAAGGAGTTCGAGTCGGGTATAAACTTCAACGTCATACCGTTCAAGCCGAGACTGATGATACTCGACCGCATCCACAAGTTCTACGCGTCGACCATAGAGCAGAACTGGAACAACCTGGACAACGGCAAGGCTGGGAAGAAGCCTATGAAGATAAACTATGCCATAGCCAAGAAGATACTGGTCGGGACGGGCTGGGAGATGGGCTACCAGGTCTTCGACAGAAAGAGCATGCAGAAGCTTGAGATAATTGATTATGCGGACTGGACCGCCATGTGCGCCGTTTACACTAAGGCAATCCGTGGCAAGCAAATCAAAGACATCTGGTCTGAATATATAAAAAGGATGGCAAACCCGCAGGTGGACAACCTAAACGATAACTAACAATGGCAGGATTTTTGGACAGGATCTCAGGAGGGTCACTAATATCAAACATACAGGCGAGGGTCAAAAATCTCGCGAACCTTGGTATTCGCTATGACGACAAGGTCATAAAGAACTCCATGGCCATCGGCGCAACCGAGGGCAAGTTCCTTAAGCAGGGTGTTCTCGGCGACGAGGCGCTCATGTATTCGTTATCGATGGCCGACGTTGGCGCAAAGAAGTACGTGGCGTTCTTTGATAAGGACTACGCCGCGCGCAGGGAGTTCTTGCGCAAGTTCTCCATGAACGGAGAGATCCAGTGGATACTCGATACTATAACCGACGAGGCTGTTGTGCAGGACGAGCGTCAGTTTTTCTGCTATACGACACCGCTCTCTCTCGACGTCAACGACGAGGTGAAGGAGGCGTACGAAGAGAATTTCAAGAAGCTGTACACGTACTTCCACTTCAACGACGACATCACGGCCTGGCAGTACTTCTACCAGCTGATGGTCGACGGGTTCCTCGCATTCGAGATAATATGGGACGACAATGCGGAAAAGATAATAGGTTTTAAAGAGCTCGATGCCATCACGCTGCGCCCTGGCGTCGAGAAGCAACCGGACGGCACGTTCAAGAACGTGTGGTACCAGAACGAGAACGACATACACCTCAAGCGCAAACTGTACGACTCGCAGGTCATATACATCGCGTACGCCAAGGGCAACTCAATATCGAGGGTATCGTACGTGGAGCGACTTATACGCTCGTTCAACTTGCTCCGTATAATGGAGCACACCCGCGTTATATGGTCCGTGATGAACGCGTCGTTCCGTATGAAGATGGTTGTGCCTATCGGTTCCAAGTCGCCGCAGAAGGCTAAAGAATCGCTCGGAGAGTTGTTGACAATATACAAGGAGGACGTTAGGCTCGACCAGGATTCGGGTGAGCTGTTCATAAACGGAAGGCCGAACATACCTTTCTACAAGAACTACATGTTCCCTAATAAGAACGGTGAGCAGGTGGACATTGAGACCATTGGCGGCACCGGTCCGGAACTATCCGACACTGCGCAGCTCGATTACTTCTACAACAAATTAAAGCTTGACTCCAAAGTTCCGTTCGCTCGTTTCGACCGCGCAAACGGCGGGGGTCAGTTCGTTATAGGTTCGGAGGGCATGGACCGTGAGGAGGTCCGCTTCGCGAAATTCGTGAACAGGCTCAGGTCTATATTCCAGGAGATAATAGTTAAGCCGCTGTACCTGCAGATGGTGAAGGACTTCCCTGAGCTCGAGGACGACGAGATATTCAAGTCGCAGATAGGCATAAGGTTCAACAAGGACAACGTGTTCGAACGCCAGCGCGAGATGGACGTGCTCACTAAGACCGCCGAGTTCCTTGGTGCGATGAAGGAGATACAGACAATAAGGGGCGGAGAAGAGACGTCATACTTCCATCCGAAGTTCTTGATCGAGCGCTACATGTTCTTGCCTCAGGCCGACCTTGACCTGAACGAGAGATACTGGAAGGAAGACAAGGACGCTGGCAATGCGCCTGGCGGTGGTAAAGAAGGTGAAGAAGGCGGTGGTGAGAAAGAAGAAGGCGGTGGCGGAGGGGGATTCAGCCTATAATCCGGAACATAATCTAATCTAAATGTAAAAATACGCATTCATTCAACGGTATAGAATACACCGGTGACAAGTTCGAAGTGAGGGGCGGAGTTCTGTACGTTGACGAGAATGCCGTTGCCGATTTTAGGCAGGACACCGAGTACGTCTCCATATCCGGTGATGGCAACCTGTTCTGTGATTCTAAAGTGATAGTCGAGGGACAATTTGCCGGATCGATAAACGCCGATAAGGTGATAATAAACGGGGAGTTCACCGGCAAGATAAACGCTAACAAAGTAACGGACAATAGATGAAAATAATAAAGCGATTCAATGACGGAACCGCACTCGTACAACGGGGCGAATGTCAGCCGGAGATCATAAAAATCGAAGACATAAAAGAAGAGGACAGAGCATGCAAGGTCACCATAGTGTCGCTCGACGACGACGGGTTCGTCATAGAAGGAACGGACCTTCACGTTACCATAAGCAGCAAGTCCAAGCTGCACATAAAGGTAGACACACCCGACGAGCAGTACCAAGGCACCGTCCTCGGTGATAAACTCCTCGAATTCATGCAGAATCTGATAAAGATACTCGAAACACCGACAATAGCAAGGCCCTCCAAATAAGAGGGCCTTCTTATTTCCCGTGAGTAGGAACATAGGCGCATCCGGAATATAAAAAGGTTATGGAGAAGAAAGACACCCTATATTTCATGTTCAAGATTGATGTTGGCAATGCCAGTGAGCAGCAGGCGAGAGAATGTGCGGCCGCCGTGAACCAGATGATTAGCAGCAAACAGAAGCCCGACGACCAGTACTTCGAGAAGTGGTTCGTCCTGCCGGTTCGTGACGAGGGCACGAGCATAGAGCTGATATACCCGCCGTCCGACGGCGCGCGCGAGCAGATGGAGATGCGCTATGACCAGTTTATGGAAGAGCTCGACGACATTTTGAACCGCAAGTCGGTCGACGAGTATTTTGAGGAGGACTTGAACAAGGCCTGCGAGAACGGCAGATTTATCGGTCAGATTGGTTACCCCATAGACGATAACAGACTCGAACCTGTCAACCTAAAGAATGCTTCGCACATTGTTAACAGCTTTTCTATAGAGGACGGAATTTTGTGGGCGAACGTCAAAGTACTCGACACGCCGCCTGGTAAAATCCTACAGGGACTTCTCGACAGGAATCTCGTGGTGTTCAGGCCCGTAGTGGAAGGCTCTGTTGAGAGGATAGGCGAGACGGATTATGCGCGCATCAAAAAATTCTTGGGTGTGCACGCTATAAACATAACGGAGGATTCGTTCAATGTTTGACTCGAATTTTTACGAGCTTGCGCCAGGTTCCATAGGCAAGTTGTTCTACAAGCGCAACACCATGAGTGAGGACGAAAAGCAAGCGTACGTGAGCAAGATGACCGGTGAGAGGATGCGAGCGTTCCTCATGAACTCAACTTACGGCATGAATGCCAACGGACCAACTGACCCACAGGAAGCGTACAACAAGGCCAGGCGAGACTCGTGGAACGAGCTCGACGGCGGTGTAGGCGCCGAGACGCTGGAGATATACGTACAAATAGGGCAGAAGGAGTCAATGGACCTAATAACTAAAATAGAATCGTCCCAGGGGTTCGTGTGTTGGACCGATTCGGATTTTGTGAATCAAATAAAACAAAGATATAATGAGGACAATCGTGGTTAACCTATTCTCAGGGCCGGGCGCCGGCAAATCGATGTTCCAGGCGGGCCTTTACTGGGAGCTGAAGTGGAAGGGAGTCAACGCCGACGTCTTCGACAAGCAGCACCACAGAGGGTGAAGAAGTTCCTGAACGACAACGGCATCGAATATATCACCATAAAGAGCAAGAAGACATCACTAAGGGTGCTGACGAGCCTGGTTATGAAGGAACTGAAGAAGTCCGGGTGGAAGAAGTCCAACGTCAAAACAGGGAAATGAGCACAAAAATTTACGACGCATACAGGGTGCCGAAGTCGGTGGACCTGCGAGATCTGCTAAACAGGATGAAAAGCGCGAGCACCGAAGCGCTCGCCAAGGACCATGATTATTTGTACCTGCTACACGCACTGTCTGTCGCCAAGGCGGCGCAGGAGGTGGAGTCCGGTTCCAGCGACTACAGGGCGAAGGATATACTAAAGGAGAACGAAGAGAACAAGTTTGGGTTCACCTCATTGTTCTGGCTCGAGCACTGCTGCAAGGAAGCGGCCATGAGCCACCAGCAGAACCTGATGGCCATAGAGTTCTCGATGTCCCTGTGGCCTGACGAGGAACACTGGTACATAAAGTTCTTCGTCAATTGGTGTGGGTTCAACCGGAAGATGATGAACGCCGTGCTGGAGGCATGCCCGGAACTGGAGGACTTCCACTACCAGAACCAGACCGACCCGCCTGACGACATACCGTACGAGGAATTCAAGAAGCGCGATCAGAAGTGGGAGGAGCTCACCAAGCCTAACGGGAACTACAGGAACATGCTGCAGTTCATCGTGTTCGATCACAACGACCTGTCCGAACTCATACGCAAGTACTGGTGGACCGGCGAGCAGGACCTTTACAAGCACCTTGCGTACAAGTTCGACAAGAAGGTGTTGAAGGAAAGGGGGGACGAGGAAGGCGAAACAAAAACAACCGAGGAGATAGAAAATAACAATGAATAACGTAGACAGACAATATCTTGACCTGTTGAGAACAGTCCTCAAGAAAGGCCGCAAGAAGGCAGACCGCACCGGCGTGGGCACGATGAGCATGTTCGGGTACCAGATGCGCTTCGATATGCGCGAGGGTTTCCCTTTGCTCACTACCAAGAAGCTCTTCACCAAGGCTATAGTGCATGAGCTTTTGTGGTTTTTGAAAGGTGGTGACAATATAAAGTACCTCGTCGACAATGGTGTCGGTATATGGAACGAATGGCCCTGGCAGGCTTATATGAAGGCGCACGACAAGCTTAAGTCGAAGCTCGACGAGGCTACTCGTAACGCGGACACGACAAGCTCCGCTGAGGAGGTTGATAATTTAAAGAGGATGCTTTCCAACCATCCACCGCTCACGCTTTCCGAGTTCGTCCTAAAGGTTCGTGAGGACAACGAATTCGCGGATAAGTGGGGAGACCTTGGCCCAGTTTACGGTAAGCAGTGGGTGTCGTGGGAAGGCACCATGGGCAAGAACAACAAGCACATAACCGTCAATCAGATCGACCTCATGCTCAAGGATCTGGCGGCAAATCCAGACTCACGCAGGATTATGGTGAGTGCGTGGAACGTGTCGCAAGTGCCGGAGATGAAATTGCCGCCGTGCCACTGGGCGTTCCAGTTGTGGACGAGGGAGCTGAGCAAAGACGAGAGAGAATCAATAGGACGCGAGCGCAACCAACTTCCGGATCAACATGATGAATGGAACCATAAAACATTTGACGAGGTCGGATTACCAAAGCGTGCTGTATCCCTAATGTTCCAGATGCGCAGCGTGGACTGTTTCCTCGGGATGCCGTTCGACATCGCATCCTACGGGATACTCCTTGAGATGATAGCGCAAGTGTCCGGTATGGTAGCGGATGAGCTGTTGGTTACCTCTGGAGACACTCACATCTACCTCAACCATCTTGAGCAGGTTAATGAACAGTTGACGAGGGAACCTTACGACCTTCCGAAGATAAAACTCAACCCGGATGTCAAGTCGATATACGACTTCAAGTTCGAGGACATTACGTTCGAGAACTACAAGGCGCATCCGTCAATCAAGGCTGACGTAGCAATATAAAACAACAATACAAATGGAGAAGATCAAAGAAACAATACTGCACTTCGGAAAACCTAACGCCAACGGCAAGGTGTACGACGCAAACGACTTCCAGATGCCTTCACAGGTCCCGGTAGTAATATCCAAGCCTAACAACATGGGCATGCCCTTATTAGAGCAGGTTGGTACCGCGGTGCTGACCAAGAACGGGGCGGAGACCGTCGAGGCGGAGATAACACTCGGCGGCGGCGCGCACCTCGACTTCGCAAAGGAGAAGATCGGAAACGGTTTCAAATTTGTAGCATCTGGCGAGGGACATGTTGACGAGAGCGGCTATATTAGGGAGTACAAGATGTTGCGGATAATCATAACAGACAAACCCGCTAATACTTACTAACGTGAAATCTGATATACGGATGAACAAGACCATCTGTCTGTATTTTGATGCGGAGGCGGTCTACATAACGAAGACTGGGTGGGGCGACTTTCACGTCATACGCGAACTCGGCGACATAAACCAGAGTGTTTACGCGCGGATGTCTGAAGCCGAAGTCTACGCCAAGTACAAGGTTAATCCTAATATAAATTTGAACAATGATACAAGAACTCTTAACTGAGAAACTCAGACCACAGAAATTCGAGCACCTGATCCTCTGTGACAGGGTGAGGAACGCGCTCGGCAACGGCAAGCTGCACCAGAACGTACTGCTGTATAGTTCGCCTGGCACAGGCAAGACATCGGCAGCGAAGGTTCTCGTTAACGGCGCACCATTCCTCTACATCAACGCATCCGACGAGGGTAACGTCGACACGTTGCGCACGAAGATAACCAACTTCTGCTCGACAATATCCGTGATGGACGGGCTTGACGACGGGCCAGCTACAGTGCCAACCAAGTACGTGATACTCGACGAGATCGACGGCGGTTCCGACCAGTTCTACAAGGCGCTCCGTGCCACCATAGAGAAGTTTGCGAAGAACACAAGGTTCATAGCGACCTGCAACCACATAAACAAAGTGCCAGAGCCGGTGCAGTCGAGGTTCGAGTGCATAAACTTCGACTTCGTGAACAAGGAGGAGGAAAACCAAGTGCGCGCCGAGTGGATGAAGAGGATGGGCATGCTTATGGGCAAGCTCGGTATCGAGGCAACAGAGGGCGCGCTGAAGGAGTTCGTCGACAGGAACTTCCCGGACATGCGCTCCGCGCTAAATAAGATCCAGAACTTCCACATACAGGGGTTGAAGGTCTTAACCGCAGACAAAGTCAAGGAGCTCAACTGGGACTTCCTTGATTTGTACAAGGTGATAATGAAAAAGCCCAACCCGCTCGAAGTCTACAAGTACGTTGTGAGCGAACTGTCTCAGAAGGTAGACGAGACCATGGAGGCACTCGGTAACGAGTTCATACTGTGGCTCGAGAAGGAACACCCGGAAAAACTGCCAGTCATTCCTCACATAATCATCGCGAACATAGATCATCAGTCCAAGCGCAATGTGGTTATAGACCAGGTTGGGTGTCTGGTGTCTCTCGTATTCACCATACAAATGAAGATACACGCGTCTTGATGAGGAGTGAAATTAAAATACTCGAACACAACCTGGACGCTTTCATAAACCAGGTGATGTGCAGGCGCGACCGCAACCAGCACCGCGCGTGGGCAATTTACAACCTGTCGATAAAGCAGTACGTCGATAATGATGCTGGCAGAGAGCTGAATGTTGAATACTCCCACTACTGGCACACAGGCGAGCTTACGTCGGACCAGTTCGGAGAGTACCTGAAGGAATTCAAGAACAAGATATTAAACAAAATAAGAAGCAACCCGTAGAACTGAACATCTCAGGGTGCATTCGACGAGAACGCGAAGAAGACCATGGTCCAGTGGAACCTTGGCGAGTTCAAACAGACTCATCCCAGGCTCTACTCGGCGGCGTCCATGAAGGAGTGCCAAGCTGTACAGGGATCATCACAAGGATGAGAGCTTGCGATTGCAGAGGGTCCTCGTGGAACGCGGTTTCGTCACATGCGGCATAGTGGATGCAGCGACGACCGACAAGTCCTACTCATCCAGGAAAAATTTGTCAGATTATTTCGCAGGTCCGAATAAATTTCTTAATTTTGTGAAACAAATGGGCGATGAGCCCGTATATAAGATAACAACAAGAACAATGAAAAAGAATTTATCACTCAGCTCACTATTGTCACTGTCACTGCTCTCCGGCAAGAGAGATAGTTGGGCCATGTCATAATTCTTTCAAAGATATTTGAGAAAGCCCGACCGAAACGTCGGGCTTTCTTATTTTACAACTGGAGGGTAGACCCATGAGGTTTGGGGGCTGCCTGCTAAGCAGACTGGTCGGTGAAAACCGGCCGTGGTTCGAGTCCACTGCCCTCCACATGAATACGTCAGTAAAAGGCACGTACGCACAATTGGAAGGGTAAAGCGTAATTGGTATCGAACTAAATTTAGTGTACTATGGAACAAAGTTTTTACAAGATCAAGTTGATGGGGAACGTCGACCTGATGAAGAAGGCAAAGAAGCTATCGAGCATAGGGCTTGGAAGCAATGGAACAGCGATATACAGAACAGTATCGTTCAAGACCAAGGAGGAGGTGGAGACCTATCTCAAGGGCCTGAACATACAGTTTGAGGCTGTGTCCAAGATGGCAACAGTGGCTAAGTAACCGGAGACGATCCGGCTGGATCAGGGGCTCGCCTCGAAAGCGAGTAGGTCGCGAAAGCGGCTTGGGGGTTCGAGTCCCTCCGTCTCCGCTGAGGCGTGGCGGAATTGGTAGACGCGCACGGTTGAGGGCCGTGTGTCCGAAAGGACGTGGGGGTTCGAATCCCCCGAGGTCACTAATTGCCCGGGTGGCGGAATGGCAGACGCGCTGCGTTCAGAGCGCAGTGTCTAACGACGCCTCCCGGGTACAAATCTGCATGGTCGGGCGATGCAGACGAAAGGATAGCAGCCCGAATATGCGCAAGTGGTGTATGGGTCGACTCCCTTCTTGCGCACTGTTGTAAATGCCCCGGTGGCGTAAAGGTAGCCGCGTTAGTCTTAGGAACTAATGTCGAAAGATGTGCCGGTTCGAATCCGGCTCGGGGTACGATTAAATGCCGAGTTGGCGGAATGGTAGACGCGCTGGATTCAAAACCCAGTGCCACAAGGCGTGTGGGTTCGAGTCCCACACTCGGTACCAGACATTTTGTACCTGAGTTTAGAGAAGAAGAAGCTAAACGAGAGGATAGCACAGCTCAGGCCGAGCTCAGGGATGCCCTGACTAAGAAGGCCTCGAACACTAAGGTAAGGAGATCGACGTTGCCAGGCACACAATAAAGATTGCCGAGGCGAGGGCAGAACTCGCTAAACTAAAATAACGTAACATGAAAACACGATTATGTACGGGACATGCTCCCGTGGCTAACGCAAATCGGTACAGCGGATGGGCCTAAACCCCATGCTTGTCAGGGTTCGAATCCCTGCGGGAGTACCAACAAGGAGAGGTGCCTGAGCAGTCCAAAGGAACGGCCTGGAAAGCCGTGGTCGACATAGTTGGCCCGTGGGTTCGAACCCCACCCTCTCCGCAAAAAAGAAGCCCGGAATTTATCCGGGCTTCTTTGTTTTGTTTCATTATTCCCCGGCCATCAGATCATACACGTTGTCCCAGAACTTGGCTATCGGCTGTTTGTATCCTTTCCAAACTTCCTGCTTGACGAGCTCCTTTACTTTGTCCAACTTGCTTGCGTCACCATCTTCCTCGCCGCTCCTTATCGCTTCCTCCTCCTTGGATCTTTTCATGAGCTCCTTGCGGATCTTATCGGGGCCGCTCTTCTCGAGCTCCTTGTCCATGCGCTTGCGCAGCTCCTCCGCGTCTTTGTCGCTGAGCTTCTTGCTCTTTATCGCCTTCTCGAGCTTCGCGTTTATCTTCTCGATCTTCTCGTCCTTGGTCAGCTGGCGCCACTCGTCCTCTTGGTCCTCCTTGTTCTCTTCTTCGTTAGTCCTGCCGAGTTTGCTCTCGTTTACTTGGAAGTTTTCGAATCTGGATATTTTAATCATGTTATATGACGGTTATATTCGTTTCAATATATATTCTCCATGAATACCGCAAAGATGCCCATAACACTACATTATAACCCGGCACCTAAGAAGGGAAAATTCGAGAAGATGTTCAAGCCATGGTGGCTGATAGGGTCTACCGACTGCGACGTGTCAGAGTACTACGCCTGGTTCCTCCGGAAGCGTACCGGCATCGTATTACAGGAGCCGGCCTGGGGCGCACACGTTTCCGTAGTGAGAGGTGAGGTACCTCTGAATCAGGACGCCTGGAACAAACACCAGGGCAAGGTGGTGGAAGTCACGCTCGAGGTCGACGTCAGGACCAACGGTGAACACTGGTGGCTCAGAGCGACAAGCGAGGAGCTCAAAGACATACGAGAGGAACTTGGCCTGTACCGGCACGGCAAGCCGTTCGAGGACGGCGGTCACATGGGTTTGCACCTGACCATCGGAAATCCGATACCGCTCCACAAGGAAATATCCATGTACTATCACAGGGTGTTTACGATGTTTTAGCTATATTCGTTCCGATGCTGTTGACAAGGATAATATCATTCGTGGTAGGTGCTGCGTGCATGCTACTGTTCTTCACGTACGATCTGTACGAGTGGGCGCGCGAGGAGAAGGTGATGGTCGTGTCGGCCAAAGCGAGCACTGCGCAGGATGGTCGGTTCAAGGGTGCGTTCCTGATATACAGGGAGCTCAAGGGGGTCGGCGACCCTCGCACGGTTCTCGTGGACCAGGGACGTACGAGACTGCGAACGTGGGCGACGTCAAGGTGGAGTACCTCAGATCGACCGGTACCTATGTGATTTTCTTTTTTTTTTTGGACTGGTGTCCATATTCGTATTTGGTGTGACTGTGGTCGGCGCAGGATTTATGTTCGAACTCATAGACGCATTTACTTAAAACCATGGCCTCGTAGTTCAAGGGATAGAACGGAAGTTTCCTAAACTTTAAATACAGGTTCGAGTCCTGTCGAGGCTACTAAAAAACAAAAGTTATGCCAGTAGAATTATTTAGAATCCTCGTGACAGCAACAGTTCTGTGCTTGGCTCTCTACGCCATATTCACAGCATTCAGCGTGTTCACCTGCCAGCCTTACAAGAGGTACAGGCGATTCAAAGACTGCCTCTTCGAGGGCGACGGGCAGGGAATGGGGTTGCGGTTACCTGGTTTTTCAGCATCGCACTCGGTATTGTATGGCTCGGTATTGGAATTTATCATTTATTATTCGGATGAATAAACTGAAGATAGAGAACAAGGGCCTGACAGGCTACTACCTCCGGGAGAAGTTCGAAGACGAGAAGTCCGGTCTTGTGTTCATAACAGGCGAGACCTGCGACGAGATAGACCTGCATGCAGTACGAGGACGATGAGGACCTCGAGAAGAAGCTGTCGTACATACTAATGATTTTAACGGACAAGTGATGGACATACAAAGGAAAATATCGAAGAGGCAAGAGGCCAACAGAGAGATACTTCGCGCCATAAGCGCACAGGTCGAAGCACATCCCGAACTGAGGTTCCACCAGATCCTTCAGAACATGAACATATCGCAGACGCAGATGATAGGCGAGGCACCTAACGAGAGGATGGTCGGAAAAGACCAGTTCTACGAGGAAAGCGTCGACACACTAAAGAGGATAAATGGCCAAGAGTAAGAAGCCCAAGAAGTCCGATCGTCTCCAGCAGACCGTGGAGTTCCTGAGGAAGGCCCTCGCGAGCGACAAGCAGAACGACCCGGGAGGTATGCCGAGACAAAGAAGAAGTACGGCAGGGCCAAGCTCAAACTAAAATTTCTGAAAGATGAAGGACGATAACGACATAGCATATTTTGAGCTGTTGCAAGACCTGCCAGGATGTCCGGCCGGATCCTCGTTCACGTACGTGAGCAACGACTCCGGCGAGTACATATTTAACGGACCCATCCAGTTCCCGGCGTACTTCGTTACGGAGCACCCGAAGTGGTTCAAGCCGATATATATGTATGAATACCGGTCCAACTTCAAGAAGAGCTTCGTCTACTACGCAATGAACGAGAGGGGATGCAGCAAGGAAGAGGCTGAGCACCGGTGGGAACTGTTTTTAAATGACCCACGCTGACATGAAAGGAAAATACAAAGCCAAGTTCGACATCAACGACCTGGCGAAGAAGGGTGACATAGTAACCGTAACCGCAATAACGGATGCGATGATCACGTTCAACAAGGAGAATGGGAAGACTTACTCGATGGACAAGAAGACATTCTTCTCCAAATTTACCCCACACGCTGCCCGTTAAATCGGACAAGCTGCCACCACATAACGAGCGTAACGAGAACGCCAGGTCCGAGCACCATCCATATCGGGTGACCCGGTAAACCGGCGCTCGGTGCCATCACGTTGAAATCATACAGGCCGTGTAAGAATACGGGCACCAGCATTGCGAGTATCTGGTAAAGGTAGTTCAATGTACTATCCATCTTTGACAATGCGATGAAGTACCCCATCATCAATCCAGTGACTACGTGCAGCACTATCGCAGAGAACGCACGGACGAGCAACACGTCGTTCCCATACATTTGCAGGTACATTACATTTTCCATCACGGCAAACCCAGCGGATATGCACATCCCGTAAAACATTATCGCACACGGGTGTGCGTGCTTTATCCTATACTGCTCGGTTGCCTTGAACATGAAAAATTTCATGCCCTCCTCGAGCACCGCTATCTGGAAGAATGCGAGCGCAAGCATCGCATTCATCGGCTGCGACGACAGGGGAGTAGTTTGCCACTCCGGAAATATCCACAGGAACCACCCGGTTATTGTGGCGGAGATCATGCCCATCTGGAAATACAACTGAGACATCCTCCTACCTATAGTCTGGTACGGCGCGCTGAAATATATCATCGCAGCGTAGACGAGCGCGGGCAGGAAGGTGAATATGAAGGGCAAAAGTCTGTTGTCCTCTAACATAAGTTATATATCAACTTCGCGTTACTCCACTGGAAGTCTATGATAATCAAGCCTCTCGGCGATGCTTATATAACTACTTGATTATCAATAATTTATATTATGAAATCTTTACAACCAAGAGGTTGTAAATTTCCAGCAAAATTTTCCACAAATTTTTTTATTATCCAAAAAGCTCGTATCTTTACTATATCAAATTAAACGAAACAAATTTACAAACCTAAAAACTAAAAGTCATGTCAACAAAGAAATCAACCACTCCGAAAACAAACTTGTTCGCTACAGCTAAAACCGAAGTTACCGCCAAGTCTAATGAAGACAAAAAGATGGTTACGGTTACTGAGCCCGAAGTAGTAAACGCAATTGATGACCTTGTTAAGGGTCGCGAGATGGAGAAGGCCGGTAAAGCTATGCAGGCCAAAGCTGAGAGCATCCTTAAACCTGCTGCTCAGACCGAGTGGATGAACGAATACAAGAAAAGCAACAAGCGTCCTGGGTCATTCATCATGGCCAACCAAAATAACGGAGTTCTTTACATCGTTATGGACTCATACAAAAAAATTGACGAGGATCGCGCAACATACCTTAAAGAAACTTACGGCGAGGACATCGTTGAGACTGCTGACGAATTCATCATCAACAACGAGGCTATCGAAAAATATGCCGAGGAGATTTCCGAGGCCATCATGAAAATCAAGTCTATCCCTGATGAAGTAAAATTGAGCATGTTCACAAAACGCACAAGCTTCAAGGTTGCCAAGGGTACCATCGAGAACTTAACAAAAATCGCTGCCGACAACAACACAACTCCTGAGACATTGTTCAGCGAGATCGTTCCTACAACTCAAATCAAAGTTCGCGGAGACAAATAATTTACGAGGGCCGAAGGCCCTCCTTTTCTCATTAAAGCCATGATCAGGATACCATACAACAAGTTCAGATACATTTATCCGCCGAGACCCGAGAACGCACTCGATTTCGGGCGACTAAAGGAATACGATACCGAGGAGTACGGCGCTCAGCCTAAGCTCGATGGCGATTGTACCCTGTTATTCACCAACGGCATCGAGTCGCACGTGTGGAACCGCCACAAAGAGAAGTTCACCAAGTGCAAGATCGACCTGACCAAACTGCATCGCGAGACCGTATCTGACGTGAAGGGCGCGCAGACAAACAAATGGATGGTCCTCGTAGGCGAGTACATGGCGAAGTCCAAACGCAACCACATGGACAAAGTGTGGAACGACAAGTTCGTCATATTCGACATCATCGTTTACGATGGGTTCCAGCTAATAGGCACAACGTTCAGGGAGCGCATCGAGTTATTGGACCGCCTCTACGGCAAGGACGACATGGTGCTAACCCCTGACGGAGTTGACACGATGAAGTTCATGTATAACACAAACGTCGAGAATGCGTTCAGGGTGAAGACATTCTTCAACTGCTTCGAGCCGTTATGGAAGGACCTTGTAAAAATTGACATGATGGAAGGTCTTGTCCTCAAGCGTCTCGACGCTATACTCGAGAATGGCGTCACAGAACGCAACAACAGTGCCGGCCAATTGAAGTTCAGAAAACCGACTAAAAACTATCAATTTTAATACCATCGTGGAGGCGAAAGGTACGAATATCAAAGCAAGCAATATGACAACAACTCAAACAACTCAAAAAACTGCGAGCAAGCAGGACATCAAAGACGCTGCCATCGAACTGATGAAGCAGAACGGAACAACAACAAACCTTGACATCAAAAATTACTTACGCGCTAAGGATTTCTGGGTATCGCAAAACGAGGTTAGCCAAACGATGAGCACCATCGCGAGCGAGGAAAATTGGGACCGCACATGGAACGGTACATACAACACCTGGTCAATCCCGGCTCCCGCTACCACAGATGACAGCAATGACTCAGGAGATACAACCAATGTCATCGTCACGGCCAACCCGGCAAGCGCGGACAAAGCACTCGAGGACGTAATCACGGCCATCGCGAGCAAGCTCGGAATCTACAAGCAGGCTATCAACAAGAACTCGAACCTTCAGGAGGACCTCGGGTTCATCGACCGTGACTACTCGACCATCGGTCAGGTGTTCGGTAAAGACATCAAGGACTGCAAGACGGTTCAGGACATCGTAAACGCAATCAACGCTTAAATATCATGGCAGCAGTTACTACCGAAAAAGGATTCAAGGTCGTACGCTTAATCTGCGTGACCGGAGCGAACAACAACAAGTTTTACAACATGACTCAGATCTCGCCCGATGAGTTCGAGGCACACTGGGGGCGCGTAGACTCTACCGAGACACGCAAGAACTACCCAATGAGCGACTGGGACAGCATCTACCGCGACAAAACGAAGGCGAGCAAGAAACCCAAGCCGTACACGGATGTGACCCACCTGTATGCGGAGGAATCCGTTAACGAGAGCGCCGGCACGACCAAGTCCATATTCAACAAGGACCGCAGTGCCGAGGTCAAGAAATTCGTGGAGATGCTGATGAAGTTCGCCAACCAATCGGTTGAGGCCAACTATACAGTGTCTGCGTCTAAAGTTACAAAGGCACAGGTTGATCACGCGCAGCAGGTACTCGATGCTATCACCGGATTATTCAAGGTCGGCAACAAGGCGGACGAAATCAACGAGAAACTTATCGAGCTCTACCAGATCATCCCGAGAAAGATGAAGAAGGTGCAGGACCACTTGCTACCCGAAGGAACAAGTATTAAGGACAAAAAACAACTGCAGGAGTATATGAATCAAATCCTCCTTGTTGAGCAAGATGCCCTCGATGCCATGGCCGGTCAGGTTGCCATGAACGTGAAGGAGAAAGACGCGACGCCGGAGCAGAAGGAACACGATCTGTTGCACACTCTTGGATTGGAGCTCATGAACTGTCGTCCCGCGGAAATCGAAATGATCAAAAGGATGCTTGGCCCTAACGCGAAACAATTTGTACGCGCCTTCCGGGCGGTTAACAACCAAACGCAAGCCGGGTACGACAACTTCCTTAAGAAAGCGAAAAACAAGAAAACTGCGCTGTTGTGGCACGGCTCACGTAACGAGAACTGGTGGAGCATTTTCCAGCAGGGGCTGAAGATCCGTCCGTCAAACGCGGTGCTTACCGGTTCGATGTTCGGCTACGGTGTGTACTTCGCAGACAAGGCGCAGAAGTCTATCGGATACACATCTCTGAGCGGCTCGTATTGGGCACGAGGCGGTTCCAAAACTGCCATCCTTGCGCTTTACGAAATCCACCAGGGCAAGCAGAAGGAGATCCTTAACTGGAAATCCGAGCACAGCTCTCTCGATGAAGCTAAGATGAAGCGTGACGGATACGACTCTGTGTTCGCCAAGGGCGGCGCTGACCTCCGCAATAACGAATACATTGTCTACAACACCAACCAGAGCACGATTCAGTACCTGGTAGAAATACGAGACTAATGGAGCTAACCGGTCTTCAACGAAGGCGAGGATTATCCAACCATGTGGTGGCATGCCGTATTTTTCCGTCAGGTAAACGGCCCGAACCGGCTGTCACACATACAAATAAAATTTGTAAAAGGCCGCAACTTTCCACCCATTTACGGATAAATATGTTGAAATAAAAACACAACTAACCAATGAAGAAATTTATCATCGTAGCCGCAATTGCATTAGGGTTTGCCTCGTGCAGCGGAGGAGCGGAAGAGGCTCCATCGACCACAGACAGCACTGCCGGCGTGGTCGACACCACAGCTTGCGTAGCACCAACTTGCTGTGCAGACAGCACTGCATGTGACACCGTCAAGTAATTGACGAAATCCTCACTGAGGAAAGGGACCCGATTTTGGGTCCCCTTTTCATTTATATTTGAATGTAGATAAAGAGCAAGAGCTAATCGAGAGATACAGGCATCTCCTGGGTTCAATATCAATAAAAAATTCGTATCTTTACATTATGAATATTCCACAGGACATCAAGGACATCCACCAAATTATGACTGCCGCTGGTCACCAGCTCTTTGTTGTTGGGGGATGTGTCCGTGACCACCTGCTCGGGTCCAACATCAAGGACTACGACATGGCCACAGACGCCATGCCAGAAAAAATATCCGAACTTCTCAAAGACAACTACCGCTTGGATTACACGGGCAAGAGTTTCGGGGTGATACGAGTTTATACCAAGGACTGTCCAAAGGGATACGAGATAGCGACTTTCCGCGAGGACGTCTCCGTCGGGCGTCAACCAGAGGTAAGGCTCGGCGCAACAATCGAAGAGAACGTGCTGCGGCGCGACTTCACCATCAATGCTTTGTTTTACGACCTCGACAAGTGCGAGATAATCGACCTTGTTGGCGGCGTTGAAGACGTAGAGAACAGAGTATTGCGCTGTGTAGGCAACCCGGTGGACCGGTTCAACGAGGATAGATTGCGCGTGCTGAGAGCCATCAGATTTGCGCTTCGCTTTGGTATGAAGATACACGAGGATACCGCCGAAGCCATTATGAAATGCCGGGTACTCGAAGGACCAGACAAAGATGGTAATACAGTGCCTATTGTTCGCGAGCGCATAAATGAAGAAATGTTCAAGGCGTTCGAACAACTCAACTCACCGTTGATGTACTTCACATTGTTGCAGGAATATGGTCTACTCTATCAAGTCATGCCCGGGTATTACTATCCGGAGCAATGGATTAACACAAGAACTCCGGAGGTACTTGTAGCTTCGCTGTTCCACGCATCTGATACAAGCCGACAGATGCTCACCCGTAAACTGAAGGAGGAGATAAAATTACCGAATAAGTTTGTGGACGGTGTGGAGCTATTGCTCGATGCTGCCAAGTATGTTGAGCATGCTACCGACGAGCTTCATACGTTCGCGTTTACGATAGCTAAACGCAGAGAACGCCTCGAGCTGGCGGACGCGGATCTTACCGTGTTTTTACATTGGGTAATGTCCAAAGAGGAGAAGCGCCGTAATGCGAACGCGTTGGCACTTAGCGTTTACAAACTCAGTGTGACCGGACAATCTTTGTTAGATGAAGGTATGAAGGAAGGACCGGAGATGGGCGAAGAGCAGAGACGCCGCGAAGCTATAAAGTTTAACCAACTGCTGCAGCAATGTGACAGGGTAGTGAGAGATAAATGAGATTCAGAATAGGACCAATACTTTTGTTCATCGCCATATTATTGGTGGGCTTCATGATTGCGGACATCGTGACGGTGCTCGCGCAATAACGAGAAACGACACATGACAAAGGTCACACAAGACAGTTTGAACTATGGAAATATCAAAGCAAATAGATAAGCTCGCCGAAGACATTCACCTCAGCGACATTTACGGGTGCTTCGTGGAGATGGGATGCGGCGTTGCCGTAGTCAACGCACTGATGAGCATTGCCGGTGCGACCGCGACAGTTTACGTGTCCGAGTGTCCATATTCTCGCGAGTACCAGCACGACAACTACCATAACGAAGGAACCAGGGCGGTGTCCAAAGAGAGCGTGTCTAAAATTTTGGAGTGGAGATGGAAGGATATGATCGGTCTCAACGGCGTGAATGCCGCTTACATCGCATCATTCCAACTTGGTGGAGACGGCAAGTCGACACACGGCTGGATCGCGTACGCATACAAGTCGAAGACGAGATACTACCATATATCAATACACGAGAGCCTCACAAGAAAGCAGTACCTCGAGAGGATAGCACTGTGCGGTCTGCTCATCATAGCCGCCAGGAACGAATACGTTCCGACCGGTGCGTGCGTGGACATCGTCGACGGATTCGATGACAATCAGGCCGAAATGTTCGACATGGTGAGACACACGAGACAAGACGACTTCCTGTGCATCAGAGACGGCAAGTTCTACCGTCTGGAGGATTTTTTCAGGGAGGAGAGGTCCATCCTGTTATTCAAGGGAAGCTTCAACCCTATACACAACGGGCACGTGGAAATAGCAGAGGCTGTTAAATCCGAATACAACAGCAAGCCAAAACTCATGATAAGTGCCGAGATATACGGCAAGGGCACGCTGTCTTCACAGGAGCTCAAGAGCAGAATAGAAGACCTCAACAAGCTCGGCTACGATGTGGTCGTATCACGCAGTGGATTTTTCACATAAAGTACCTTCGTCAGAAGTTCAGCCAACCCATCGTGTTCGCGGTTGGCGTAGATACGCTTGTGCGTATATTCCAGAGCTCGTACCCGGTACTGAAGGACGACGGAACGCCTAATCACCCGTATCACAGGGAGGTGGAGACGTTCGACAAGGACTTCGACAATGTGAAACTTTTTGTTGTGAAGAGGGACGGGTTCGAGATACCCTATGTACTGACGCAGCTCGAATCGGTGATGTCGCACATTGAGGTGAGAAGCATAGAGCACAGCAACGTCAGTTCCACGCAGGTGAGGGCCGGCGCTGTCGAACACATACCCGAGGTTCTGAGGGACAAATATAAGAAGTGATGTATTACGCGCATGTCTATAACTATAGTGATAACAGCTTTGGCGTTCTTGGCATTGGGAATAGGCTTCTATCTGTCGTTACGGAGAGACGCCTATCGGAGCAGGCAGAGGTTCGAGCCGAGAGCGAGTGCAAAAACTTTATTAAAATCACACGAGCAAAAACCGGCGGCTTTCAAGTTGAAGTCCTACGACGAGACAACAGATCTGGAAGATTTACTCGACAAGGCAGTGAGAGATGAGGACTACGAACTGGCCGCGGCAATAAGAGACGAACTAAATAAAAGGAAATAATGGAACAAACCACCGAAATTGAAAGAAGCCAGATTTGGAAACAGATCCACGAGGTTGTTAACAAGATACCTCGAAAAAACGTCGAGGGTGATGCTATGGATGCCGCAAGCGCCGCAACAGAGATCGAGCAATTGCTGTTCCAGAAAAAAACAACCGAATACACGGTGCGGTACCCCATTGCATTCCACACCGTGGATGTCGCAGTGGTTAAGACGGACCACGACCACAATATAACACACGTATTGCTCATCCAGAAACCACACGAGGTATCGCTCGGCATCTGGAGATTCCCTGGTGGATTCATCGACCCGACCGACAAGAGTGCGGAGGAAGCTGGTGCACGTGAGGTCAAGGAGGAGACCGGCATGGACGTGTTCGAAATGAACTACATCGGATCTTCCAACATCGACGACCCGAGGTACAGGGATACACCACACGGAATCATAACATCATTCTTTTATGCCATCCATAAGGACGGAGAGGCTGGACAAGGATTCGATGACGTGGCGGTGACAAAGTGGTTCGACGTTAAGGAACTTTACTCGCCTGAGTTTAAGATCAACCCTACACACGCGCCTCTGTTCGCTATGTTCAAAGAGTTGGTAGACCAAAATCAATAATATAAACCTAAATAAAAACCAAAATGAAGAAACATCATGGCGATTACACGGATGCCGAGCTGCAAAACATGAGTGTGACAGAGCTCGTAGCCATCATCCAAAATTTACAAGATGAAGACAATTTCATCATCATGTCGGACAGTTACAAAATGACGCACCACCTTCTCGTACCTGATGGAATCGAGGAGACCTATTCGGGTCTTGAGTCGCGCGGCGGGGATATGCCTTACACTATCCTTTGCTTATTGCAGTACTATCTGAAAAAATACTTTGCCGGTGTTCGCATTACCCCAGCAAAAATCGAGGAAGCTCGTAAGAAGAACATCGCACACTTCGGCTTCGACTGTTTTAACGACAAGATGTGGTACCACATCTGGGAGAATCACGGAGGAAGATTACCTCTCGAGATCAAGGCAGTTCCGGAAGGTACTCCGGTTGCGGTGAAGAACATCATCATGACTATCCGCAATACAGATAAGAAGTGCTCACCACTCACCAACATCAGCGAAACCACGTTGATGAAATTGTGGGCGCCTAACACTGTCGCGACGTACGCTCGCCTGGTGAAGGAACTTATCGTTAAGTATCACGCATTGTCGTCCGACGCGCCACAGTGGCTGATCGACTTCATGCACCACGACTTCGGATACCGTGGAGTTAGCTCGGAAGAGTCCGCTCGCATCCTTGGTACCGCGGCGCTTATCTCGTTCAAAGGAACCGACACATTAGGTGCTTGTGTTCTTGCCGAGAAGTACTACGGTTGTCCAATGGCCGGTTTCTCTGTTATCGCGTCGGAACACTCAGTGCATTGTTCATACGATGGCGATGCGAGCGATCCTGAGGGATACCGCACCATCATCAACAAGGTCAAGACCGACCCATTGGTGCTAAATGCCAACCCTGCAAGTGGGGTGATCATCTTATCTCTCGTATCGGATACCAAGAATATCTATAACGTGTGTCACAGAATCCTTCCTGGCCTTAAAGACGAGTTCATCGGATGGACCAATAATCATGGTATCCCTATCAAGATTGTCGTACGTCCTGATTCCGGAGATGCCGAGATGGTTCTATTCGGATTGTTCAACGATTCAAAGGTGGACCCGCACTACGTGTCGCAAGTTGTGATGAAGGTGTCTAAACACATGGACATTGACATTGTCGAAGCGCAGAGCCTCGTGGATAAAGGAATTTTCAATATCCTGTTCGACCACTTTGGATTCACCACAAACTCGAAAGGTTTCAGAGTATTCCACCCTCAGATCGGTGTGCTCCAAGGAGATGGTGTGAATTACAAATTGATGTCCCTACTTTACGAACGTATGATCTCCGTGAAAATCGACATCATGAATCTGGTGTTCGGTTCCGGTGGAAAATATCTACAGGCACACGACCGCGACGAGCAGAAGTACGCTATCAAGGCTACGCATGTAATTATCAACGGAGTCGGCGTGAACATCGAGAAGAACCCTGTGACCGATGCGGTTAAGAAATCAAAAACTGGATACTGTAAACTTGTTCGTGCCGAAAGAAAGCCTGGAATGCAGGCGTGGGAAGCATTCAAGACGGTGCAGTCAACAGATCCAGATTTCGACAAATACGAGGACGTATTGGTGCCGGTATTCCGAGATGGAGAGATCCTTGTGGAGTACACGTTCGACCAGGTTCGTAAGAACGCTGAAATCGAGATGGATGTTGAGATAACAGCCTAACCTAAATAAATCAAAACCCGGAACAACCCATAATTTTTTTATGCAGGTTCCGGGATTTTGTTTCAATAAAGATTGCGATGCCAGATAAACCCATACCCAGGCAACCTGAGACACATCAAGGTCGAAGAGACTGATGAAATGCGCAGGAAGAAATTGGACGAGGCTATCGAAAGCTTCGGCCGTGACTTGAAGGGTCACAGCTTATCGTCGCTCGACAGCGAAGGGGTGTTCTTATTCATCAACGACGATTTCCCAATCATAGTCACGGCCAGCAGGGCGGAACCTGTCGGCGAACCAAGACGACGAGAAGCGGTACCCAATAGTTCATGCGATACTGTCGGTTAGGAACCTGTCAGATGGCCGGCGCGAGTTCTACGTGAAGTTCGAGTCAATAGTGTCCATTCCACCGGGTGAGGGATTGGAATATAAATGCCCTCACATCGACACAGTTAGGATGGAACTGATTAAATTCGACAGATGGAGCTACGAAATCGACGGCGAGTTCTATACGGTATCCGACATGCGCGGTACCATGCTGAATAAAAAATACGCGTTACTGCCAGACCTGATAAAATGATTTATACTTGCGGAATATTCATAATAGACACAAGAGACCGGGTTCTTGTGTGCCACATCACCAACCAGCCGATGGAGGGACGGACGTGGTCCATTCCGAAGGGGCTGCCGGATGACGGTGAGTCGTATCCAGAAGCTGCATGTAGAGAAGCCCTGGAGGAGACCGGGATAAGGATAGATCCTCTCGATGTCATATTCCTCGAGAATTCTCCGTACTTCTCAAAATCTATGAACGGCAAGAAGACCCTCGTGCCGTTCCTCGCGGTCATCGAAGAATCCGGTGATGACATCAAATGCGAGTGCACGTCCATGTTCACCAACCCGAAGGGCGTGCAGCAACCGGAGGTCGATGACTTTAAGTGGGTATCGTTCGAGGATGCAGCAGCAATAATTCATGAATCGCAGATGGTCAAGCTCGAGGAGGCAAAATGCATCTACGATAAGTATAAGTCTGACCCGCAGATTCCGCCCGACCTGACGCCAGAGGCGGAAGCCGAATGGCGTCGCAATTATCCAATACCCATAGAAGATTTCGGCAAGGACTGGGTTGCGCAGTTCCACTTGCTGCTACTCGGGTACAAGATGGGCATTAACACGAATATATCGCTCAGGCAGGTACTAAACACAACCCGTCAGATCCTCATCAACTCCAGTGGATTCGATCCGCTGGTTAGATCGAGAACTATAGTTGTGATAGAGGGAGACAACGGGGAGCAATGGGAGGACTACCACAAGTGGGTGGACAGCATTTACGAGGTCGATACCGCAAGACTGCAGATGAACTCGACAAAGAGTGGAAGGCTTTTATCGTTGAACTCATGGAACAGAACGGCATCACCGTTAATCCAAACTGGATCAATACCATCATGATGGATCGCCCTCCAAAACCCATGCGCAAAAACATTCCAAGCTACTCAAGGATAACGGTTTCGCCACGTGGCTCATTAAGACGTACAATGCGAGGAAATTAAATCACCAGACAATACACCCCACTCAGATATGAAATACTTAGGAGAGACGCTTGTGGAGCAGAAGGACACTCCATACAAGGATTATGCCAAGGCTGAGTTTGCCCTACTGTTCATCATGAAATACGGCGGGATAGACGGAGCGCACCACAAGGACTGGGTCCTCGACCAGGTCGCGAGGATACTCAACGATTCTCCGGTGACCATATTCCTGGCAAAATGGGATAACGGGCAAGAGGAGTACAGATTCCGCGTCGGCGATTCTTCGCGTTACCTCAATTGGGTCGCCGAATGCAAGAACGGGGAGGACGGACCGGACACGTACAGCTACGAGGAAGGAATTGCGCCCTGATGTTTTTCATCTCGTAAAAAATAGTATACTTACCTGAATAGAAAAACTAACAGGTAAGCGATGGAAGAAATAAAGATACAGCAGACTGTTGCGGTCCTGGTGGACGGCAACAACATGGACAAGAGCGCTAACACCTTTGGTGAGTTCATGATGATGGATTACGACCGGTTGATACCGCGTCTTATAGGTAGGCGCAGTCTGTCAAAGTTCTTCTACCTCAGGGAGGGAAAGAAGATCTCGAAGAAGCTCGCCGAGAGATTACACAAGAATTTTTACGGAATAGTCAAGCCATGCTACAAGAGTGCAGATGTGCCGCTAACTATAGAGGCGGTCCAGCTCGTTGACAAGGTTGACACCATAATAATCCTATCGGGTGATTCCGATTACATGGAACTCGTCAAGTATTTGAGCGCTCGTGGTTGTAGGACCGAGATTGCCGCATTCAGGCACAGCGCATCGACGGCCCTCATAGAGATGGCAGACTTCTACCACGAGATAACGGTGGATGACTGCTTCACTGTGGAGAAACACGGCAAGGATGAGCACGTGGAGTTTGCGCCGGAAATACACGGTGACCTCGGGTTGGCTCCGAAGAAGAAACATGTCATCCTTCCGAAGGACACCAGGGTCGTTGACGTGACAAACCCGGCGTTAACCGAGAAGATACGGTTGTACGACGAGACCGATCGATAATGCCTATGTGATTATTCTTGACAACGGCAACGAGACCAAGCGGAGGAGGAATAACTTTAAAACCGAAGAAGAAAATGTCAATAAAAATTAAGGAGGACAGACGGACAGGATGATCGACAAGAGCTACATAGTGCACGACGACTATAACGTAAAGGGCTTCGACGGGAAGTACAGGTTCCTGTCCAATTTCTTCATGACACCGGTTTATTTCGAGGGCATCAAGTACCCGTCGAGCGAACACGCATATCAGGCCGCTAAGACAGAGGACCAGCCCACCAGAATGACTATGTTCCTGAACTGTACGGCTGGTGAAGCAAAGAAGAACGGCAGGATCGTAACCATTCGCGATGACTGGTCCAGGATAAAGTTCGACGTGATGAGCGTCATCGTGTTCGAAAAGTTCTACCGTAATATCGAATTGCGTCGTGAGTTGCTTGCAACTGGCAAGCGCCACCTCGAGGAGACAAACCACTGGAACGATACCTATTGGGGTGTGTGCAATGGCAAAGGAGAAAATAACCTGGGCATAGTACTCATGGGCGTGAGGGCGTACTGGGGTTCCAAGTACCCGGAGCTGCTCGGCAAACCAGTGGCAAACATAAAACCTTTATTTTAAAATATGAGACATGGAACAGCCAGAAATAAAAATAAACGATTCGCTGGTGTGCAAGAACACTGCGCCACTTACCGGGAATGAGGTGGCACCGCCGCTCGAGATGGACAAGGATTACGAAGCAAAGAACGTGCACGTATGCGAGTGCGGACAAACGCACATCGATGTGGGACTCAAGTCAGTTTACAACTGGATCCGTTGCTACAAGTGTGATACGCATCTCCCAAACGGAGATAGTGTCCACTGGTGTCATCCGAGCAGATTTCAAATAAAAAAGGCCATGTTACCATGACCTATAAAAAATTAAAATTAAACTATGGTGTTAATTATCATCATCACATACATAATAGGGTTCGTCTTGAATGTCGCGTTGTTCGCCACGTTCGGCAAGGCGATGGGGTTCGATTACAGCGCCCCCAAGGACTATTCTAATTGCGACGACTGGGACGGCAACGTCCAGGCGTACACTGCGTTCTCGTTAGGGTGGCCTATAATAGACACATTCCTTATCCTGTGGGGACTGTGGACCGCTCTGACAAAATTAACAGGGGTATTCGTTAAATCATGAAGCCGGAAGAAGGACAGAAAATTTACGTGCCCACCTCGCTGTATGTTTACAGGGGTGCGGACGATTTCGAGGGTGGCCTTGCCACCATCAACAAGATAGAACACAGTACGCATTTGCCAGAAGACCACTACAACTACACTATGGTCGGCATCAAAGAGAGGCCTGGTACTACTATGTATAACTGGAAGTATCTCATGGAGAACCAGGACAAGTGGCGCGAGGAATACGGCGATCGTATAGCGCATCCAGATCCTGACGAACGTCCGGAGTTCAACCAACCTAATGCGGATTGGAGATGATGGAATTAACGGAGAAACAAATAAACTATATAAGTACGCTGGCATAGAGGACAAGATTCCTTCTGTGTGACCTACTTACGAGGCGGCTGCTATAGAGATGGCGCAAGACCTATGCTACACATGGGATGCTCGCGAACCGGAACTTTATAGAGTGGCGTGTCTACTGGAGCTTAGGGTGCCAGGGTTAAAATTATCACAGCACCTGGACCCCACACACATAATAAAAAACATAACATTATAAAATACTCGATGGCAAAATAACTTCAAGAGCAAAGGTTACAGCGCAGAGGAGATCGCGGAGTATGGTAGCTACATCGAGTTGATTGAGGAGAAAATAAAATGAAAGTCTGGTTCATAAGCGACACACATTGCAAGCACATGTTTCTGGATATACCAGACGGGGTTGATATGGCCATACATGCCGGGGACATGTCCAACTCGAAGGAACCGGCCGTCAACAACAACGAGGTACGCGATTTCCTCGAGTGGTACAAGTCACTCACGCATATCAAGTACAAGGTGCTTATTGCCGGCAACCATGATACGTCCATAGAGAAGGGACTCGTCACGAGAGGGGACATACATGAGTCCATAACTTATCTCGAGCACGAATACGCAGAGGTCGGCGGACTCAAGATATTCGGCAGCCCGTACACCCCGCAATTTGGGAAGGACTGGGCATTCAATGTGCCGCGCGGGTGCATCTCCTCGTATTGGGACGATATTCCAGAAGGTCTCGACATACTGATAACGCACGGCCCTCCCAAGGGAATACTCGACCTTACGCAGTACGACACGAGGGCTGGCGCGGATGGTCAGTCATTCTTCCAGTGCGGGTGCAAAGATATGTTGCGCGCGATAGCCAGGAAAAAACCGAGGTACCACGTGTTCGGTCACATACACCCAGAGGAGAACTGCCCAAATAGCGGCGCTCTGAATATACAGCATTGCGACACAACATTCATAAATGCTGCGGTGTGCAGCTTCGGTAAGTCTGTTTTTGACGGTGTCAAATTCAAGAACATACATAACAACGGGCACCTCTTTGAGATAAATAAACTGTCTGTGGAAAAATTTTAGACGGGGCGTGTACAACGGAACAGATTATTTTCGTAATTTTGCTTCAGAATCCGAAACAAATAGGATATATAGGATATAACGTAAAACTTTAATACAGCAGAAAATGTTCGCAACAATAACAAAAGGGATGTACACAGGGACCACCTTCACAACGAAGAAGGATGGTAAAGTATTCTCCGGGATTTGCGAGTCATGATGTGCTGAACAGTATACAAGATTCCTAAAATCCCGGTTAAAACAACCGGGATTTTTTGTTTTTATACGCATCCGTAGCTCAATGGTAGAGCTCCCGGCTCTTAACCGGTAGGTTGAAGGTTCGAGTCCTTCCGGGTGCACAAAAGGTCTGGCGACCAAAATATTGCGGGGTGACTGAAGATGGTATCAGGTAGGACTCATGATCCTATGCGCAAGCCTCGGAGGTTCGAGTCCTCCTCCCGCACAAATGCCGAGTTGAAAGGGAACGCACAGCCGGCGGGCTGCCCCTCGGCTCCAATTAGGGAATGACACTGCTGTGGTACACCGAGGCAGTGAGGAAGACAGGAATCGGTGTTCATGCGGGAGTAGCTCAGTTGGTAGAGCGTCACCTTGCCAAGGTGAAGGTCGCGGGTTCGAATCCCGTCCCCCGCTCAGTGGACAAGAATGGTCGGGGTTGCGATACCGATCACCCAATGAGAGAGGACCTCGAATCTCGCACAAGGTCATTATCTCACTTGTCCGCCACATTAAGTGGTTCTGTTGTCGTCGTTCATTATTGAGAAATTTAGAACTCGACAATCCAAAGTAAATCCTGGTAATAGGGTCCAGGAGAACCGCTGAACATTGCGGAGAGGTTGTTGGTAACCTTCTGGTCTCATAAGCCTGGACCCCGGCAGTTCGATTCTGCCCTCCGTTACAAAGGACAAACTGATGTAGATCGTGAGACCGAAAGGCCGCCGGAGCCAAGGTGAAAATTCCCTTCAGTCCCTGTCTAAAATATTTGCGGGTGTCGCGTAGTTGGTCCATCGCACCAGCCTTCCAAGCTGGTCAGATAAGGTCAGATCGTGAGTTCGAATCTCACTACCCGCTCCACGTTCTCTCTGGGTGACTATGAGATGTACCTGACTCTTAACCGCTGAACCTGGGACCAGTTGGAGGTAGCAAGTGGAGAGAACGTATTTTGCATGTAACGCATAAGTGGTGGTGCGCCAGCCTTCCAAGCTGGAACAGAGTCGGTTCGATCCCGACTACATGCTCAGTGAACAAGATGATTGGGGTTATGCCAATCGTCCTATGAAAGAAGAAGCAGAATCTCACACTGCATCGATATTTCACCTGTTCATTATGCTGCTGTAGTTCAGTCGGTGGAACACGTCCTTGGTAAGGACGAGGTCGCGGGTTCGATCCCCGCCGGTAGCTCGATGAAGACAAGAGAGATAAAAACGAGGCAGGTCGAACTATACGAGATAGATAAACCTGTCGAATATAAATTGAACGCTATGTCCGATTATTATTGCAAGATAATGGGCGGAAAATTTAAACCGTCTGTACAGTTCTCGATAACAACTTATCTTGAGCATACGGGCATTAAGAGAAGAATGTAAATTGCCTGAGTGGCATCAGTGGTCGACTGCGCCTGCCTTGTAAGCAGGAACTCAAACAACGGGGGTTCGAATCCCTCCTCAGGCTCAAAAAATAATGGCAGATCCGCATGACCGTTTCGGATACTAATACCCAAAGGTCGTTAATCATGGGAGCCAAAAAATTTAAGAAACGAAAATGAAGCAGAAACGAAAATATAAACGGTAACGCCTTGCTGACTGCGAGGCATCAATCATGCGCTCGTAGCAAACCGGTTGTAGGCAAATGGCTTTTAACCATTCAGGTCTGGTTCGACTCCAGACGGGCGCACAAATAAGAACGAAGTAAAATTTTGCGTCTGTTGCTCAGTTGGCCGAGAGCACCACACTTTTAATGTGGAGTGGGGTAACCACCATCGCAGGTTCGAATCCTGCCGGGCGCACAAAATTTAAACTGCCCCGTTCGCTTAGCTGGCCGAAAGTACCGGACTCTTAATCCGGAGAAGGTAACTTCCAACGTGGGTTCGAATCCCACCGGGGCAACCAAAATGTATGAACGATGGAATGTAACGTAGAACGCGAGCTCAGAGAGCGGCTCGTGAATTTCAGGAGGATCTGGGTGCACTACACTCGCCTCGGCTCTCTGTGTGTTACGCTCTTCCCGGCGGAACCGCACTCTCAGTACCGGATAGTCACCAGGCAGAAACTCGGCGACCGCATCTGGCGCAGGACGAAGACCACTGACGAGAACGGCAACGAGACCGTGCTCAAGGAGCTGGACGTTGACCTGATCGAGAGAATTGTGAGGGAAGACTTAGCGCTGTGACCAGAGATGGTATTGGACCTCCCTCATAAGGAGGCGCGGAAACGCATCGCCGGTTCGAGTCCGGCCAGCGCTACAAGTTAGTTCTAAATTTTGTATATTGCCAGTAACTGTTTGATTACAGATAACTAAAACTAAAAAGGAAAAAATATGTTTTTAATAGGATTCTCAGGTATTGCCCCGCTACGAGAGCTACTGTCAGTAAGTAAAAACAACAGAAGGGAAGGCTTCTGAATTTATAATTTAAAAACTAAATGACAATGGAAAAGAAATTAGGGAAAATTGAAAGCGTAACCTTTGGACACGGAGGAAATGTGCTTGGGATGCCGAAATGATTAAGTGGGACAAAAATTGCAAATGGACAGAAGCCGACAGAGATAAGCAATACGCTGAGATTATGCGTTACCTATCAAAATTATTAAAGGAGGCAAAAGTTGATAGTGTTGATAAATTAAAAGGTGTGCCGATTGAAGCAACTTTTGATGGCAATATGCTAAAGGAGTGGAGAATTTTGACGGAAGTTATTTAGTACACAGGTGAGCTGGGTTGTTTTTATTTCTTCTTAGCCCGTGTTATATTTTCGGTTGCTTTTCGCAACTGGAATATAACGGTCGGGTGTTTATGAAGTTGGGGCATTCAAGGCTCTAATGTTCATACAACCACCGAAGTAAAATAGTAGCACAAAGGCTGAGTGCTTAGTTATCAGCCCTAAGCCCTAATTTTGTTAGCGGTTCGTGGTAGTTGTAAAAAAATTTGGTTGTTACGATATTTATACGTATCTTTGTCGTATGGAAAATATAAAAGTAAAAAATTTGAAACGTGGTTATGGTGTAAACCATTCAAAACATGGCTACATTCAATATCGTGGACTTGCAACAAAACACCCTTATACAGATGAGCCAAAAGTACCACATAGATATGTATTTTGGCCTGCAATAGATGAAGACGGTAAAGCATTGCCTGATGTTGTTTTGACAGATGGTAATGAAATTGTTGAACTGGTTGATAAATATGAGGAGGTGGAATGAGAATAGAAATTAACCTTATAGACATGAAGAACGCTCAAGGACAAATTGACAGGAAAGGCAGGAACACAATGAACATGAAGAGACTACGCGAGCTGAAGGATCAGTTCGTGACAGAGAATTACGGCAATGACAGCATGACGAGCGATGTGGTGGCGGTGGCGGCCATAGACAAGTTCTTTAATTTCGTGAAGGCAAAGGAGAAGGAATGTAGGGCCAACGATTTCAAGCCGGACCCGTCCCCAATGATCGGAACCAACCCGTTCCGCAAGGACGCTGTTAGCGACGGTGACCACCTTTTTATACCCCCGACGGAAACGGACCGTGGTTCCATGGACGAACGTTTTAACCGCCTGCTCAACTACAGGGTTGAGACCTCGGTGGAATAAATATCCAGATAAATAGATTAAGAGGTGACCGAAGGGGAGCATGCTTCCCTGGCAAATATCCGAGCGCGTCCTCGCCTTAAGTCCGTAAATAGGGGCTGGTCACCAACTTGCCGATGTAGTTCAGCTGGTAGAACGTCGGTATCGTAAACCGAAAGTCGCAGGTTCGAATCCTGTCATCGGCTCCAAAAATTATTACGGTATGGAGTTCAAGGAGCTGGAGATAATAAAGATTGAGACGGAGGATCGGTTCTTCGTCACCGACCAGGGTGAGCTCGGTATAGAAATGCAGATAACAGTGCTGCCGAGTGGCAGCGTGATTGAATAACAAAAACAAAAAGCCATGAAAAAAGAATCGGTAGTTCTTGAGATACGTGCGGCGGCCGGTAGAGATGATGCAAAACTTCTTGTAGAAGAAATGACGTCTATTTATCGCAAAGCCGCCATCTGGCTCTCACCGTTGGACTCGAATACCCCCTACGGAGAAGAGAGGCAGGGTCCAGACGAGCATCGTCACGGTGGCAGTCATGGACGATAAACCACAACAAAACTTCGTGCTAAACCGCAACGACGTCGACCGCAAGTACTGCAGGTCTGGCGGCAAGGGCGGGCAAAAGGTGAACAAGGTCGAGACTTGCGTCGTGCTCACGCATATTCCGTCCAGCATGCAGGTCAGGTCGGAGGAGCACAGGACGCGCGAGAAGAACGAGGCCGCGGCCTGGGAACGCCTGGAGGACAAGCTGCGGGCCATCCACGACAACGGGGAGGGCCGCAAGATCCAGGGCATCCGCAACTCGCAGATAGGCACCGGAGAGCGCAACGACAAGCGCAGGACCTACCGGGACCAGGACGGCTACGTCATCGACCACGTCACAGGGAAACGGATTACGATGAAGGACCTGTATAAGGGGAACATCGGAGGTCTCCACGTGTAAAAGTATTATGGATATAGAGATGGTTTACATACAGCACTGCGACCTGCCGGAGTGCGCGCTCGGGACTGCCGAGTGGGACTGCCCGAGTTGTGGAGGACACAACATCGAGTACGACGATTTCTTTTACGAGGAGTACGAAAAGGAACACAAGGGTGAGCTTTGCTGCGATTGGTGCCGGGCAGAATTTGAAGTTGAGAAAAAAGAATACGGTATTTACAATATTAAAAAGGAGGTAAACAATGAGCAATTGGAAAGTAATAAAGACAAAGATTGAGGTGTTCGATCACCCGGATGCGGCGAAACTGCAAATCGGAAAGATTGGCACATACCAGGTAGTTGTGCAGAAGGGACTGTACAACGGTGGTGAGGACGTGGTATTCGCTCCCGAGAAGTCCATCCTGAACGGTGAGCTTGAGAAGGAGTACAAGAACTACCTGCACGGTCCTGATAAGAACAGGGTTGGTTCTATTCGTTTGAGAGGTGAGCTATCTTGTGGTATCATCATACCTAACGAGCTTGTGTTCGCGCAGTGCGGTAAGCACATAAGCGAGCTGCCTAACGACGAGGACCTGTCGGAGATTCTTGGTATAACCAAGTACGTGCCGAGGGTTCCTTCCGAGATGGAGGGCGTGGCGGTTCCTATCGAGTACGACAACTTCTCGATAAAGCACGACGTCGAACAGTTCGGTGTTTACGCTGCTGACTTCGTGGACGGGGAGCGTGTCGTGATAACGGAGAAGCTGCACGGGTCGCAGCTCGTGGCATACATCTCTGTGCACAACGACAACCAGGTTAAGGCAAAGTGGGTGTCTACCAAGAACTACAACGCCGAGGGCTTGTGCCTTGTGGAGAGCGATACCAACTTCTACTGGATGGCGGTTAACGATATAGGGTTATTCTCCAACATACTGGACTTGCTGCCCAATCTGTCCGCCCTCGCCGGGCTCAGCTCCGGCGATGAGATGGTGGTGCAGGTGTTCGGTGAGGGTATTCCTTGTCAGGCCATGAAGTATGGTTTCGTCAACCCGACTATGAAGATATTCGGTGTGACGATAAACGGAAAGACATATCCTTACGATCAGCTTCCGGAGTACTTCAGAAAGAATTGGGTTCCTGTTCTGTACGACGGACCTTACGAGAACGTGCCGGAGCTCAAGAAGCTTGCGCTCGGTAACGAGAAGGTGTCCGGCCAGGAGCTGCACATTAAGGAGGGCATTGTAATAACTCCTTACGAGGTGCGCAGGGCCAAGGACGGGACATGGCTGAAAGTTAAGGTGATTAACCCGAAATACAAGGAGACAGGCGAAGAATTTTCGTAAATCTACAAGGATTTAAGTGTACGTATGTGTAAAGTAATAAATATAAAAGATAAAGGTGACGAATCAAATTTTGTGTATATCGGGAGACCTACAAAATTTGGCAACCCGTATTCGCACAGGGAGGGAACGCTCGCCGAGTTCAGGGTTGCGTCAAGGAAGGAAGCGCTCGAGAAGTACGAGAAGTACCTATTATCGAATCCCTCGCTGATGGAATCCCTGCACGAACTGAAGGGAAAGACCCTGGTGTGCTGGTGCAAACCCAAGGCTTGTCATGGGGATATTTTAAAAAAATACGTGGATAAACTCGAAAAAGGTTTACCTGCGACGTTGTTCTAAAGATAAATAGATTATGAACTTTGAACCTGAATACAGGATGGAATCGTTGACGAAAAAACAATATGAGCGCGCTATCAAATCAAAGTGGCGTAGACTGCGTTTTTGCGCGCGACTTCGTATTGCGTATCGCTCACTGGGGGCGGCGCACGATCTATCGGTCACACCCGATAGGAATATAAGAGGGTAGGAGAGACCCTCGAATTTCTCTCCAAAACAAGCATAGGAATATGAAAGTGTTTAAGAAGTTTGGAGAGGAGCAAGTGCCGGATCTGGCAGCATACGTCAAGGACTACGTATCTCTCCACAAGGATGTAACAATAATGGTAGGCTGTGACGCGGCCGATTCTGGATGGTACCTGAGGTACTGTACTGTCGTTCTATTGCGCCACGAGGGCAAGGGAGCGCACTTTTTGTTTTACAAGGATTCGGTCAAGAAGAGTTCGCCTAAGAAGCTGCAGACTCCAGACGAGATATTCATGAAGATCTGGGGCGAGGTGGAGCGTATATTTGAAGTGGCCGAGTACCTCGAGACAGAGCTGACGAAGTCTGGCGTGTACGAGTATGCACGTAAGCCGGGGTACAAGTTGGTCGAAACCCACGTCGACATCAACCCGGACCCGCACGAGGGCTCGCACCTGGTGTACAACGCCGCCACTGGATTCTTCTCCGGTTCGGGTTACATCGTCAAGGCCAAGCCTTGGGCATGGGCCTCGACTTGCGCAGCTGACATGCTGCTCAGGTAGGATATATGCCTCCATGCTTAGGTCATGCATAAATCGACCGGCAGCCCCCGCACTATCGCGGGGTTTTTATTTTCAGAATATGGAGTTCTACTGCGATAACAAGAGACACCTGGTGTTGTCGTACAGCATAGAGAACCTTCACAAGATGGCTGAGGATCTCAATATAAAGCGCTGCTGGTTCCACAAGCAGATAGCCCATATAATAGGACACTATTGCCTGAGAAATGTTGGAAATTTCTTCGGGTAGTTGTATTATAGTTCCCAGGAAGTTGCTATCTTTGTTATGTTAATCAATTAAAACAATTAAAACATGACAAGAACAATGGAAATAGCGTTGACACCAGCGCACGAAAAAGTAGTCGGCAAATTAGCAGCCAACGAGCCTTACAATAAGAAGGCAATCCTCGACAGAACAGCGATGATCTCTGTTAAGAAGGAAGGCGGAGTAATCGTTACCCGCGACAAGGGCAACATCGTATCTAAGTTCCGCCCGAGCAAGATCTACGAAATCGTAGACTTCAATGATGCGGTAAAAACTTTGCTGTCGGTTATTGACGGCATATTCAACCCTGAGTTCTACAACATCACGGTTAAAGCCGGGTACCAGGAGCTTAAGCTTCGCGGCAAGTCGCACAAGATCAACGGGGACGTGTTCCACGAGATGGTGTGGTTGACAAACAGCACCGACGGTACAAAGCGTCTTTCAATCCGTTATGGATTGATGCGCCAGTGGTGCTCTAACGGTGCGGTGATGACTTACAAGGGATCATCGTTCCGGGTGAAACACCTGACGACTAATAACGTTAACGAGGAATTGAAGGCGTTCATGCTGCAATTGCCTAAGCTTGACGTTACAAAAACAATCAAGCGCTTAAAAAGCATTGGTGGCAAAACCATCACGGTGCGCGAGTTGTCCGACTCGTTGGTAAACAAAATCGGCAAGAAGGGCAACGATACCATTTGGAAGTTGCTTGTCGACAAGATGGCCTCTTCGAAGACCGACAGAATCGGCACCAAGGAGGACGCGCTCATCACAGGCATCAAAGTACCTTTCAATGAAATGACCAAAGAAACGCTGGACACTCCATTGGACAGCTGGAAGGTATTCAACTGCTACACCGAGCTTTGGAGAAGCTTGGACGCAGGGGAGATCGAGCGCGAGACCAACAAGATCCTTGAAATCCTTAACTAAGTAATAACGGAGGGGGTGGAAGTCCCCCTCCATTTTTAATACGCCAATGAAAAAACAAACCATAGGAGAGCCAAGGCCGACCTCCACAATGAAAGAACTATTTGTGACATCGACTTAAAGGTCACGGAAAGAGGTACTAAAGGGCGGCATCTACAAGATGGGCTCGAACATATTCAAGCTCTCCCATTGGAATGATACGCGCGAAAATGAGGCGTGGATGTCTCCATCATAAAAATCATAAACGTACGTACGATAAATAGAAGTCCAGATGATCTGGGCTTTTTATTACCCCAGAGTCAAAGAACATCCAGGCCAGCATCATGATGGACCTGTACCTCAAGGGGTATTCGCCGATAGTAGCGAATTTCACGTGTCAGGGCTTGTCCGAGTGCGAAAGATAAGCAGGTCTGACTTCAGGAAGGATTTCGAGAAAGAACACAAGCACAAATTGCTACTGGCGCGCAAAGCCACAAAGACATACAGCAAATGTGTTCGCGGGAAGAAGACCGACGAAACAGAAACGTACGTGCTCATACCCAACTACTTCACGTACCTCGTTCCAGAGGGCCTGGTCAAGGTAGAGGAGGTTCCTGAGTACGCAGGTCTGCTGTACGTCCTATCCGACTACAAGGGTTCTACTGGGCGAAGAAACCACCACCTAAGCTGCACGACAACCGGATGGACGATAAGATGCTGCGCGCGATAGCGCACAACCTCATGTGCAAGTTAATTTTCGGCAGCTCGTACCAGACCTATATCAATAAGAATAATAGCGTCATAGATGGATATATAAATAAAACGGATGATGACTTTCCAGATATTCTCAATGAACGAGGCACAGAGCTTCGCTCCGGAGGAGCTGAAAGACAAGATTCGAGGATCTGAAGGAACCCAAAGTATTCTTCGAGACGATCAAGAACATATTCTTGATATATCCTCTGATGAAACTTGTTAACATACTTGAAAATGCAAGGAACATATCATAATGAGACAATATGGATGTGTTATGTTAAACGTCCCCTTGAGGGGATGGTCCGAGGTACTAATGCACGTAGATCAAGACGATGTTTACGATCCGGACGGTGACCATGGGCTTAGCTTATATCCTCACATAACAGTCCTATACGGCGTGCACCAAGTGGAGAATCCGCTCGACATGATGCTGTATCTGGATACTATATGCAGGCAGACAGAAATAGAGTTCTTGCCGGTCAGTTTGTTCGACTCGGACCCGAGGTTCGACGTGCTGAAGTTCGGCGTTAACTGTAAGGTTTTGCACACGTACCACGACAAGATAAAGAAGAAGTTCCCATGCACAATCGACCATGAGTATAATCCTCACATGACGATAGCATATATAAATAAAGGCACAGGATGGAAGTACAGTAATCTTGCATTCAGTATGCCTAAAATTACTATAGATTTGATGCGGTTCACGAATGCGGACGGTCACGAAACACTAATAAAATTGAAGCCATGAGTAAAGAGAAAGATGTTCAGGAGAAGATCAAGGCGAACCTTGAGGCCATCATGAACAACATGGGGGTCAACACCACGCCCAAGTCGCCGGCGAATGCCAACCCGAACTCGGTCGCGGTCAAGCAGGTCAAGGGTATGGACCTTGACGGAGATCCGGACGGTACGCTCGACAAGATTGACCACCCGAACTCCGAGCCCATGAACATACATGCCGAGCGCGTGCAGCTGGAGAAGGAGGCTAAGAAGGTGCTCAACTCGGTCATGAAGTTCTACGTTGACCAGAAGTACATAAAGAAGAACGACTACGTTCTCGCCAAGAAGAAGATAGACGAGATGGCGCTGTCGTCGATAATGTTCTCCCTGAAGTTCACGCAGCTGGCCATGATAAAGCTGCTCGAGGACATAGACATGGGCAACACGCACCCGAGAAATTTCGAGGCGCTCGCCACGCTCAACAATCAGTTGATGTCGACAATCAAGCACCAGGCCGCATACATGGTAACTCTCGAGGAGGGTTACAAGAAGCAGCAGCACGACAATACTGTGGTTGAGGAGATGCGCAATGCCAAACCACAGGAGGAAACTATAGACAAGCTTGACGGACCGGTGAAGGTAAGGGGCACGAAGAACCTCATGGAGACCATACAGACCAAGCTTATCGAGGACGCCAAGTTCGAATACAAGAAGGAGGAGAAACCGCGCCTGACCGATCCTGGAGCAAGGCCAGTCAACCCTCTGGCTGACGTAACACCGAAGGACAAGGACGCAAATAAGAACGAAGACGAGGACCACTTTGATTTAGATGATGAATACTTCGGATAAAATACCTTGCGAAGTGCGGAACCACCGTGCATGTCGGGATCGCCTTCCAGAGCCACGGAGACGATGCCATGCACTTGTGCCTGAGATGTCTATATGTAATTACTGTAAAAAATGAAGCACCTGAGGGACATAAACGAGTTCAGGAGTTTCGATAATTCTAAGGTATCGAAGAACGGACAACTATTGACCGTGTATCACGGCACCAATTCCAAGTTCGACAAGTTCGACGCCTCATATATGGGGCAGACCGACGAGGGTTATTATGGACGAGGGTTCTATTTCACCATTGACAAGGACTATGCCCGCGAGTACGGATCACGCGTCATCGAGGCAAACCTCGATGTTAAAAACCCGTTCTATCTTCGCACATGGTCGATGCTTGGCAGCTACGAGGAGATTTACCTAAGAGAGGATCTATCCAAACTCAAAGGCGTGCCGTCGTACTTCAAGCCGAACAAGGAGATTCCCGAAGGATTTGAACTGACCGTACGCGATACAAACCACGACGAAGTGGTCGAGATAGCAGTTGTTCCCAAAAAAGAACTGTGGGGCACTGACGACGAGGTGTACGGTCCGAGCATCTATCTGAAAAAGGAAGATGCTGCCAAGAAGGACATACTTGAAGGGTACAAGGAGCTTGCTGTGGTGCGATTCAACGATATGAGGGCCGACGTTGAATTTGACGGTGGCCTCGCCAACTGGGTTATCCAAAAGCTCGGCCGCTGGAACTTTCACGAATTACTACAGAAGAACGGATACGACGGGATCTTCGTCGTCGGCAAGGACGGAGACAAGACGCCGATAGACGAGGTGTCCGAGATAGTCGTATGGGACCCATCCCAAATACAAATAATAAAGTGACATGGCAGATAATAATTGGCATGATAAGAGATATAGATTTTGATGATAATTTAACCATAGAACATCTATGGGGAGGGAATTTGTAGATCCACTTCGCCAAGGCAGTGACGTGACGCATATCGGGTCTCTCGACATGTTGTTCCTGACATGGATAATAACGGAGGAGCTCAAGTACGGAGCGCTCGTGAGTGGGTTCGAGACTATAAAATAATACTATCTATGTGCACGAGCGCGTATGGTACAAAATAAACTGGGGAATCAAACATGAAAGAAAACATTCACCCACACAATCACCTGGTGAGGAGAGAGGACCGGGAGATGGTGCTCAACCAGAGAGGTAGGACCATCTGGTTTACCGGACTTTCCGGTTCCGGTAAATCGACAATAGCGAGCAACATAGAGTTGACTCTTAACGAGAGTGGCTACGCAACGTACATACTCGACGGCGACAACGTTAGAATGGGACTGTGCTCCGGGCTTGGGTTCTCTCCCGAGGGCAGGAAGGAGAACCTGCGGCGAATAGCCGAGACTTGCAAATTGTTCAACGACGCAGGCATAATAGTATTCGCCTGCTTCATATCCCCGTACGAGACGGACCGTCAGATGGTACGCAGCATCATTGGTAAGGACTACTTCGAGGTATTCGTGTCCACTTCGCTCGACGTGTGCGAGGACCGCGACCCGAAAGGCCTGTATAAAAAAGCCCGGGCGGGTGAGATAAAGGGATTCACCGGGATAGACTCGCCGTACGAGGTCCCAAAGGACCCAGACATGGTCATAGAAACGGCCGGTCTTAGTGCCAGGCAGTGCGCGTTTATGTTCCTCGAAAATTTTTCCCTATAGGAAAAATAATTTCTGGACGATATATAGTTCATGTGGAACACAAGAATTATCGACTTTTTGAGGTCGGAACTGCATGGTAATGACTCCATGTTCAAAGAGACTCCCTACTACAGGGGCGACGTAAACCTAAGAAAGGCTAATCTCGATTTTCATCTCACTGATAAAGAGCGTGACATAATGGGTTCCATAGGCGACCCAATGATGTTTGTCGAATATCTCGGATTCAATTCGCCAGTATTATCACCTACCCTTGGTAAAATAAAACTCTACGACTACCAGAAAGACTTCATACAGCACACGGAGTTCTATAAGTTTGTGGTGGTCGCCAAGTCTCGGCAGATGGGCATGACCTTGCTCGGGGCGATAATAGCATTGCATTATGCGACCACGTATTCTGACAAAATGTTCCTGTACCTCACTGTCAATAACGAGGGGGCTGCGGCTTTTATAGACAAGGTAAAAGCGCTCTACGCAAGTATGCCGTTCTTCATGAAACCCGGCATAATATCGTGGAACGCAAAGTCGATAGAATTCGACAACGGGTGCAGAATAGTTGCAAAGGGCGCCACTCCGGATGTGCCGATTGGTGGTCAGACAAATTTCATATTCATGGATGAGGCTGGACTCATAAAGGACGCGCATAAGGTGTTCAGGAGCATTGCACCACACATGGCGAAGGGCAAGGACTGCCGGGTGATCGTTGTATCGACGCCGAACGGATACAACTGGTTTTACGATCTCTTCGTAAAAGCTGAAGACGAGGCCAACGAGTTCAAGCCGCTGAGGTATTTGTGGAACCTCGTGCCGGGCAGGGACGAGGCCTGGAAACGCAATGAGATACTCAACCTCGGCTCGGAGGATAAGTTCAACATGGAGTACGGACTGCAGTGGTCGGCAAAGAACACGGTCGGAGCTAAGATAACCGAGGACGATGTGGACACTATGCTGGAGCTACCAACCAAGGAGTGGCTCGAGTCCGAGATAAAAGAACTGAAGTCCAGGATAAAGAAACTGGAAGACTTGTACAATGGAAGAAAATAACAGATACAAGAAGCAGCACGAGGAACAGAACGTCAAGAACCTGTCGCAGGTATGGACCACCGAGAAGGTAAATGAGCTTCTCGAGAACATAGACGCGGGTGTCGACGTTAAGTCTACTCCATTCTGGGACGGCAAGCCCGAGTGGCGCTCTGCCAATATAGTATACGAGTATACAGTGGAGGAGATGGAAGAGATACAGCGCTGCGCGAGGGACGTCATATATTTCGCCAACAACTACTGCTTCTCCATGACGGATGAAGGCGTAAAGAACATTAAGCTGCGTGACTACCAGGAGGACGTACTCAGGGATTTTCAGGACTCGAGGTTCTGCGTGTTCCTGTCCCCAAGGCAGGTGGGAAAAGCTCAGCCCTTGGACGCAATTGTCTGGAAATCTACTGGCAAGGCAAGGTTCGGCGACCTTCTTTTAGGCGATAAAATATACGATGCCTCTGGCAACCTAACCAGCGTGGTTGGCATATTCCCGCAAGGTAAGCGAGATGTATACAATATAACATTTTCAGACGGGTCCACTGTCAGGTCTTGCGGCGAGCACCTGTGGACAGTAGAGACCGTAGATGGAACCGAAAAAACACTGGAGCTACGCGAGATAGTATCTAAAGGACTTCTGTCAAAGCGCGGGGATTATAAGTGGTTTGTCCGAACATCTGAACCGGTAAATTTTCCCGAGGCAGATTTTAATATAGACCCATATTTTCTCGGACTTATGCTCGGAGATGGCTGCATGTCAAATAAGTATCTAAATGTGGCCAGCGCCGACTCACAAATAGTAGAATACCTGAACAACGAAGTATGCGAAGCACATGATGTGTGCATTAAACAAAATGGTCATGACAGATATGCGTATTTTGTTACCAAAAAATCAGGATACACAAATGAGGTCATAACGGAGCTAAAATCGTTAGGGCTAATGGGCAAGAGGTCCGAACATAAATTCATACCCGAAATATATTTATATGGTTCTATACAGCAGAGGCTATCATTATTACAAGGTCTGATGGATACCAATGGACACGTTACTAAAAAGTCCAATGTAGTGTTTACCACTTCGTCGCCGAGGTTGGCCGACGATGTACAACAATTGTGTGAATCCCTCGGCATAGTTGTGTGCCGCTCTGTCAAGGAAACTGGATACCGCAAAGAGGATGGCACGCGAGTGGCTTGCCTGCCTGCACACAGGTTGAAACTGATGCTCCCGAATGGATTCGCATATCCTATATTCAGGCTGGACAGAAAGCAACGCCTTATACGGGATAAGCATTATGATTGGGGTCGCAGGCGCGGGATAGCTTCTGTTGAATTAGACGGGCATGAAGACGTTCAGTGCATAATGGTTGACAACCAAGACCATCTGTACTTAACCGACCATTTTATTCCGACCCACAATACTATAACCACAGGCATATTCCTTACGTGGTACTTGCTGTTCCACTCTGACAAGAACCTTATGGTGCTCTCCAATACGGGAGCTACCACCATAGAGATCATAGATAAAATAAAGGTCATACTGCAGAACCTTCCGTTTTTCCTGAAGCCTGGTATCATACTGAACAACCAGATGACCATGAAGTTCGATAATGGGTGCAGGCTCTTTGGACGTAACACTACCAAGACAGCGGCCATCGGTTTCGCCATTCACTTCCTGTACTGTGATGAGTTTGCTCACATACACCAGAACTTCATAGACCCGTTCTGGCGGTCCGTATACCCGACGCTCTCGTCGTCTAACATATCAAGGGTGGTCATAACGTCCACGCCGAACGGTATGAATAAGTTCTACGACATATACACCGCCGCGCTCGAGGGCAAGAACGAGTTCAAGCCTATACGAATAGACTGGTGGCAGGTGCCCGGAAGGGATGAGGCGTGGATGAGGCGTGAGATAGGCAACCTCGGTTCGGAGGAGGACTTCAATCAGGAATATGGATGTTTTACAGGTGATAGCTTGGTTACTACAATCGATGGAGTGAAACCAATTAGAGACATACACCCCGGCGATTTAGTCCTCACACATTCAAATCGCTACCATAAAGTCAAGGTGGTGTCGGAGCGCGTGTATGACGGGGAACTGCACGAGCTCTATTCGTACGGGAATAACCGGCCTATAAAATGCACAAACGAACACCCGATACGGACGGTATTGGAAGGTCGTAGATACGAGTGGACCTCCGCGGATTCGATACGTACAGAAGATTGGCTGTGTTATGCCAAGCCACTTCTAAAAAAATCCAAGGTCATATCGGAAGATATGGCGTTGTTGATTGGTTGGTACATAGCCAAGGGATGCGCCCGCAAATCGCAGGTCAGTTTCGGCTTACATAAAGAAGAGACGGGGTTCAGGGACCAGATCCTACGGTGCCTTGCTACTGTATCTTCGGGTAAGGTGCATGTACGTGTCAGGGATAATTCTACCGAAATAATTGTTAACGATGCCGACCTTGTCGAGTTTTTTGTTAAAAACTGCGGAGCTGGAGCTTTAGAAAAAAAAATACCCTTTGAGTTAATAGCCGGGCACGAACAAATCGTGTATGATACATTGATAAATGGCGACGGTTTTTATAAGAACAAGACGCACGACGGGTATACTACAGTTTCATACACGTTGGCTTATCAGTTGCAATTGTTATCGCATGCTCTCGGATATACATGCAGTATAACGTTTGGTAATAAATCCGGCATCCGTAAAGTGGTCGGCCGAGATGTTTTCGCCAATGAAGCCCACCAATTGCGGATAAACAAAGCCACGTCTAATAACGATAACAAGAAGAGCAGGATAAGGTGCCACAAACTAAGCGTGTCCGGACAGGTCAAAGCTGCGAAAAAATACCCATATTTCGGCACGGTTTACAATCTGGAGGTCGAGGTGGACAACTCTTATTTCGTGGAGGGTCGTGCGGTACACAACTGTCAGTTCCTCGCGTCATCCAAATTATTATTGGACCACAAGACGCTTGGTCAGGTCAAGAGACTCACCACAGAATTCGTGTGGCACGAGATAACCGATTTGCACAACAAGGAGATCAACTACGAGCACCTCAAGTGGCACCCCAAGTTCAATCTTGATACGATAAAGGATACGGACAGGTTCGTTTTCACAATAGATACGGCCGGAGGTGGGGGAGGTGACTACACCATACTGAACATCTTTAAGCTTGTGCCGATGCCGGAGAAGATGATAGAGCAGCAGCTCACCGCAAATGATGAGGGCGACTTCATGTCTTTGCTCCAGGTGGGAATGTTCAGGTCTAATAAGGCCGGCGTAGAGGACCTGCAGCCTATTGTGGAGACTCTTCTGTACGACGTGTTTGGAGAGGACGCGGTCAAGATAGTGCTCGAGATGGACTTCAAGGGCAACCTCCTGTACGAGCGCATGAGCAACCACACCAAGTTCTACGAGGACATGTTCATACACACCAAGCACTCGGAGAATGCCAAGAGGATGCTCCCTGGCATCAAGCTGAACCCTAAGAACAAGTACGAGTACTGCATGGAATTCAGGCGCTTGGTGAGATCCGGAAGGATTATACCTTGCGAGAAGAACACGTTCAACGAGCTGATGTCTTTCGGATTGGACAAGAAAGGCTCGTATTCGAGCCAGATAGGGCATGACGACATTGCTATGTCCATGGTAAATCTCGTACCTTTTTTCTCTTCGGACCAGTATTACGAGATTGTGGAGAATATATACGATGGACTCGATGAGAAGTACAGGACGCTTATCACAAACAAGCTGACGAGTACGAGGGATGAGCCGCAGAAAAGTTACGACTCAGACTTCTTGTCGGGGCTCATGAGTTGAGCCGGAAAATAACCCTTTTTCGGTAAGGCTCATAGATATATAAAGAAAATAAAAGTCCAAAATAACCTCCGTAAGAGAATGGCACAAAAGATTAAACTGGACCTCAGCAGATTCAAAGCAAGTGGAGTTTACACTCTTGAATTCGACGCGAGTGAGAACATTTTCGTAACACCGCAGACTATCCGTCTCGTTGTTGGTTTCTCGAAGAAGGGTCCCTTCAACAGCCCGGTATTCTGCCCGGACATCAAGACCGCCAGGACAGTGTTCGGCGATATTGATTCGCAGCTCGAGCGTAAAGGTTCGTTCTTCCACAGAGCATTGTTCACCTGCCTTGCAACAGGCCCGGTGTTCGCCCTGAACCTCCTTGCACTCAACGACGATACCGAGACTTCTCCGGATAACTCGGACAAGATCAACTACAAGTCTTTCTCTATCGATACAGAAGAAATCAACGGCGTTCTTACTCCGAGATTGTACTCTTCGTTCTTCAACAAGGAGCGCTTCTGGTTCCCTGATACTGAATACTTCCAGGCGACTGTGTCTGTGGCGGATCAGCCTAAGTTCTTCCACATCACTAACCTCGGTAAGACACCTCTTTCGGTGATAACCAAGAAATCCGACATAAAGGGATATGACCTTACGGTTAAAGAATGGTACGCAGGTACCACCGAGGAGAGACCAGCATTCCTCGACGATAACGATTACATCAACGACTACTTCGTCGACGTTATCGCCATCGAAGGAAACTGGACTGACTTTGCTGCCCTGTCTATCGACCCGGTGTACAGCAAGTACTTCAACGCTAAGGGCTTCAAGAAGGAGTTCCTCGACCAGTTCCTATCTCTGCCGGAGATTTCTCTGGTGGCTAAGATCACTGGATGTTTGATTCCTGACTTCAAGGATAAGAATGGTGTTAATCAGTTCATCGAGACCCTCGTTAACAACACGACTGCAGTCAGCGGACTCTTCGTGTCTATCAACAAGAAGGCACTCGACGATATAGAAAACAACTCAAGCCAGATTGATCTCGTGGGTCACCACCTCATCGATGCCGCGGTATCTCTGCAGAGGAGCTTCGAGTTCCTTTCTTACAAGGCACCGCTTGTTAATGATTATGAATACGCGGACTACTCTCCGTCGTACATAGTGTACAGCTCGCCATTCGACGTGATAATCGCTCCAGAAGGAAGCGACATCTACAACGACTGGAAGACTGGAACTATCACTGATGGCGACTATATCATTAAGGATGCTTTCGGAACTAAGCAGTTCCTCAAGTTCTTCGCAGGTACAGATAGCCTCGGCGATCCGTACGTGGAAGTTCGCGCATACGACAGCGACACATTCCTGTCTCAGGAGAACATCGCGCTGTTCGGTACTTCGTACAACACTTCGGGCTCGCTCGTCGCTACCAACCTCAACATTGTATCGCTTTACGGCAACTACAACGAGTTCTTCGACACGCTAAGTTCAGATCCATCTAAGCCGGCACTCGGCTCAAACGAGGCAATCATCTCAGCTGCAGACGCTGCTAAGATGAAGGTCGGCGACCTGTTGGTCGATTCGTCTGGCACGCGCCTCACGAGGATCGTGAAGATGGCCAAGTACGACATAGCGGGCAACGTTCGCGTCACCGCAAACCAGCCACTCAAGTTCTACGCTTCAAACCGTATCCAGAGGTTCCAGAGGATCCAGGATTACGTTAAGGAGCTTCAGTACTACTACCTACAAGGATTCACCCTCAAGGAGACCCACATGCCTAACGGCTCTGGCTCGAGGATGAACGAGATACTTGACGTTCTTTACAACACCAATCTTGCAAAGACCCTCAAGAGCAAGGACGCAATCGACTTCCGTTACATCGTAGACACGTTCAATCACGGTCTCGAGCCTAACTCTAAGTCGAGGCTGTCTAAGCTCGCTAAGGACCGCCAGAAGTGTATCGCGCTGTTGAACACACCTTCTATGAAGGAGTTCCTCGACAGCACTGACCCAAGGTTCACCGATGCTCCTACTGCGTCGAACCCTAAACCGGTTCTCAACACGCTGTACATAGCACAGGGTGGTAACTTGAGCCTCAACCCGAGCTTCACTTACTCGCTCCCGGACGAAGAACTTGGTAACAAGTACTGCGGATTCTTCTCGCCGAACCTCATACTCAGGATCAACGGCAAGAACCTTTCGGTTCCGCCTTCGGCCCACGTATCGAACAACTTCATACAGAAGTTCATAGCCGGAACTCCGTACGCTATCGTCGCCGGTTCAAGGCGCGGTATCATCTCCGACCCTAACCTGGTCGGTGTTGAGTACGAGTTCTCTGACGAAGACCGCGAGAACCTGGAGCCGTTCGGATTTAACCCGATCATCCGCAAGCGTGGACAGGGCGTGCAGATCTTCGGAAACCAGACCGGATTCCAGAGGGTAAACTCTGCGCTCAACAATCTCCACGTACGCGACTTGCTCGTTACGATAGAGACCGACGTCGAGGCTATCCTCGAGAGGTACCTCTTCGAGTTCAACGATCCCGCTACGCGTCTCGAAATCAAGACCAAGGTTGACAACTACCTCGAAGGTGTTCAGTCGGCAGGCGGTATCTACGACTTCGCTGTAATCATGGACACGTCCAACAACACGAACGAGATCATCGACCAGAACATCGGTATCATAGACGTGATTATCGAGCCCGCTCGTGGTATCCACAAGTTCATCAACCGTGTGACTATTGTTAAGACCGGCGGTGTATCTTCAGGGGGATTCGCAGTGTTCGCATAACACAAGCCATAGAAAAAAGGCCCGAAAATATCGGGCTTTTTTCATTTAACGAGATATATAAATCATGAGGAAGATAAAGCTATTCAGTTCGTTCGAGAAATTTGCCGAGGCAGAGGAACGCGCATTCTAGGATCTCAACCAGGAAGAGAAGGAGAAAGGTTTCTCCGTGACCAAAGCTCCGGGAACATTGCCCACGGATGGACGTCCGTCCGTATTCCTCGCAGGCTCGATAGAGATGGGGAAGGCCGAGGACTGGCAGACTAAGGTGCAGGACCTACTAAAGGACGAGAATGTGGCCGTGTACAACCCGCGCCGCGACGACTGGGACTCCTCGTGGGAGCAGAAGATGGAGAACCCGCAGTTCCGCGAGCAGGTGGAGTGGGAGCTTAACGCGCTCGACAGGGCCAGCGTCATCATAATGTACTTCGACCCGAACACCAAGTCTCCTATAACTCTTCTCGAACTCGGCCTGCACGCGCAGAGCGGCAAGCTACTCGTGTGTTGCCCGGAAGGCTTCTACCGCAAGGGCAACGTGGACATAACGTGCGCCAAGTACAACATCCCTACGTTCAACACGATAGAGGAGCTGACTGCTGCGACAATAACCAAGATAAAATCAATGTACGCGTGATATATATAAATGAAGAACCTCAAGCAGTTCTGGAAGGCACGCCAGAGTCGGATATAAGTGACCAAACAAAAAAGTAACCAAACAAAAAAACAAGCAATAAGATGAAGAATCTCAAAGGATTTGACCAGCTAAACGAGGCTATCAGCAAGGAAACACTAAACCGTATGGAGGGCCTGGCTCACGAGAAGAATTTGAAGCAGTTCAACGAGCTTCTGACATCCCTGACAAAGGAATGGTTAAAGGAGGGGTTCGAACTGAGCGACATATCGGACTATATCGACCAGAAACTGGACCACATAGGATTCAAAAATATGCGATAAGATTACTGAATCTCGCAAACAAGAACTAAGCAGCAGCGGATTTTTACAAATCCGCAGTAAAGGCGGAGCCTTGGCATGGACGAAAATGAAGGGCACGAAGCAAACGAGAGCCCTATATCACTTAGTCGAAGCCATGGGCCATGCCGACCAGAAGTTCTGCGATACAGAACAAAACGAGGACAAATAGAAGTGGGATTGTAAAATCTCGCAGATATATAATAAAAGGACTAAAATTAAACACTAAATACCATGGCCGGCTTGCCCCACTATAAAAATTCGAAAGCTGCGATGGCTAACTTCGAGCCTGTGTACCTTAACCTCTTCGAGGTGTCCCTGACACCTCCTACGGGCATCGATCCAGGTACTGGTAACAACAACCAGAACTTGATGCTTGAGCACGTTAAAAAGATTACAGGTCTTGAGCTTGATAAGAACCCTGGAACTGTTGAGCAGTTCTACAAGTTCGCCAAGAGGCGTTACGCTGGTGCTAAGCCAGAAACGACCACGATGGACATCACCATCGATTTCGAGGTGAACCTCAATGACGCTAACTCGATGTACATATTCAAGACCCTGCGTGCATGGTCTGACCTCGTGTACAATCCGTTGACTGGCGCCATGGCACTCAAGAAGGACTACATCGGTTCCGGTCTCATCACGATATTCAACCGTCAGGGTGACATCCACCGTCGTGTGCGTCTGCCGGTCATCTGGCCTATCTCTGCTATCAGCCCTATGGAGCTCGATTACCAGAGCACTGAGGTATACATGATTTCTCTTACGTTCGCAGCGGATTACTGGGAAGACGTGTTCATCTAAGTTTTCCACTCGCAACTATTCAAAGGGAGCCCGAAACGGCTCCCTTTTTTATTTGGAATATATAATTTGAAACATCGCTTTTTGGCTCGGATAAAATATGTAAGGCCATGATAATTATATCCAAAGACAGAATATACCACGAGTATTTTAAAGGCGGCATGAAGGTGATAGTAAATATCTCCTCCACAGATGTGAGCCTTGTCCGCTTCCTCACCGAGACGGTGCAGGTAGAGGATAACGTTACGGTCGAGGACGTGCTGAGGCACCTCATAGATTACCAGGAGGACATAAGCTTCGCAATGGAGTCGAGCCTTGGCGGTTACACGCTTCAGCCGTTCCTTGACGAACTGCTGAAGGACCTGCCAAAGGAAGATCACTTACTTTATGCCGAGTTCTGCCACGAGGCGAACATCATAGACGGGATGCTGGTGCACACGCCGAGATTCGGCGCAATGGGCAAGGACATAGCCGGCGGTACCGACAATGAGCTGCCTTACACGGTAGAGCTCGCTGCGATTTCATCTTACAAGCATCTCAACATAGTGCTCAACAAGGAGTACGTAGTGACAAAGATAGACGAGGTAGACGGCAAGCAAATAGACACGGTGCTCTTCGCTACAAGCAAGGAGTTCACGCTGTACGAGCTACTGCACGCTCTACTGTTCGAGATAAGCTACTACGGTACGCCCGAGATGCGCGCAGGCACGATGCTTCAGGAGGTGATAACCAACATAGGCCAGGGCGAGAACTTCAACATGTCCGTGGCCCAGATGGAGCACCTAAAGACGGAAGAGATAGCCAGGCTCGAGGCCGAGCTGGAAGAGTCCGTCAAAAACGAGGACTATGAGAAGAGCGCGGAGATACGCGACCGTATCGACCAGCTCAAAAGAGATAGAATAGGGCCAGACCCTGGAACAAATGCCCAGCCTGAGGTATAATCGTAAATAGAAACTTCAATAGAAATGGATAACAACCACAACCAGAACCAGAACGAGACACCGGAAGAGAGGGCAAAGCGCCTGCTCCGCGAGAAGGAGGAGCAATCCGGAATGACATTCGATAAAAGCGAAGAGACAAAGCCAAAAAAAGAACCTGTTCCAGAACAGATGACTTCCCTTGGCAAGGCGTCTACTTTCTTTGAGAACCAGGGAACACAGGGGATACCTGGCGGTGACGCAGGCTGGAAACCTGTGCCGGTAGATAACTTGCCGAGCAACGGTTTGTTCTATCCCGAGGGTACTACACTCGAGATCAAGGCCGCGTCCGTCGGAGAGATACGTCACTTCTCTACTATCGACGAGCAGGACCCGCTCGACCTCGACGACAAGCTCAACTTAATAGTTGAGAAGTGCATGAGGCTCAGGTTCCCTGACCGCAATGCTTCATACCGCGACTTGAAGGAGGAGGACCGCTTCTACATAATCTTCGCGATACGCGAGCTCACATTCAAGGAGGGTGAGAATAAGCTTTTCATCAACGTGAGGTGTGGCGCTACGTGCCTCGGTGACGGATCGTTCCAGGAGAAGGTCGAGATGAAGAAGGAGAACTTCGAGTACTACAAGATAGACCCGAAGCTCATGCAGTACTACGATCCTAACGCTCGCGGTTTCGTAATCAACAGCGAGAAGGCTGGGACTATAAAGCTTTACGTCCCATCGCTTGGCGTTACGTCGTTTATCAAGAATTACCTCAGGGAGAGGATACAGCGCAGGGAGTTTTACGACAAGGCGTTCATCAAAGTCGCTCCGTTCCTGTTCGACGACTGGCGCACTCTCAACGAGGCAAAATTCCAACAGATGCAGAAGGAGTCCCTAAGCTGGAACGTTTACAAGCTGTCTGCCATTTTAAAAATTGCGGAGAAAATTCGATTCGGAGCAAAGACCGAGTTGAAGCGTCAATGCGACAAGTGCGGTGCTGAGGTCGCCGCACCTCTGGCCTTTCCCGGAGGAATCAAGTCGCTATTTCTCCCTGCTGACCCGCTCGACGACCTTCTTTAATACCTCGGACCAGCCGAGCACGGAATCGATACGCTGTCTGCTGTATTCCACGAGGAGGGATATTGAGAACATCATGGAATTCCAGAATCAGATGGGACAGTGGGACGACCCCGAGAACCAACAGAGCATGCTCTCGTTGTTCCAGGTCGACATCGAGAATCTCGTCAACGTGCAGTTTGGCCTGATGTATCACCTCCGGGTTTCGCCAAGCGAGGTTAACAACTGGCCGTATTGGGAGTACGAGATTTATGTGGAAAGGCTGGCCGAAGTTCTCAAGAAGAAACAGCAAGCCGAAGACAAGCAAGGCAAGGAGATGATGAACCAGCAGTTCAATCCTCAGAAATCGGCCGATGGGTTCCTCAAAAAAGCCCAGGGCGCTGCGCCTAAAGTCTCAATGCCATCTTTCAGAATGCCTAAATGATAAGAGCCCCGATTATGTCGGGGCTTTTTATTTCACGGATATATAAGTAAATAGTATCCGTATACCAGATGAAGCACTTAAAATTGTTCGAAACGTTCGACGTAAAGAAGGACGAACAGGCTGAAGACAAGGTTCGTCAGATGAGCATTCACGCGCTCGCTGGGAAGCCGGAATATGTGGTGCTCTATCTGAAGAGCAAGCCGTCCACCGATGAACTGCACAAGGACCTCGAGGGCCTCGACATAGACTTTGCCAATATAAACGCCAAGAAGGCGCAGCATTACACTGTAGGCAATTCCAAGGCCGAGTTCAACCTTTACGCTAATGGTCCATCCATAGTGGTCGAGACGACAACGACGTACGTGCCTTCTGAGAAGATAGTCGACAAACTTAAATCCAAGGGATGGAGAGTAGTTGCCAGAGAGACTGCGGCACGTTCATTGGTGGTTACTCAGTAGTGTATATGCAGAAGGGTGAGTTCATGTTGTACACTAATATCGGTGATGACGATGATACTACAAGCATAATAACGCTCGCAGAAATAGTCAAGGAATAATTTAGATGACAAACAAGTCACTGAACATAATAGCGTCCTCCGCCAAGATGATGGCGGATTCGGCACGTTCCATGGAGGCTCTCGTCGAGAACCTCGAGACGGCCGTATCCACACAGAACACCATACTCGGCGCGTTCGTGGACAAGCTCGAACAACTTCTAAAGAAGGCTGGCGGCGGTGGCGGCGGTGAAAAAGCAGGAGGCGGTGGTAAGGGATCAAGCATGCTCTCATCCCTCGGAGGGCTCGGCAAGATCAGTAAAGATACCGGCGACAACCTGAAGGCCATGGGAGAGGGTCTGACCGTTTTCTCGAAGGGGTTGCTCGACTTCGCCAAGGCTGGTATAAAATTCATGATAGTTCCGCAGAAGGTTATGACCTCGATGGTCGACCTTATAGTCAAGCTTGCGGAACAACTCGCCAAGATAGACGGAAAGAAAATACAAGAGGGCGCAGAAGGCTTATCATCGATGGCCGGTGCTATTGCTATATTCGGATTGACGCTCGCGCTCGCGGCGCCTGTGTACTTAATAGCCGCGCTTGGCGCGCTCATAGTCATACCTACAATAGCGGCGTTCGCATACGTGTTCAGTCTAATAGGAAAGGCCGCACCTGCGATCGACGCGGGGGCCAAAGCTGTAGCATGGATGGGCCTCGCCATCGCATCGTTCGGGCTCGCGCTCTGGATAACAAAAACGCTGGTAGGCGGAAGCTGGAAGGACCTCGCAGTAGCCAGCTTGATAGTCGTAGGCGCACTCGCACTATTCGGCATAACATTTTACATAATAAGCGAATTTGCCGACCCGATACAGAAGAGTGCAAAAGCCGTAGCTTGGATGGGTCTCGCCATAATAGCATTGGGCATAGGTCTTGCTATATTCCAGGCGTTCAATATTTCGTTCGGCACTGTGCTCGTGGCAGCCGGAGCCGTCGCGATACTCGGTATTGCGTTCGGTATAGCCGGTATATTCGGCTCTCTCATAGAAGCCGGTGTCATACCTCTCGCGATGGCAGGTCTCGCGCTCATAGCGCTCGCGCTCGGCATTGGTGCGTTCAGGTTGTTTGGAATAGAGACTGCGGATTATCTCGCAGCGGGCGGAGCCGTCGCGGTCACCGCAGGTGCATTTATGCTCGCTGGACTGTTGTCTCCACTGATATTGCTCGGAGCCGTCGCATTGATAGTTGCCGGAGTCGCTCTCATATCGTTGTCCGCCGGTCTCGCTGTCATGAACACTATGTACGTTAAGGCCATGGACGGAATACTCGCTCCATCAACGGCGGATCCGGAACAGACGAACCTCGACATTGTCATAGGCAGCGTTGTGGACGCGTTCTTCATCAACCCGGTAAAGGCCGTGTTCATGATGATAGGAGCCGTCGCCTTGATGTTCGCATCGATAGCTCTCGTGACACTCGCTGGCGGTTTATTCGTAATGAACGCGCTCTACAAGAAGGCGATGGACGGTGTCCTCGCCAAGAGCACCAACGAGGATTACCAGACCAACCTCGACTTCGTGGTCGGAAGCGTGGTCGAGGCGTTCTACATCAACCCAGTGAAGTCGGTGTTCATGATGCTCGGCGCCGTTGCTTTGATAGTAGCGTCCGTGTCCCTCGTAACGCTCGCTGGCGGTATAGCATTGTTCAACCTCGTATGGAAGAAGACTAAGGACTCAGGACTGTTCAAGCCGAGCGCTACGGACCCGGACGTATCCAACTTTGAATACACGCTCGACGCCATCATAGATGGTATGGTAATGGGTCCATTCAGATTGATGGAGCTCTACGCCGCGGTGCCGGCGTGGATAATGGCGGGTATCGGGCTCATCACAATAGGTACAGGCTTGTCCAAGTTTGTCCAGATAGTCGAGAAGAATATAGACATCAACAAGATTGGCGACATGGTCACCACCGTGTTGACGACAGTTGCCGAGTGCTTGATAAACGTTGGCAACGGGGAGTCCGTTGACTGGGACGATGTAGAGGACGGCATAGAGGCCGTGTCGGATGTCGGCAATGTTCTTTCGTCTATAGCGGACGGCGTCGCCAAGATGGCGGAGCTCAAGATACCTATTTACGATAAAAACGGTAACGTTACCTCGTACATAACAATTGGTGACAAGACATTCGACCAGGTGTCCGTCAACATGAAGAAGATAATCAACGCCGTCGTGGGAACGCTGACCGAGATAGGAAAGGGACAGGGCGAAGTTGGATGGTTCAGCAAGAGCGACGGAGAGAAGGGTGCCGACGCTATCCGCGGGATAGGACAAGACCTCGTCGGCCTCGCGGACTTCGTGCAGAAGGCCGCCAACCTGACGTTCCCTATCTACGACAAGGACGGCAAAGAAATTGGCAAGACCACCATAGACCCTAAGATGCTCGAGAAGGGCGGCTCGGTTTATCGTAACATAGTTGCGATGATCAGGTCCGTGACAAGCGCTCTCGGAGAGATTGGTTCCGGCGAAGCCGCACAGTCCGGCTGGTTCGTGGATTCCGACATAGAGAAAGGCAAGCAAGCGATCGCGGGCGTATCTGGCGACCTCAACGGTATCGCACAGATGGTGCAATCCGTGGCCACCGTACAGAACTTTGATGTTGTCGAGCAGAACATCAAGCGCACGCTCATTCTCATACCGCAGGCCATGCTTGGTGCGGCTGAGATAATAGACAAGAACAGGGCTTCTCTAATGAAGACCGGCGCCTCTATTTCCAACATGATGGACGCTATCGGTTCCATCATAGATGCCCTCGCTAAGGTTGCCGAGAAGAAGATAACGGACAAGGAAGGCGCGATAATAAGCAACGCCGTGACGCAACTCATCGGCGCGTTCTCATCTATAAAGCCGGATACCGATTACTCACACTTCCAGAAGGCCGTAGAGTACATAGAGCGTCTGGCCGGAACTGCCGACCCTATGGACAGGCTCGCCAAGTCGTTCGACAAGATAGCTAAGACCATGGACAAGTTTGGCGCGACGTTCAAGAAGATGGACCAGATGACGCTGAAGAACTCGACCATGCTCATCCAGTCGCTCACCACGTTCGCGAAGGCCGATCCTAACGCGCTCAACGCGCTATCGGATAAGGGCAAGATGCTCATCCAGTACATTTACGAGAAGAACGGCGAGAAGAAGCAGACGCCACCTACCCCACCGACGCCTGCACCTACTTCAAATACGAACCAAAGTGGAACTAAGAATGTAACCAACACTAAAACTCCTGCCAATCCAGGCACCGCACCAATTGCTACAGGTTCGACTGCCCGTATGGAGCAGTTGCTCGAAGATATTTTAACTAAATTGAATAAGTTGAATATGCTCGAGGACATAGATACTAAACTCAGTGGCACGCTTAAGGTCACCGATAAATAATTTATTCCACTTCCATCTTCGGAGGAACATTTCTTGTTATATTAGATCGTTCGGATGTGCGTAGATATTCTGTCTGCAACTCCGGGCCCACAGAGGCCTTCCGAAACCCACAAAACAACAGAGCCGAAACATTTCGTATCTGTGCGGTATAATAAATCCCCAAGGAAGACTCTGATGAAATCAGCTAAATATGACATCTCATATATGAGGATGGCCCACGTATGGGCCGAGAACTCTCACTGCAAGCGCAAGCAGGTAGGCGCGTTAATCGTAAAGGATAACATGATAATATCCGACGGTTTCAACGGCACTCCGTCCGGTATGGACAACTGCTGCGAGGATGCAGCAGGCGAGACCAAGTGGGAGGTCATACACGCAGAAGCCAACGCCATTCTCAAGCTCACAAACACACCAAACTCGTGCGAGGGCGCTACCCTGTACATAACACTATCCCCGTGTCGGGACTGCAGCAAGCTCATTCTCCGTTCTAAAATATCACGTGTGGTTTATGATAAGGAGCACTCCGATGTCGCAGGGATCGACTTCCTGAGAAACAACGGTGTGCGAGTGGACCAGCTTGAGCTACACATCGAGAACACTTACACTATTAAGAAAACAAACATACACATATAATCATGAAGCAATTTAATGACTTACTCAATTCGGTTAAGGCCGTACAGGGCAATGGCTCGGAGTCAAACCAACCAACGCCAAAGGAGATTAAGGAACAGGCAATAGCAGAGCATAAACAGGGTATCGCGAAAGCGCTCACTCGCTTGCTCGTAGCGGTGCTGTCCTTATTTGGAGAGGCTCTCGTTGTGAAGTTACTGGCCGGCGTTGTGGTTCCAGAGTACCCGCTGGATTACTGGCAATCTTTGTGTTTCATTCTACTGGTGCGCTTAACATTAGGTTCGTACAAAAATTAAAAGACAATTTCAATGGAGAATTTAGAGATCAGATTGGTCTCGATAAATGAGCTCGCGCTTAAGTACATCGAGACGAGGAGTGAGAGGGACTTCAGAAACTTATTCGAGAGGATACGCCCTGGACTGACCAACTACGCAAACAACATTCTCAAAGACCTCGACGCCGCTAACGACGTGGTGGCCGACGCATTCGTAAAGATGTGGTCGAGAATAGACACGTACAAGCCGTGCTGGTGCTTTTCGACGTGGGCATACCGCGTCACTCGCAACGAGGCCATGCAGTACATACGCAAGAAGAAGCAGCTCTCGACAGTATCGCTCGAGAACTGCGTGAAGTTTATAGGCAGCAGCTTTGAGGATTCGCCGGACTTCATGCTCATCGATAACGGTATCGATCATGAGGGACTGATCTCAATGCCAGACGAGATAGACCCGATGTTATCTCCAGAAGACGTTACTGACGCGTTGTACCAGAGCGTGATGGAACAGATGAACAAACTGCCCGCGCACTACAAGGACATCATAATTGACAGGGAGGTCCACGAGATGCAGTACGAGGAGATAGCCGCAAAATACGGTCTTGAGCTTAACACCGTCAAGACCAGGATTATTCGTGCCAGGGAGAAAATAATGCAGATGGCCAACCTCGGCGACCGCAAGTCCAAGAGGAAATCTAAGAAGAAGGCCTGGAACGCAGGAATCTGAGAGCTGATAACTTTTCCTAATTACTTTTATTTCTGTTATCTATTTAGTATCTTTGATTAAACAAAAATCTTCAGAGCTATGAGAAAGTTAGTGGAAAATCAGTACAATAGGATTCTTATGCAGGCCGGATCACCTAACTGGGTGGACCGTCAGATATTGGCCCTGGCTAACTACATTTTGTTCCCAGAGTTCAGGAAGAGGAGCTACGACCTTAAATGGTGCATGTACGGGCTCCTCTCCTATTTCATATTCGCCATGGCCATAGATGTTATGTATGTGAGGGGCAAGCTCGACGAGCGAAACATGGAGCTGAATGCGGCCTATAATAAGGTAGATTATCTGCTGGACAATGCTTACAGGTACGTGTACAATCAGGTCGAGGACTCGTTCCGTGTATCTGATGAGTACCTGAGGTACAAGATGTATAAGGAGACCGGCATAATCGTACCGGAGAGGGTGAGCGAGGATCATCTGAAGGCTATTGCAAAATTGTCGGAGGACAAGAAGATCCCGCTTAATATCTTCTTGAGGGTTATATACCACGAATCGAGGTTCGATTCGTCTGCAGTAAATAAGTCCTCTGGTGCTTTCGGCTATTGTCAGACTATGCCGACTACGTTCGACCACTTCTACTCGGCGATGAAGCTCAAGGGTGGTAAGTCAGCGTTGAACAATCTGACGATTGGGGCGGAGGTGCTTGCCAAGAAGTTCAATTACTGGATCGGGCGAGGACGCGACGAGATGGGAGCCTGGGAGATGGCGCTTGCGGGTTATGCGATGGGTGACAGTCTTCCGCGAGCTTTGAACGCGGTGCCAAACGCGGTGAGGCCTTATGTTAATTATGTGCTGTATCAAAAAGAACTTTAAATAACATGTTCAACAGATTACGCGGAGCGATTAAGGACATTCGTAATTACTATTACATCAAGGGTGTTATACGCAAGAATAAGAACACTCCGGAGTGGAAGAAACACAACTTATCGGTTGGATACTTCGGCATCATATACACGGTGATAAACCTGCCTCCTGAAGTATTTGAATCGGAAGAGCAGTACCACTCGGTATACGTCATGGAGATGATGATGCCTATAAACAACTACCTGGCGTCTCTCAATCTTCAGGAGGTGGTCACACCCCGTGTAGAGAACCTAATAAATAAAGAGAAAGGCGAGTACGCGTACGGCGTAAAGTATCTTCCATTATTCAGGGACCTATCGTTAGGGTACGTGATGTGGCGGGTTCTCGGTGCGTTGCTGGTGCTCTGGCTACAGCTCAGGTTCGGGTTGTTCTCCAAGGGCCTCGGTTACGTGTTCGACGTGTTCGATTACGTGAAGAAATTTTTCGAGTGGGCGTTCTGACGAATTTCGAAGAATCAACGGATCTTTCCCTCGAGGCAAGGTGGAAGACTTCGGAAGACGTACGCCGAGACATAGTCAAATTGCACAACACACACAGATGCCGATATAGAGGGAAGCAAGCCTAAGTTGGGTGCTCGGTGCTCGTCGGTTCGGCTACGGCGCGCAGCTACTCCAGCCAGGACTACCGGCTGACGACTCCGGTCACAGAGATACTCGAGGCAACTTTGAAACAAACCACTTCATCCTGGGTATAAAAACAAAATCGTACCCAGAAGGATGAATGTTACAATAGATAGAATTGACGGTTTGCCATTCGGGCGATGCTACAAGGTCACCAGTGGTGGAGAGTCTCATTTCCTGCCGTCAGTTACCACAATACTCAAGATGAAACCCACGCCGAAGTACGACGAGATACGCGAGTCGCTCGGTGATGAGAAGTACAAGTTGGCCATGCAGCGCGCGGCCGACAGGGGTACCGTGATGCACAAGTGGCTCGAGGAGTTCCTTGGACACTATGGGGTGCACAAAGATAAGGCAGCTGCGTTGAAGCACACGCAGACGTACATATCAGAGACCAAGGAGTTCGACGACCTGATAACGGAGAAGGCACGCGCGGTCAGGATAGGCCGTGAGCTGTTTTACAATTTCTACCACAACGAGACGTGGATAAATCCGATAAAGAATGTACTTCACAACGAGGTGTTCATGTACACGTTCTTCAAGGGCGGCTGGGCCGGAGCTTCCGATTTCGTGTACGAGGATTTCGATGGTAATCACGTGATAGCTGACTTTAAGTCATCGAGGATCAAGAAGGACCCGGACGAGATAGACTCGTACCGTATGCAGATAGCTTGCTACATGTTCAAGTACGCTGAGATGTACAAGGTAGTGCCGTCGAGAGGCGAGATACTCATAGCCAACGAGGACAACAACGAGATCCAGAAGGTGGTGGTGCCTCTGAACGACGACCCGGAACACGGACCCGGCATGAAGCACTATCTCAAAGAGTTCCTGTACTACAAGGAACAGTTCCACCGGACACCAGAATGGATAGATTTTGAGTCCAAGATAGCCAAGGAACGGGCAGTTTAAACAGATATATAAAAAGCAACAAGAAAACAATGGAAAACAAAAAAGAAAACATCGTGGCTCCAGAGGAGCAAAAGGATGACATCAAGGCTCCGGTCGTGGACCAGGCCAAAGTTAAACTCGCGGCCGACGCACTCGAGTCGTTCAAGAAGGAGATAAAGAACAAGCTGTACGCTCTGCCTGGAGACTATTCTTTAGTCTCTGAGATCAAATGGTTCATCGAGAACGAGGCACAGTGGAAGGCCATGGAAGCCCTTGGAGTGGAAGAACTGACCAATAGGTTCAACGACCTTGGCGAGATAAAGAATGGGGTGTTCTACCTCAACGGTCTTGAAGTCGAGGCACTTCACTACTTCTTATCGAAGGTGGAAGGCAAGGGCAGGGAATCGAGCGCTAAGTATTTGCGCATGGTTCGCTCGGTTAACGAGGGACTAAAGATGAGGCAGGCGGACACTCGCCAGCAGATAAAGCTCGAGCACGAGCTCGCTGCTGCCGAACAAGGCATAGACCTCGCGGCGCCCGTGGAGAAAAAAGAAGAGGAAGAGTAAATGGTTGACAAGACCACATTCGAGCTGCTCAAGAAGACAGTGGGCGAGATGGACGTCATAAATGGCGTCATCAAGGATTCGTTCGACGTTAGCACGGCACGGGCCTTAGAGCCCGTGCTCGGCGAGGTCGATTTCGATTATCTCTCCAGCGTCAACCAGGCTAAGCTCGAGGAGCTCGTTGGCACGTTCCTCGCGCACGTGCGCAATACCCTTGAGAACGAGCTTGAGTTGAAGGCAATGGATATTAAACAACTAAAATCATAAGCTATGTTTGACAAACTCAACAAGTACGTCGTCTACGCTATTTATGTCCTTGCGGTCATGTCTATGATCAACGGGTGCAACGGGTGCAACACGTCAAAGGAGGTGAGCAAAATCCGCAAGGATGTTGACACGCTCGACGCAAGTCTCAACAAGTTCAAGCAGGAGATCTACACCAAGGAGGAATCCGACGTGCGCATGTCCATCGAGGGCTACGAGATAAGCAAGAGGATGCTGTACGACCAGAACGCCATCGTGCGTACTGTGATGAGGCCTGATGACAGGATGGCCGAGTACGACCTCAAGATAAAGGAACTGAGGGAGAAACTCAAGTAAGATGGGATTGATACAGAAGATAAAGAGCCTCGACAGAATGACGGTGATCAAGAATTCGTTCTTGGTCCCGATTCTGCTCGTGGTAATAATGTCCATCTCGCACGTGGTAAGCTGGTACGACATCGGCAACCCGATGAGCTGGGCCATCTACCTCTCGGTAGCAATAGAGATATTCGCGTTGGCATCCGTGTCCGCCGCGAGCGTTAACATCAACCGCGCCTCGGTGTGGTTCTTGTTCACCCTCGTAACTTCCATACAAATTGTGGGTAACATATTCTTCGAGTACAACGACATCGACGTTACGGGCAAGTTGTTCAAATCCTGGATGGAGCTGATCCAGCCGCTGTTTGAGGACTGGGATGTAACGGCGCACAAGAGATTCCTCGCGACAATACAGGGCGGAACCTTGCCGCTGATGTCGCTCACCGCGCTTCACTATTACATAAAATTCGGCGACAAGCAGAGGGAGAATGAAGCTAAGGTAGCGGAACAGCCGGTAGCTAAACCGGAGGAACCCAAACCTGTAGAATCTACGGAACCTGTGGAAATCTCCAACGTGGAGCCACCAATGCCTATTGAGGATGCCATGCGTGCGGAACCGGTAACCGAAACGCCTCAAACACAGCCAGAGCAGATCGAGCCTGAGCAAAAGAAGGACGACGATGACATCGCGCCCTATACAAATCACGACCAGTAAAAATGGGACAGCCAAACAATAACCCCTTCAACAAGATAAAATGTACAGGCGGCAGTGACGTAGTCGTCGCGCAGCCTGGCAACGGCGGCATAAGCATTGTGCAGGGGGCCAACACGTTGTTCACACTTCCGTTCAACTGGTTCCTGCCGGTAAACATTTACCAGTACAAGGAGTTCTACCTGCAGCCGAACACGAGTCCGTCAACCGGCGCAAACTCTATGCAGCTTGAGGCGTGCAACACTACAAATGATAACGGGGAGGATTCTGCCGTGATAATAATAGTGGAGTACCCCGACTATGACGTATCCAATGAGCAGGTGCACACTGACGAGAAGTACATAAAGTACGTCTACCCTATAGGTGGACAGGAAATGAACATAGGAAAGATCATGATGCTCACTGGCACCAACAAAGCAGGTGCAGGGTGGGATCTTCTGTCATCTCCGGGCGGAATGTTGCTCTACAACCCGCACCCAAATTTTGCAGTCAAAGTAAAAGTATTGATATTAGCTTAAAGAAAATCTCATGACACCAAATTCAGCTTACGAACTCGTCAGCATTGAGAAAGATGTCGACTACTCACCGAAGATCAACAACCAGCCCACGTCGACAAACGACGGACCTGTAGTATCAAAGGGCATGACACCACCAGTATTTGCGCTGTGGTGCGTGGAGTCCTGCACGACGGGAACAGTCACCATACACCCTCTCGGCAACGAGAACCCGATAGAGGTACCGTGCAATGCGTTCAAACCTGGCGTGGTGTACTACATCTACCTCAAGAAACTGTTGAAGGACAATGATGGCAAGGTAAAATTTATCGGGTACAGGTACAAGGACAACCCGATGACGTACTAAGAATATCTTTATATATCTGGTATCAGGCCCTCGTTAGTGGGGCTTTTTCATTATGAATTTCGTAAGCAGAACCTGCTTTTTGAGATATATAATATGAACCGGTTTTCGGATTAAATTAAACCGTTCTGAGATGGAAAAGACAATTAAAAAGATGTTCGACGAGGCGCTACATTGCCTCAACTGGGACGTCATCATAAACTTCTACGAGTCTAACGATCGGGAATCATTTTTCTTGAATAAGCGGAGGGGAAGGGGTGTAATAACCAAGGAGAGCATCCGAAAGGAACTCAGGAACCTTGTGGAATACGTGCACAACAACGACATATCCCGCTTCGAGGCAGATCAATGGATAATAATGTACAAGAGAAGCGACGGGGATCTCGGGGCGATGCTCGAAATAATCTTCGCGCCAACTAAGGGATGCGCCTTCGAGGACGAGGTGGAGTACCGGACCGAGGAAGAGGCGACGCAAGACGCCTATGAGGTAGAGGTGCTTACCGAGCTTCTTGAGAAGTCCGTCAAGGAAGAGAACTATGAGCTATCGGCAGTCCTCCGCGACAGGATAAACAAAATAAACAAGGCGAACAAGCAGATGGTCAAAGTCCTAAAGTAACATTCAAAGCCCAATATACCGGTTCTATCCCCGCCAAAGCGCGGGGATTTTCTTTTATCCGGGGATATATAAAAAAGATGAAACATTTAGTCATATTCGAGGCATTCCCGACGGTCTACGCCGAACCGACTTACGCCAACCAGGTGTTCAAGGTGAGGTACAGGCAGAACGCCGACCTGTCCAACAAGAAGGGCAACGACACAGTCAAGAAGCCAGAGAATGACTTACTCGACAAGTTCTCCCAAGGTGACGTGGTTAGCGGCACCGGCATTGAGGACAAAAAGACACACAAGGGCCACGTTCTCAGAATAAAGAAGGACTCGCACGGAGAGAACCTCGCGATATTCATTGAGGAGGATGGCAAAGAGATAGAGCTGCTCCCGTCGACAGTTAAAATGGAAGACGAGATCGGCAACCTCGTACCGAACGACGTAGCGGATCCGACCGCTCTTGATAAGTTCGATCCTACTCCAGGTGACGCATTTCAGCCATACGAGATGAGGAACCTAAAGGGTTTTGGCGACTACGGCCAAGTCTAAGACAGGGGATTCTTAAGCGTAGAATTTTCCACAATAAGTTTGAAGTTGCTCTCGGTGCGTCTGACCAGGTCGGGGAACTTCTTTACGTCCTCATACGGGAGGGCGAACCATTCGCCATTCACATTATACCTCGAGAAGAACCTGTGGAGCGCTTTCTCTATCTTGGTCGCGTACATGACCTCCATCTCGTATATAAGCTCGAATACGGTCGCCCCGGCGGTCTGTAGTTGCTTCAGGCGCTCCTTTGGGTTCTTACTGTACCCAATCTTGTAATGGTCTTCGCCGTCCCTTATCAGATAGATTTTCACGTTTTATATATTCGGGAATGAAATATATAAACCATGGACCACATCATCGAATACGAAGCGTTCAACGAGAAGAAACAGGCTGGCGTGATATACCATTACACCAAGCCTAAGTATCTATTGAAGATACTTGAGGAGGACCGGATGACTTCCGGACACCAGTTCATATCGTTCTCGAGGAACGCAAATCTCAAGGAGTGGGGCGACTGGTACGGTGCAAATTGTAGGATCACCTTCAACGGCAGTGACCTAACGGACAAGTTCAAGATGGAGCCGTATCTATTCGACCCGGCAAAGGACGTACTGTTTGGAGGTGGACCGGCCGTCAGCGTGGAGGAGAGGAGAAAGCGATATGGCATAGAGCGGGAAGAGCGCATCCATAAGGAGGAGATAAGCGGCATCAAGAAGTACATAGTACAGGTGGACGTACTGAACCCGAGCGACGATGATAAGGAGAAAATAAATAAGGCGATCACCGAAAATCCGGACATCAAAATCCAGATAGTGGACGCTTTCAGACCTGTAAAGGGAATAATAGTATAAATGGACAAACCGGGGTTATATGAGGTTATATGGCAGAACGGATTGCAACCGGAGCTCGTGACATTCTGCACAGGGCTGAACTGGTTGTACATCATAATCCTATCAACAGCGTTCTACGGCATGACGCACACCAACACGCTGGACTGGTTCCAGGAGCTGTCGCCGAAAACGTGGTGGAGGCGCAACACGATGTGGTTCGCCGGTCTGATCGCTATGGCGTTTTTTGTAGTGTTTCACCTCCTCGAGTTCGGTTCGGAAAATTTCAGCACGTACCTGTCTGGCAACCTGCGGTCGCTGTTCTTCACCGTGGTGTTCTCCAGCATATTCATAGACATACCGGTTTACATAATAAAAGGTCTGAGCAAGTTCATAGAGACCAAGACCGACAAGAAAGAAAAAGCCCCAGGAAGTTAACCCGGGGCTTTCTAATTATCGGCCTCTCTTTAGCTGGTATAGGTTTATCGCAATCACGAGTACGTTCATTATGATGATGGGGTAGGCTTCAAGCATCATGCCGTATATAACGAACATACCACAAGCTATGCTGTTCATTATTATTCAGGTTTCCATGAACACGAGAACGATTGTATTACTTTCTCGCGCGTCGATTTCTTTTTGCATGTGTGCTTTATAGTTACTGTCCTCGGGTACTTGCTCGCCGGCTTGTACGCGAAGTCGGACATCACCGTCTCCCACTTCTCGACATCCACTATGTTTTTCACGCACTCGGAGACTGCTGGCTTGAGCTCCGGGAACTTGTCCAGGAATTGCTTGAGCTCCTCGCTCATGAACGGCAGCGTCTTCATTTTCTCATCGCAGGTTTTATCCTCTCTGTTGGTGCCGTACGATTGTACCTCGTCTGCGCGCACTTGGGTTAGTGTATCGTTCATGATATTTTTATACGTTAATGGATTGTACATACTTGATGTGTTCAGGGCTCATGGGAACCCCTGTGAAGTTAAGTGTAAGGAACACGCGGATAACGTCAGCGTCCGACGTGTACTCCTCCAGCTTAGCAAAGGCCACGCGGTCGTACGACAGGATGTGGCGCTGCGCATCAGGAGAAAGGTCATTCCAGTAGTTGCCGTGCAGGTCAGGAAACTTGCCCTGAATGAAGTCAAGGATGGCGTTAAGGCGTTGCTTGCCGTCCACGCAGTCCCAGTTGTAGCCGTGACCGGACTCCTTCATCTCCTTGGCGATTTGCTCCCACGACTTGTAACGGAACACGATCTTGCCGATCTCAATCCAGTTGTACATGGACTCGATAAGCTGCTGCTTCTGCTCGGTGGTCCACACCAGGCCGCGCTGATAGTATTTTTTGTTGCCGTCCTTGTCGATGATATACGGGTCAAAATTGCACCCGCCGTATGACTTGCCCACGAGCTCGTCCTCGCTCGGGTGGTTTGACCTCTGAATCACCTCCTTGACCTCCATGCGCTCATAGCTGTCCGTGCGACGACCGTAACCACAGTCGGATAGAATGGACTCTACAGACTTGTTGTAAAAGGTCACGCGTGGCGGCTCAGACTTAAACGGGTTGCTACCGCAGTGCGCGTACGAGCGGAACACCCACTCCTCCTTACAAAGCTCGATGCCGTGCGGGAAGTGTCGCCCCTCGACGGACACCTTGCCTGCGGCGCTCGGGATGGACTTGGATAACATCCCAACGGCAAATACCTTGCCGTCCTTTGTGTCAATTATTTCGCGGACGGTGCCGCCGTACGAGAAGTGCATGTCCTTAGGGACCTCCTCCTTCTTCTTTGACTTTCCACGGCGGGTGACAACCGTCTCCATCACCTGGTAGTCTATTTTAATGTCGACACTGTCGCCAACTTGGATTGGACGTGCAGTCCACGCGTCTATTTGTGCTTGCTTATTTGTGATAGTTTCCATTTCGTTTGATTTGATATAGTAAAGATAAGAACTTTTTATCAAATATGAAAATAAATTGATGGAAAATATTAACAATATACCAATAAATAAAAGCCAGCCCTATTCAGGCCGGCTCTGCTCCGGTGCACGGCTTCACCACAGGCGTTTTCCTTGCAGAAATTATCAACCCCGTAGTCTGTCTACCTTACAGGATTTTGAGTCCCTCATCCATTTATCGGTACCGGCGTGTGTTGCTATTATCCAGCTTCTACTGGACCCCTTGGACGTTAGGGACCCGTACTTCTCCAAGGAGGACAACTGGATATTCCGGGCGGTCCACGACTACTACACCCACATAATAACCAAGACGGAGGACTTCGACCTAAGGGGCGAGCTGCGCGCGTACAACACGCACGCCAAGCTGGTGCCGCCGGACGCGCTCCCCGCATTGTTCACAGAGGTCGTGGGGGCAGGTGTGCTTACATAAAGAAGGACAAGTTCCCGAAGCAAAAAATATCGGTTCTCCCGGGGTTCGACTTCAAAACGATAGATATATAAAGTATGAAACACATCAAATCATTCGACGACCACGTATCCGAAAAGAAGAAGGAGGACAAACCAAAGAAGGAGCGCAAGCCCCAGTGGTGGGACAAGTACACCAAGTACGAGCTGTCCGCGTACCCCGTGAACATACCGGAGGACGACGTGACGGTCGACCTGTCCGGCGATATTCACTCGCATCCCGTGCTCACATGGAACAGCCCGAAGACTGGCAAGAAAGTTTACTCGTACACCAGGAAGAGGATGGAAGCGCAGAAGGCCGAGAAGTACAGCAGGATTTCGAACCTGTCGGATTCCCAGATAGAGAAGATAAAGGTCAAGTGCCACGAGGACATAGTTCTCGGCGACACTAACGATTCTGACAAGCAGGCGGCCGCGGTTGTGTCCATAATCGCGCAGACCGGACTTAGACCTGGCAGCAGGGAAGGCTTCGAAAAGACTGAGAACCGCGGGGTGTTGACGCTCGGGCCGGACAATGTAAAGATAAACGGCGATAAGATACGGCTCGAGTTCGTCGGCAAGTCGTACAAGAAGAACGTTGCCGAGTTTGAGGACGGGGCGCTCGCGCACTACCTGCAGAATAGAATAAAGGAACAGCGCGGCGAGGAGTTCTTATTCGACATATCCAAGAGCACGGTGGACCATTACTACAAGGACAAACTGAAGATGGAGAGTTTCAAGATAAAGGACCTCCGCACTTTCATTGCCAACAAACTGGCGAAGATATTCTTGAATAGTTCGGAAGTGTCACCGCCACCGGTGCCGGAAAAACCAGCGGAAATTAAGAAGGCCGTCAAGAGCAAGCTCAGGCGGGCATTCGAGTACGTATCCAAGATGCTCAATAACTCACCAGCCATGGCGAGGAATAGCTATGTAGATCCGGGCGTGATAGATTCGTGGCTCAACAAGCTTGGCATCCGTTCGGTAATAACGGAGGACGCAGAGCAGCCAGAGGGGTCGGAACCCGAGAAGTTCATCGGGAACGCACCGGTTTATGCCCTGCCAAAGTGGTGGGACGATGAGGACGCCGAGCTCGTAAAGGACAAGTAAAGAAACCAATAAGTTAGGGGACCAGATATGGTCCTTTTTTATTTCCATAATTTATTTTTTATTCGGACAAAACTTCGTAACTTTACACCATGAGCAAAACTTCAAATTTTATTATCGAGAACTGAATCCCGAGGTGGATGACAGCGACAGTAACATCGAGGCCCAAGCGGAAGCCAACCAACAGCAAATGGACTATGAGAGAATAATCAGGTTGGGACATCCTGTGGAGGACCTATGGCCGGTATTGTAGCAATTCTAATATTGCTCGGGACCTTATTGGCGTACGCCCTTGTCCTACGCAAACGCGACAAGCAGAACGTGGCCAGGGAGATCGAGATTCTCCGTAAGCTCGTCAACGAATCCCAGTCCCCAGACAAGCTCAGTGGGTACAAGGAGATTGCGTGGAAGTGCCGCATCATGTGCACCAAGTCGCAAGCTGCGGAGATAGACGCGTTGATAGCGGACATCAACACCCGACAAATTGAATGGATGAGCCTGGCGCTCGACGAAGAACTCGACGGCATCATAGATTTCATGCAACCAAAACCGCAGAACACGCTGACAAGAATCCTTCGCTCGAGAGGACACAGTCGTCCCACAAAAATGGAAGCACAAAAGATGCAACGCGAGCCTATTCTACTGAAGAGTTAGAAGTTTTTCATAAATTCATTAAGATGGATAAGCAGGAAGTGATAAACAAAATAAAGGAAGGCAAGTACGAGCTTGAATCGACGGCGAGGAAGTCGCAGTGTGGCGTGCGGTGGACGAGTACGGATATTTAATAACAAAAAAGAACTATGAAGTATCAAATAATATATGCTAACCCTCCCTGGAGTTATTACAATGATAGCACAGCAAAACAAGATTGCACAACAGTAAAAGGAATGAGGCGACCACCATATTCAGTAATGAGTTCAAACGAAATAATGAACTTACCTGTAAAAGAAATTGCAGATGATAACGCAATACTTTTTATTTGGACTACTGACTATCATTTGGCAAGATGTATTGAGGTAATAAAAGCGTGGGGGTTTGAATATAGGATTTGTTTGGGCGAAGAAGAATAAGAAAGGTTTGCCTGTGTGCTTTATGGGTGCATACACAATGAAAAGCGGAACGGAACTATGCCTACTTGCAACAAGGGGCAAGGATGCTCACAAACTTGTAAGGAAGCATAATGTAAGGTCGCTGATTGAAAGCCAAAGAGAACACCATTCAAAGAAACCTGATGAAGTAAGAACACGAATAGTTGAACTGCTCGGAGATTTGCCAAGAGTAGAATTGTTTGCAAGAGAGAAACACGATGGATGGGATGTGTGGGGCGATGAAGTAATTAGCTCGTTTTCTTTTTGGGGAGGGGAAAAAAATAAAAAATGATAACTACTGTATAGCCCAAAAACACCAAATGGAAACTATCTCAATTACAACAACTTAACAAAAACCTGAGATGAGATTGATAAAAAGATAAAGTATTGATAGTTATGAAAGCGATTGATGTTTCGATGGTATATCAAGGTGATACTTGAATATACAGGTAAATCAGGAGTTGAACACACTATAAAAACAAATATCATGCGAATAAGAACAAACACACCAAGCGCGCTCGACACGGTAATAAGGATACTGTCGGACAGTAAGGTGAACTGTGAGAAGCGCAGCAACAACGAAGTGGAACTGCCGTCGGCCAGAGAGGAGGACGTCAGGGTACTGCTACAGGAGAAACTCGACGAGGCGAAGTTCGACTTTGCCAATGACACGGTTCTCGTTAACGGCAACTCCATCTGGTCGTACGCCAAAATCACGAGGGAGTTGTCGAGGATCAAGAAGCGCGGAAGCACCGAAGGTATATCCAAGTACTTCTACAACTTCATGCACCTCAACTTCACAATCGCACACTATAACATCCATGGGTGGGCCGCACAGCACCCGACCTGGGCATCCGTCCGGGAAGTGCTCGAGGACGCCAACTGCCCGGTGTGGAAGACCGACGTAAAGAAGATTCTTGAATACGTAACCAGGATGCAATAGTTTAAAGATAGACAATGTTCGTTAGTTCGCCGTGGTTACTCAAAGAATCATGAACATGAAGGACACGTTCCAGCACCTGGCGTTCGTGTGCTGCGCCGAAGACGGGCGGATGCGCGCAGATAAGAAAACGGCGGAACTTATTGGTGATGTCCAAGAAGACGCTTCGCAAGGCGAGCATGAAGCTCGTCAAGAAAGGACTGTTCAATGTGAGAGACGGAGTGTTTACTGTTTCCAAAAAAGGACGGAAGCACATAAAATAAATTAGTATATTTGCATCATGCACTGTTTACACGCGTACATATTCAAAGCCGGCACGTTTGATGTTTCAGACGTGCCTCATGCTGAGCACGAGGGCTTCGTAATATTGGTGATGAGCGACAAGCTGTTCACCAAGCTCGGTAACCCCAAGCTTCTCGACCAGACGCTCAGGGAAACCATTAAGACCTACGTCGAGATTCAGACCGACTACTTCGGAGGCGGCGGAGAGCAGGAGGCCAAGCTGTTCATAGACGGACGCGAGGAGTACGTGCCGGAGCCGGACCATCCCATTGACTGGGCTCTCGAGAAGTTGGGCGTCGTCAAGAAGGACGGAATGGACGAGTTCGACACCATCTCCCTTGGCAGCTACAGGGACGCGGCAAGCATACTCGACTCCTGGACTGAGAAATTCAAGCAGAACAATCCGAAGCAGAAATCCGGGATAGAGAGACGCTACCTACTAAAGGCTATGCCGTATTCTATCCGCGACAGGATACTCGCTGGGCTCCGCGGCAAGAAGATAGGACAGGTCTATGTAGAGTATGAGAACGGCGAGAGGGTACGTCTTAGACGCGTATTCGACCCGACATCTAATTCGTATACGTACTACGAGACGAAGAAGAAAACAATATCCTTCGGCGTCAACCAGGAAGACGAACGCGAGATAACAGAGGCCGAGTACACCGAGGGTCTGAAGCACGCGAAGAAGCAGATAAGCAAGACCCGCTACGAATACGAGTGCGGGGACGTCACTTGGGAGATCGATGACTTCGGTTCGATGGTGATAGCAGAAGTAGAATTGTCACACATCGACCACTTCGCACCGATGCCAGACGATCTCGAGGCGATGGTAATAATGGAAATAACAGGCATGGACCAGTTCACCAATTACAACCTGGCGAGCCAAGTATAATACTGCCCACGTAGTGGGCACATGCCCCGGTACCCGTGCTGCGGCTTCAAGTTGAGGCCGCCGAAGCGCACGAATACGCACAAGTCCTTGCCCTTTATGGTAGTAGTCCTGTCCGCCCTTGGCTCGAACCATTATCACGGCGTTACCCTGCCAGTTCCTCGTGCCTGTTATAACGCCTTTGCGGTTCGTAACGTACACCTCTGGATCTCCCATTTGTCGCGGGTTTCCCTAAAAAAATGACGGAACGGCGCTTCGGCCGAAACAAAAGTTCGAAACGCGCGTAAAAAAATTATCCCAAAAAACCAGGGTTTGTAACCGGTTAAGTACTCGAGATCAACAATCCGTTCTTTGAACAAGTGACCCGCCCGATACCGGGCTCGCGAATCAAGTTGAATACCCCGGCCCGCGAAGTTTTTGGAGTGCCATACCCCGGCGTTCGAGACGTTCCCTGGGAACGAGGCGTTTGGTACGTGGGCCTGGTGCTTCGGTTGTGGCGACGAAACTATAGGTCTCGAGCGAGGACGGAACCTGGACCAACGAGGCTACGTGCAAGGAGCACCTTGGGGAGGAGACTTGTCCTGACTGCGACGGAAAGGGACACGTGCCTGTCGAGAAGGAAGACTTCACGGACAAAACGCTCGGGCTCGGTGCTCGCGCGGAAATTCTACGGGACGCCTCAAGTACGGCGACTGATCGGAAATAGAGACAGCAATCGGGGCCTTCGGGTCCCGATTTTTTTTATCTTGTCCTCTATGAAAATGGGCAGAAAACTAAAAGACCAGAAGCTGGTAGAATTCGGGAAGCTTTCCGAGAAGATCCAGAAGCTTGGCTTCGAGAGTATAATCGTCATCGGCATGGAAAAAAACGATGGCAGCGGCAAGACCTTCATCTCGACCAAATATGGCAAGAAGGACAAGCTAAATAACGTGTCCAGTGCCAAGTTCGAGAAGGCCGTATCATATCTGCTGTTCATACTCGGATGCACCCCGGAAGAACTGATCAGGTCTGCCGATTCGCTTAAGTTGTTATCGGAAGCGGCACAGATGCACTCAATCGGAGTATTGCTGCAGAACCTTATATCGGACCTCGATAAACTGGGTAAGAAAAAGTCCAAACCAAAGAAGAAACCCCGCTCGGGTTGGCACGCGGCTTTCAACGAACACATGGAGACCAGGCTCGACGAAATAATAGAAAGCGAGACCGCTAAGCTCGAAAGCGAGCGTACACCATCGTACAGGTACAGCAAGGAGGCCGAGAACGAAGCGGCGGCCAAGCTGAGTTCGGAAGATAATAAAAAGCTCACAGCGATAAGAAGACGCAAGAACAGATTCGTGTCTGAGCGCAACTATGAGCAGGCAGCTAAGGCGCGTGATGAAGAGAGAGAACTACTCGGGCTAAACGGATGAAGAAGACAAAGAAGAAAATAGTGGCGGACGCTACGGATCTCGACATGTTTGCCAAGTACGGCGTGGAGAAGATATTGATGGGAAGCAAAACCATAGAAATAAAGAAACCAAAGAATGAAACCGTGTAACGTAATATTCGACGGGAACTACCTGTTCCACAGCGAATTCTCCATATTCGCATCGTACAGCAAGAGCGCCAAGTTCAGCACAGAGGGCGACGAAGTCTCGTTCGTGCAGGGCGTAGCAAACAAGTTCTTCTACGCGCTCGGCCATCTGCCGAAGGGTGGGAAGGTTGTGTTCTGTATAGACTCGAGGTCGTGGAGGAAGTCCGTCGAGATACCAGGCACCGAGTACAAGGCGTCCAGGGAGAACGAGGACGGCAGCAAGGGACAGATGGACAAGGACACGAAGGAGAAGTTCTACAAGCTGATGAACGAGTTCTGCGACATACTGAAGAGCGTCGGCATCATAGTGTCGCGTATTGCCGGGGCGGAGGGCGACGACCTTATATTCAGGTGGACCGAGTTCTTCTACGAGAAGGGCGAGAACTGCATCGTAATGTCCGGCGATCGCGACATGACGCAGACCGTCAAGATGAGGAGGACCGAGGACGAGCACGAGCCGTGGATCATCCAGTGGAACAACAACAGCAAGCACAACAGGATGTACATACCGGAGGGCTGGCAACAGAGCTGGCTCAACAGGTCGTCGAGCATATTCGAGATGGACATGAACAACGACAGGCTCGCCATCAAACAGCACATAACAGATTTCGCCATAGACCTGCAGGTTGTCCACCCGGGTGAAGTGGTGTTCAACAAGATACTTGTCGGTGACGACGGTGACGACGTACCGCCAGCCTGTAGCTACGAGGGCAAGACCAAGGAGGGCAAGCCGAAGACCGTTCGGCTTACCGATTCTATTGCCGGCAAGGTCATAGCCGCCATGAGGGAGAAGTTCGGCAGCTTCGACCCAGCGACCGCCCTACAGCGATTCCACGACGAGGCGTACATGACCACGCTCGCCGGAATAATACTCAGGGTCATGAAGACCGTCGACGGAACGGAGGAGCGCAAGGTCATTGTAGAGTCCTTGAAGCGCAATAAGAAGCTCGTCCACCTGTCCGTGGAGGAACTGCCTGCAAACCTCGTCGGTGTTATAGACGACCACATCAAGACCACCATCGAGGACCTGAGGACGCAGAGGGATAAGTGGAACCGCAAGGGGCTGTTCGAGGGCACCAGGTTTTCGGAAAATGTGGCTCCCAAGAGGGACGACCCGTTCGCGTTCTTCAACGTGCCAGAATAGCGGAAATACTTTGTATTTCCGCCATAAGGCAAGCACGTATTGATTATCTTCAGTTCTCAAGTAAACAAAAAGATAAACTAAACAAGAAAGTCATGAGCACAACAACAAGAAAAAAGTCATCGAAGCGCAGCAACGCTGTAACTTCAAACGGCGCGTTCGTTCGCAAAAATCGCGCAAATTATTCTCAGAAAACCTGGGTTGTATTTACCACAGACGGGGACCGCATGAAGAGCCCTCGCGTTTACGACGCGAGACTCAGCCGCGATGCCGTACGTGGAGCGTACAGCCGCGAGCTCGGTGTCTCTAAAGAGGAGACCCGTTCACGCAGGGTGGCAAATGTGAAGTAATTTGCATGTTGTTTTTTAGGTTAGGGACCGGGTGGAGACACCCGGCTTTTTCATTTAAACCGGCTCCCGTTTCTGCCAATCGTTGTTGTTTGTGAAAGGATATATAAGGAAAATAGAATCCGGACACAATGACCATTAAGGAGCTTATAGAATTGAAGGACGTTCTATCGTCCGATTCGATCTCGACAACGAGGCTAACAGTAAACGACAACTTCCACAAACTTAGGAAGGGCCTCATAGCCGTCATCGACTCCCTCCAGATCGACGCAGGACCTAACCTGAGCGTGCAATCCGTTCAGGCAGAGGATATTGTGGCGAACTCTTTCTCTACGCCGCTCCCCATGGACGGGGTGTACAACTTCCGTGTCAACTCGAACGGCGAGATAACGGCCAAGTCCATATTCACGAATACATGGATGGAGACCCCAAGGTTGAGGCTCGACCCGGACCCAACCACAATCGCTTTCCAGGCAGGTGAGATTCGCTGGTCAGGATCAGACTTCCTCGGATTCGACGGTACAAACTGGATCTCCCTCACGGCAGGCGCTCCGGTTCCAATAATCACCGGGCCGCTGGTAATAAACCAACTCTACGAGATTATTACGTACGGAGCCGGTGACGATTTCACCAATGTAGGCGCGGCATCCAACGCCACAGGTGTTGTTTTCGTGGCCACAGGCACCACACCGACTAACTGGACCAACGGCTCTGTGCTGCAGAGCTCGAACGGTGAAGCAAACACCGCATCCAATCTCGGAACCGGCGCTGGCGTGTTCAAGCAGAAGGTCGGCACCGACTTACAGTTCAAATCACTTGTGGCCGGTACGAGCGTATACTTCGACCTCACCAACCCGAACGAAATCAAGATAAACTCGACCGCGAGCTCCGGATATTCCGGCTACAGCGGTTTCTCCGGAATAGGAACGTCCGGTTATTCCGGATACTCCGGCAAGAGCGGTTACTCTGGTGTTTCTGGATTCTCGGGCGTGTCCGGTTTCTCTGGGCGGGGCGTGTCAGGTTTCTCTGGTGTGAGCGGCGGGTCTGGTGCGAGCGGGTTCAGCGGCGCATCTACGTCTGGCTACTCCGGTGTTTCTGGATTTTCCGGCGTGTCTGGCTATTCGGGATTCTCCGGATATTCTGGTATTAGCGGTTACAGTGGTCTTAACGGACCTATAGGTGATTCGGGTTACTCCGGATTTTCGGGACTTGGCGTATCTGGATTCTCCGGATACTCCGGAGCTTCTGGCTCGGCATCGAGTTTACTCGGCCCGGCGGAGGACGGAAGTTACCTCGACGGACTGTGGACAGACCTTACGCCAACGACTCCAATAGGAACTTTTGCGGACAGGGTCAACGAGATACTTCTCGCTATGGTACCGCCTCCGGCACCATTCCTTGGCTCATGGAGTCAGACCACATTAACTCAGTCGGTGACGGGCAAGCTCAGCTTCGACACGGCTAACCCAATAGCTGGGTATATCGGAGCGGATACCGCTCCAAACCCTGTCTATGTGGATGGTACGTTCTCCGTAGCGAGCAACAGGCTTGGAATATCGCAAGCCGTCGGCGGCGGTGACCTATCCGGCGTTCTGAATAATGCTGTAGCGGCTGGACCAGGCTCTCCTACACCTGCATACGTAGCACAATCGTTCGGCGCCGCCGACAAGGGATACTTAAAGCTTTACATAAACGGAGTAGAATACGTGCCGGCGAGGATCAATCTTACATCGTCACCTGCGCCTATCGATACAAGCTCCGGCGGAACAACTACCGGTATAAGTGTATCGGCTCAGTCACCTTCGTACTTCCCGAGCGGCGCTCCTATGCCGTCGTTCCAGAACAGGACCGGTACGTGGAAGGTGCTTAAGGCGCACCTCGGGCTCGGATACAACCACGTGCATATCGTTCACGAAGAGACACCGTTCGTGCTACACACGCTCGCTTCTTATGAAGTGGTGCTCGACGATAATACCACCGGATGTTCATTCTCTTCGGAGACATTGTACAACCACGTCATGACTGGAAGCAAGAAGCTGTCGGGCATAGACTACCATACCGGCGGCACGTTGTCCTACGACATCATAATAGACAATGCGTACAGGAACACGTACAGCGCGAGCGCGAGCGCAGTATCGCACCTCGGTAACTCTAATTCTTACGGTGTGGTAGTAACCGCGCCGTCGCAGTCGTTATCGCCCAACGCTGGTAACGAGGCCATGCAGGTAACGATAACTGGCAAGACCGTCACGTTCTCTGCATCGAGGAGGGTGATAAACGAGGACGTGAGTCTGAGCACGACCGTGTTGAGGACCGTGCAAGGCACGTACGTGAGCCCCGGCACAACGTTCGGAACATTCCTACTTGACAACATGACATCGTCATCAACTATCGCAACGTTTGAGGCATTTGACGACGAGGTATACAGGCTAACGACCAACTCCAACTACGATCTTGTAGCTGACGTGGCGGCGAACCCGTGGGACGGGTCGCAGTCGCTCATCGACGGGTCGGCTGGCCACACGGATGGTCTCCAGGTGATAGACGGCAGACTGATCTACCCGGGCGCGAACATATCATACCCGTATGACTTCACAACGGCAAACATCACCAAGGGCTCTACGTTCAATAACGGAGGAATCGGCGGATCTGCGAGGATTTACAACCAGTCACCGGCGATAGAGAGGACGTACATAAGGTACTTCCGGAAGGTGTCGCCCACCACGGCAAACTTCGTCATGACCATAAACGGCTCGGGCGGAACTTTCGTGCCCGTGTCGACGCCGCTGACTGGAAACAACATTCACGTGGAGATTAAGGGTCCTACCGAGACCGGATGGATGGACGCTTACGAGGATTTCGCAACAGGACAATTCGCGGATGGGGACGGAGCGAGGAACGCGACCGCTGGCGCTGGTCGTGCGTTCGGAGTGACTTGGGGTCTGACTATAGGAACTAAGAACACGGCGAACACGGGCGGTTACATGCTCATCAGGATAACAACTGGTGGGGGATTCACCGGGTCTCTGACCGGCATAAACTGGACATTTGTATAAAAACATAAAGGACGACAATGGCATTTCTAAACCAGAACCAGGCAATAGTAGCCTTCAAGCACCTCCTCGGGAAGTCCAATACGGATGTGACCAAGGAGGCGGGCAACGAAGCCGAAGGCTTATTCTTCAACATACCGGCCGAGACCGTCTGGATGGAGGACATCAGTCCAACACCAGCAATAGCGGTCGCGCTCGGGCGTGCCGTTGCCGTCACCGCCGACATGGTGGTGGACGTTACTTCTAACGGACACGCGCTATTCGCAACCTGGCCGGTAGTACCGCCGGCGGGAACTGACCCAATAACTTCGGCACCGTTCGCGTACGGAGCTGGCGTGCTCTCGGGCATACTCGCGGGCGATCGCGTAAGGAACGCGATCCCGCCGGCTTACGGCGTCGGATACGAGGCCAAGCCATACGCAGGCGTTAACTTAATTTCACCGGGCGACCAGCGCGACTGGATATACCAGTACAACTCTGGCGTGTTCTTCCAGCAGGCCGGCTCCGCTAACATACCGGCGTACGGAGGTTCGTCTTATACAAACCCTACAACCATACAGTTGTATGTTTACATCGGCGACACACTCGCCACGTTCAGCGGCAGCGGTAGCGGCGGGCCGAGCGAGTGGTACAACTCTGTATTTACGATAACGACAACACCTCCAGGTTCACCTTCATCGGGCGACCGCTACTTGATCGCGCCCACTGGCGCGACCGGCGCATGGACTGGACAGGAGAAGAAGATAGCCGAATGGGACGGCATGGCATGGAACTTCACAACGCCTACAACAGGCGGGTCCGTGCTCGTGGACGATGAGCCAGGCTACATCTACATATTTGCGGGAACCTACCCTACCGGAGATTGGACGCAGGTTCCTTTCGGTACCACAAGGGCGGGAGTTGCAACCGGAACGAACACGTATGCCGTGACCGTAACTCCCCCGATACTGGCGTACGACCCTAACCTCATACTACTGCTAACGTTCGTGAACGCGAACACAGGCGTATCGACGTTGGATGTCAACGCCATCGGTCCTGTCCCCCTGTTGAAGTCTGATGGGCTCGGTGGACTAATGAACCTCGAGGCTAATGACATAAAGCCTGGTCTACTCTACATGATAGTGTACGACGGGTTCAACTTCCAGCTGTTCACGGGAGATAACAACTTCATACCGCGCACGGGCACGGCGGTTGGACAGCCTGTAGCTGGCGACATAGAAGTCGCGCCAGGCACAAAGATTTACACGACGGGGTCACCGAGCAATCCGGCGCTCAAGTTTGAGATGGGCAACCTGCTCATCGAGGGCGGAGTCGCTAAGTACGACCAGGACCGTACGGCCGAGTTCGACAACCTCACTTTGATAACAAAGCAATACGCGGACTCGATAGCCGGCGGAAGCGGTAACGTATCGAATATAAGCGTAGTTGCGACATACATGGGAACCGGCGGCTCGCCCGCAATGGATTCTTACGATGGAACTTCTGGATCACCGGGGATAGTAGCGTACGATCCAGACGTGATATATCTTGTCACGTTCGACAACGACAACACAGGTCCTGTGCAGCTCTCTATAGACGGTCTTCCTTACGTGGAAATGCTCGTTGGAGACGAGACACTCGGCCTTGTATCGCTTTCTGCCGGGGACATAGTCGCCGCGGTGGTGTACTACGTAGTTTACGATGGCTCAAACTTCCAGGTGTTCACGCTGAACCCCACACAGCTCCCGGGAACTTACACCAACCTCAACCCGTCGACGGTGGCCGTTGGTGGTGTGCCGGTGGGAACGACATTCAACAACACCACGTACACGCAGATATTCGACATGATGTTCTACCCGTATGTGTTGTCTACGTTCTCCGCATTCTCCATAAGCGGTCAGCCGACAACATTAGAGGTGGGACAGAACATCGCTGCTGGTACCAAGACGTTCAACTGGACCACTACCGTGCCAGCTAACGTCGCGACAAACAGCATTAAGATTCGTGACCTTACCACGCTTGCATATCTCGCTACAGGTCTCGCCAACGACGGAACGGAGAACATATCGTTCCCGTCCGCTATAACGAGGACTACTCCGGGATCTCGCACTTGGAGGATATACGGAACGAGGACGAACAGCTCCACGTTCACGAGGGACTTCACCGTCACCTGGTACTGGAGAGTGTTCTCTGGCACGAGCACCAACACCTCGCTCACCGAAGCGCAGATCGAGGCGCTCACTAACAACGGATTGCAGTCCGCATTCGCCACGACCATCAATTACGTAGCTGGCGGATACAAGTACTATTGCATACCGCACACGTTCGGATTCCCGTCACTGTTCAGGGACTTCAACACCAACCTCGCCGTCGCGATGGCCGGCGTAGCAGAAGGCTACACGAACACTAACGGAAACGGTCTCTACTACCAGCTCGTGAGCGTGACAAACACATACGGACAGACTGTCAATTACCGGGTATATAGAACAAGGAATATCCTCGGCGGATCGATAAAGATTGTAATAACATAAAGAAAGTAACATGGCTCTTATTCCAGGCGTAATACCCGTAACCGGGTTCATAGGTCCAATAGACAGCACCGACACATACGCGGTGACGGACGCACTATACGGCATCGATGGCTGGAGGAACGTCGAGGACGCAACCGAGCGCGACGCTATAACCGCCGAGCGCCGCAGGAAGGGCATGGTCGTCGGAACAAAGGACGACGGCAACTACTGGAAGCTCCTCACAGACGGGCCTTGGAACTTCGACAGCACCGACTGGGAACTCTTCATAACGGGTGCAGGACCTATAACATCCGGACTCTGGGAAAATATCGGTGGTAACATAGTGACGAGCAGCACAATGTTCTCACCAGGTCCGCCGCACGTGCTCCCATACTTCGACGACCAGCAGGACCTCGGTTCCAAGCTCAACAGGTGGAGGGATCTGTACCTCGGCTCTGTGATCGACTTCGACACCAACCTCGACTTCGTAGTCGGCGGCGGCAGCCCCGACGACTCGGTGCTCACGGTCGATAACGTGGGACTGTCCGTTTATTCAGGCAAGGTGATAAGGGGACAGGCGAGCACCAACTACATCGATCTCGATATTGCTGGCGCATTTGGTATATTCGGTGACAAAGTTTTGATATTGTCATCTGTAACAATACCTACTCCGGCTGGTACTAATTATGTCAAGATAGGTGATGCTCATACTCTAACAGGAATAACGAGCATTGGTTCTGGATCCGGTTCTGGTACAACATTTGCACAGGACTTGACATTTGATCAAGCAACTGGAACTAAATTTACAGATACTGTTAATTCCCGTGGTATTGAATATGCAGCCAACTATTCTGCTAACTACACTAATCGTACGCTTGTAGACAAGGAGTATGCTGATGCCGTATTCGTGAACAACCACAAGTACGTGCACAGCGGATCGTTCACGGGCGGCACTGTTGTCACCATAACACACGGACTCAACACCACCGACGTTATTTGTGACGTGATAAACACAGCTACGAGCACCAAGGTGTGGGGCGCGAAGGTTGATAACTACCATACCAACAGTATAGACGTTACGATAAGCGTGACCGGAACCTACAAGGTTGTGATAGTCGGATAAAATAACAAGATGAATTAGATGAGTCATTTTCTCGATAACTTAAAAATAGTAGGGCAGCCAGGCGACAACATCTGGTTGCAGACCGGTCCCAACTCGAATGTATTGAGCGGTTACAACTATATCCTCGAGGCGCAGGACAACAACGGTCTACTACTCGGCTACAACACTGTATCGAACACAGACATCCGATTTGCGATGGACGTGTACACGAATGGTGCCGCTCTCAGGATACGCAACAACGCATCGACGAGCGACCTCGTCAGATTTGATACGCGCGGCACCAATGCTTCATTCATAAATACTGGCGGCAATGTCGGCATAGGCAACGCATCACCAACTGCGAAACTGCACGTGACGGGCACGGGCAACACCGGCGCGACTTACACCGCCCAGTTTCACAACTCTTCGGGAACCAACCACGCGCTGTCTATATTAGACAACGGAAATATTGGGATGAACCAAGCACCGGAAAACGGCGCAATACTGGCAATCACCGCGCCGCTCGGTTATGGGTACGGCACTATAATAAGATCGCTCGCTACGAGTCCGACAGAATCTATACTTCAAATTAGAGACAATGCGGAAGCATTAAAACTTGACATTCGTACGTCAGGAGAATCGTACTTCTCGAGTTTTGTCCAGGCCGCGAGCTTTTACATTGGCGGCATAGGCAAGTTTATACACGCTTCGGGCACGGCTAACGTATTCATGGGTCAGTACTCGGGCGAGGACCTAACATCAGGGGCCAGCAACTCGGCGCTCGGATATGCGGCGCTCGGCGACGTGACCACCGGCAACCGGAACGTGGCCGTTGGCGCATTGGCTTTGCAAATATTGACTACGGCGAGTGATAATACCGCGATAGGTTACAATGCGCTTAATGCCAATACGTCGGGTGGATCCAACACGGCAGTGGGGTGCAACGCTGCTTCTGGTCTGACGACCGGATCTTACAACACAGCTGTCGGTTGTGGAATAATGTCGACCGCAGTAACCGGAGACTTCAACGCCGCCTTAGGGTACAGCGCGCTGTCAGCGTTAACTTCCGGAAATTACAACATTGGAATCGGCAGCTATGCACTTAGTTCTAACACTACAGGCATTGGCAACATAGGCATTGGCAACTCGGCCAACTACTCTGGGACAACAAGCACCGGTAACGTGGCTATAGGGTATCAGGCACTAAGGGAGAACACCTCGAGCGGCATAGTCGCAATCGGATATGAGGCGCTGAGGAACAACACATCCGGAGTACAAAACGTAGCAATAGGAACGAACGCGTCTTATAGTATGACCACCGGTTCATACAACGTATCGATGGGATACGATGCTCTCAGGAGCACTACAACTGGAGGTGAGAACATCGCCATAGGTTACATTACTATGTACTACAACACCACCGGAATACGCAACATCGCAGTCGGTGGCAGTTCCCTCAGGGACAACACGACAGGTTCGCACAACGTCGTTATGGGTGGTGAGTCCTTGGTGCAGAACACCACAGGTACGGGCAACGTCTGCCTCGGTGGAAACGCCATGCTGACAAACCTCACAGGTTCGTACAACGTAGCGGTAGGATTCCAAGCGCATCAGCTTACCGGCACTGCAAACGACTACAACATCGCAGTCGGATACCGCGCACTATGGGTTGCCGCATCGAGCAGCAACGTTGCTGTAGGAACCGCAGCGCTCGTGTCCATGACGTCTGGCACGAGCAACGTGGCAGTAGGTCATAACTCAGGTAGCATGATAGTCACAGCGAGCAGCAACACGGTCGTAGGTTACAACGCGGGATCTCAGATCACCGGAGGAGACAACACAGGTGTCGGATACCGCGCGGTACGTGGAGCCTTCGGATCTACCGGAACGTCTAACGTCGGAGTAGGTTCGAATACGTTATTATCGTTTACGACTGGTAGCAATAACGTCGCCGTAGGTTCAGACGCCCTCGTGACAATAACAACCGGATCTAATAATATTGCAGTCGGAACAAGCTCCGGTCAGGTTCTTGCGACAGGAACTAACAACATAGCGATAGGGTACAACACGACACTCACCGCAGCGAGCTTATACTCCATAGTAATAGGGTCCAATGCCACTGCGACTGGCAACTCTCAGTTCGTCGTGGGTGGATCCGGCACGCCAATATCGAGCGTCTACATTGGTAACGGTGTGACTAACTCGGCGGCCCAGGACATAACGTACAACGCGACTGGCGGCTCAGGAACGGACAACCCAGGTGCCAACTTCACGATAGCGGCAGGACGCGGAACCGGCGTGGCAGGGGGCGGCAACATAATATTCAGGGTCGCTCCGCCGGACGTAGTATCAGGCTCGACGCCTAACGCACTCGTCACCGCTATGACGATACTGGACACCGGTTACGTCGGAATAGGCATGACTCCGTCGTACAACTTCTCGGTGAAGGCACCTACCGCATCGTCGGTAGCCATGTACCTTGCCGGGTTTGGCGGCTCAGGCAGCCACTCGTTCATCTTCGCGGCCAACGACCCTTATTACGCCATAACGGACAGCGCAGGCACAGTTCAGGTCCTGTTGGACTCGAGCGCAGGAGGCAACTCCTTCGTGACGGGTAACATGGGATTCGGTACTGTCAGCCCGCAGTGTCAGGTCGACATCGATGGCGAGCTCGCAACAAGAGGTCAGACGCCGGCAAGCTTCAACTCTACACAAAACGACTTCCCAACAGCGGGCACCTCGTTCATCCGCCTCGAGAACACGAACGTAACCGCCATTGACGTCACCGGGTTCGCCGATGGTATTGACGGAAAGAGACTGGTCGTAACAAACATTGGATCTTTCCCTATAACGTTGAAGAACCAGGATGCCGGGTCGGCAGCGGCAAACAGGATGATAATATACGACCCGGGCGCAAGCTCGACCGGGGACTACACGCTCGTCACGGACGACGCGATTGAGTTCATCTACGACGGGACTACAGCAAGATGGAGGAAAATAAACTAAACCAACAATGACACAGCAAGAACTCGAAAAGCACGTGTCCGCAGCGATGGACAGCGTGAACTTGATAACTGAGACGCTGCTCGAGTGGCCGCCAATGGGTGACCCCATGCCGAGCGACGTTTCCGCAATGGTGACTCGAAACACCGAGCACCTGACGCTCATGATGACCAAGGAATGGTTCGTACAGGCGCTCTCGCCCGAACAGGCCGCGGTCATCAAAGAGATAGTGGGCTAACGCCACGGTGCAACAATATGAAGCCGGATGCTGGAACAATGTCCGGCTTTTTTCGTATATTTAGGCATGACGATAGAAGAGATGATACGCAGCGCCTTCCCGACGAGCGAGAAGGACAGGAAGGACATCGAGCTGTCCCTGCTCAACAAGTTCGACCTCGACCAAAGGGAAGAGGTATTGAGGCTTCTTAAAATAATTTACGAAAAATGATGGCCGAGCTCGAGGCGATGATCGGAATACTGACCGCCGCATTCGTATGGGTCGTGGTCGGGCTGTGGATATGCTACAAGCGCGAGTGGTACTGCTGTTACGACGACAATACCCTGTTTTGCACGTTTGCGGTAATAGGCGCGCCGTTGAACCTGCTTATCGTGTTCATTAAGGTTTTCTGCGTGGACAAGTGGAACAACAATTAAACAGATGGAATTATTCGACTTCATAAAGGTCCTCTTCGGCAACAAAGCCGAGTACGAGAGGCTCAAGGACTACGAGAAGAACAAGTTCTTCTTCATGACGAACAGGTTCATGTTCATCTCCTACCCAGTGCAGGCGCAGATGTTCAACCACATCAAGGTGAACCAGGCGAGGGTACTCGACTACTGGCACAGGAACATGAGCCACGTGTACGGCAGGGTCCCGGACTGGATCTACACCAAGACCAAGAAGGCCGAGAAGAAGACGACCGTGAAGGTGCCGAGCGACGAGGCAATCGAGATGTACCTCACGAGGAACGGGTACTCCAGGCGACAGCTTGAGGAGTCCGTGAAGATACTCGGGGCGGAGTCAACATACGCGCCCATATTCAAGATAGACAAGATGCTTAAGAGCAACGCCGAATGAAAAACATAAAGACATGGGTGTACTAGGCGGCGGTTGTCGGCGCATACCCGTTCTGGAGAAAGTGGTACTGTTGAACGTTTTGAAGGTAGGGTACGCTCCAAATAAAGGTGATCACTACAGTAAATACCGCGATTTCGAAACAGTTGGTGATGTAATTGATAATCTTTTCATGAAGAGATTTGCTCTGCGCAATTGTGGTCCAAAAACATTCCAGGTGTTAACGGATTATATGGTCATGCGAAATCTAACCATGACACACTTCAACAAGAAGACAGCGTTCGTCGCTCTGGGCATGGCCACCGCAAAGGTCGCATGCTCTACAAGTACGGTACGCACCAGACCTGTGCGTTCACGAAGGGCGAGACCTACAGGATCACCAGGATAGGCGACAATTTGGGCCAAGACACCTGGAGGCATGAAGGCCATAATCAATTACATAATCGCGACCATGCCCGATCAGATACGGATACAGCAACCCCAAAGCCGGGCCTGTCGGAATCATCCGCGTCGTTACTACGGATCTTGACAAGGGCAAAAGATTCGGTTGTATGCTCTGTGATCGTCTTCTCTAACATGAGAAAGAAGCACAGCTACTTTGTGCTTGCGGGCTTCTTCGTTTTGCGGCGGATATATAAAAAAAGAAATATCCCAAGCCGTGGCATCCAGAAAACAGAAGGCATTCGACTACAAGCAGAACCGTTACACCGAGGGTTACGTACCGGCTCCAGAGCGTATGGTCAAGCAGGTCGAGCCTGACATCGTAATATCAAACCCGATCGTCGTGAACGAGGTGGTCAACGTGAAGGGCATCATCAAGGTGCAGCTCATAATCCCGCTCGCCACGCACGTGAACGGAGACCTCATCACGAACCAGACATTCGAGTTCGCCCCTGCGCCAGGATCGGCCGCTTACATAACCGTCAACGGTAGGACGACGTTCCCCGCAAACGGGGCCGCCGAGGTTTCCAGCTCCGCGTTCTACATAACCGACTCAACCGGCGCGATCGTGCGCACGCAGGGCACTTACGCCATCGGCGACAGGTTCGTGTGGCAAGGTTCGATCGCAGGTATCGAGATACTCGCGGACGACGAGATAAAACTAATCTACGAGATCTGAGATGTCGGCGAACAAGATAGTATTCAGCAGCAACAACACGCTCTCGGCGATAGCCAACTACAGGATAATATCCTACGACACGCCGTTCTCCGGAGTGGAGGAGATACAGGGCGTGGACGATAACGTGCAGGGAGTTCCCGCGGGCGGCATCGTTGTTCGATCGTTCAGGTGGAGCAAGGACTTCAAGTCCTGGTCGCTCTGGATGGACTATCTACCGAACGACCCGGCCCCTTTCGCGACCGTCGACATAACCGCAGACTTTTACATCGAGTTCCGCTACATGATAGCGGACGACCCGGACCAGAGCCCAGAGCTCGCACCGGGCACTCCAGTTTCGCCGGAGGTAGTGATATATTCGTTCGACTTCCTGCTGCGGTACGCAGAGGTCGACAAGTTCGCCGGGTACAAGCCGGTGACGATCTGCTCCGACGAGTTCGGGCAGATACCGGTGATGCTGCAGAAGGCGTTCAGCTTCAGCCCATACAACGTGAACAAGGGTGTCAACCTCTACAAGGAACTGTCGAGCATGGTCAACCAGACGTTCGGCCACGAGGTGAACTACTTCAGGGTGACCCCTCAGATGAGGAGCGCCGACGTGGTGTTCAAGGAGTGGACGCTCAAGCAGAGTCAGCAGCCGAGATGTCTCAAGATACTCGTGCCGAACAACGAGTTCCCGGATTCCAAGCCGCAGTACAACCAGTTCGGCATCGACTTCGAGATACCGTTCGAGGTGCACATCGACCGCACGTACTGGGAGGCGATATTCGGCAAGCTGACGATGCCGCAGGAGAGGGACTACCTCTACTTCCCGCTCATCAACAAGATGTACGAGGTGCAGAGCACCTACGTGTACAGAGACTTCATGCAGCAGCCGGTATACTTCAAGGTGATGCTCATCAAGTACCAGAATAGGGCGGACGTGCTCAAGGACGACGACATCCAGGCGCTCATCGACGAGGCCACAATATCCACGGAAGAGCTGTTCGGCGAGGACATGAAGAAGGAGATCGAGAGACACACCAAGCCGCAGCAGTACGTGACGATAACGCACGAGCACGACCCTACGAGGGTCCGTGTAAACAGGAACATACCTATTCAGCGGTACGACTTCTACAACAACTGGACGCTCGTGGCCGAGCACTACTACAACCTGGCGGAACTCGACGCGCTCGACCCCGGAGCCGACGCTGTGATATACAGGGCGGCGTCCAAGCTCGAGGCGACGGACTCGAGGGCGTTCACCTGCTGGTTCGCGCCGGACACCGGATCGCCCACGGCGCCGACGAGGCCGCTTCTCAGGGGAAGGAACGCATCCGGCATCGGCATGGACATAGACCTCATATTCTACACCGGGCTCGGGCAGGGCCAGGTGAAGGTTACGCTCAACTCCACGCCAGTCACGTTCCAGCTTACAGGGGTTCAGCTCGAGAAGGACGCGTGGTACGCCATCGTGGTTAACGTGTCCAACCAGTTCGCGCAGGCGAGCGTCGACCTCTGGGTGACGCAGCCGAATACGAGCGAGCTGAAGAATATATACCACAAGGCTCTGCCTATGCCTGTCACAGTATACGACGCGGCGCAGGAGTGGAAGCTCGTGGCGTCGCCGATAATAATGACTAACGTTCGCTTGTTTTCGAGGATGTTGGAAGACGAACATCAATCACTCGTGCTTAGCCAGCTAATAGTTAAGGATAGTGACAAAGCTATAATAATCGATAATGCAAAACCTCTATTAAGGCTCGCAAGGGTGTCAAATCCTCGTTGATTAGGCTGCTCGAGGGCTGAAAGATAAAGATACTTGACAATGAAGCACATTAAGAGGAGGGCAAGAAGAGATCGGTACCGGGCAAGATCCTGTACAGGTCATTCTCGTGGGACGAGAACAGCGGACAGGGTGACTCTGACGAGTTTGGGGACATCCGTGTAGGCAGGGTGGAATAGAGGTGGAATACAAAAAAATACTAAAAGAAATGAAAATTCAGAGGTTCAACGATTTC